GAAATTGTAAAATATATTAGAGAAATTGAATTCGATGGAGGATCGATTATTTTTATCGATATTCCTATTAAGGATAGAGTAAAGATTGTGGATAATTTACCAATTTCTATCAATCAAAAAGTTATTGATTTTATCCAAAATATCAATAAGATTGAGAAAGAATGGCTTACTGTAGATATCAATGGTGACAAAAAAACATTGGATATAGATGTAAGTTTATTTGATGGTTAAATATTATAATGGACCCAGTTATCTTAAATTTGTTAGGTGTGCTTAAAGAAATGCACGAGCAGAAAGGTGTGCCTAAACAAGATAAGATCATTGAGAAGAATATCGTCAAATCAAAAAATTCGACATTTGATTCTGACAAAAGAGAAAAGCGCGGAGGCTTATCATCTGAACAAAAACAAAATTTGGTTGAAACATTCACACTGTTCAATCAAATGTTTTTCGAGTTTCAGAAAAAGGTAAGAGTCGATGAGAAGGAAAAGACTAAGGTATCTCAAATAGCCAAAGCTAATGTAACTCCTCCACCATTACCTCCACCTCCTATGCAACAAAAGTCAGAGGGTGGATTTGGTAGATTCTTATTAGGTGGATTGGCTATATTAGGTGGATTGTTTACGTTTATAGCTGGTCTTATGACAGATAGTTCTTTAAAGGGTGTATTAAAGATCTTATCTAAGATAACTATAGCTGGTGGTATCAAAGCCTTAACAGGTATACTATCCAAATTCGGTGGTATATTCGGTGGGATGTTTGATAATGTTATAAAATTCGCAAAATCTTTTGTAGATGATCTGGGTAAAGGTGTTGCTTCAATTGCAGCAAAGGTTTTACCGAAAGGTGGTAAAGGGTTATTTGGAAAATTAGGTGCTTCTATTATAAAAGGTTTAAAACCAGCAGCTAAACTACTAAAAAGAATACCAATCATTGGATCTCTTATATCGGTTGGATTTGCCATATCCAGATTTAGATCTGGTGATACTGTTGGTGGTGTTATTGATGTCATGAGTGGACTTGTTGGGTTACTGGATTTAGTAGTTCCGGGTCTAGGATTCGGTCTATCTTTAGGGTTAGATGTCCTCAACGCATTTTTAGATATTAAAGCTGGTGGGTCTAATCCAAAAGCATCTAAGAAAAAGGGTGATATTTTATGGGATATGGCTAAAGGTTTGGGTGCATGGATTTGGAGTAGAGCCGAGTATATTCCTGTCTTAGGGACTATTAAATGGTTTGGTAAAGCATACGATTCCTTTAAAGGTGGGAATTACATGGATATGTTGAAAAATTTTGGATTAGGTATGTTTGCCTTAATTCCCGGTGCAGGATTTATCATCAAGGGTGTTGAGATGCTTATGGGATTCTTTTCTGATAAAAAACCAGCAGATCCCAAACTAACTGAGAATACATCGTGGTTTTCCAAACTAAAGGATTGGGTAAAATCCAAACTACAAGACTTGCCATGGTGGATTAAAAAACCCCTATCTTGGTTTGGTATCATGGAAGATGATAGTGGAATTAATTCTAATGCCTTTGGTGATATCGGGGCTGGAGTAAAGGCTGGATTCGAAGGTAGTAAAAAATTCTTCTCTGGTATATGGGATACTATTAAAGGACCAATTGGTGATGCTGTTGGTTATATAGGAAAATTCGCATCCGATACATGGAGCAAAACCAAAGATATAGCTGGGAAAGCTTGGGAAGGTATAAAATCAATAATACCAAAAACATGGGATGGTGTTAAAAATGTAGCCTCCGATGCTTGGTCATCTATAAAAGAAAATGCACCAAAAGCTTGGGAAGCTGTAAAAGATATAAGTGGTAAAGCTTGGGAGAGAACTAAAGAATTCACTTCTGATGCTTGGAAGGTAGCTTCTGAAGAAGGAGGTAAATTATGGGAGAGTATCAAAGAGACATCATCTAAAGCATTAGAGAAGGCAAAGGAGGCTGGAACATGGGCGTATAACGCTATCGAGAGTATGGCATCTGAAGCTAAAACATTAATCGATGCTTGGGTTCCCAAAATAGTTGATACTATAACTGGTATTACGGATTCAGCACTTGGTATCCTAAAAGGTATTGCTGATAAAATTGGATCTTGGGTCATGGGGTTAGTATCTCCAGAAGATCCTGAAATCGCTAAAGTAGCACCTGTAAAAAAATCAGAAAATGTTGTTAATTCTACAGATACGACATATATGGAGAATGTTGCAAAAAATAACATAGTAAGCAACAAATGGTTACATATGCTACATAACACATCTCTGGAACAGGTTAAGCTTTTGGGTATGATGGTGAATATCGGAAATTCTTCTCTAAGCGAACTTAAGAGAATTTCTGGAAACCCTAATAAAGGTGGAACAACAACTGTTATATCACCACCCCAACAACAATCCAAAACACCATCAATACCTATATCGAACAATAGAACCGGATTTGCTTCTAGTCCTTATGCATTGGGTTAAATAGTAATATGGCAAAATATGATGTTGTGAAAGACTACGATTGGACAATTGCTCCAAGAGGGTCTTCTATTCGTAAACAGGCTCCGAGAGTTTGGGTGAAGTCATATAAATTGAAGTCAAATAATATAATGACATCAATTAAGAATTATATATCCATAGCTAAGGGTGCTGGTGAACAGAATGCAAAAGAGTTTTACGATAAAATGTATTCAGATTCTTCCACAGCAGAAGATGATTTTAATTTCCCATTCTTTGGAGACAATGTTAGATCATTTTCCAATAACTTCGCTGATACGTTTCAAAACGGAGTTGGTGGGGGTGGTGGTATAGGAACAGCTATGGATGCGATGGCAAAATCTTTTGTCGGTAATGTTGCTCAAGCTACTGGATTGATTGGTGTTGAAAATGTTGTGAAAGCTGCTGGTCAACTAGGGACAGGAGATATAACTGGAATGACGGATACTATATTAAATGGTTTGAAGGGTGGTGGTGATCCGGGATCTTATGTAGAAACTCCTATGTTCTATCAATTTGAAAAAAATGATGGTCCTCTCGAAGTTTCGTTTGTTTTATCAAACACTATTAATAGTGATTATGAAAAAAATCATAAGTTGATTCAAAGACTAACATATATCAATAGACCACTCAGAAAGAACAGTATTGCTGTTGATCCACCAAGAATCTATCAGGTTCGTGTCCCCGGTCATCGCTTGATTAGATGGGCATATTGTGATTCTTTTTCTGTTTCATTCTTAGGAACTAGAAGAGTGATAAATGATGTTATTGTTCCAGAGGGATATCAAATTTCTCTCAGCTTTAAGTCGCTAACTTTAGAACATTCGGGATTTTTGAAGGAGGCATAATTATGATCGATCTAGGTAAATATCAAAACGAAGTCCCATCCCTATCTGCTTTAAGTATTAGGGATTATGAGAGAATTTTTAAAATTTTCAAACAATCAGAGGAAGATAAAAATTTTTATATATTTAATATTTTAAATAGAATCGATTTCCCTACAATCGATAGTCAATTTTTAGAATTTTACGATGTTGAAAGTAGAATGCCTCTAACAATAGCATCTTATAAAATCTATGGAGATATCAAGTCTTGGTGGATATTGTATTTACTTAACAAGGACAAATTTGAGGGAGCACCATTTTATGTTAATGGTGGGACACAACTAAAATATATAACTGACTCATTGAGAACAGCTATTTATCAAGATATAACTATACAGACTATATACAGTGGAAGACATTATTGATGGATATTTTCAAAATTAATGATATTGAATATGAGTGTGAATTTAAGTTGTCTAATCCAGATGATCAAGAAATAAAATTCACAAAGTCTGCTATTCGTGGTATGACATTAGTGGATAATGTTTTCGATCCATTTGCATCTGGAACTATATCTATAGCTAATCCTTATGACTTCATTGAAAATGAATATTTTCTTAGAGGTGATGGAAGAGATGAACTATATATTAAATTCAAACCCAAGGATTCCGAGAAGGATGAAGATACATACGAATACACATTTGCTGTAATCGATGAATCCAATACAGCCAACCCAGTTGTTAGATCCGAAAATATAAAAACTTTTGTTTTAGTTGCTAAAAATGCCATCCCATTCTCAGATACTATCCCGTATGGTAAAAAATATTCTGGTAAAGTTGGAGAAATTTTAAAAAATGTATTTAAAGAAGTTTTAGGCGATAATGCAGTAGATGAAGAAAATTGGGAAGATGGGGATTTTGTATTAGAGTATTACCCACCTGCAACATATAGATACGTGGATCTAATACATACTTTGATGCAGTTATACTATGCCAAAGATGGAGAAATTCATGTAAAGGGGTTTATATCTTGGGATATGAAATCATCTAAATTCAGATTGGATCTTTTGTCTAAAATTTTTACAGATAATGAAAAGCATACAATTGAAGCTTTTGGATTGGGCGACTTAACTTCAAAAATTGAAACATCTAATCCTAATAATCCTATATCAAAAGCACCCGTTGGGGAATATATCGGTCAAATAAAAAATTTGGGATATTCTACACCTTTTTATGGGTGGAACACCGACTATTTCATTAATAGTTTAGTTTTTGGTTACGATAGAATTTTAGGTATCCACAAAATAATAAAATTATCAATTGATGAAATAAAGGAGAAATGGGTTAGGAAATTCGTTGATGTTTTTAAGTCAAACTCAGGTAAACCGAAACCATTCATAGTTTTCAATAAAACAACAGCGAAAAAATTTAAAAGATATTCGTTTCCTTACCCTATTGAAGATAATGTGAAAATAGTAGAAGCTGATATTCATAATTCTTTAACCTTTTATAATTTACAGGCATCTTTCTCGAATATAGGAAAAACATCTAGACGATCTGGTAAATTTATTGATATATTTACGACCAGAAATGAAGATGAACTCAAGAGTGATCAGAAAATTCTTGGAAGATGGTATGTGACCGAGGTGCATCACATATTCTTCGCTGATTTGTACACAAATCAATTATTTTGCACAAAAACTTACATTGGACCAAATTCAGTTTTTACAGAAGACACCGAATGATGAAATTTAAAACATTTTATGAGAGTATCGGTGGGATAACCACTGAACAATATTATAATGAGTTAGATAACCATTTGAGACAATACGGCTATCGTCTTGGACCGAATTTATTCAACCCAGATATTGGATACGCCGATCCATCCTATCGTGGAATTTATGAGGGAGATGATCAAATAGGACACATAGATCTTTGGATTGATAATGGTGTATTGATATTGGAAAAAATTAAAAGTTACGCTGCATACTACGGTAAAGATTTCGGGTTACTTAAAAAGATATATCCCTTTCATAAAATGCAAGCCTTAAAATATAGTTTGATCGTTAAAAGCGAACTCGTTAGTCCGAAGACGGTTGGATATTTCGATAAAATCTTTTCAGATGAATTTGATATAAAGAAAGTTGGAAATATAACAACAGCGATACCAAAAATATGAACAATAAAGTTGAAATACTTCGAAGTCTGTGTTTTACAAAAGAGGACATGGGCGATATAACAAATCTTGGAGATGCTTTCTCTGAGATTGATATAGATTTTATGGTTGAGTTTAAGAAAATTTATGAATTGGGGTTGCCTCAATTGTATAAATTTATAGATAAATTAGACTCGGATGGATCTGAACTCGATGAGTATAGTATAATGTATTACACTAGCATTCTGAGAAATGGACCCCTTGGTGTATACGTCTCAGAATACTCAAAAGATAAAAAATATTTTTCATCATACCCAGACATATTAGGAAATAACGGAAATCTTAATATATCTATTAGTAATACTTCAATGTATATGGAGAAACCAGTTTCATTGGGTTGTTCAGTTGATACCTTCAATAAACTCCCAAGTTTCATGCAGAAGACTTTAGCCTTTGTGAATACATCTGAGGAAATGTTCAAATCTAGTTTAATTAGTGGAATTGTTCATGACAATACTTTACCATTGGCTGATAAAAAGCCTCAACTCAGATACGATAAAGAATCATCTTGGGATACTTACTCACATGGTTCCTATATGACTAAAGATTTGAGATTTATTGATATTATTCAAAAAATATCCGGTGATTTATACGATAAAATTAAGGAAACAATAGGTTCAGAAAATTTCAGAATATTTGAACAGAACAAGACTTATTCTCCATTCAATGTGGAAAAGAATCAATCAGTATCCGCCAATACCAAGATTAAGAAGAAACTTAAATCTGGAGACACATCACAAGACGTTGAATTGGATATATTGGGTGATGTGCTTGACACTCCAGAAAAACGTGGTAATCTATTGAAGATTTCCAATGATGAAAAATCTACAGACTACGAAAGAAATACACCAACTGGAGAAGTTTAAACATCGATAGGATCTTCGGTTACTTCCTTAACATCTTCTTTTTTATATTCTAAAATACCCTTGATCAATTCTTCTCTAGAAATGAAAACACCCTTAGAACTTTGTTCCTCATCATTAGAAAGAAGTTTCGCTGAAGCATTTAATTTAGCGATGTCTTTTTGTGCTCCAATCTTCTGTCTGTTTATTTCTAATTTCCCGAGAGCATCTAACGCTGATGTAAATGCGTTTATGAATGTGGCACCCGATTCGATTAATTTAGGATCAGGAGCACATTTGATTTCATCGTGAATAATTCCAATGACCTCGACACATCCATTCACAATCTCAGATGCTTTATCAATGATAAATTGCTCCATTTCCTCCTTTTGTAGTTGGGGAGGTGGATTTCTTTTAACTTCTTTTAGGGATCGACTTTGGTTTTTCAATTGGTTTAAAATTGAATCAACATTTTTATCGATATCGTCATCGTATTCAGACATGAATATATTTAACAAAGAATAAATACAATAGTGAGTAAAAACTTTAAAGTCTATGTCAGATACGACATAAAACGCCAAAGTGATGGATCGTATGCGATTCTTAAAAAGGATTTGGTGAAAAAGAAGGTTGACATCCATTCGACCTATGATACATATGAAGAGGCTAGAGCGACTTTAGAGGATCTGGAGAGCAAACCTTCCCAAGCCGATGCTCTGAAGATGATGAGTGATTTAAGATTGTCGATAGATTCAATAAAATAAAATAAAATTATGCAAGTAAGAGATCAAGTAATACAAGCCCGACATAGTGGAAAAACTTATTCAGAAATATACAGAGAATTTGGAGTTGCTAAAAGCACTGCGATTGGGTGGTATAAAAGATGGATTGAAGATAATGAAGGTTATCAAACATTTGAAGAAACTAAGGTAGTTGGATATACGAACGATAATTTCCAAAGGGATCGTCCACAGAGATTTAAAAAAACTGAAGATGAGGTTTTAGAATTCTTATCGCAACTAGCCCCAATTAATATTGCTCCTAGATATGAGGAACCATCAAAGTTTGAATTAACAGATTATGCTGTTGTGGGATCAGACTTCCACTTTGGTTGTCACGATCCGAAGGCTATCGATATTTTCTTAGAGGTTATTTTCCAATTGAAACCCAAGACCATTATTCTTAATGGTGATACGATGGACTTTTTGGCTATTTCGAAGTATCCAAAAGACATTAAGAAAAATTGGTCACTTCAAAAAGAGCGAGAAGAATACCATGCGTTCTTACACGAACTAATTGGTATCTCTGGAGGTGCTAAGATCTATGAAACAACATCGAATCATAGTGGTCAAAGTATTGATGGAAGATGGAGACGATATTTATCAGATAGACTCGGAGAACTTTCCTCATTAGATAATATTTCTGATATTCTTTCTTATGAAAAGGTTTTCATGGGGGATTATGCATCTAAGGTTGAGCATGTAGATTATGTTGATCTTAATGGATTGATTGTTACACATGGAACCACAGTTAGATCAAATGGTGGAGCATCTTGTTTAGGAGAAATTAATAAATGGGGTTCAAGTATTCTACATGGTCATACTCATAGGATTGGAAGTTCAATGAAAAGAATTCCTGCCATTGGGCATAGACCAGAGCAACAATTGTTAGGTATCGAAGGTGGTTGCTTATGTAGTTTGGACGCTGTGTATGCATCCGCTCCAAATTGGAACCAAGGTTTCAATATTGTTTCTCTATCTAATAAAGATTCGTTTGGTGTGGAACAGGTCTATGTGAATTCGGGCGTAGCCAATATATCAACATTAGGCAAAACCATTAGGTCATCGTAAAACTCCCATATAAACCCTTTATGGGATTTGTGTTTTAAATGACAACATTCATTTATAGTGCTTCTTCGGAAGCCGTGGGGTTCGCAATCGGACGCACAATCCCAAACTTTAACGATATCCCCCGATAAAGTTTTTTGTAAAATCTTTTTTCTTCGGGAAGAGTGTGGTTTTGAGTGTTTTTTACCAATTCTAACTTGGGATGCTTTTAATAACTGTTCGGGAGTCTTTTGCCTACCTTTATTCGCTTTGGATATTTTCAACTTATGTTCCTCTGACCTCACCCGACCCCTCATCTTTAACTTAGTTTCTAGTGATCGTTTTTTACCCAAATTGGCTTTACAGCCCAATGTTCCCTCACCTCCATCAGTCAGGTTCACCAAAGTCCCCAATCCCAAATCTCTGCGACCATATAATTTTATAAATTCTTTTTCCTTTTCCAATAAAACATTATACTCTAAATCTTTTAACACGATTTCTACAACATAACCCGTTTTATTTGTAATATTATTCCAAAATTTGTTTCTCGAATAATTCATGAACGCCCTTCGATATTTGCTTTTTGTGTCAACGCCAATTCCGATATAAAACACTTCATTTTTATCCGATCTAATGTGTCTATACAAATACCCCCTCCTTTGTGCAGAACCCATTACCTACCGTCCTTTCTAATTACAAATCCTTTATTCTTTAAAATTTCGCTAATGTTTATCCAGAGGTCATCATTATCCAGCGTATGATTATCATCGATATAAATTGTCCCATTATCCATTTGATGGGCTTCTGGTATGATTCCTTGTTTAAAATGGTTGTAGGCAGTTCTGTAAGTAATTCCCCTTTTCTTCGCGTAGTCTGATAACTTCGTCATATCCTTATTTAGTATATTTTACATATTTTTTCTATATTTTACATTCTACTCATTAAACACTAGCCTATGATGGCGACATGCACAAGATCACAAAGCTGAAAGCTTCCGACGAAGCAAGGTTTCCAACAGCGGAAACACACGATGAATATCGTAAGTCTGTAGAAAATTCTGTATTCTCATACAGTGATGATCATTTGTCCCCTAATGTGGATTACTGGACTATTGGGGATATTTTACGTGGACCGACTATTGGAGAATCTCTGATTATGGATCGGTGGATGCGAAATGGTCAACTCATTCGAGGAACCTTTAAAACATCACGAGTCACAAAAATCACCGAAGACGGATTCGAAACACAGAATTCAGTGTATAAAATTGAAGAAGTGGATGATGAAGAGATTTTGTCCTTGACTTCCCACAAAACTCTGGTATCATAAGCCCATGAAAGAATTTGACCGAGCATCAATAAAACCAGAATGGTTGGATGTTGTAGAGGAATATCCAGAAATTTTTCTGGAACCATCTCCAGATGTATTAGATTGGTATCACAATTATTATAGAAAGGTTCAGGTTCCTCGATTCGAGAACCTGTGTAATTTGAGATACGGATTTGAGATGGATGTTGGGTGGAAAGAGATTATTCGAGAATTTTGTTCGAATATGAGAAAACTTATTCAAAAAGCTAAGGATAATGGACACGAAATTTATTTCAAAACCTTTATCCTGAAGGAGAAGTTTGGGGAGATTGCTAATCAGGGTAAATTCTATGGACAATATCGTGAGCTTTATTGGGAAGATTACAAAGATTTACAACATAAATTAGTTCTCGATTCTCTAAAAACCTGTGAAATCACAGGAAAAGAAGGCAAAGCCAGACATAGAAATTATTGGACTAAAACTTTGTGTGATGAAGAAGCTGAAAAATGGGAGAATTACAGATGAATAGGTATGGAATAACACAGTATGGTCGTCTCTTTCCCTCTAAAGGGGGATCGTTGGTATTCTACTCTGATATCATAGAACTACAAAAAGAGGTTGAACATCTCCGAGAATATACAGATCACTTAGTTAAGTTCAGTAAGCTACCATGTTTACCCAAAGATTTAGAAAATTTAAGGGAAGTGAATACTAAATTTGCTATTGAGAATGAACAACTCAAAAACGAAATTGTAGGTTGGAAGAATAAATGGGAATGTGCAATCGAATTGGCTGCACAAGCAGAACATAAACTTCAAGTTGTTAAAGATTACATAAATAATGTAGATGAATTTTGATCAACTCACTGAGGGTATTAAAAATCCCCTAAGAAAAGCGCAACTACCACCTGCTCAAAAACTACCTCCAGTCCAAGAATGGAAAAGGGATTGGAAAAATTACATTCTTAATGGTGAGATTGAGAATGAAGTCGATCAAAAAATTAAAGACGATTACCTAAAGTTAAAGGGGATATTTCCTAATAGAGCGGATAGTTGGTTAGATCAACAAGCTGATAAATTTGCTGTGTTGAGCAGGAGAGAAAAAACATCACAATATAAGAAAATATTTGAACATCAAGGGATCCAAGTTTTTTTGGATGGGTTGGTTGACCAGAGTTTCGAAACCAATGCGTATAATATGAAGATGTTGAGAAATTCTATAATCAATATGCTGAACGAAATCAAAGACATCTTACCTAACAGAAAACCAAGATTTGTTATTACCGATGAATCCAAAAATTTTAGATTTAAAAATACATATGCTGGAGATGCAGCAGGTATCTATCGAGATAGATTGATTTTTATTGATCAATACGCTATCGATGAACCAAGCATATTTGTTCACGAATATGCTCATTATGTCGCAGATTTGATACCAACACAAACCGAACCATTGTTGAAAAAATCCTATGAAGAATTATTAGATTCTTATTGGAGAAAATCTAAAAGGAAGAAACGTATTCTGCAAGGTGATCCCACCAAAGCTGATGATATGAAAGAAACTTTAAAATGGAGAAAAAGAATTTCAGAGAAATTAGGATTTCCCCAATATGGTTTGACAAATTTTGACGAATTTTTTGCTGTATTAATAGAAAATTGGAAAAAGATGCCTAATAATACAGCAACATACAGATTCAAAAGTCTTGTAAAAAACGTAATACAGAGGCTTTGATAAATAAAACACTAAACTATAATGAATAGGTAAAGATGAGTGAGAAATATGAGGGTAATGTGGGAAACTATAGTTTCATCATGCAAGAAGATGATGTAATTGAAGTTTGGTCAGATTCTAATTTAGAACAAGCAGAGACGTATATCTTTGTTAGACCGGGATCGGTCAAAAATAAAAAAGATTTTGAAAAGGAAATTTCCTTTTGGTGGATGCAAAATATAGGATAAAAATATGAATAAAATGTTAAATGAAGTAGAAAAAGTAAAAGATTTTGTCAAGGCTCTTACAGAGACTCAAGACTTGAGATACTTTAGTCTTTTGGATGAATTGGGTATTTCTGAAGAAAATGAAAATTGGTTATTCGATTACATTTTCAATTCTGGAGATGATGACGAAACTTTTCAGAAATATCTATTGAGATACGATAAGAAAGTGGAGGATATCATTCATGAATGATCTTACACTTCCAATAGAACTAGCTGAAACCAAACTCACATTAGATGAGATTGGTGCTATTTTTGTTTTATATTCCATGAACAAGATATCAGATGATTCTAAATTAGAGTGGAGTCTAGATAAAGGATTATCATTAATAATGAAAGATTTGGTTAGCATGGGTATTGTATCTATCACAGAATCCGAGAATGGTCCAGTTTTAGATATTGATATTAGATCACTGAAACCCGAATTTTGGTCAGTTGAGGATTATGATTCATTTGGGAACACAATATATTCGAAGGAAAGTTATTGGGGTGATGAGGATAGTAAATTTCGATATATTTTGACTCCTAGATTAGAATCAGATGAAATAGTTTATTCTTTGAGTCATTCGGAATTTGGTGTGATTACTAATTTTGTTCTTAATAAAGAAGAGGGTGAAAGAATGGTAAAGAATGAATTAGAGCAAGAGTTATTAGATATAAAACAACAAGATTTACTGAAAACAGATGAGTAAAGGTGATAAAAATAGAGTAAGTGATCTAAATGCATACTGGTCCAGTCCTTTATGGGATAATTTGAAGAAAAAAACTATGGAAGAAAATATTACAGAGGATCAATATAAGCCAAAGAGGTTTCTTCTACTAGACGATAAAATTTTCGATTCTACACTAAATACTAGTGTAGATGAAAATAAATAATAATATATCTGGAATTTATAGGATAACAAATAAAGAAACTGGTAAGCATTATATAGGAAGTGCTGTCAATATGCGTAAACGATGGAAACAACATCGGAATAAACTTCGAAAAGGAACGCACGATAGTAAATATCTACAATCATCATTTTATAAATGGGGGATGGGGGTCTTTGAATTTTTACCGATTGAAGAAATTGAAAATTTAGACGAATTATTGACACATGAACAAAAATGGATGGATTATTATAAATCTTATGATAGGGATTTTGGATATAATGTATTAAGAGTAGCTGGAAGCAATTGGAAGAAAAAAGTCTCAGATGAGAGTAGAAAGAAAATGTCAGATTCTCATCTCGGGAAGAGACGATCTGTTCCAGCAATGGATAAAATACTTAAATCTATGTATAAAAAAGTTTATCAAATAGATAAAAAAACACTAAAAGTATTAAATGAGTTTGATTCCATCAAACAAGCATCCGAAGCGACAAATATACCCACTCAATTAATAAGTAATACTTGTAGAAGGCGTGGTAAGTCAACTCACGGATATTATTGGAGTTTTGATATTGAAAATTTTACACCACTAGAAAAATGTCATAATACCCCATTAGAGATAAGATACATCTTTTGTCCAAAAACAAACAAAAGATGGAAAACTATTAAAAATGCGGGAGATGAATTGGGATTGACGAAAAATCAAATTTACAGCAAAATTAAATGGAAAGAATTAGAATATGTGTATGAAAAAAGAATTTAGAGCGATTTTACTCGATGACATTCGAGAACCTGAACATTGTTATATATTTGAAGAGGATAAGACTTTGCAGCAATACTCTGGTATATCCAATTCAAAGTGGGATGTTGTTAGATCTTATGAAGAATTTGTGGAGTATGTTGAAAAGTTCGGAATTCCCCATGTCGTCTCATTTGATAATGATTTGGTTAATTGTTGTGATACAGATATACCTCAAGGAGATCTAGTAGAATTGTATTCTATGATGAATTGGAGAGGTTCTAAGTATAAGACTGGAGCGCATTGCGCTGATTGGTTGTGTGATCGCTGTAAGAGGCTACAGCACCCTCTACCAACTTATTATGTTCATAGTGCGAATAGTGCTGCCCGCCCTATAATCAAGTCTATTTTTGAATCGGCAAGGCAATATATTAAACACTAAAGTTATTTTGCGCTTCTAAAGCTTCTTCAAAGGTTTTAAAGGTTCCGATGCGTTTTTGTATGCCATGTATACTTATTAATGATGAAGATGTATAATTACCAGATTTTGTCTTTTTTATTCCTAGATTTTTAGGACTAGATTTGTCCGCTTCTTGTCTAGCATTTTTATACATCATATAATTCGCCTTTTTTCTATCAAGAAAAATCGTAGAATTCTTATATAAGATATCCAAAATTTTTAATGCTCGCCTATTAGTTAGTCTAATTCTAAAAATTGATTTATCTGGTGTAATCTTATGATCTATACCATATTTTGTTAAAAATGTAGATAGGGATGACATAGTTGACATGTTTCCGCATATACCGAATTCAATATTGGGGACGTGTTTTAAGTTTTTAGTATTATATAAACTAATATGACCATCCCCATCCATTACTCCTCTCCAAAAATGATGTTCCAATGATTCATCTATTATAGGAGGAATCACTGTAAATGTCTTCCTTTCACCGATTCCGAGATTGTTTAAATCAGATACTATTTTTGGGGATATAAAGGTGAGAGACGATAATTCGTATCGTTCACCACTGAAGCTTCCTTTATGTGGGTATGTGTGAATTTTTACATCCGATTTCATTATCCTATTAAATTCTTTTAAAATTATTATATCTTTGCTGGAGATTCCAATTTTCAGATAATTACGCTTGACACTTATACACCCATCTGCTAAAATAAAACCTAGAAAGTAAGCCTTTTCTTCGGTGTCTATTCTTTCAAAAAATTTTTCATCGAATATGGTCCTTTTAGAACTTTTTCTCGCACTTCTTAGCTCGATTTTATTTCGCTTCAAAACTTTTAAAATCTCATAAAAATTGGTTCCGAATTCTTTAGCTATAGTCGGAGAACCCTTCCCCTGCGTATACATTTCAATTATTCTAACTTCATCCATGTTATTATTTAGTAAATCCTACACCAAATACACCAAATTATGAGACAAAATAGATTTAAATTCAGAAGCAATAAAGTCATTTTAATTGGCGATACCCACTCTACTTCTATAGTATATGATATTTTAAATATTAATATTCCTGATGGGAGTGATGTGGTTCACTGTGGCGACAGTGGACTTGGTTTTGGTAATATCTCGTATGCTATCGAGAACGCTTTATCTTGGCTGGATAGAATCAATAAACTATGTCAAGCTATAGATGTGATGTATTACATTATAAGAGGAAATCATGATGCAACTTATCCCAAAATTTGGGACAGTAAATGGTCAAATATTGTTCTCGTCAAAGATCACGAATATGTAGAATTCCCAAATGGGAAGAAAGCTATTCTAGTAGGTGGTGGAATAAGCGTTGATAGATGTAATCGAAAACAAGGTGTTGATTATTGGTATGATGAACCCACAATACCTATTGATAACGTGGAGAAATGTGATATCATGTTCTCGCATGATGCACCAGATTACTTCAATCATCCAACGAATACTCTACATGTGAGATTTCAATGGTCTATTGATAAAGATCCAACACTATTATCAGATTGTTATACTCAAAGAGAGTTAATGTCCTCTATTCTGGAAAAATCAGAGGCTAAAACGCTCGTAAGTGGTCACTTCCACAATTCTAAGAAAGAGGAAAGAAATGGTGTATACTATCAGTGTTTGGATATTAATGAGATTTTTGAATTTGATGCTAACAAAGAATATAAATTATGACTAAAGTATTAGTATTGGATTTTGATGAGACATTGGCCTCATCTATGTATGCCAGTAATGAAAAACACGCTGATGAATTGTTGGAAACGTATGGCCAATATTGGCACGGTGTTAAATTTCAATTACCGAACGATGGGTGGTATGTATCATTCATACGATCTTGGTCTAAGGAATTGATATCATACTTCCAGATGACTTTAGGATTGGATAATATTTGTATTCTTTCTTGGGGGACTAATGATTATGTTTTGAGGGCTGCTCATCTCTTGGATTTAGGCATCTCACCCCAAAATACATTTACACGAGAAGATATTGGATACACAGTTCCAAGATTTGAGAATAAGAATAATGTATTGGTGGACAATGAAAATTATTCATACCATCGAGGAGGTTATCATAACAAGGTAAATTTTTTGTATGGGTTAGAACCAGAGAAATTAGTCCAAGTTACTAATTTTGATGTAAGATATTTCCAAGAAGGTTTAGATATTACATTGGAAGAACTAATTAAAAAAATAGAAACAGCTTTTGATTATGAGGCCGAAGTTTAGAGTTTGGAATAAGAGAAATAAAAGATGGTTGTCTAAAGATGACCATAGTCTACATTGTTGGAGTCACTGGATGTTGGATATTTTCAGTGGAAAAATATATGATTTCGCTTTAGTTGGAGAGCATTACACACCAGATGTAGAGCCAGATTTTTATATGGATAAAACGACTCTTGTTTCGGAGAGTCCATATATCATCCAACAATGGACAGGAATGACTGATAAAGAGAGTGTAGATATATACGAAGGAGATATTGTAGAATACACATTAGCTAATTCTAGATTCAAAGATAGGATTGAATGGCAAAACTATGGATGGGTTCTACAAGGTATAGATATAGACTCTGGATTTCCTCTTTGCGAAGCATATGACATGAAGATTGTTGGAAATATTTTCCAGAATGATCAATAAAACACTAATGAATAATACGGACATGACAATTACAGATCTAGCATTACAAGAGCTACATGAAACTTGGGGGTATACTACCGAAGAGTTGAATGATATTCGAGATAAGATGGAAGAATTAGCCAATACTTGGTTTTGGGAAGGATACCAAGAAGCTTCAAATAAGGAAAAATCATTTACATCATATGGAAAATCAGAAGATTATGAATGAAGAGCAAACAGAAGCGGTATATGCCAATGATGAAACTTTATCAGCATTAAAAGAGAGATGGTTTAAATTAGCTAAGAACGAGGTTTTTGGAAAAACTAAAGAGATAACCAAAAAACTTGATGATCTAGAAAAAAGTATCAATAACCGAAAGAAAGAATTAACAGATGTTTGAAATTGAATTACCAAAGTATAAAGGAAGAATATTCAAACCTTATGATTGGTTTGGATGGTTAGCATCCTTAGTGGGAATTGGTCTAATGGCTATTATCGTTAGAGATGATAGCATTGAATGGTATCAAAAGTGTTGGGTTATGGGTGCTGTTGGATTCTGCACTCTCGAATATTTTTGGAGAGTTGCTCAAGGAAGGGTCTATAAATACATTTACTATGATACAATTATACACAATATGTATCAAATTAAAATAGGAGAAAATACTTATTACATTTGTGCGGAGAGTATTGAAGAGTTAGAGCTATATTTGGATGTTCATTATCCAAATGTATCAGAAAATTATGAAGTTATCTCAGAAAATGCTGTAGAGTCTTGGATTAAAAAGGAAAATTTTGTATGAAAGTTATATATGGTGATATGTTAGAGGGTGATTGGGATTTTGCTTGTCACATCGCAAATTGTTATACAACATTTGGTAGTGGAATCGCTTATTTCATTAGACGAAAATTCCCAAAAGTTTATCAGGCTGATTTAGACTGTGACCTGAATGAAGTTGATAAGCTTGGAAATTATTCTTATGGTGATATTGGAGATGGTCGTGGTATCTATAACATTTATGCTATGCGAGGATTGGGAAATGATGGATCTCACCTAGGTAGAAATTGTAGTTACGATGCCCTAGCTGATGCTCTCGATAAAATTTGTGAAGAGATTGAATACAACTGTTCTTTGTGGGAGAGTCCTGTTAGAGTCGGTGTTCCTTGGGGTATGGGTGCTGTCAGGGCTGGTGGTGATTGGGATATAATTTCAGCGATTTTATTGAGCACAGAAAAAAGACACCCAAATATTGAATTTATAGCGTATAACTTAGTAGAAGAGGATTATTCTAAATGATATTTCACTTCCCACCCAGTAGAATCTAACCTAGCTTGTGTCATTTTATTGTGGTTTGGATTGGTTGGTGGTGGAATAATTCCTTTATTTACAAATTTTTTAAATGTTTGTATCGATAACCCTTTATCGATTAAAAATTTTTTAAATTCTCCATTGACTATAAAACATTCTTTATTTGGTGAGACGAAGATGTAAGTCTTAGCCTGACAATTATTTGATCCATGATGAGCGAATTTGTGACATATTTCTTTGGGGATTTTTCTACCCAAATTAATTTCTCTGAGTTTTTGTTTAGTCTCTTCTGTGTGTTTCCTCCCAGTGGCTTTCATAGAAAGGTGTTTCGCCATTTGTTGTTGTTTTTCTGACATCAATCTTTTCGTTTCTTCTGTGTGTTTACATCCTTTGAAATTAGCTGGGTTTGATTCATAATACAATTTTTTAGCTTGAGAAATTTTAAATTTCTCCTCAGTGGTTTTTATTCTACCACTAAAACCTTCACCTCCATTTGTCAAATTTGTTAAACATCCGCTTTTTAAGTCTCTTCTACCGTATTTAGATATTAATTCTACTTCACACGTAAAACATTCCACTTCATCGTCAAAATATTTATATATAATATATGGAATTTTGTCGTAATTTAGTAAAATTTTTTCCATTACTTTAACTTTAAATTTATTAACCGTATCCGACTTACTTAAATGCTCTAATATTCTCCTATATCTGACTCCTCGACGTTTTGGGTTAATTGTACCCTTACCTATATAAAATGGTAGGTTGTTTCTAGGATCTATTAACCCATATACATAAAATATTTTACTCATGTAATATTATTTAGTCTAGCTGATGGATATTGAGGAACCATTGTAGAATCCATTTTACAAACCATGGAAGAATTGCATCCAAATATCGAGTTCGTGGTTTATGATATTGAGGGTGGAGAAAAAGCTCAAAGCACGTTACCAACGGTAAAGGAAATTCAAGATATTAGACAATTAGCCAAAGATTCTGGTCTTGATGATCAAATAAAAAACAAATAATTAAACACTAAAATATAATTCAATTATCTAGGAACAGCCAACCTTCAGAATTAGCTTTGTTTAAATTCATCACAAAATTTCATACATAATTATTTAATCATATGGAAACTAAATTGAAAGTATCAGAAAACGCAGATCCGAATTACTTGGCTACAGTAGTCAAAATTGGAGAAATTACAAATCATCCAAATGCGGATAAGTTGGAGTTGACAGAAATTTTTGGTAATACTGTGGTATTAGGAAAAGGATCTTATGTGAAGGATGACCTATGTGTTTACTTCCCTGTAGAATCTTGTCTATCGCCTAAGTTCTTGTCATGGGCTAATTTATATGATAAGGAAATTCTTAATGCTGATGGGAAGACTAAGGGATTTTTCTCGCAAAAGGGTAATCGTGTAAAAGCTGTCAAATTGCGCGGAATTCCATCTCAAGGGTTCTTGTATAAGATTGAGGAATTGGCCAAATATTACAACATTTCTCCTAGAATTTTTGCCTTGGGTGAATCATTTGATACTGTTGGTGAGGATTTACTTGTAACCAAATACATTAGACCAGAGGCTAAGTCTAACAATGAGAATAATACATCCAAAAATAAAATTCCTAAGTGGATTAATACAACCTTGGGTATTTTCCCTCGCACTGTTAGGACTACCATTTTCCCTGTAGTTAAGTGGTACTATGGTCTATCTAAGGACGATGGTATCAAGTCTCTTATTGTTGATGGACAATTCAGACAACACTATAAAACAGAGAATTTTTACAAAAATAGTTGGATACTACAACCAGATGATGATATAACAATCACATCAAAAATTCACGGAACGAGTTTTTGTGCTGGTTACGTCTTATGTAAAAGAAATTTAGGATTAAGCGAAAGTGTATTATCATATTTTGGGTTGAATATACCAAAGACTGAATATAAGCTTGTGTATTCCAGTAGAAATATATTACAAAATAGACGAGATGGGAAATATACAGATAATCTTTATGGGAAACACGCCGAACTAATAGAGGGAAAGCTTCCAAAGGGTGTCGAAATATTTGGTGAAATTTTAGGATGGGCTTCTCCAAACAAAACTATTCAAAGTCAGTATGATTATGGGGTGATCAAAGGAGAATCCGAATTATGGGTATACAGGGCTAGTAAAGTTGATGAATGTGGAAATTATTATGAATTTACATGGGAAGAAATTGAAAGGCTTTGTGAAGAAATTGGATTAAAAACTGTTCCTGTTTATTTTAAAGGGAAGGCCAAAGATTTATTTCCAGATATTCCGCTTAATGATGCTTGGGGTGATAATTGGATGAAGAAGACAAAAGAAAAATATCTCGATAAAATTTGTGAATATTGTACAACAGGTGTTGTTAATGAGGGTGTTGTTATAAAAATCAATAGTCGAGAAACGAAACCAGTTTTTAAATATAAGAGTCCAAATTTCTTAGTTAGGGAATCTGAGGAAAGGGATAGAGATGAATTAAATCTAGAAGATGAAAATTAATTTAAATACTTCCATCTGAATCCTTTACATAGTCGAAATTTTGATTTTTTGGTTAATCCCCTCAACGCTCCTGTGATGGCTTGTCTACTTGTATTAGTGGATACTGCTGCATCCCAAACAGAATCGAATTTTTCTAGTATATTACCTTCTATATCACAGCGAGCAACTTTTCTTTTTGTTGATTTGCTTTCGATTTCGTTATTTGAAATTGGTGTAATTTCTTTCCCCATATATTCTTTTTTGAATATGTATCCTTTGCTTTGCAAATGTGTTCCATCTAAAACACCTATAATAGTCGAATGAGATAACCCCAATTCTCTCCCTGCTTGAGTATAACCTATAAAATGTTTGATAAATTTTCCATTTATTCCATAAACATACACAGGCTTGCTGAGTGGATTTTCGGAACCGTATTTTGCTATTAGTTTTTGTGATTCACTCATTTTGAGCTTGGATTCTGGTGAATGTTTCAAGCCAACAGGACCATCGCCACGCGAACATATATTATATCCTTTTGGAGACAATGAATCAAATTTTAAAATTAACTGTTCTTCCAAATCCCACAAATCATTTTTAGAAAAATTTGGCATATATTCTATATAAATTGTGAAATTTTCAATACCATATTTTTTAAACGCTTTACTTATAAGTCTGTCTTTTCTAGATTTATGTTCCGAAATACGTTTATGTATTTTTAAACTTTCTCCGACATAAACTTTACCATTGATTAAATTTGTTATAACATAAACACCCGGTATATTTTCAAATTTATTGGTTAATTTCATTTGTTTAAATATTCTTCCAACATTCTTTTGATTATTTCGGACATAGTTGTTCCATGTTTATTCGCACGATCTCTTAATTTATTTTTTATTTCGGTGGTTAAAAAAACTTCGATTTTGCTTTTTTCTATTTTCATGATATCTTTAGTATTATTTAATCAAAACATAATTATTTTTTCATGAAAAAGGGTGATCCAGTAGAATTACTATCTACAATAGCTGAATTACAGCCTCGCGTGGAATGTCCTAAACTCGGATCACCATTTATCAAAAAAACATATCCCCAATATGGTAGAATTACTAGGATTGATGGTGGATATTTCTATGTCAAACCCAAAGGTAGAAGATGGACAACAGAATGTTATTCCAGTGAGTTAAGAGTAATTAGTGAAGACGATTATATAAAAGTAGAAAATTATAGGAGAAATAAAAATGAACGATAAATGGTATAACTCTAACTTTGCTGAATTCTTGGGTATAGGTATTTTGATTTTGTTATTGTGTTTAGGTGTAGGAACATGTCAAAGATTAGCATTTTCTAACGAAACTCAAAATAATAAAACACTAAATCATAATGTTGAACATGAATGAATCAATTAAAGAACATCCAGCCTTTGTAAATTGTGGAGGTGAATTATTAGTCGAGCTTATCGGTGGATCGACTTTGTATGGACTGAATAATGAATCATCAGATATCGATTATCGTGGTTTATTTATAGCCACCGATAAAAAGTATATCAGTGGATTTGATACAATTGAGTCTATCGTTCAGGACAATGAAATTGATTCTACTTATTACGAACTCACTCGATATTTAAAGCTTTTGAGAAAATCAAATACGCAAGTATTAGAGATTCTATTTGCACCAGATGATGCCTTCACATATAAGTCTAATCTGTTTGACTATATTAGAGAAAACCGTTATGATCTAATTGAAACTAATATTCTAAAGTCTTCTTTGAAGGGTTATGTGTTCAGTGAGATTAGATTAGCTACGGGAGAAAGATCTGGTCAATTAGGTGGTAAACGAAAAGCTGCGGTTGAAAAGTATGAATACAGCCCGAAGAATTTTGTACAAATTTTGCGTTTATGTAAAGTGGGTCAAGTATTCTTCACCTCTGGGGATTATATGGTTAAAGTGAAAGATTTCGATCCTAATTATCACGATTTTTTGATGGAAATCAAAACCAAACCAGAAAACTTTACAAAGGATGAATTGTCTGGTTTGGTTGATGAAGAATTTAAAAAATTAGAGAAAATCATGGATGAATCTATCATCAATTTCAAATTTGATGTTGACTTGGCTTCCGACATTGTTCTAGATGCGAGATATGGCTACAAAGATTACTAAATTTATAGATAATAAGTATAAGTCAGATAATCTAACGTATTATACAGACTATCCGACAGAACCTATAACTTGTTTAGGAATAGGACCACACTGGGACTATAAGTTTGAAGGAATAACAAATCACTTACCATTATTATGACAGGTAGCGTAAAAAAAATTATAGAATCCACAGGTTTAATGATTTGTCCTGCTTGTGAAGGTGAGGGTGAATTGGATTATTTTTGTGGTCACGAATCTACTACTGGTTGTTATCATTGTTCTGGGAGAGGTGTTATTAAATCTTTAAATAAAGAGCATCACAGGAAAGTTTGTATCATTTGTAATGGTCGAAGTGGTGGTTGTGGTGGATGCAACTTCGACTCAGAGGGTCTTATTAGATGGGAAAGTTTTGAATTATTATGAAATTGTATTTAGTGCGCCACGGAAGTTCGGAGGGGAACGAGAACCCCTCTGTTTATTTTGAAAAATTGGATTGTGACATATCTATCACACTCAAGGGACAAGCTCAAGCTGTAAAATCTGGTGACAGAATCATGGATTTAAATGATCATATCGTTCATAAAAACGATCCCGATTATCCATACCCTAGCAAGAACCCACCTTATAGGTTCAATATGTTTTATAGCCCATATAAAAGAGCTAGGCAAACAGCAGACATCATTCATGGACAAATCACCAATTTTGAAGGATATCATATTGAGAATTATCAGGAGATGCCTTTATTGATTGAAAGAAATTGGGGATCTCTGAGAGATATTGTAGAAGCTGGTAAAAAAACAGAGGATCATTTTAATTTCTATTATAGACCAGAAGGTGGTGAGAGTTTCTTGGATGCATATCAGAGAGTAGTTTTATTTGATATGTGGATGAAGAGTAATACTAATTATGAGAATAATATTGTAGTTGCTCATGGAGAATTCAACAAATTATATCTTATGTATATTTTAGGTTGGTCTGTTAAAGAATTCGAAAAATATAAGACTCCGAAAAACGGTGAAGTGTATTTGATTGAAGACGGTAAATTATCATCATTAACTCCTTTAACTGAAAAATACATTAAACACTAAGATATCATACGGTTATGAGTCAAGCTATTCGCGTAGCTAATCACTACAAAATTCCAGTATACAATTTGTTTAATATGACAAAAGATGAGGTTTTAAAGGAGATTAATAAATTAGAATTATTATATGAAGCGTAGAACTATTACAAATAGCTATTGGTGGAAAGAACAATTTTATAATATTCGAGATTGGTTTAATCCAAGACAAAAATGGTTAATCAAAAAAATCCCAAATCATTTTTGTGATAAGGTAGAGCTTATTCCCATTATTCTTTTTGAAATACTTGTGAATTTCGTGGAAGATGAAGAAGGATTGGAGTCGATTTGGGGTGAGAGATATACAGGAGAATCTGAAGATTGGAGACTTATCAGAGAACCAATCAGAAAGGAACTAGAGGAGATTTATGACTACATTAAAAACATTAGACCACAACTCCAAAAAGAGTTGGATGTGTCATATCCTAAACCTCTTGATGGTGGTAATTTCTTTGATCATATTGATGAAATTGATAAAGATGGGAATAAAGTATATCAAATGAGAACATGTGAACAAATTTATGGTAAATCTTACAAGGATGCATATGCCGAAGTTCATCGTTTGGAGGCTTTGATTGAAGAGAAAGATACATGGGCTATGATGGGTATCGTTAGACTTAGACAATCACTTTGGACTTGATTAAACACTAGATTACAATTTAGACATGTTAAAGGCGTCTGGAGTTATAAATGTTCAACCACACAAAGGTCGTATGGTTCTTGATGTTTCTCAAGATCTTGTTGAGCTTTATTATTGGTTTATTCAGCGTAAGTATTGGATCAGAATGAACAGACCAATGCACGGGGCTCATATCACTTTATATTCTCAAAAATTTAACAAGAAAATCAACTGGGAGAAAGCTATGTATTATCGTGGTAAAACTATCGAGTTTGATTATGATGAGAACATTGTTGAAGGTGGTTATACCAAGGGATTCTTAATGTATTACCTTAGAGTGTATTCGCAAGAACTAGATAAGATCAAGAAGAAGGTTGAAGTTGTAGATGGTGAAAGATTTAAAGGAATTCATTTGACTATAGCGAATGGAAAATTTAATTCAGCTTATCCCAGTTGGCCAAAAACTATCGAAATTAGAGAAAAAAATGCTACCACAATGACTAAATAGTATTGTGGTATACACATTACAAGATAGGAAAAGTTGGCCAGTTACTACAGGCGTATATAAATTAACATTTATTAATTCAACATCTAATAAAGTTTATATAGGAAGTTCTGCGAGTATTCGGAAAGGTAGTTATTACGGAATTAGAACTAGATGGGGTAAACACGCTGATTTACTTAAATTGGGAATACATTATTCGAAAAAATTACAATATGCTTATAATAAGTATGGCGGAGAAAATCTTACATTCGAAATCATAGATTCTTGCGATGGTGGGAATATAATAGAGATGGAGACGTTTTATATTACCAAATACGATAGTTGTAATAATGGTTACAATTCTAGACCCACCGCAGAAAGTAATGTCGGTTATAAAGTCTCCAAGTCTATCATAGAAAAGACAAATATAACAAAAAGAAAGAAAAGGGAACCTTACGAAATCGATGTTCTTAAGCTTTATAAAGAAACCAAAAATGCTTTGGGTGTTTCGAGGGAATTGGGATTGAGTCATAGTGTAGTTTTAAAAATTTTAAAAGACTACAATATAATTCCAAAAAATGGAGATTATAGGCGGAAAAATGTATACGCATACATGTTGGATGGGTGTTTTGTGGGAATATGGAAAGATGCTAGGAGTTGTGCTGATGCACTAAATCTTAAAAGTATTTGTAGTATATCTCATGTTGCTATGGGTAAGAATATTTCATATAAAGGATATTTCTTTTCATATGAAAAGAAAACCAAAAGAGAGATAGTTGATTATATAAAAACTAGAATATGTGAAAGTAGACAAAAAATGAGCAATCCAGATAAGTTGATACTTCGCAACATTGGTCAATATGATATGTCAGGGAACTTGATAAAGGTTTGGGAAACTTCAACAGAAATTAAAAAATATTTTAATATGTTCAATTTTTCTCCAATATCAGCGGTTTTTGCTGGAACAAAAAAACATTACAAAGGTTTCCTTTGGAAAAAAGAATAACGGATCAGTATTTCCAGATTGGCCAAAAACCATAGAATTGCGATAATATGACAGATAAAAAGACTTTACCAGATTTTTCTGAAATAGCGAAAGATATCAGATATTTAGAAGCTGAATCCTTTTGGATAGCATATTATCAACCTTTAGGTATATCTGTTATAGGTAAAACCAAAGAAGACTCAACGAACGGTTTAGAAAAGGCATATAATTCACATAAATGAAAATAATCAAGACTAAGGTAACTACAATTGAATTCGACCCCGAAGAGGAGAGAAATAGAATCCGTAGAATCTTTAAGAAAAAGAAGTATCGGGATGCGTTGATTAAAGTCATCGATGTCTTTGAAAAGGATGGATTAGATGCCGCATACGAAGCTTATGATGAGCTTCCATACAATGAAGAAGACGAATACCCTCTTCAAGAATCTATGGGTATCTGGTGGTTCAATATACATGGTGATTTGTTGTATAATAAAAAGGCTAAAGTGACCGAGGAAACTAAAATAGAAATTATTAAACACTAGAGTATAATAAAATTATGTCAAAAAGAGAATGTTGGAATGAGTATCCTATAGAAGAGATTGAAAAATGGAATACAAGAGAATTGATGTCTTATTTTGAGACTATCCGTGCCTATAAAACAAAGGCGGAAGGTGTTGCAGAGGATAGACGATATCTTTTAGAAGAAGCAGAAATTTCTTTACAACTCTATAGTAATTATTTTGATAGATTGAAAGAAGTCTTATCAACCAGAGAACATATTCCAAATAAGCAAGAAGCTAAGTTGATTAGGCAAGAGAAAGCAAAAGCTAAAAGGAATCGATAATATGAAACAAAGAAATTTAATTGTACTTCGGGGTGTATCTGGAGCGGGTAAGACTACTTTTTGTAATCTTTTTCCTGATGCCTTAGTATGCTGTGCTGATGATTACTTCACTGATAAGGGAGGTAATTATAAGTGGTATCCCGAGGGTCTTGGGAAAGCTCATGGATATTGTTGGAACAAATTTGTTGATGCTTTGGGAACCGATAAGGATATCATCATCGCTAATGTAAATGCTAAACCCTCTGATTGGAACAAGTATGTGAAACAAGCTGAAGATCTTGGGTTCATTGTGACCTTTATTGTGCTTGAAAATAGGCACGGTGGTAGGGATGTACACTCGGTACCAGAGGAAACTCTGAAACGCCAAGAGAAAACCATTAGAGAAAATCTTAAACTACGATAAGTATGGCTAAATCTAAATATCCAAAGTGGTTTCGTGCTACTTGGCCGCCTAAATTACTCACACAAAAACCGAATAAAACTATCCCAGCATATAGTGAATTATCTAAGGTTAGAGTGAGTGATGGAGACGAATTGATCTTTGAAGAAGGTAGACGATATAAACTGTCTTTAGATCACGATTATGGGTGTTGTTATTATCCATCAGATATTCCATCTATCGAAGCATATTTGATCGAATTTTCAGAAGAGGATATCGAGAATCCAAACTATAAATCTGAATTAAGAAAATATAATAAAGATAAGAAAAAACATTCCGAAGAGTTGAAAGAGTGGAAGAAATGGAAAGATATCTGGGATAAAGAAGAAGCGGCTGCACAAGAAGCAGCAGAACGTAAAAAATTAGAAGAATTGAAGGCTAAGTATGAAAAACAATAAACTCGGGAACTATATTCAACTAACAAATTATCCTCTGGAATATTTTCAACCACTCTTCTCTGAAGAGAGATGGGAAGAGATTCTTAAAGTCGTTAATAATTGGATTAATCCAGAGTTGAAGGATGGGGTAAAGTATAAAAATATCGCATTCAATCCTGAAACACAATCATCTTTTATTGCACAAGATGGTATTGATAAAGTTCCCAAATATACAATGGAATATTGGCAAAAACAAGTTCTTGAGAAATATCTATCACAAGAAGAGGTTAAAATGTGTAATTCCAAGGCTATGAATGCCTATTGTGAGGCTAGGGATAAGAGAATCTATGATAGTGCTATAAAGGTAGATGAAGCCGATTATTGGCAACCTGTCTTTGATGGGGACACTTTCTATTATGGTGGTGTAGATGATCTTAGAGATTGTTGGGATTATGATTATCCTCTTCCAGAGTATGTAATGGGATCTACTAAACATTACACTATCAATGGTTGTGATTTAGATGAAATGATTTCAAGGCATTTTGAGAATATCGGTGAAATTGGCGAAGATTACCCAAAAATTCCCAATACACCAGATTATTTACAAGAAGCATGGAACAGATTTGTTGACGAAAATGCTCAAGAGTATTATTGGGTAGATAATAAAACGGTGGTGTTACTTGATAAAACACTAAACCATAATGCTGAGTATGAAGCTACCAACGACTGAAGAATTCACTTACAAAGACTGTGTTATCGCAGGAGATGATTGCTGGCTTATCACCCCGAACCATATTGGTTGTAAGTGGACTGATGAAAATGCACGATTTCGTTCATGCATCGTTCGTAAGTCAGATAATAAGGTTCTTTCTCAATCGTTGCCTAAATTTAAAAATTGGCATGAAGATCCTGAATTTCAATCATGGGATCATTCTTGGCCCGTTCAAGCATTGCATAAGATTGATGGATCGACAATTATATTTTCATGTCACAATAATCAAATGATTTTGAGAACAAGAGGAGTTGAATCGGTTTTTACTCAAGAAACGGGTCCAGAAGTCCATAAGTTGATCGAATTTTATCCAGATATTAAGAACTTCGTTAGAGATGGTAAACATTCTGTAATCTTTGAACACACTGGACCAAGTAGGATTATTGTTTTGAGAGAACACAATATACCAACATTAACATTACTAGCAATCGTAGATAATGAGACTGCTATAATGTTTCCACAGGACGAGGTTGATTCATATGCTCAGAAATGGAATATATCTCGACCAAAAAGATATCACTACAAAACAGTGGAAGAGTGTATTATGGATATTAAAGTGTGGGAACACGCGGAGGGTGTAGTTTTATATTCACCAGATGGAAATACACTTAAGAAGATTAAAGCGGACTTATATTTATCTCTACATTCACTCGCTACTGGTATCAAGAATATTAACCAAGTTCTCGATTTGTTTATGACTACTGAGAAGTTTACAAAATATGAGGATTTTTATAATTTTGTAAAATTCACTATGGATTTTGAGATAGCTGAGAAAATCAAAGATGATATGTTCAAGATCGTTACTGCTTACAATAAAGTCTTAGAAAAGATGAAGAAGGTTGATCATGTCATCGATGGTATCAGAGGTGATTCATTCACTCGAAAGGATCAAGCTATGTGTATCATGCAACACTGGCAAGATTGGCGGGAATCCTACGGGTTCGTTACCCTAGACAACAAGGTAGTGGAAGATAAGCTTATCAAATCTGCAATAGAATCAGAATTATAAAACACTAAGATATAATACGAGTATGTTCATACAAGATTTAGAAGATTTGAGAGATGTTGTTGATAGTATATCCAATAATTACAATTATATTGAAACATCTGGTATGTGGGATTTAACAAATACTTGTATATTTTGTCGAAATCGTAGTATGAATTCTATTAGTGATATTAAACATGATGAGAATTGTGTAAGCAAAAGACTTATTCATTTATATGATAGTTTGTCGGATGAAATTTATAAAATGGAGGGAGAAAATTGATTATGATGGTTAAGAACACAATCCTAGAATTAGGAGCAACTTCTAAGAAGGATATGGGTAAAGTAATCAAACGAGTGCAGGAGTTGTCCGAAGGTCGCGTGGACAATAAGACTATCTCAAGCACAGTGGGTTTATTTTTACCTTGACTTCACCTTTGGGTGTGTTACCATTTGTGGGTATGAAAAAAAATACCTTATGTATATCTCCCTCATGTGGACCATGTTCGATGCTTAAATCTAAGCTATCCAAACTTGGTCTAGAGGTAGAGGTGAAGGATTATAGCTTGGCTGGGGACAGGGATTTTTTCACTAAACATGAAATTAGATCTGTCCCTCGCTTAGTTGTTGAGGATGGAGAAAACGTTACAATCATTCAAGGGATTGACGAAATCATTAAAGAAATAGAGAATGTATAAGATACTAAAATACAAATACGAAAATCGAAACGATCATTTCTGGTCTACAGATTTTCATAATTATCATGATCCAAGTTGGCCAGTTCCTATTTGGAAGATGAGGGGTTACAACTCACCAGAAGAATCTTATAATGATGTCAGAGAGAAGATCAATGCTAAGGTTGGAGAGAATCAAATCTTATGGATTCTTGGAGATAGCTTTCTGTCGGCTACCGATGGAGAAGTGATTGGTTGGTTGAATAGCATCAAGTGTCAAAATATCATGATGCTTTTCGGTAATCATGAATCACAAATGTATCGTCTCTATAAGCAAGAAATGATCAAACAATTCGGAAGAGATGATATTGAAATTTATCCTCTTCGCATGAATAATGTAGTATTTCTTGGTAATCATCAAGAAATCTGGATTGGTAAACAGCAGATTATCATGAATCATTTTCCATTGAGGATATGGGTAGGAGACGCTAGAGGCTCATGGATGCTGTCTGGTCATTCTCATATGCAAGATAAAGGACGTAGACCAGAATCAGCAGATCAAAAAGGATTGGATCTTGGTTGGGATTATAAGAATGATGTTTGGACGTATTCAGAGATTGAAGATGTGATGTCTACAAAATCGATACGCATCCTTGACCACAATAGGACACACTAATGCTTCAAGAAGATTACGAGCAGAAATATAAAGAACTTCTCAAAAAGAAGCTCGATATAGAAAAAAGTATCGACTCCTTTGAGTTAGTTTATCCTCCAATAGACTATAAAAAGGAAGTAGACAATCTAATTGAAGAAATAGAAGATCTACAGGATGAGATAGCTATTGATGAATTTTTGGAATCCCCACAAAAATCATTCTGGGTTATTGACTCCAGCGGAAGGCGTGTTAGAATCAGGTCTTCTGAGAATTTATGAAAGAAGTAGCGGAAAAAGCGGAAATGTTGTTCAATAAAATTGATAAACATGTAGATGAAGTGAATAAAGTAAAAGACCAAAACCCGGATCAGGTGGTCTTGGATGAGTTATTGAAAGAAAATCATAAACTAAAACAAAAATTATCTGATTTAGATGATATGGTTGCTGTCGAAGATTTTCTTGAAAATGGTCCGGGAAGAACAAGAGACGTAGAATTATGAAAAGACAAACAATAAAGACAAATAATACAATGAAAAGAAGCAACCGTAAGGATAAGGTTTGGATGCGAAATCCAGATCAACTCAAGACACGTAAACTGTATAATATTACAGTGGAACGAAACCCAGACTCAAGTTTTCGATTGGTTGGTGGTATGAATAGAGTTCTAATCCGTAAGAATCAGCATTTGGCTGAGTGGGTTAATGTAGATACTCGTGATCTATGTATTGAGCTTAGGAATTCTAAGTTTCATAGTTTCTAATTTTAGGAGGGGTGAATCTATAATCAATAGATTCACCCCATATACCCATCCATGAAAAACTTTGATATTTTAAATGTTAAGAAATCTCATTTTATTGATGGGTGGGCTAATTTTGATGCTGTCGATTATTATCATTTAAGTGAATCGTGTGGAGAAGGATGTAACCTTCAACTAGAACCAAATACCAGTAAAATAACGGTGATGTTATATGAACATCCTGAATTAATGTGCTTCGGTAAAGTATCAGAAAACGGTGAGATTGTTCTTCAAGGTATAACAGGATTCCCTAATGATAATGTATGTGTGAAGTATCTAAGAGATATATCAGAAACAGCAAAGAAGAGGAAAATAACAAACAATTACGCTTACATAGAATTTTGATAAAACACTAAGCTATAATATCAATATGCGCCCCGATAAACATAAGAAGAAAGACTTTTTGAAAGGTGATCAATCGCGCTATGATTTCGATATGATCAAAAAGAATCCTAAAATTCATCAGATCAAAGATGAAGACCGATTGGATGAACTTCCATCTAAAGGAAAGAGTAACTTGGTTTATCGGGGTAAATATTTTTCTAATGCATTTGATCGATTTCTTCGAATGAATCTTGGAAAAAAATGGGATGATGTCTATTCCGAAATTGTTAAGAAGGTTGGACATGAGGAGAGTATGAAGTGGAAGGTTGAACTCCATACTTTCGAACAGGATGGTAAGATTTATTCTAATGGTTTTTGGGGGGCTCAAGAAGTGAGTGGATTTTATGTTCATAATGGTATTCTTTGTGAGCGTAGTAAATCTAGATGGTTTTCGGGTAGAATCAGAGATCCAAAGACTCGCGTGACTTTCAATGAGGGATTTGTTGTCTTCAAAGATAAAGGATTATTTTTCAAAGCATCAACCGATATGGGTATTGATACTTGGTGGGAACTTGATGGAAAATATAGTCCCTTTAAAAGAGGTTATAATTATATCAAGTATACCATTAAAGAGAATAATAAAAATGTGAAGCGTTTCATTGATGCGAAGCATATTCGTTCTCTCAATGAAAAGGAACTTAAGAATTGGAAACTACCAGATACAGAAATTAATGATTGATATACGAACCAAATTATTACCAATAGATGTAGATTGGACAATGGATATGGTTGATGATATATCAGGTGTGATATTAAGAAACAAAAAACAAGTTACAGATATCGGAGTCACACCATTAGCAATCGAAGTAGTTTCTATTGTTCAAAAACATTTAGATAAAAATGATTATGAGCTTAGGATAAAAGCTGATGATTAAACACTAAAATATTATATTGTCATGGAAACGATGAGAACACCAGATGGGGAATACAAACCAATATTTCAAGCATTGAATGAGTGGTATGCTTTATTTGAGCCTATGGAATCTTTAGGGTTTGTAGTCCATGCTTATGATCCCGGTGTATCATTTCATTCGAAAGAATGCAAAGGTAATCTCTCAACATTTTGTATTTCAGTATCAGATTTGAAAATCATCAACGAAGCTATTAAACGATAATATGAAACTAGAATTTAAATCGACAAAACAAAGTCTCCCAAAAGATGGAGAGTATATTCTTTGTATCAAAACAGATAGAAGTCTATTCTACGAAGACAGTCCTCTTCCAGAATTTTATCAATGTGAGTGGTCGTGGTCCGATGGTGAAGGTTGTCAATTATGTCATTCTGAAGAATATTCTTTAGAAAATCCTCCAGAAGGTTATCCATATCTGTTAATCTTAAATGGTGATGGATATTCTATTTGGACAAACGAAACCAATCCGGGTAATCCAGAAATTGAACATATTTGGTGGATGAGTCAAAAAGAATTTGATACTGTTTGGAAGAATAGTAAACATTAAACACTAAAGAATAATACACACATGAGAGAATTTAAAGTTAGGGTTTATGATTTAGATAATGAAAAATTCATGTATTACGATCACGATGCTGGATTCGATAATTATAAATTTTGGGACATCATCAATGATGTTGAACACGGTAACATTCAACAATACACTGGTCTAAAGGATAAGAATGGTAAAGAGATTTATGAAGGTGATGTTGTGTCGAGCATCGATCTAAATTATGGTCCAAGTGTGGGAGTTGTTGGATTTGATACTTTTGGTATTTATTATGTGAGTCCTTTAGAATACGATAACGAAGATGCTAAATGGATATCTATGGCTCAAGAACACAATGTTGTGATTGGAAATATACACGAACATTCAGAACTATTATATACTAAAGAATAATTTATTCATGAATTTGTTTATTTTAGATGATTGTTTAGAAAAATCAGCATCTTATCATGTGGATAGACACATGAAAATGTTATTAGAGGCGACACAATTGATATGCACAACTTTTCACCTACAAGGTGTAAAAGCACCATACGCTTGCACTCATCAAAATCATCCTTGTGCCATTTTTACAAGAACATCAAAAGATAACTTTCAATATGTTATCGACTATATAATGGCTTTAAGTGTAGAAAATATCATTCGATACGATAAGGTTCATAAAAGTTCTCTTCTGCTCAAATGGGTTGAAGAAAATAGACACCTATTATCTTTTCCTAAAGTTGGAATGACGCCTTTTGCTTTGGCTATGCCGGACCAATATAAAACAGAAGATCCTGTAACGAGTTACAGGTCGTATTATTTGAATGAAAAAAAACATTTGTTTAAATGGACAAACCGAGAAAAACCAGACTGGATTTTATAAATAACAATATGAAGATACTATTAGCAATAATGATGATTAGCTTGGCTCAAGCTCAATCTTATATCACTTCCACAGTTGGATTTGATGGTTCGAAATACCATTACGAATATATCGTAGATGCATCGATTGATAAGAGGGATATTGACACAATTACTTTAGACCTATGTGATTCATGTGATCTATATGATCTATATACAAATTACCGATACGAATTAGAATACGGTAAAGATTACATAGAATTTGATGATATCAAGTATAAGAAAGAGGAGTATCTGATATTTGGCTTTTATTCAGATAATGCACCAGAAATGCAAAAGGTTGAAATAGATAATGGTAAGAAGGTATTCAAAGATTCGGTATGGAGTCCATCTTGTGTTCCAGAACCTACTACCTTTTTATGTGGTGTATTAGGAACTCTATTGTTACTCAAACGTAGAAAATGAAGAGTTTAATTATCTTTAGGTTACTAATGTTTTTATCTTCTTCTAATTTGAAAGAAGACATATACTCGTCTAAAGATATTATAGACTCAGCTAAAGAAGTCGTATCGAAGAAACATTCACTCGAAGAATGTTCCCCATACGAAGATACAAATAGAGACTCTAACCCTTTAGATAAAGCTATAGAGATGCCCATTTGGATACCATTTTATCCAATTGTTAATCCACCTCTAGTAACGGATGCCAATCTGTGAGACTTAGTTATTAAACACTAGCGTATATTACTTTCATATGAAAGTAGTAAGAAAAATTAAATACGCTGTTTATGGTGTATGGTATGTTTTTAAGGAATCGATTTTATCTTTTTTTTAGGAAATGAGTGATTACTGGACTGAAAATGGTCTAATTAAACCCGATCCTTGGATTGTTTGTGCTGCAAATAAAAACAAGAAAACTGGTAGAATTATATGTGGACCTAGACATTGGGATGATGTAATGCGTTCTCAGAGATTGGAATCAGAAAGATTTCGAGATTTTGATCAGGGTTTTATAACTCAACTAAGAGAATGGGTTTCTCGTGAAGAAGCTTATATTATTGCAGAAAAAAATGGACAAATGAGATTTCCCGATCATGGAAGCGGAGATGGGTATACACTTTATTCGGAAATGTTATACTGAGTCATGAATCTTAAAAATATTAGAAAAGAAGTAATCTATCACCTTACGATAGATGATATGGAAGTCCATAGATACGATGAAAACCATTGGACTTATACAATATACTATGATATACATTCTGAAGAGATGAATATCGATGATCCCCTGAGAAGCGAACTAGAGAAATTATTTCAAGAACATAAAGATTTAATATAATGAATAAAATAGAATTAAATATGTGGTTGAAAGATCACCCAGAGATTGATCACTCTGACATAGAATACGATGGTTCTGGCAATGAATGGCACACATCATATCATAAAGTAGGAAACGATTACTATGCTGTAAATTGGTTAAATAATCGACTATTAGAAGATTGTCACAAAGGTAAGGGTTATCAAAAAGATTCCTATACACCAAGACCAGTGAAGAAAGTAACCAAGGTTACTACAGTGACTTCATACGAACCAATTTATCCTCCTGAAGAGGATATTGATCTGGACTCTATTAATTGGGATGATTTCGAACAATGAAAAGACTCAAATATACAACACTATTCGATTACGCTGTTAAAGAATGGCGTCTTTCATGGAGCGAATGTCATCGAATTTTCTTCAAGACTAATGCCATCAATTTTAATGGAACAAGTGATGATTTTTACCATGAGGATTTGGTAGATGAAATTGATAATATATGCTTTCCTCCTATGTGGGGAAAGGATTATGGAAAAGCTATGGATATCATTAGATCTTTCATGGTGAAAAATGGTTACATGGGCGTTAAATTTTATAGTTAAAACACTAAGATATAATTACATCACAATATGAAACTTCAATTCAAAAATTCACCAACTATTGCATCTGAAGATATGTCTGTATCTAAGATGGGAGTAGCTGCTGGGGCAGGTGATATGGAGAAGTGATCGGATATCTGGATTAGGATGTTTTTATTTATGTATGGTTTATATATTTCAAAATCTTCGATACACAAACTAGTATAATCGTATTTGTCCCTATTGATGTTTTCTGATGCTGGTATCGGTCTTAGATTTTTGTGGTTGTGTATTATCTTAGAAACATTCTCTGGGTCTTTTTCTAGAGCGTCTGTGAACCAATGAACTTGCCATATATGATCTATCTGATACTTATCAGAAATCCAATTCGGATTGTTACACTTAGAATTCATGATATTTAAAAACTCTTCTGGTGTATTCACCCCGACATAGTAAACAGATTTGCATTTTCTGCCTTTGATTGTTCTTATAATCATTGCTCGTATTTTACACAAAAGATTGAAGTTATTATCTGAATGATATCTTCTACTTTTCCTAACGTTCGCCTTTTTAGACATCGTTTCTTTATTTCTTTGATAATGATCCTTCACTCTTTTTTTGATGGCTGTTGAATTTTTTTTATAATATACATCATAAGCTTCCCTGTAACGATCTGTGTGTTTAACCCTTTTGTAGTATTCTTTATTCTGTTTATTTATATATTCTCTATTATCGATTCTTTCATTTTTTTTACAGGCTTTACATCTAGAAGATTTTCCATCTTTTGCTGAATTATTAACTACAAAAAAACTGTATAATTTGAATTCTTTACATTTGGAACAGTTTTTACCTATCTTTGGTGCTGGTGGATTATGTTTGAGTTCCTCCTCCTTTTTTAATTTTTTTAATATTGTAGCTTCTTTAGCTAACTTTCTCCTACATGGATTACATGATGGATATAACCCACTCTTTACTAGTTTACAAATACCGAATTCAGAAACATCCTTAACTATTTTACATTTACTACATTCTTTTGTCATATTATTATTTATCTCTTAAGAAGAATTTTTTTGATTAAACACTAAACTACACTGCTGATATGAAATTAAACTTTAAGAATTCACCCACCATAGCATCGGAAGACATGAACGTTTCAAAAATGGGAGTAGCTTCGGGTGCTGAAGATATGATCGCTGGATTTTTACGCGATAAGATTTACTCCAATAAAACCCTCGCATGTATCCGTGAGACTATCACAAACTCTCAGGATGAACATATCAAGTATGGTATCGACAAAGCTGTAGAGGTTAAGCTTGAGAATGTCAATGGTCAATATGTGTGGAGTTCTAGGGACTTCGCTAAGGGACTTAGTGAGGAGTCTATCAGAACCATTTATGGTATGTATGGTGGATCTGATAAGAGAAACAATAATAACCAAGTCGGTGGATTTGGTGTAGGTGCATTGTCACCATTTGCTGTCTCGGATTCATTCTACATCACCTCATATCATGAAGGATTAAAAACTCAATACGCTTGTATTCTCGGTGCTGGTGACAATGGTTTATCTGTAGGAGAAATCTATCGTGTATCAGATCCAGAACCGACAACAGAATCGGGTTTGGAGGTATCACTAGATGTAAACAAAAACTACTACAATTTCTCTACAGAATCAGCATCTTTCGTGGAACGCTTTCTACCGAATGCAAATATTAAATTTACAGATCAATATGATGTTGAACATACTCCTATTCAACCTCTCCTAACTAAGGATATCGGGGACTATACCATCAACTTATACCAAAGCACATTTTGGACATCTCCTGATTATGTAGCCATTCGTATGGGTGGGATTGTTTACAATATGCGATCCGATATCAAGGTTGTGAACCCTCTGGGTAAGATTGTAGTGGATGTTCCTATCGGTAAATTGACTGTGCCAATTTCTCGTGAAAGTATTGAAGATACTCCAAACAATAAAAAGGTTCTGGATGAAATCACTGATGCCATAGTTCAACTTAGTGATGAAGATCGATCCAAGATTGTTACACCAAAATTTGGGGAAGCGATTTTAGAAAATAAGCATAATTCATACTATGAAGGTGAGTGGTTCAGATACTCATTCTCTAATACTTTTCCAGATACTTATAAAATTCAAAAATGTCTAGATTATATTCACACTGGGTATGGTCATAATAAAACGACAGGTAAGTATGTGGTGTATCAGATTCCAGATATCAAGTCATACAAAGGTTGGGTGAAGCGTCTTGATCAATATATTGCTGGGTTGTTTCCAAATACACAAATTGTTTGGATGCTTAATAAAGGTGATATTTTATCAACCGATACCTTGGATGTTTCTGATGTAACATTTGTAGACGTTAAGAAACTTGGTTTACCCAAACTAGCCAAAGATCCTAATGAGGTTAGGTATGTTGTGTATTTCAATGGTCACAAGAGAAATTTCACTGCTGAAGAATTGGATGAACATGTAACTGATAAGTCTTTCAACGGTGTTGAAATCGTAGATGGATGGGAAAAATCTATTGATAGTATCTCATACCTTAGACAGCGCGTTATTGGATTGACTTCTGAGTGTGGTGTTAATAATCCTTATTGGGTTTGTAATTCTAAGAAGATGAAAGAACAACTTCTCGAACTGGGTTGGTTTGAGCTTAACTCACCAGAATATACAAAACGCTGCGCTGAGCTCAATGTCATTGAGCAAGCCAAAAGAGATATGGAGAATGCCGAATATCGTGTTAAAAGTGCGATGTTTAGAATCCATCCATCTCAAAGACTGATCAAGGTCATTGGAAAAAATCCATCAAAGTTGACTAGATTGAATATGGTCAAGAATAAGATTTTGAAGGAAAATTCTTTCCGAGGTAGGGTTTTGTCTAGTATTGAAACATACAACACAAAAATTACACGAGAAGATCTGCGTAAAATCCTTACAACAAAATAATTTTGGGAATGATGAGAAGCATGGTGACTTCCAAGCCTGATCGGGTTAGTAATTGGTTCGAATCCAATATCATTATGGGAGGACGCTCCCACCCAATTCAATTTATAAAACACTAGAATATAATAACAATATGAAGCAAGTCAAATCATACGAAACTAAGGACGGTAAACTATTTATGGATCGTCTACAAGCTGAACAACATGAACTGATGCTTAATATCAGAGGATTTCTACAATCATCTGGTAAAGGTCAAGGTTCTCTATCCGCTACTGATGTAGCGACATTCCTTATGATGAACCAAGATCCACTTTATGATATTCTTGGTAAGTATCGTAGGACTGTTGGTGGAATTAAATCAAATATGAACCGTTGACATTATAAAACACTAAGATATACTAAACATAGATTATGAAATACGCAATTAACACAGAAGCAATTATTCTTTTTATTAACGGAAAGAATATCCGCGTTGAGAAGACTGATCAACGATATCCAAAAATTATCAAAGTCTTTCAACTACCAAAAGATGAGCAAGAAGCAGAGGTCGAGGCGATCCTTAATAAGGTCGTCAAGGCTGATAAGGTTATCGAAGAAACTGAAGGATTTGATATCCAAGGTGAAGAAATCTTCTATAAGGGCGAGAAGCTTCCTAAAGCTTTCTCAGATAAGGTTTTGTCTATCATCGCTGATGGACTCCCATTGGAACACTTTGAGAAGTTCTGGGCTAACCTAGAGCAAAATCCAAGTGCTCAGAGTGTGAAGGAATTGACAGAATTCCTAGACTATAAGGAACTACCTCTCACAGAAGATGGTTGCTTCCTTGCCTATAAGGGTGTCAATTATAACTATTTTTCGTCACATGGAAATTTGAATACTAAGGTTATTCAGGGTTATGTTAATTCTGATGGACAAATTTATAATGGAGTAGGATCTGTTATTGAAGTTCGTCGTCGTGATGTTGATGATAATCGTGAAAAGCATTGTTCATTCGGTCTTCATGCTGGATCTCTTGATTATGCTAGGGGATTTGCCTCTAAACTAATTGTAGTTAAGATCAATCCTGCTGATGTTGTATCAGTTCCATCTGATTGTAATTGTCAAAAGGTTCGTGTGTGTAAATATGAAGTTATGTCAGACTTTGTAGAAGAAATTACAGCACCCGTTGTTGATGAGGATGGAGAAAATACAATTGTTCCCGATCTTGTTAAGGAATTAGATGCCTTTGTAACAAAGGTTGATAATTATCTCACTAAGAAGAGGGATGAAGGTTACACAGAAGTAACTATTCGACAAATCCAAAATATTTTCTCTCCTAATTGGGCGACCAAGGAACAAGTATTGAATGCACTTCAACAACTTGGAGAATATTGGACAACTACTGATGGACTTACAACTGTTCATCTGTGAACACTAAGTTAAAATAACGATATGCAAGACATTATCAAAACATACATTCGCAACACTGAAACCAACCAACCGAAAGGAATTGCTGTTGCTATCAAACATGAAGGAAAAATCAATTACGGTTTTTCTCTATGTAATACTCGACTAGATAAGTGGGATAAAAAACATGGTGAAAAGATTGCGATTGCTCGCGCTCTAGCCCCAGCTTATAAACTCCCTGCGGTAAAGGATCGTGAAGCATCTGTCCTTGAAGCTTTTGAGAACCTTGAAAAGCGTTGTATCAAATACTTCAAGGATCTTCCATATGAAGATGTTGCCCTCAAGGGTCATCTTGGTTGGGAAGATGTGAATGTGTGAAATAATTTGAGTGTAATCCTCTGTGGATACGAGGTTGGAGTAATTCGAAAACTCTGAGAGGGAATAATATATAAGGTATTCGGGAACGTTGAGAATGCCTTATATACCCAAAATGGTCTATAGCTGTTAATCGTGGATTCGAATTCCACACACTCAATCATTTAAGTATGCTCTTCGGAGTGTTTATCATCGACATCAATACCGAAGTATCTATGGCCATAGCTCTACTAGGAGAGTCTCCTGATACATATGAGAGAGGAATTTGATATACTTAAAATTTTTTAATGGGTGGCATATGAAGTATATATCCAGTTTTCAAGTTTTTGTCAAAAACGTAAAGACAGACGCCTTGATGTTATGGAGTGACCCTAGCTGGAATATACCAATTATGAGTTAACCCACCCACCTCTTTATGAATAAAAAAGATTGGTCAAATTATCAAGTAGATAATCCCAAATATGGTGTTAAGTTAGTATCCGAACTAACAGAAGCACAAGCAAAGACAGAACTATGCATAGCTATTGAACTAATAGAAAGACTATTGGCGTGTAGTTCTCGGGCAATTGAGATAGCACAAAAGAAGAATTACATTGTATGAAAAAACCGACATTACCATCTAAGCAACACCCAGATCAAAAAATTCAAGAAGAATGGATGAAGTGGTTGAAAAGAGAGAAGTATACATACGTAAAATATCTTGAGTTTATGTTGTGGCGAGATGCTTATCTAAAACTGAATCCTCTCGATTAAACACTAGAATATACTATTTATATGAAAGACAATTTGGGCGACCGCTGCAAAAATTACGAAAGTATTTACGAACACTACTTTCTACCAAAGACTCCAATTATTGTGAGACTTGACGGGAAAAGTTTTCATACATGGACTAAGGGTTGTCAAAGACCATTCGATCAAACATTGATCACTTGTATGTTTGACTCTGCTAAAGAAGTAGCACAACAAATGCAAGGATGTAAAGCTCTGTATGCTCAGAGTGATGAAGTAACATTTGTATTAACTGATGATGCTACTATTGACACTCAACAATGGTTTGGTGGTAGACAGAATAAGATTGAAAGTGTTACGGCTGCAATGATGACAGCATACTTTAATAAAAATTGGTTGCTTAAAGATCATAGTAATCATGAACATTTTAATCAGTGGGATTATATGGATTCCACACCTGCTGTATTTTATGCCCGTGCATTTCAATGTCCTAAAGATGATGTCGCTAATGTCTTCCTATGGAGAGTAAAGAATTGGGAACGTAATAGTCTTAATATGTTCTGTGAGCAGTTCTTCTCTCATAAGGACCTAGAAGGTAAATGTCGTGTGGAAAGACATGAAATGCTTTATAGAATTGATCACAATTGGGCTATTGAATGCACCGATCAACAAAAAAATGGTTCATGGTGGGCTTGTGATAAGGTTGATAACTTCAATCTAACTAACTATAATGATATTGATAACTACATCTTCCAAGATGGAATTGCTTATGTGATTTCAAAGAAACTACAGGCTGGAGAAGATCTGTTTCCCGGACATAATAACGATCCTTGCCAAGATTATTGATTAAACACTATACTATACTACTGACATGAAACAATACACCGTGATTTGGGAAGATCGTTGGATTTCTGGGAGTCATCATCATTGCTTAACTAAGAAAACTTGGATCGAATGCTCAAATATTGAAGAAATTATGGAATCCCTTTACGGAGACGTTGCTGTATATATCTTCGAAGGATTCCAATGCACTATCGGAGAAGAGTTTGATCCATCTAGGGTTGTTAAATCAACTGACGAAAACTTTTTCAATTATAAATTAAATTAACTTGACTTCGTAAAACACTAAGTTAAACTAACAACATGTTCGAAACAAAACTTAAAGCAACTCCCGTTAACACTGCCATCGCTTTCTATGAAAGATGGTATCGTCTAATTGGCTAGGACACGTAGCAAAAAATGTAACTTGATAAGAAAACATACAGCAAATACTAAGGAATGAATCCCTCGTGTCGGATGTTCGAATCATCCTGCCTCCACATATATAAAACGGAGGTATAGCTCAGATGGCAGAGCAGAGTATAAACGTTTTCTGATAATAATTTTTGATAATATGGATAATAAAGTAGAATTAATAGGTTGATAGATTAAATAATGATATGGAAATCATATCAGGTATTTACATCATCACAAGTCCTTCTAATAAAATTTATATAGGGCTATCTGCAAATATTCATAAAAGGTGGATGCATTATAGATTTTTAAGTAATACAAGAAATCAACCATATCTACACAATTCATTTAAAAAATATGGGGTATCTAATCATAAATTTGAAGTGTTGGAGAAAGTATCAGAAGAAGATTTATCTGAACGCGAAATTTATTGGATAAATGAGAAAAACAGCACGGATGCAAGTATTGGAATGAATATAGCTTCTGGTGGAAATATACCACCGAAACAGAACAAACCCAAATCCGAAGAACATAAAAAAAAGATTGGGGATGCTAATCGAGGACGTATACATTCAGAATCCACAAAGGAAAAGATAAGACAGAAAAGAAAATTACAGGTTTTTACACCAGAACAAATAGAAAAAAGATCTTCTAAATTGAGAGGGGTTCCCAGCAAACTTAAAGGAACTAAACGCCCAAATATAAGTAAAAAATTGAAAGGTAGGTTAACACCCATATCTATAAAATGTAAATTAATCAACATTATAGACTCTACCGAAATTGAAGCTGGTTCAATACAAGAATTGAGTAGATTGAGTGGGGTCAGTGTAACATCGCTTTTAAACATTCGAAAAGGTAATCCACCAAATAAATATAAACATTTTAAATATGAACAATACTAATAACAATTCCAACACCGTTTCGTTAATTGGATACTATGGGTCAGATAAAATCATCGCATGTTCAGCGTGGACTAGCACAAGCAGAAATTTATCACCTGATAAAGAAGAACGTATTCCCAAGTTGATTAAAGATCTATGGGATAATGGACACGAAACACCTTTTGAAAAAGGCATGGTTCATTTTTTGGTCGATACAGATATTGCTTCACATATTCATTTATTGAAACATAGGATTTCTAGTATGAATGCTGAATCCGCAAGATATAAGGAACTTAAAGAAGATAAGTATTATATCCCGCAAGATTGGGAAAACATAAAAGCTGACGCTCAAGAACTAGACTACTATCTTGGAGATAATTGGAGTGAAATTCTACAGAGATACACAGAAATGGGGAATCAGCTATATCATCAATGTTTAAAAGACCTTGAGCCTACTCTTGGCCGCAAAAGAGCAAAAGAATCTGCCCGATTCTTCAAAACATACAATTCTCAGATCCAAGCAGATATTAGTTTCAATATGAGAAGCTTTGCAAATTTGTTGAAACTAAGATACTCGGATCATGCACAAAAGGAAATCAATGATATTGCCAAGGAAATGCTTGATCTTGTTATGGGTATTAAAGGTAAACCATTTAAACATACGCTAGAAGCGTGGGGATATTAATTATAAAACACTAGAATAAAATAACACTATGAAAACAGATTTCAATTGGGGTGACGATATCATCGATTCCCGCGACATCATTACTCGCCATGAAGAATTACAAGACGAGTATAATTCTTTAGTGGAAGCACTGGAAGAAGCTAAGGGAGATCTTGATGATTTTCTTCGAGAAAATGATACTGATCCAGACAGTAAGGATGAGGATGATGATTCGGTTGCGTTTATTAGACGTAGACTTAATGAACTTCATGAAGTTGTCGAAGAAGCACAAGAAGCTCTAGATCAATTCAATCAGTCCTTTGATAAGGATGAACTTGATCTACTCACTGAAGTAATCTCTCAAGGTGAGGATTCACCTGATTGGTCTTATGGAGAAGGGTTGATCCACGAATCATACTTTACAGAATATGCAGAACAATTAGCCAATGATGTATGTGAATTTCCTAAAGAATTCCAATCAGGTCAATGGCCATTCAATCATATGAAAATTGATTGGGAGTCTGCTGCTCAAGAACTTCAGTCAGATTACTTTGATATTTCTGCGGGTGGCGAAACCTATTGGATAAGGGTATGAGTAAATATACAAACACTATAGTCTCTATAAAAAACAACAAAATGTTAACATTCAATAAAACGGGTGTTGTAAGTGGTTGGGATTCTAAAATTAGAAAATATATTGTAGAATTTGATGAAAGTTGGATTGGATGGTATAGTAAAAAGGATTTGAATTTTATTAAAAATGACATACAAAGAACTACCAATCGAAGACCTTAAGAGTCTGTATTCGGATCGTCCGGGATTTATATTAGCTAGTCAACAACCATCTTCTAAGGAGAGTTGTGAGAAGCTATATAAACAAATTAAGGACGCTAAGATTTGTGAATACGAACCAGATTTCATTAACGTATCTCATGAGGGTCGTCTGTATGCTTTTGTATACCCCGCTGATGTAGCATTTAAGTCTGCTGATTTTTACGCTTTTTCTAAGCAAGCGGAAGGTATGTTCTTTGGTATGTTTCAAGTTGATATTTTAAGCGCATTTTTGAAAGAAAACTAATATGGATGAAGATAGAATGAGTTATGTTGTAGGGTCTATATATGACATGGTGGAAGCATGCAATCTTTCTGATGATATGGAAGAATACGTAGACAAATATAAGGTAGCTGAAATCTTTTACAAAAGCGGATTATTGAGGGATGATGAATACGATTCAATTTGTGATTACTTCAAAGAAAACGATAGAGTCTTTGAAAGCATCGTAAACAAAACAGCAGACTTGGATAAAATGTATCAGGATAGACTTGATGCAATCGAATCTTTTTTATTTGGTGGAACTAGTAATGAAGCCATAAGCGGTATCATACAATGGATTGAATCACCAGACTGTGATAAAGGAGATTTAATTCGTCTAAAAGAAGCTATTGAAAAATATGTGTAACATAAATGATTAAACACTAGAATATAATAACTTCATCGATTTAATAAATTAACTAATCTGACAAACTTATGGAATCACCAAAATACATTTACAATCTCATCGCCTTCTCAGACTCTCATATTAAGGCATGGGAAGCTCGTAGAGAGAAAGAAAAGGAGTATACAAATCTGATCAATGGTATGACTCAAGATGAAAAGATGGAGTTTGGTAAACGTTGGTGGATTGAAAATAAACCAGATCCAACTGATACATATTTCGGTAAAGCTTATCGTGGTTCATTCACCGACTTAGATCTATTGATCAAATGTGTGGAGGATCAAAATGATTGTTATGGTATCTGTGAATGTTACTATACATATCTTCTGATTGAGAAACACTATCTTAATTGTATTGATGGTATTTGTTGGGGAGACGAGTATCCCGAAGATGGGGAGATTTGGTATAAGATGGATGAAAACTATCAATACAAAAGAATTCCTAAACCAGACTGTTTCAAACAAACCGTTAGTTTTACATGAAATCCAAATTTTATATTCCACCTGATCCTGTGATTTGTATGTATAGTGTGATGAATAAACCACACCTGTTTGCATGTATAATGTATTATTGTGGTCGGAAAGGTTACAAGTATTATATCGAAGAAGATAATTTTGGACGTATGCCTAGAATAAACATTAAAATTATTTTAGATACAAAAAGACAATACACATATTTTAAGAAAAGATTTGGTTAAACACTAAGGTATAATTTAGACATGCTTCTCACCACAAACACAAAATTAAAAAAGTCTCTTGATCTTGGATATCTCACATTTGGTATCCATCTTGCTCCTGAAAAATTATCAGGTTTTAATGTCTGTAAGAATTCCAGTGCTGGTTGTCGTGCTGCGTGTTTGAATACGGCTGGAATGGGTGCTTATTCATCTGTTCAATTAGCCCGTATCAATAAGACAAAATACTTCTTCACTAATAAGAATGGGTTCATGGAACAACTTATTAAGGAAATTTCTTCAGCTATCAAGAAGTCTTTGAAGAAGGGTCTTACTCCTTGTTTTAGATTGAATCTCACGAGTGATCTACCTTGGCATAAGATTAAGCATAACGGCATGACTCTTATGGAGATGTTTGATGATGTTCAATTTTATGATTACACTCCAGATTTTGATCGTATGGTAGAATTCTTGGAGAAGAAGCTTCCTAAAAATTATCATCTAACCTTTTCTAGAAAGGAAGATAATGACCTCAAGTGTCAAGCTATTCTTGGAAGTAAGGGAAATGTTGCTATCGTTTTTAATGGTGAACAACCTAAGAAATTTAATGGTAAGCGCATTGTAAGTGGTGATGATCATGATCTTAGGTTTCTTGATCCGAAGGGTTGCATCGTTGCCTTGAAAGGTAAGCGTCATGCTAAGATTGATAAGACTGGGTTTGCTTTGACTGTGTAAACACTAAAGTAAGATACACTCATGGCAATTAACTTCTCCCGTTTAGAAGATATTACTAGGGCGATGAAGCCTTTGTATCAATCGGGTAAGAGTTTCCATACAACTTTCGTATATCATGGATCTAAATTGATTACCATTGGTAATAATTCATATGATAAGCAAAACTTATACTATAAGTTTGGTCAATACAAATCCAATAGAACACAAGGAAATTATAAGGCTGGATTGCATTCAGAAATTTCATCCTTGATTCGACTTGGATTGGAGGATTGTTTCCATCTAACCTTTGTGAATGTGAGACTCAATAATCTAGGAGAAACCGCTATATCAAAACCATGCTCGAATTGCCTAAGAAATTTAAGGGCCGTTGGGTATAAGAATTTGTGGTATTATGATGGAGAAAAATACATAAAGGAAAAATACTAACATGAATATTCATAGATACTTTGAGATGTATGATACTGTAGGTTTTCTACATGATGTTTTCTATGAGGTAGAATCAGGTAAGATCATACCCAAAGGTTTGGCTACATATAGTGTGATCGATGGTAAAGTTGTAGATCCTATCATCAAACCAAGTGATCCTCTTAATGAAATAACCTTTACAGCTATCGTTAGTATTATGATAGCGGATGGTGTGATGGATATGGAATCTAATTATCTATTAAACACTAACGAATAATGAGAGTATGAAACCACCCGATTGGTATATCAAATTAGTTGATAAAACAAGACCAGCTTTACAGGCATTTAGATTAGATGGAGATCATGTTTATGATATGCCATCATGTTTTTTATATATGAGTGATGGGGATGATTGGTACGATTGGGATGATGGTGTGTGTAATATCCCAGTCTATAATGTATCATGGACCTGTCATGTGTTGGTTGCACAAGACGAAGATTGTAAACTATTTCCAATCTGGAAAGGTGAAATGACACCCAAAAGAGAAAGCATGTTGAGAGAATTCCAACTACGGTTTTCTGAAAGTGGAGATTTTTAATATGAAAAAACTAATCAATCTATTCTATAAACTAACCACAAAGGATTTCGATCAGAAGATTCAATCTGCTCGTAAAACTACTAATATGATCATCTCTTCAACCAATGGATCTATCTCTCATTTCTATAATGAGCAAGGTCAAAAGATTCGTGGTTGGGAAGGTAAAACATATAAGTTTACTAATCAACATCCACTAATTACAAAGTATCAATAAAACACTAAGATATACTAACGATATGACAACGACAACTAATCCCCTAAGTGCTGAAGCTATTCGCAACAAAATCCTTTCTTGTAAGGGTCAATTTGTAAAAGCATCATGGAAAAGCAATCCTACACCTGCTGCTTCTTTTAAGAAAGAAGGTGTTATCCTTGAGAAACACACAGTTGCCGTGGTGCAAGCTGGTGTAAATTATGCTAATCTTTCTGCTGTGAAGGAAGGAATTGCATCTGGTGAACGTGGTGAAGTTGGTGAACTACCATGGGGGTCGTGGTATGTGGACAAATTGACAAAGAAATCATGGTTTCCTCATGTCATCGAACATAAGGATAATCTTTATCTTCGTCTTTATCCATCCCAAGCTAATAATCATATTCCAAAGTCTGTGTATTATGTAAACGGTGAGATTGTTGATAAGGCTAAGTTTGCTGAGTATCTTCCCCCATCAGAAGCTAAGAAACTTCTTAGTCCTACTGATGAAGATCGTCCTCTATGCTTCACCATCAAGGCTGATAATATCCTTGATATACCGGAAGACGTTGAAGGATGAAACACTAACATAAACTCACACCATGATCGAGTTCAAAGTTGAGACTATCCTAGAAGATGATTGTAGTTGGGAAAACCTTCTAGTAAAAACACCTGATAAAGATTGGCATGATGCTGAACTTACTTATGGTGTGGGAACTGAATCAGAAGTTCGAAACATCCTTCGTAATATCTCGTATTGTGAAAGTGTTCGTAAATCATTCAACGGATTTCTGAAATCTATTAATGAGAAATTTGGTCAATTCGAAAGGGTTGAGAATTCTTTTATGTCTTATGACACTCCCTATGGTCTATCTTTGGATGGTGTGATTGTAATCGCATCAGAAAACTTCTTAAAGTTCGAAGTTGGTTACGAAACGTATGAATCTTATGGTTATTGGGAACCACCATCTTCTGATTTTAAAGAATATTCCAAACACAATGGATTTATCCCTGCTCTTAGGGATGCTCTTGGTCTTTATATGATGGATTGGTTTACTAAGAAACAAGAGTCTGATATGGAACAAGCTTATAAGGATAATCCTGAAGAATATATTGATTAAACACTAGAATAAAATAACAATATGAGTAATAATACTACAACATCATCTGGAGGCATTGGATTTGTAGGTCTTTTGACTGTGCTTTTCATTGGCCTAAAACTTACGGGATATATTGCATGGTCATGGTGGTGGGTTCTATCCCCCATTTGGATTAGCTTTGCTTTGGTTCTGTTGATCATTGCGATTGCTCTAATCATTGCTTTCACGGTAGGAAAATAAACGATTAAACACTAAACTAAAATAACGGTATGGAAACTGAAACAGAAAAGAAGTCGGTCGCTAAACAAGTCGTAGTGAATGTTAGCGAAGAACAAAAGGCAACACTTCAAAAGTTGAAGGAAGATTATAACCTTACTGATAAAGGTGTAATCACTCTTCTCCTAGAAGTAGCATTCAACAATCAAGTAGGGCTTATGCCTGATGATAATGGTGATCCACAAGAAGTGGATACCTTTGCCATCGTGGTAGATGGTCTTAATCTTGCTAAGAAGGTTAAGGTTGAGAAGGTGGTTCTTACAGAAGAAGAAAAGGCTGCTGCTAAGGAAGCTAAGAAGCAAGAGCGTCTTCGTAAGAAGTTGGCTGAACTTACTGCACAACTTAAGGCAGAAGTATCAGGAAGTTCTGATGATTCAGATGTCGAGACTGTGGTGGAAATCGGCGTCTAAAGGTGGGATGGAGGGGTTTAGTAGGTTCTATCCCTACTAAACCCCTCGGGGTTGTATAATTATGAATTCAATAATAAATATTTTAGGTGGATTTCGAATCATTATTGGATTACTATTTTTGGCTTTTGGGTGTTTCTTGGATTTTAGTCTGGGAGGCTTTGGTACATGCCTAAGATTCATTAGTGGTCTTGGTGGTGCTTATTTAATCCTTGGACATACTAGAAACGGTCTAGGATATGTCTTAGGTATGATTGTTGGTCTTATTGGATACTCATGGGCTATCAGGTCTGGTAGTCTATCTGTATTTGATATGTTTTATGTGGAAGGATTCGCTAAATTCGCCACTCGAATCGTGTGCGCTTTTATGTTTATTCTTGGATTGAAAGACGTTAAAGAAAACTGATGAAACACTAACTCACAATCCTAATATGGCTGCTACTTATTGCACTATTACAGAATTGGAAATGGATGCTCTTCTAAAGCATGATAAAGGCTGGAGCAAAACCATTAAGGGTAATGAATATGTATACGCTTATCAAACTAAAAAGAATCCAAATATCAGTCTATTTGTTTACTCTTCAATTTCTCCTAATGGTGTATCGAAGAAGTGCGGTACTGATGCTGTCAGGATATGTGCGGTTAATACAGTAACAAACAAAGGTATCCTTAAAACAAAAAGAATCAATAGAGTTCCCGGTTGGGATGTTAGGCTCAAGGAAAGAGTTATGGATATGTTGAACCAAATCTTTTGATATGAACTTCAGAACAATATCTGATTTCCCTCAATGGGTTCATGATTATAATCATTATCAATCACGTAAAGGTTGGCCTAAAGAATATCAACCTATCGCTGATGAGATCTATAAGAAAGCAGATGAAATAGCTGAAAGGATTAAATCATCCAAACCATCATCTCCATACTCTCTAGGAGAGATCAATAATAAGATGGGAGCTAGAGAGGACTATTACGAATCATATCCAGTCTTCGCTTGTTGTGAAGGTTATAGACCAGATGATTGGGATTATGTATATGATTCCCAAATTGGATATGAATTTTCTAGGGGTGGATTGAGAGAAGCTAAGATCGGAAATTGGTATTTTCTTCTTGGATTCGATTTTGATTGATGAAACACTAAAGTAAACTACTGACATGAAGCAATACATCGTAACAATGAAATTTAATGTCTTTATCAATGCTGAAGATGAAGATGATCTCAATGATAAGATCATGGATATGGAATGTGTATTCAATGAAGAGGATGGATCAGTTTACGACAATGAATTGATTGATATTGACACTGAAGAATATGTAGGATAACTAAAAATCAATGGCCGTATGATGAAAAGGTAAACATCGCAGACTTTCTAATAGGGTATAAGTGAAATATATTATACCTTGTCGAAAATCTGCCGCCGAAAGGCTTCCCGGTTCGAGTCCGGGTGCGGTCAGAAACAGGAAATCACACTACTTCCACGTAGTCTGTTTTGGATGACTCTAATTTAGAGTTAACTAAATGTGTGATAATATCAAGATATTTTTGTGAAGTAGAAGGCTTAACGTATTTGTGTTGAGAAGTATCGATAATACATAATTCGATACCTTTCTCTAAACAAGCCTGAAATTTTCTATTATCATTGTTTTGGATTTGATTTAGCTTATCTTCACCATATATTGGTTCATAATGGAATATTCCATTAAGTTCAAAGGCTAATTTTAGGGATGGTATATAAATATCAAGCTCAGAATTAATGGTGGTTTTGTTCGAATATAGAATTTCTAGTTCTAGATATAACACAGTTAATTGTTCTTCTAACCATTTTTCTAACTTACTTCTGCGATTACCCTTTGTTTTGTGAGTGTTGTTATATGTAGCAGAGCAAGATCTAGAACAAAAATTTTTAGGGGTTCTCGTAACCTCGCTATAATGTTTCATAAAAAAACAACCACAACTTTCACACGAAACTTCTATTCTTGGGCTTTTTCCTTGTCCCAATAATCTGCATTCCAGCGAACAATAATTATTCCTATTATGGATTTTCTTTTTACTCCTCCGATTCTTCCATTGGTCATATGAAACTTCGAATTCTTCATTACACCTATCACAATTAAGCATCTTCATAATACTATTTAGTCTAAAAGTGTATTTTCGAGTCCGGGTGCGGCTATCTCATACAATAATGATTCATATCAATAGAAAAATCATTCCTGAGCAATTTTCGGTTGCTATCTCTGGTGGAGTTGATAGTTTAGCATGCTCTCATCTTCTTTTAACATTAGGTTATAATTTCAAAGCTATCCACTTCAATCATAATCAAAGAGAACAGAATCTAAAGATGGTTGATGTTTGTCGAAAGTTTTGTGATGACTACAAAATTCATTTGACAATTGGTGAATGTCGCGTAAAATACACTAAGAACATTGAAGATAATTTGAGACAAGAGAGATTAAGTTTCTTCGATGAGATTGGTGAATCAATTATAGTCTGTCATCATCTAGGTGATTGTGTTGAACAGTATATTATGAATTGTCTAAAAGGTTGTCCAGAATATAAACCGATTCAACAAATTAGTGAGTTTGATAATTTTACTTTGCTGCGACCTTTTATTAAAAACAGTAAATCTAATTTAGAGGATTGGGTTGATAAAAGAGGATTATCTGGATATGTAGTAGTTGATGAAACCAATTCAGATAGTAAATATGAAAGAAACTGGATTAGAAATGAAATCCTTCCTAAAATCGAAGAACGAAGAGGGTTGGAGAAAGTCGTATTAAAGAAATTTTATTTGTAATATATCCTCCTATAACTCAACGGTCAGAGTAGCGGTTTCATAAACCGTTAGTTACCAGTTCGAATCTGGTTAGGAGGACCATTTTATTGTGAGTGTTGTCATCAAAGGTTTAGTATTCCATGAATCCTTTGTCAATTCATACAAAGGTTTGGATACAATTCAAACTAGACGAAAACTGAAAAGATATTACACAAAGTCAGACCAAGATGCTATCATTAGATATCTGAAAGAGAATGGTCACATAAAACACTAAAGTATAATAAGACTATGTTGAAACAACAAAACATGACTCAACAAGAGATTGTTGAATGGATCTTATCTGGAAGAGATAATGATATTGATATTGATAAGAGCGTATCTGAAGGATGTCGATATTCTAGAGAACAACTAGAAGCAGTCAATGATTATATTGATTATATCGTTGGAGAACTAACAGATCCAAATTTAGCATATAATACTGAAACTGGATTTTTTGATTATGTTGGTCCTGAGTTGCCACCATAAATAGTAATAGATTTTAATGGGAGTGTATCGGAACGGAATTCTACTCCGTAGTACCGTAATGGATCGATGCAGGTTCGAATCCTGTCTCTCTCACATTTTAAACATCCACGTTATTTAATCAATAACTAGTAGGGGTTGATATAAGCCTATGATGAAGTCGGGTGATTCTGATAAAGCAATGTGGGTAAATCCTCGTGATAATGGTAACGTTATCTGATGAGTCGCGGATGCTAATAAGCATTTGAAGTGACTCAACGAATTTCGATTCGGTCAGAACATTCCTTTCCTATAAATAATATGAATCAAAAACTATACGCATTCTGGTCTTATGATAAATTCCCATATTGTTTATGGGGTGAAGTTGAGAAGTTTAAAGGTAATAAAGTATATATTGAATCTTATCAAGGTTGGTTTGAACCTTTCAAAATCATCGAAGGGGAAGCAGGGGTGAAGTTGATTGAATCATTGGTAAATATCGGAGGTAATAAAACTGTAGAAACCAAAGAATTGAATTCAAAATACGATAATCAATTGAAAGCTATTCTACCCGAAGTCTTTAAACACTAAACCATAATAGTCTCATGGAAAAAATTTCTTTAACTAAACATTCTCCAGTATCTATCATCTTAGCAAATGCTTTTGCAGAGGTTTCTGTGGGTAGTGGATTTGATAAGATTTATAAAAACGTTTATGATGATGGACATGAAGGAATTGATTGTGAATTGAAAATTGGTGGACATGTCATTCCTATTGCTTATTTCTTCAATAATTTATGTGATAGTTATAACAAAGACGTTGAGAAAAAAGCCGCTTTGATGTTGAGAGAATTGATTCACGGTAAACCGATATTGGAAAAGTTGGAAGATATGAGAGAAAGAGTTTCTAATATGCTTTCAGAAATTAGTCACGACATAGAACAATACGCCACAGACGAATTGGGTGTGAAGTTTGACTCTGATGGTTATCGTCATTATTAAACACTAAACCATAATACTGATATGAGCAAGATGATCAAACTTCCTGATGGTGATTATGTAAGGGCATCCGATATTCTTAAAGTATCTAAACCTTACTATGATGAAACAGAAGAATAATGGATGTCTTCTATTGCCTATATCAATAGGCTATATCCTGATACTGTTTCCTTTCATGTTTTCAAGATGAATAAAACATTTTGTAGAACAGAAGAAAAGGCTGATGAACATCTCGAAAAATTTATTAATTATATTAACAGACATTGATTATGGAATACATCAAATTAGTAGATGATATTCTACGGAAAGCTTATGATGTTATCGATTTTAATTATCTACCGGATGATCAGATCGATATGTTTAAGGATTATCTGAAGAAGAGAATAGATAATCTGATTGCAGAGATTGAAGAAAATGACGAGTAAAGATTTATCTCCGGGAGACTGGATCTCAGTTGATTGGATACCATATAAACTTTATGTTGTAGAAAACAACGATGAGACATTGAAGGTTAAATCTCCTGCTTGGTCTAATGGAGACTCTATGATGTTTAGACACTGGAGATTTAATTATAGAAATGGTAAATGTTGGAGTCTATTAGGAAAGTCGAAAGAGAATCCTTTCTATAATAATATAACTAAACTTACAGGATTTGTTCATCCTGTTGTAATGATCAAACACTAGAATAAACTAAGGGTATGAGAAAGATTACTGAAGATGCTGTTAATGCATTTATGTTCAACCATTCATTTGATAGGTCCAATACTTCAGTGGAATTTGGTCCAGATCAAATGGAAATGTTTCTTCATGGTAATCTGATTGCTATAAAGAATCATAAAACTTTAGTCATCGAGGTATCTCTATCTGGCTGGAATACTAGAGTCACCCGTGAAAGACTTAATGGAATTCCCGGTGTAAGTATTTCTACAAGTAAGGGTCAGGCTTATCTTAATGGTAATCCTATTGATAATAACAAATTTTACACAATTTAACTATGCTACTTATAATTACTGCATTCTTTATCGGATGGACCTGTGTAGGTGTATTATTTGATGACTCCTCTTACACAATAGATAAAATTTTCTCTGTTATAACCATAATCTTGTGGTTTTTGGTTAATCACACGTATAAATTTCCATGAAAAAGGTTATCTATAAGGATGATGTTTACTTTTACGAGATAACTAAAATGGTTAGCTGGGAGAGTAGCCTTCACATCTATAAAGAAAGAGTGGGTTTCTGGTCTTTCTTTAACAAATATAAAAGAATCATATATTTTGAATATACTGATTCTTTTTATGAAACAGACGAATTCGTAATAAAAAGGGCATTTGAATTATATGAAGAGAAAAATAAAGTTCTTCTAATCGATTGTTCTCCTGAAGTTGAAGACCTATTCAATCGTTGAAACACTAGAGTAAACTAAGGACATGAAAAACAACTGGACTCCTGTTATTGAAGATATCATTAAGTGCCTACTTAATAAAGGATTGACTCTACATTCTGTAGATAATGGCGATGGTGGAGTATTTGTGGATAATACTGAAGAAGCTGTGGGTGAAATCGAAGCTACTGATGAATCTCATCTTTATGTTAAGAATCCTGATGGTAAAACACTCTGGGTCCATATTGTTCTCGGAAATCAACCAGAAGAAACTATCTGTGATTATACAGTAGATCCTCTTATTGATGAAGCTTTTGGAGACTTTACTAAGATCTGGGAAGGTCGTGATGTTCCTAAAAAATAAGTTATATGAGAAATTTAGCACTCTTTAATGCGATCAAGGTTCGTATGATTAACATCCACGAATCCTTTGAACTTGCTGAACTTAAAACAGAAGAGTATTGGAATAAGTTCAATGAACTCGATAAGTATGATCAAATGATGATCGACTATTGTTATTCCATGGATGGTATTGAGACAGCAATGAGTAATATCGATTATGTTTGGAGCAACACTACAAAACAACTTCAGTAGATCTTATCAAGATTTCGATCTATCAGATGATACCTTTCAATATTCGAGATCAGATTGGAGAAATTATGTTCCTCAAGAGATTCAAAAGAATTGGAAAGTATTAAATTCTGATGAGAGATTTTTGGTGGCTTTAACTGCTGAAGTTGCTTGCGATCTTGATGAATGAAACACTACGATAGTATTAGGACATGCAAACGGTCAATCAATACACTCCGATGAAGTCCGGTGATCAATTCCTTTATAAAAAAGATACACCCGTATGCTGTCTTTACACCCTTCAAAAATTACCAGATTTTCCTCTTTGGGTTCTTATCTCTGAACATAATCAACCTTGGATGGCTCCTATGGATACTTCTTTCGGTGCATTTGGTCATTGGGAATCTGCATTTGTGAAAGTTGAACAATGAAATAAATCAATATGCGTAAGAAAATAACTATCGAAGTATCTATGTATTGTGGAGATGTTTCTGAAAGTGTGGTGGAAGAAGCTATAGATAAAATCTTGAATAGAATTGATCGACAAAGTATAGGTATTATGTGGGATGGATATTCTTCCGAACTTCATGATTACCTTTCATCTGATCCATATAGAGGACATAAAGCTGAATTAATTATCTCATGTGAAAGGAATTGAATCTTATGAATAAAGACAAACATATTGGTAAGTATCAGATTATGGTTTGGTCTTGGAAAACTGGTGAACCCGTGCTTCATAAGAAACATTTTATTAAGGATATTGATAAAGCTAATAAGAAGCGTTTGAAATATCAATTAGCAGGATTTGATGTTCTTATGTGGCAAGTTGGAAAGTATTAAACACTAAACCACAATAGTAACATGATCAAAAGCATTCTAGTATGGCCAAGAGAAATTCGATTAGGTTGGAGTGAATCATCTGAAAATAAATCAGAAGATACTCACCATTCTGAGTATGCGGCTAAATGTGTCTATCAAAGTTTAATCCATGAAGGTTTTGGATGTGATCGAAAGGATTTTCCTGTCGAAGCTAGGGTTGAAGTTGATGGGGTTGTTAAGTTTAGATATACAGAAGAAGACGGTTATTTGATTGATGAAATTAAACTCATCGAGCGTTATCCTCGCGGATGGCATCCTGATCGGTGTTATTGAACACTAAACCATAATACTCTCATGCTTCGAGACTATCAAATTGATCCTAATGATTCTGGTTTCTTTGTAGAAGATTGGAAACTTCGTGATTTCGATCATTCCACCGAGAATGGTATTATGTCTCTTGATCATCCTAAAGATTATCCTGATTACAAATACTTTGTAAGAGTTGGTGGAGGATGGAGAGGATTTAATAAGAAAGTTAATGCTAGGAGATATTACAAACAAGACTAATATGAAACATTGGGAATTTGATTGTAATATGGAAGTGAATGGAATCATGCGCCAAGTTTGGACTTGTCCATCTGATTTATTCAAAGATGAAACCTTCTATGCAATAACTTTTGATATTGGAAAAGAACTTCCACCATCAAAAGGATCAGGTTATTGGACACATTATAAAGCATTCAAAGAACAATTTCCTCAATACGAAAGATGAAACTTTATACATTACTTGCTGGTAAATCCAAGAAAAAGATGGTCAGGTTGGAAACGAATGCAAAGCATAAGTGTGAAAACTATATGAATGCTTTGAAAAAATCTAATCTTAAACAATATAAATGGTTTGAAATCAGGGAAGCATTACCCGATGAAGAACTAAAGGTTCATAAATCTCAGAATGCTTGGACCGGATACAATGAAGGTGGTCCGAAGATTACCAAAGGTAAAACAAGAACACAATAATATGGGCGCACACTCAACACTAAGATTTACAAGAGAAAATGCTCTTGAATATATCAAGACAAAGTTGGAAGAACCTCATTTGTCTAATAATAAGATCGAACTTATTATGGATGTTTTCTTAGATGAACAACTTTATAATTGTGTCATTTCGGATTTTCCTGATGATACTGATCGCTACTTGTATCGTTGAAACACTATCCTAAACTGAGGACGTTATGATAAACATCACACAAGCCGAAGCACTTAAACTTATTCAAGATTGTTCTGCCTGCGTTATCGATGATAATGTTCTGGTTTATCCATCATGGGAAGATTCTAATGATGAAGATTGGTGGTTGGAATTTGATTGGGAAGACGATAATAATTCATTCAGTCTGGTCTTTATGAAGGATTGTGGAGATATCGCATTCGATGGAACCAATCTCTATGTTAAGGATGAAGATGGGGATGAGCAAATGATTACTCTTCTTGTCCCTATGAAGTGAATAAGTCTAAGAATCTGGCTGTATCCACCCCCGAATATGATGGTGTAGCGTTACTATCAAATTTTCTGATAATTTTAAGTGTGGCAGACACACTGGTAAGTGAGTAATAGGATAAGCGTAAAATAGCACTGTCCCGAGCGCATCGTCACAACCGGCATTATTATAGGTTCGAGTCCTATCACTTGATTTCAAAATAATAAATCACCACAATGGAAAATACATACACAGAACAAGAAGTAAAATTTCTAGTTGATAAAGCTCTCAATATGGGGATGAGTATTCGACAAAATCAACTTCAGGGTTATGGTGGAAAATCTGGTAAAGATCAACTGGATGAATGGTTTCAAGTCATCATGAATCGTAAGAAGTCTAAGTTGGATATTACAGTATGAAACACTAGATTAAGATTAGGTCATGCACAACTCACCAGATACTTATCATGTTGAATTGGTTTGGGATTATTACACCGACACTGAAGAAAGATCTAACGATAAACGATTCTATCTAATTGCTAAGAATAATGAAAAAACTCAATGGATTAAGACTTTTAATAGAACCATCACAGCAAACAATCTAGCTTTGCGCGGTATTCCTTACGATGATTGTGAAAAAATCATTGAAAATGTGAAGAATCTACCGATGAAGAAGAGAAAAATTGTCACTGATGTAATTTGGTCCGTAGTTGACTGATGAAACACTAGCCTAGAATACTAACATGTTTACACACTATCTAGTAATTATCACTGAAAATAATAAGGTATCTGAACTACATTATCTTGATTCTATTTCGGATCAAGAGGATAAATTTGGTGAAGTGTTGGAAGAATATGGAATCATTCCTCTTGATCTTCATTATGAGAATAGAATTTTTGAAGGGGAAGGTTTCACTGTTCAGATGTTTGACACTGAAGGTTAATTGATGAAACACTAGCCTAGAATAGGGACGTAACGAGAAACCACCACTTATGCAACTATCTCAACAACAACTTGATGTCGAATCTTGGGTTCGTAATCCTAACCCTAATAAGAGAAACCTTATCATTCCAGCCCGTGCTGGTTCCGGTAAAACTTTTCTTGTGACGCATTGCGCACAATTCATGAAAGGTGATGTTATCATGTTGGCTTTTGGTGCTAAAGCTGCATGGCAACTTAAAGAGAAACTTTCTCGTATGGGCGTTCCTAATGCTATTTCTGGAACATTTCATGCAACGGGTAAGGGTATGCTCTATAAAGCTAAAGGTTGGCATAATGTTCCAAAGAATGGTAAAGTTTATTGGATCACTGAAAAGTATTGCCAACGTCAAGATCTTCAATATACTCGCAACTTTATTACTAAACTTGTAGGTTTCGCTAAACAAAATGCGTTTGGTGTTAAGGGTCAAACTTCTATCGATGATACTCAAGCATGGATGGAAATCATCACTCATCATGATATCGATACAGACTTTGATGCTGATCTTGGTGAAGTTATTGAAATTGCCAAGCAAGTTCTTAGGGACTCCAATCTTGATTTTCGTTCAATTGATTTTGATGATATGCAGTATCTTCCCCTGATCTATGATATCAAGGGTCAACAATATGATTGGGTTGTCGTTGATGAAGCTCAAGATACAAATGTTTGTCGTAAACTTCTTGCTGCTAAACTTGTCAAACCAGATGGTCGTTGTATCTTTATTGGTGATGAAGGACAAGCAATTATGGGATTCACTGGTGCTGAGAATGATTCAATGAATCTCATTCGTGAGCGTTTTGAATGTGAAGAGCTTCCACTTTCCATCTGCTACCGCTGTGGAAAGAATATCATTAAGACTGCTCAAGAGTTCTTTCCTGATATCATGGCCTATGAAGGAAACTGTGAGGGTTCTGTCACTTCTATGAAGTATCAAGAGTTTGTCGATCAAGCTATGAATATCAAGCTTGATCGTAATGTTGGGATTCTTTGCCGAAACAATGCTCCTAATGTTGCCCTTGCTTTCGCTCTTATTCGTCAAGGTATCGGTTGCCGTATCGAAGGAAAAGATATTGGTAAGGATCTTATCAAACTGGTGAATAAGTGGAAAAAGGTTAAGACTCTCTCCGACTTCATCATCAAACTTAATGAATTCTTCAATAAGGAGTTCGAGAAAGCTTCTTATGCTAAGATGCAACAATTGGAAGATAAGTTGGATACCATGATCATTCTGATTGAACGTGTCCAATCTCTCGGAAAGGATGATCTTTATTCTCTGGAGAAACTTATCGCTGATATGTTCACTGATTCTAAGGATGGGAATCTTCCGAATATCGTGACCTTCAGTTCTATTCATAAGGCTAAGGGTCTTGAATGGAAAACTGTTTACTGGTTGGGTGATGCGCAATTTTCTCCATCCAAATACGCAGTTCTTCCATGGATGCAACAGCAAGAAAAACATCTTCGTTATGTTGCAGCGACTCGTGCGATGGAAAGTCTTATTCATCTTACAGATGCTCCATCACGCCGCAATCGGGAAGAATAATCAAAACAATGAGCTAGGGTATCTCATTAAACTACCCTGAGTTGGGATAGATGAAACACTAAAGTAGAATACTGACATGCAAGTTCGAAATTATTATAGTCGTTCTCATATTCACTCTGGGAAAAAAGATTACGATGATTGTTTCGATGTTGGTAGTAATGCTACCAAAAAGCGCACGATGCGTAGGGAAAAGAAAAAGTATCGTAGGATGATTGATAAATTCTCTCAAGAATAATGAAAAATAGAGTTAAGTATTCATGAAACACTAGCCTAAGATATAAACATGATCACCCCACAAGACTTCAAATCAGAATGTGAAAAGTATGGATGGAATATCAATATCAAGAATGATAGGGTGATATCTATTCATAAGTCATTTACTCCAAACGATATGGATAAGTTAGTGGAGTGTGATGGGGAATACTATCACTTGCTTTCAATGGTTCCTTTGAAGGGTGGAAGTATCTGGGGAACTGATTGTGGCGGAATTGGTGCAATCGCAGCCCTAAATTCTGGTTTATTTATTATGAATAAATCTGGTAATTCAGGAAAGAGATTCCTCAGTGCTCTCAAGAAAATCCTCTGATGAAACACTAAAGCAGAATACTGACATGAAGTTCATCAATCTTACACCTCACACGATCAATATCATCTCAAAAGATTTCAAGATGTCGATTGATCCTGATAAGTCTTATCCGGTTCCAAGAGTTAATATGCAAAGACACGAACTTTGCAGTATCATGAATATTCCTATCTATAAGAATACAGTGGGAGATGTCATGGATCTACCGGATCAAGTCGATGATACTTATTATATCGTATCAACCTTGGTAAAGATGGCAGCACCAGCAAGAAAAGATCTATTGTCTCCCGGTAATCTTATCAGAGATGATAAGGGTAATGTTATCGGATGCGATGGATTCGATGCAAATCTTTAATAATCAAACACTAACCTAGAATCAGAGCATGTCCAGCAACAATAACAAATCAGACTTCCGCGCCCCACAAAAGATGCTTCGTACATCATGGGTTCAAATGGTATATTCTAAGCCTAAGAAAGGTGCCATTTCTATCAAGCGTTCCCTTAGCTCAAGATCAACTCCTATCTTTAAGACTAATGGAGTGACTACTTCCCTCTCACAAAACTTCTCATACTAATCAACATATGAAAAATATAAAGAAAGGTGATAAGATTCGTTGTATCAACCCCAACTTCGCATTGGTTGCTGATAAAATTTATACATTTGATCGTTATGATGATGAAGACGATGAACTTCTTTTTGTAGAAGGAACCGATGAATCATTCTTCACTGTTAGATTTGAAGTTGTTGATAAGCCCGAAACTATGAAAGAATTAGTAAATAAGGCTTATGACATTCTTCAATCTGGTAAGATTGTTACTATGTTTATTGATACATACACTCCAGAAAGTATCGAAATCTTTACCAAACCTACTAATAGATCATCCGCTTTAGTCACTGATGATATTAAAAGGAATGGCTTTTCTGTAGCCCTCAGAATGACCAATGATTTAGTCATCCCAGTAAACCAACTAACTATTGTATCAAACATTGTTAAGGATGTGGGAGATTATGAAGCTATTGTGGAGAAAGATTTCATTAAAGTAGGATGCCAATTCATCCCTTGGTCCAAGGTAGAAGAAATTGTAGAATTACATAAGAAATTGTCATAAAACTATGAATATCATCACAATGAAAGAAAAAACAACAACACCAGCAGGCTTGAAAATCGGATACAAAGTAAAACTACTCCCTAAGCATTATGGATCATTCGATTATGATGTAAGTGAAACATATACAATCAATGAAATCGGTAGTAATGGAAGAGACATCCATATTGTCGATTCTAAGGGTAATGATCGTTCTTGGTGGGATGATGATAAGTTTGAACTGGTAAGTTCTGAACCAGACTATATGAAACAATTCAAAGCAGCCACCAAACTTATTGGTAAAAAGGTATCCTATGTTAATGGTTCATTTGCCCATATAAAGGTTAAGAATGTTGTTTTGGTATCCAAGGAATCAACAAGCAATAAATCTGATTTAGTTCATGATTATCTTAAAACCCATGAGTTCTGTGTAGTTTGTACTGATAGTGGTGTATGTGTACCATTCGAGAGTGTCACCCCACTCGGAGAATATAAGGAACTGAAGATCTCCGATGAGTATACAGCCAAGGTTTATGAGGATAAGGTTGTGGTAGGATGCCAAACTATTCCTCTGGATACGGTAAAAGAACTCATTAAGTTGGCTGAGAATATCTAAATCCAACGAAACAAAGAAATTCAAAGAATACAAGAATATATGAAAGAAGTGATCAATACAAGTCGGGATACAGTAAATGTATCAGAAGTGAATTCGTATAAATTTTATGGGTTTGTTCAGAATCATACAAATTCAAAAGGATTTATTTCAAGAGTGAGTTATGGTGGTGGAAATTATCAAATGAAAGCCATTACAGAATTGACTGAAGGAAATTCATGGCCTTCACATTCACGAAGTAATCTTCAAGGTACAATCGAAAATCTTTTGAATAAAAACTTCACAGTATATCAATTCGATACTTCTAAAGAATTGTTTACTTGGTTGGCTGAATAAAGTTTGCATCATGGTGGTGTAAAACCCTCTCTGAGTATATTAACAAATGCCGTTTGTTTTTCATCATGACTCAGAGAGGGTTTCTTTTTCTTATAGAACACTAGAATAGAATAAACGTATATGAAGACTGTAATTTTTGAGGAGCAAAGTAAGTCCGTTGTAGATATTAAAGAGGTGAATTCCATGAAGTATTATGGATTCATTTCATCTGATAACTATCCGGGATATATTGCATCTGATGATATGGGTAAACTATCATTCAAACCCAAATTCTTTTTCTCTATGACTGAGGGTAATAACTGGTATTCTGAAGGAACTGAGACTCTTCAAGAATGTATGAAGATGCTCAATGATGAAGGTAATGTTAAGATTTACGAGTTTGAAACCTATCAGGAACTCTTGGCATGGGGTTCTAAGCAATAAACACTAACCTAGAATAACACTATGAAAATTACTAATATTACTCCTCCATCTGAGCGTATTTTTACCCTTGAACTTACTGAGAATGAACTGAAGTATCTCGGTTTGATTGTAGGTAATACTAGTTCTGTTACTATAGAAAATCTTATCGAGGAAAAATCATGGAAGATATGTAATCTTCCGGGTATCAAATCTGATGAGGAATTCGCCTGTAAGTTCTACAATATGATCGTAGATACCTTTGAATCATAACTATTATTACTTTGATCTGACAATTAAATCAATCTAATAAAAAAGTTGATTTGACAGATTGATCAAAGTGTGGTAGAAAACTTGCACTGGAATATATCAATAGAACACTAGCGTAGACTAAGGACATGCGACTGAAAGAATGGTTGAGGATAAGATTGGATAGAGAATTGTATATCGATGAATGGCATCGAGAAGAGTTATACAATCTCTATAGGAGTTTGTCATGATAACTTTATCAATTTAATAACTTTATTGATCTGACAAACTTGCCATGATCTAATAAAACATTTACTGTGGTGGTAAACAGTCCCCCTCCCGATGAATATGTGGTGATGGAACGGGAGGGGGACACACTTTCTTATATATAAAAATACGATCACCAGACTAAATAATATTGTCTTAAAAGATCCTCTTACTATAAGCGGGGATAAGGTTCACTGAACTGCCTCCATGATAATGATTCCTGATAAGATAGAGAAGGGAGACTGCTATAACATTCCCAAGCAGAAAGTTACTGTAACAAACTAGATAAATGAAATGATACTAATAAAGGTTCGATGCCTTTTCAACAATCTCGGGTCTTTCAACCATACTGATAAAAAAACATATCCTAAAGAACGCAAGCGGAAAATTATCATGATTTCTTCCGCTAAAATTGTTTATAAAACACTAGGGTAGAATTAGTTTACCATGAAACCCATCAACTATACAGATAAGATCTCTGGTAGGTACTATGATACTTTGACTCCAGTAAATAAGACTGTGAGAGTATTGAATAAGACCAGAATTGCTAAGATTAAGAAGTGGATTCACTTTTGGAGTCTTATGATTGGTTTTTCGGACTTCAAGAAACGATAAAACACTAGGATAGAATAGAGGGGATGAAATATCTTTCCGCCATAATTCTCCTGATTTGTTTCGCCGTATATTTAGAAAACGCCCCCGATTCCCATCCTATACATAAGGGAATGAAAAAAGCGGGTGAGTGGGTCGTTGAAACACTAGAGCAGAATGAAGGGGCATGATCATCATGATTCCCACCGACTCCACCGAAAAGAACGATGCCCTATTGGATGCCTACCTCGAAAGCAAAGAGCATTAAACACTAGGACAGAATGAAAGCACGAAATGGTTCATCCTACCAGAAAGGATGCGGGAAGCTCTCGAAAGAAGCAAGTCGAATAAAACACTAAGATAGAATATAGACGTTATGCAAACCACCACTACTACCCCTATCGCCGCCCCAACCGCAACTGCTAAGAAGCCCGTTCAATTCACGTTCGGAATCACAGAAAACCTCAAAAATGAGGCCACTGAACTCCGCAAGGGCTTCACCCGCCCCGCTGCCGTTGCCAAGGCCCCTCCCATCCCTATGTCTGAAAAAGAGTGCTTTGAGGTGCTTTACAAGGTCGCAACGGATCGCCGCTTCAAAACCGTGCCAGTGATGGAATCGGTCGAAGTCGATGGGGAAGCTGTTGAGGTGCAAGCCTTGGATGAGGACGGCAACCCTGTTTTCGAAACCAAGGATTTGATCGGGGAGGCATGGGAAGCGATTAAGGTTCGCGACTATTCTGAAACCGTTAGCAAGACGCCGACCATCGATGGGTTGGTTGCTCAAATTCGTAAGTATGGCGCGGCCCTTGGATTGTCTGAAGATGCGATTGCCGCAATGGTGGCGACTGCAACCGCCCCCGCAACCGCAGCGGAATAACCCTCCAAGCCCTTCCCGCCCCTTGTCCCTAACCCGGACAAGGGGCGGCACTTTCGAGAGCTTGGAAGCGATTCTAAGAGCTTTCGAAAGTGCTTCAGAGGATGAAACACTAGAGCAGAATGATGATGCCGCTGGGTGGCGATAGTTCACCCGTTCCTTTTTACTCCACTTGCTAGTCATTGCCAAGGAGAGTGACGAAGCCACCCAGCGGATGAAACACTAAGATAGGATGTAAGTAGCTTAAATGCCTTTTCCGCTCGGTGCGGGTAGCCCTTGAAGAGGGCTAGGAAAAACATAATCAACCGCCAGCGATTGCAAGCGTGAGGTGGAGATGGGGAATAGCTACCCCCGGACAGATTATGAGGGTTCGATTCCCCGCGAGGCCACCCCTTTCCGTTTGAAACACTAGAATAGAATTCAATCATGTCCACCACATTAACGCCTGATACCGCCGCCTATGTCATCACCAAACGCTCCGCGTATCTCAAACGCCAGTGCCTACTAGGGCATGGTGACAGTGAAGAGGAGGCTTTCCATGATGCCTTCGGCCCTAAGCCTTGGAGCCCGCAACAAAGGAGGTCCGCCGCTGCCTGCAACGTGCGCAAGGTTGACCAGTTCGAACTCAACGAACTCCTCTGGAGTTGAAACACTAGGAAGGGGCATCGGTTGTAATGATCGATGCCCCTGCATACTCTAGTGATGAAACACTAGAGTATGCTTGCGTTAGGAATTGGATAGGTATGCTAGTGTTTTATGGATGGGGAGGGGGCCATAGAAAAATATATTTTTTAATAAATTTTCTCAATTTTCCTGTATAGAAAAATATATTTTTTAATAAATTTTCTCAATTTTCCTGTATAGCTTAAAAAATTTTTTTGTATTTTTTTTTTCATTTTATATAGGATTTTTTTATTATCCATGATATCGCCACAGCAACGCATTACATTTATTCCAATTCAGTGTTTTTTGAAGGTGGGGTGTTTTTAAATTCGGTCATATAGCTATCATCTGTGAATTGATGTCGTTTGTTTTCTACGCTATATACGGTTAGATCAATTTTGTAATTGGGATTTTTATCGAGTGGAGTATCGACCCATGCATCATCATGCCATATAATTCTATTATTTGGGTAGATATAAAAATTACCATTATCCATTTTAAATAAGTGTCCACACTTATGTTCTGGAGTTTCGCTAAAATTCGTATCAATCATTGCTTTATTTTCCCACCCCCAATCGAGAGTCATCATATATTCTCCCCATTTTTTCTCATTACTTGGGGTGATAAGTTTCGCTCTTAGGTTTTTCATTCTTGCTCTCACGTTTACATCTATATATGGGCTGAAACAATCCCAATACATTGCTTCCTCTAAGTTGACAGGTTCACATTCTTTCCAACAAAAAGCGGTAATTGGTCTTCTAGTCCAGTTCACACCATTTGTTAAAAATGCTTCGAATAGGGGAACTCTTTTTTCCATAGAGGCAACACTATGCACATCACACAGCGAGTATTCACCATGGCCGCTTTCATGATTAAAAAGATATTGATTGCGAATCAGGCAGGTGATTGTTGGAACGTTGTGATTTAAATAAGGCATGAGTATATTATACCATCGATTTTGCTTAAGTCAAGCATAAATACTATTATGCATTTATCCTTGTGTGAATTATCCGACATTTATTCGACTTTATTAGAAGAAGGCGTGGAAGAAAAAATACCAAAGCTCTTATCCTTGGTTCCTTTATCAAACAATATAGGTGGTTTTAAGATTGAAAACGATGACAATAAAGCCGACTTTATTCGGTGGGTTTCCGAGATGTTTGATCCATCCCCTAATGGAATGTACCTGAATTGGATTCTTAAGATGTTTAAGAACGGTATTTTGAGAGGGGAAGAAGATTCGGATAAAGTAAACAACACTCTAAAACTATTCACCACTCTTAAAATAAAACCTCAATTTCCAGCAGAGTATAGGGACATAAATCGTTTTAAATCTTATGGAGACTTAGCTGAAGTGGTTGATAAGTTTTCGGGTATTAAGACCAAGGGTGAGATGGTAAGGGAGAAGGAGAAAGGTATTACTCTAATGGAGGAGTATGATGAATATAAATTGTATGTAGTTACCGAATCTGAAGCTGGTGCTAAACATTTTCGTAATACGAAGTGGTGTGTCAAAGATCCTCGATACTTTGATAATTATGGTGCTCCGTATTATTATTTCACAGAAAATGATGAACCATATACTTTACTTCATTTGGACTCTAATCAATGCATGGATGTTCAAGACCGCGATACATCTCTGAATCAGAATCAGATTGACATGATGGAGACTGAAAAGATGACCAAATATGTAGTGGCTAATGATAATTCTGAGGACGCTTTAGTTAGTTATAATGAACGGGTCGGTGAGGGATACGATGGAATTATCGCTGAGTATGTTGAAAAACAATTGAATGATTTAGTTTCTCAATACGATTTTAAACATTATCATTTGAATACAGATGATATATCTGATGAGTATTATAATGCTATTGGATTTATCACTTATAATTTTGAAGGACTGGAAGATTATTTTGATGATAGAGATTTTATAGAGATAGTAAAAAATGCTCTGAATGATATTAATATATATCCAGATTATTTGTATTCCGATAATTTTTCAGAAGATGGGGTAAATGTTACTATCGAGTATGATAGCCAATCAGATTATCGATCTAAAACCAGAATGGATAAACTAAGGTCTTTTTTAGATGACTTGAGGAATTACGATGATAGTTATGAAAGTGATATAGAAAAATTCGAAGAGCGTTTAAATGAAAATCTATTAGAGAAAGGCTATATCTCATCTTCATGGAAAACCTTTAAAAATAAAGTTTTGGATAATATTGTTTCAGATAAATACCGAAACACCTTCGAAAAGACAGAGAGAAAAAGATCAAATTTTTTCGTGTTGACATTCGACAATCCAGTGAAAACATATCCAGAAGACAGAAATATGAGAATTAAACAAGCAGCCTTGGAAGAGAAATTTTTCTCACCCATTAGAAAAAACGTTAATCATATATATGTGGAAGAAGAACGAGGGAAAATAGTTATTTCATATATTCCTTCATTTGATGAAGATATGTCTCTTGATAATTATTTGAGAGATTTTAAAATATTCAAATCTTTAAATATTCATTTTGACGATTATCAAAATCAAATAAACAATTTCTATAATTACTTACATTCTGGTGCTGTTCAAACTGGTCGAGAAGAAATTCCAGTTCTCACATTACGCTCTAGAAAATCTCCCCCAGAACAAGGATACTTCCAATTTAAAGAAAGCAAAATAAAAACCTTTTCTCAATTATTGAGTAGAATTAAATAACTGATATGATCACCTTCAAAAAATATTTTACACTCTTACAAGAACAAAATTATGAAGTTAATACACCAAGTATAAAATCTTTATCAAAAATCCCAAAATCTCCACCGTATGGTTTTTGGATGGATAGGCATGGAAATCTTGAAACTGTATGGAAATGGGCAGAACATGAGAATGCAGCTAGGCGATTAGTTAGGCATGGTAAAATATTATCTGAGTATGATGAAGATAATATGAGTAAAATTCTACTACAAAAAGGTTGGGCTAGGATTGTTGTAGAACCTACAAATCAAATACATTGTGAAACGATTAATAATGATATGTCAACTGGGCAAAGAAAAACGTTAAAGTATTTGAAGGAATTGTATCCTGAATTGCCTAGTATGTATACTTCCCGAAATTGGATGATGGACGAGGATGAAAATCCATATATGTATAGTTCGGATGACGAGGACGAAGAATTCACTAAATCACCATTTGCTGTATTCGTGGTTTATCAGTTTCCCGATGGGAAGATAGCCGCGACTACCAGACCATCGGATAGAAAATCTGATGATGATGGTAACGGAAAATATGGTTTACCGGGAGGTAAGGTTGATCCGGGTGAAGATCCTATGGAAGCTGCTATTAGAGAATCTATGGAAGAAGGCTGGATCGTAGAAAATTTAGAACTAAAACATTCTGATATAGTTCAAGGAAAATTAGTATGGTGGTATAAAGCAAATTACGCAAAACCTCTTAAGGAATATAAGGAAAAATATAGAGGTATTATTCCATGTAAAGTAGATATGAATAAATTACAAGGATTTGGTAATGATATTGCTATTCCAAAATCTATTAAATAACCGATATGATCCCATTCAAAAAATTCTTCTTCGAATCAGTCAATAATAATCTAGATGACTTTTCAGAGAAATGGAATAAGGCTATCTCATCTTCTGAAGAACTCCGAGTAGCCTTGAATCTGATGAACAAGATTGTTGATCTGTTTCCTTCTGGAGAGATTTATATTGTTGGTGGTGTTCCTCGTGACCTTATTATGGGTAACGAGATCGATGATGTTGATATGGCAACTAATATCCCCTTCGAGGATTTGTCTCAACATTTTGAGTTGCGTAATATATCAAAGAATGATTCTCAACCAGTTTATACTATCCTATATAACAACTATGCTTATGACTTAGCTAAATTTAGGGAAGATTCTCAAACTGAAATGGGAAGACAGAGTAATGTTTCTGTAGAGGTTGATAGTTTTGAAACGGATACCAAACGTAGGGATATTACTATCAATAGTTTTGGTCTTGATCATCGTGGTAGGATTGTAGATTATCAGGGTGGTTTACAGGATCTTCAGAATAAATTAATTCGTGCAGTTGGTAATCCTAGAGAGAGGTTTAAGGAGGATGCTACCCGTTTGCTTCGTGTCTTCAGATTCGCAGCTAAGATGGACTTTGATATTGAGCCAGAGACTCTACAAGCTGCTAAAGAATTGAAGCACTTGTTACAAGATTCTTCTCTGATTTCTATGGAGAGTATTTCTCAAGAAATGTTTAAAGCAGCCAAATCAGGAAGAACTCTATCAAACTTTTTAAGTAAGCTTACTGAAGCTGGAATATTACAAGATATTCTTCCAGAGTTTCATGCGATGGATGGAATGATGCATAATCCGAAATATCATCCAGAAGGGGAGAGTAAAGTTCTTGGTCACATTCACGAATGCTTAAAAGTTTCACCTTATAGTGATCCTGTGATTAACTTAGCTGTTCTTTTCCACGACTTTGGAAAAGCTACAACTAGAGGTGAAAAGAATGGACATTCTACATATTATGGTCATGAAGCTGCTGGTGTTCCTATTGTTGAGGGAATCTTCAAAAGAATGAGATTCGCTAAACTAGGACCGAATGATAAAAAGAACATTCTTGATGCTGTAGCTAAACATATGATGGTTCATAATCTAGATACACTCAATATAAAGACTCTCAGAAAATTGATTCATGATCCTTCATGGGAGACTGTTAAGGCTGTGGCATATTGTGATGAAGCTTCTCGTGGTCCCGGTCTATTTGATAAACAAGAGTTTATGGATAAGATTGAGAGAGCAGAAGCTAAACTAAACACAGTTCCGGGAGGTGCTGATGCTCTGAAAAAACAAATAGCTCAGTATGCTAATGGTAATAAAATGATGCAATGGTTTCCACAATTCAAAACAAACCCCAAACAGATCGGTATGTATTTACCCAAATTACAAGATTGGGTGGCTGAGATGTTATTAAGTGGTAGAGAAATCTCAGAGCAGGATGTTCTCAAGAAGGCTAAACAAATGATTCCTTCCAATCATCTCATTAACCCTATTAGTTTTTTTACTCGATCACTAACATAAGGTGTGAAATCTTTAGGAGATCTGAATCCCGCTCTTAAATCCAGAGTTTCCTTAGACACTTTCATTCTTTTCAATTTAGAATAAAGAGAACCTGTATTGTGTTCGAGATCCATGAATTTGTCGAAGGTATGCATTAACGCTAGGGTATTATCCCTTCTAATCGCATTATCTAACTCCTTGGTGACTTGGGTTATAACACTCCATTTCTTACCCCCATACAAATCAGCATATTCTTCCCAAAATGGTGCAGATAAAATATGTATGGTTTCTCCATAATCAAATACATTAAACCATACATCTCCAGATCCATCATTATAAGCTTTAGCTAATTTCGGAAGAAGTGCATTACTCTTGAACCATTTAACAACTTCAGTAGATGGTATCAAATATTCATCGAATATGTTTTCTGCTTCATCTGCAATTGCGTCTTTGGTTTCGTCCAGAAGAACATTAGAAATTACTGCCAGAGCTTCCTCAAAATATCTATTGATTCTCTCCCGAACTTTATGTGGTCTTATATTAGTTTCGGCTTGATCGTATGCTGTTTTACCACCCCCAAGTTCCCACCACAAAGCATATAAAGCGTATAGATCCATAATGGCTTTATCTCCAGATGATGGATATACATACTGAGATTCGATTAATAATTTTCTTCTTTTATTTATTGGTGATAATTCTCCCCTAGAAAACTTTTCATAAAATTCTTGAAATTTTGTCATATAGTTATTTATATTTTTGAGATGTGTCAAAAAGACTTAACTACAATATATCCTAGTTTTTTATAAAGTCAATCAACCAAAATACTTCTTAATCTCAAAATCTGTAAGTGATAGACCCAGACTATCATACATCTCCTTACAAGAATCACAGACCTCGATCTGTTGCAATTCTAACATATTATTCTCCCCATATTCGGAGATATATATTATATGATTTTTAGGGGTGTCACATCTACATTCAGTCTTCATCTGGGTATAGATATTTCCAAATTACCATCATTATATGATCACCGAACCAGCATATGCAGGAGGAGTAGAAGGCTAATACCAAGGAACATAAAACTGAACCTGTCAACAATAGCCCATAAAAGAGTCCTATCCAAAATCCTAAACATTGTGCGCATTCGATTAATTCTTTAAAAAAATTGTTTTTCTTTATAATGTTGCGTGGATAATTTAGGATTGTGCTATATTTGATTATCAAACACAGTCCAATCATGGACCCACTAATTAAAATTAAATCAGCCAAGCAAAAGTTTTTCTCCGTTTAATGTTTTAACACCATCTGATAAGAGTAGAGCTTCCTCTTTTTTGACAATTATTTTATTACCATAATCGTCTGTAATTTCTACCTTACCATCACCAATATCAGTCACAATTGGGCAGTTTCGTTTATTACAACACAATTTAACACTTTTTTCACTTAATCTAATTATATTCATATTTTAATTATTTAAAAATTTCCATTTAAATCCACCACACGTTTTTCTAATAACGCTCCCATTACAACATTGCGAAATACTCGAATGATATATCCCCAACGACTTACTGGCGTCTGTTATAGAATCCCATTCTTTCAAAATTTCTCCATTCGTTGACAATTGTTGAACACCTTTTATAGGACCAATTCTTCTCCCCAATACATCAACAGCGTGTCTAATGTTTTGTTTATATGTCACCCACTCTAAATTAGATAATCTATTATCGTCTTTAATTCCGTTTTTGTGATTGATTATAAGAGAATTATCGTTGGTTGGTTCGAAACTTTCCAACACTATTCTATGAACACTTTTGGTGCATGATGTATTATTTTTAGATAGTTTAATTCGATGATATTTTTTTAAAGTGGGGGAAGATGACATGATATTAGAATATCCACCCTTTTTATAATTGAGGGATTTTATTCTTCCGAGATTAGAAACCATATAAAGACCCTCATATCCAGAGACATCAATCCAGCATTCCTCTATGGAAAAATCTTGATCTGAGACTCGGATAATTTCATTACTCATAAGTATTACTATTTAATCGTTTGGATTAATTTATTCAATAGATCCGCATTTTTATTATATACAGATCCTACTTTAATAACTTTACATACATCACCGTATTTTTTGGTATTATCTAGGTATAGATCAGATAAACAATCCCAATCATCAAGTAACCATCGGCCACATCCATATTTTATTTCGTATTGATTAGTTACAATACTTTCATGATGATAATATAATTTTACTATATCACCTTCATAAATCTCTTCCCCATTTAGGTCATGTAAGCCAGTATATCTTAATATTTTATAAGAATCCTCCGCTGCCTTTACCAATTCCCCATTCATAAAATCCTCAAAGAAGAGTTCACCACTTGGGTTTATATACCATTCACACCCATCTAGGAATCTATCAAGGGTATTTAACCATATTTTAAATTTCATTTATCAAATCCTTTCTCCATTTTTTTAAGTTTGGTGTAATACTCTGGATCTTCCTCTAGATGCTGTTTAGCAATCGTTTCCGCTACTTCTTTATTATCCGTATGCTCCATCTCAACGTCCACACCCATCTTTAATTGCTGTGGATTATACTCGATATCAGAATTAACTCCTTTAAAAAATTTTTCAAATGTTTTCATAATTGTTTATATATCGGTCAATAGATCAAATAAAACTTGATCTATCGGACATTATTTAATCTTTGTTTTACCAACTACCTCGATTTTAACTGATGTAATACCAGATTTAATAAAGTCTAATTTTTTAGCCACTCCAATCGTTACATCGATAATACGACCACGGATAAATGGTCCTCTATTGGTGATTTTAACAATTTCGCTTTTATTATTTCTAGTATTCGTTACCTTCACTAAAGTTCCGAACGGTAAAGTTCTGTGCGCTGCTGTCATAGAGCTATCCACCAATCGAACACCACTCGCTGTATGCGTTCCACCGTTGCACTTGACAGAGTAGAATGATGCCTTCCCCTGCTCAACCTGAGCCCCAATTAAGGTGGAGCACATCAAAATCAGTGTGAGTATTGTCTTTTTCATAAGTCGATTACTATTTAAGCATGGTTTAGTGTTTAATCAAGTCATTTTGAATAAATAATCATATACAGTCATGCCTCCACAAAGTAAACACGATACAACTGTCAACTGGGTCCTTAAAATAGGGGGATTTATTATGTCTATAGCGATTATGGTTTCATCTTGGTTCTTAAACCAAGCAATGGAGCGAATAACTAATATAGAAAAATCTATAAAGGAATTGGAATTATCTGCTGCTATCGTATCTGGTAGTAAATTCACTGCCTCCGATTGGTCAACAGCCAAAACCGTTCTAGATGCTGACAGAAATGCTATAGATAGGCGTATTGTTCGCTTAGAAGAAAATTCTGTAGTTATTAAAGATTCTTTAGCTGAGATCAAACAAATACTTAAAGAAACAAGATGAAAAAAATTCTAATATTATTATCAGCATTAGTGGTCATTGGATGTAATCCCAAAGAATTACCTAATCCTATTATACCCCCACCTCCTAAACAAACAGAGAGTGTAATTCCTACAGTTAAGCAAGCTAAGGTTGATGTTGATGAAACTATTATTAATAATGTTAAGATAGGTGATAAATTAGGGGAAAATAAACAAACGGTATCAGATCAGAAATTATCTATAATTGAAGCATTGACCCAAGCTGAGAAAATGAAAGAAAAGGCTTTAGCCAAGGTTGCAATTTCTGAATTAGAGGTTTTGAATCTTATTTCTGAATTGAAAAAAGTCGAAGCTAGGAATATGTTTTTAGAAAAACAAAACGATGAATTATCTAAACTATCCAAGGATCAAGAAAAAATTCTAAAGATAATCAAGGATACTTTAGATAAAACAGAGAAATTAGCTTATAATAAAGAGGAGGAAGCTTATACTTTAAGGGAACAAAATGTATATCTATCAAAAAATTTAACAGATAAAAGTCAAGAGTCAGAGTCTCTAAAAAAACAATTAACGAAAGAAAAAGAAGTTAGTGCATCAGCTAAAGTTTACAAAAATTGGGTCATAGGTCTAGTATCCGCATTTATTGCTTGGTTGGTGATCAAAAACATTTTAATGATTTATTTTCCCTTAACCAAATTTAGAATATGAAAAGAGATCCCCTAGATAAAACAGAATTTATGAAGTCAGTTCGTCAAATATGGAGTGCCATCTTTATTGGTTGCGCATTTACTGTATTATTTGTAAACTTATACATGGGTGCTCAATTCGACCCAACTCCGTATATGCAGTTTTTCTTAGCAATTGGATCACTCTTTATTCTAGGAGCATCTGGTGATTCTTGGGTTAAGGCTTATAGTGTGAAATCTATTAGAGAAACAGAAGTTCAAGAAGAGACTAAAAGACTCACATCAGTTACAATAGACGAAACAATAGTAAATAAAGATATCGTATTGGAGTATGTAAATAAATATTCAAATGATCCAAGTTATGCTCCTTTATCTTGGGTAGAGAAAACAGAACAACCAGAATTCAGATGAAAGAAAAATTAGCACAAAAGATATTAAAAGACTCTGGTTTCTACACCGAAACTATTGATGGTGATTTTGGTAAAAAAAGTAAAGAAGCTGCTTTCAAATATTACAATTTTCCAACTACTTGGAATGGTGAAAAATTAGTTACTGGTGTAATTCAAGTAGCTGCTGTGAGATCTAATATAAACATTGGAAATATTGATGGTCTTTGGGGTAACATGACTCAATCAGCTTATGAACAATTGCTTAAAAAAGATAGCCTACATGTTAAGAAACCTGATGTATCTCAATCTGTAGATGTAAAAAAACATTATAATGATTGGCCTAAGCAAGATTATAATAGTATGGTGAAGTTTTATGGTGCTGTCGGGACAAACCAAACAACTTTACAATTACCATATGAAATGCTTTTAGCTTGGGATTTAGATTCTAAGGTTTCTAAAATCACTTGTCATGAAAAGGTTCATGATTCTCTACAAAGAATATTCAAAAATACTTTAGATCACTATGGTATTGATGCAATAAAAGAACTAAGACTTAATCGATTCGGTGGTGTGTTGAATGTGAGAAAAATGCGCGGTGGATCTTCATGGAGTAAGCATTGTTTACCGAAAGGTTCTCCGGTGTGGACACCAAAAGGTATTGTTCCTATCGAAAATATATCCATCGGTGATTATGTTTATTCATTCGAATCTGGAAATTTGGTCACAAAAAAGGTTAAAAATTTCTTCGAGAATGGGAAAAAACCGCTAGTAAAAGTCGTGGTTTGTGGTGGAGATATTGACTGTTCGCCGGAACATAAAATTTTAGTTTTGAAAAAGAAGACATTAGAACCGACAGAATATATACAACACAAAAACAAAAACGGTCAAATAAGAGCCAAATATTGGACAGAGATGGTGGAAGCTAAAGATATAATTAAGGGGGATAAAATAGTTTTCCTTAAAAAATCAATAGTTGATGGAGATATTAACTGGGATTCTTGGTATGAAATTCTAGGCATGTTTATAGGTGATGGGTGTATTCATCATCGAAAAGGATCGCCATCATACATGTCTATACAGATTCCAAAAAGTGATAGAATCAGAAAACACGCGGAAAAATTATTTGATAATTATTTTGGTTCTGAGAACATTAAAAAGAATGAAAAACAGTTCATTATAAACAAAAGAGATATATGGGAAAGGTTTTTACCATATAATAAAAAATCTTTCGATAAAGATATTCCCACCGAAGTTTGGTCATCAACTATCGATCAGCAACGATCATTTATTAGAGGTTATTTATACACGGATGGGTGTATAATAAAATCGAGTAGGGCGGTTAAACATTCTTTCAAATGTGCCTCGTATAATTTAATGCTAAATCTTCGACTTTTGCTATCTCTCCATGGATTCAGAAATTCGAAATTGGATAAGAGGAACGGTGGGGAGACTGAAATATGTGGAGTTAAGTGTAATAGGCGAGACGGGTGGATGTTTACTTCGGTCGATACTAATAATATATTTACATGTGTTGAGGACATAATGTATTTCGATAGGGTGAAAGATTCTAAACATAATAAGGGAACATCTCACTGTATGGGATATGAGGAATTATTTCCAGATTTTATCTACAAAAGTGTCAAAGATGTGAAATATCTCGAAAAAGGACTTGTGGACGTTTTTGATATCGAAGTCGAAGATACCCATAATTTTATTGTGGATGGTATGGTTGTATCAAACTCCTGGGGTGCTGCTGTGGATATTGATCCAGATAGAAATCAATTGAAATGGGGTAAAGATAAAGCATTTTTAGCTAGACCTGAATACGAACCATTTTGGAAGATTGTCGAAGCAGAGGGTTGGACTAGCTTAGGTAAAGCTAGGAATATAGACTTTATGCATTTTCAAGCCGCTAACCTTTAATAATCAATCACTTATGAAGATTTTATCGATCATTTCATCTCTCTTGATATTATCTTGTGCTCCCCTTCCCCAGAGAGTATCTACAGAATTTAAAACCGGAGAAGATGGACAATATCAAGGAACTGATGTAGCTTTGAGTTGGGATCTTTAGTTACTTCCCAGTGCTACCGTATCCACCAGTTCCTCTAACCGAATCTGATAAATTGTCTACAACTTCAAAATCCACATCTTCTCTGGAGCGAATTTGCATTTGTAAAATTCTATCACCGACTTCGTAAGGTGGTAATGAAGGAATTACATGATAAAAAACAGCACCGATTTCTCCACGATAACCTTCATCAATAGTTCCGATTGAGTTGGATAGAATCAATCCAGTCTTATGTATTGAACTTCTGGGTCTGAAGTCGGCTTGTGTATTCTCTGGAATCTCCAGAGCAAATCCTAGACCGTATTGAATACGTCCATCTCCTAGATCTTTCTTAGATGTTGCGACTACATCATAACAAGCGTCATTCTCCAAAGCTCTCTTTGGAACTTGCGCATATTCATTTAATAGTTTAATTTTCACTTTTAACATAATCCTAAAATTTCTTTATCTTCCTGAGTTAGTTTATCTAAAACTAGTTTTCGTTTATCGTCAATAGACATATTATTCATAAGCTCTATCGTTTCGATATCTTCTTCCATTTTTTGCTTTTTTAGAAAATTATATTGTTCTATGATTTCCTTTTTTAATATTTGTTGGAATTCGTCGGAAGCATAACTCATACAACCTTCATATATGTCTATCAAAGTATAACATAGATCACCAGTCTCACATCCTTCCCATGACGCTAGTTCATATAGTTCTTTTATAATTTCTTGTGTAATATTCATTTGGATAATTCCTTTTCTTTCTTTTTGATTTTTTCTTTCAAAGCTTCTATCTCACGTTCCTTTTTCCAGATATTATATAAATTTAAAATTTCCTCATATTTCTTTAATTTATACGAATATGTATTAAATCTATTCTCGAAAGCCTTTAATTCTTTTTCGTATTCTGGATTCACATCACTCCAAGAAACTAATCATCCTTCTAAATATCCAGAATAGTGTGTAACTGCACTCAAATCATAATCTTCACCAATCAAATCCGCTAACCTTTTTAATTGGTAAAATGAGATTGATTTTTCGTCATAAGAATCATCCCCACGATAATCCTCCAACCCACCGTATTCATTTTCTAGAGTTTTGTCCTTTATCACCGAATTTAATAAACATTTCAGATGACATTGTATAATACTCTTCCATATTAAATCTTCACGAATGTTCCTTCATCCAAAGCTTTTCTAATATACCTCATAAACATGATAGCTTTATCAGAAGCTTTGAATGTAGCGTCTCCACAATCTTCTAATGGAACTGGGAATGTGTATAAACCAGCATCCTCTATAGACACATCATTCATAATTACAATCTGATAATATAAAATACCTTTTCTGTATTCTCTAAATTTTACACTATTATCTTTGATAATATCTTTAATTGTCAAATTCATATATCTGAAGCTTTTCTTGTTTTCTTGTAAAGTTGTGATTGTTGATCAGCATCCTTAGCTGTAAGAATTCTTCGTTCTCCATCACCAGTGACTTTCCATCCATCATCCCAAGATCCATCATCCTTTTTAATTTTAATATAATTTCCAATAACAGCAAACCTTTCTGGAATCCATGCCATGTGGTGGATATTCTCATTTTTTAAAAGTGAGCATTGTATGTAGTTTGTTTTCTTTTTCATAATTTATCAATCTTCTTTTTCAAATTTATCCATATCTTCCCAATCAAAGATTTCTCCACACTCTTCACATCTCCAATAATAATCAGCATACCCACAAGCACAATCGGGTTCGTAGCAGGAGTAATCCCAAAATAGAATTTCTCCCCCACAATTCACTTCTTCATTTTTATGTATGTTAAGTGGATACCACATGTCAGTATTATATTCTAGTGTTTAATGCAGAGGATAAAGGAATCGAACCTTTATAGCCCGAGTCAAAGTCGGGAGCATTGCCATTATGCTAATCCTCAATTGTTTTTTCTAAAATTACATGATTAGTTTTTAACTTCAATTCAAAATCATCTATAGCCTTTTCACAACATTTACAAGAATGAAAATTTGAGGTGAGATAGTGATCCCATGGCTTCTTCCAAAATAAGAGCCATCGTTGTTGAATTATGTAATAATAATCCACACCGTTATGTTTCTGCACTATTCTAAATTTCATAATATGTCCTTTATCGTATATAGGTTCTCCAATGAATAAAAGTATTATACACGCTGTTATGATGAAGTCAATCATTAATGCCGCTCAGTGTTGGTATCGCGCCAACCTTTCAGGATTACTTCAATCCACTGAACAATTTTTATATGTTTCTATATTGTGACAATTCGGACACAAATATTCTAAATTATCCATGTTATTATTTTTACAGTTACACCACATTTTACTACACCCCCAATACCCTTCTTTCATCCACACTAAGTTTAGCTAATGCAGAAGCTTTGATCTTTTCTCTCGCTGCTTTGGCTTCTTCACTACTAACATCCAATTCTACAGGCGTTGGAGACTCAAGTAAATAAACAACACCATCAACAATTATAACATTTTTAGCTATTACTGATCCTATACCATCCCACCACCCTATTCCAATAGCTTCTTTATCTGCCCCACTTCTAGATGTGAATATTCCTCTACAACTTCCGAGACGACCATAGTCATCTACTGTCTCATAAGCAGCATAAACTTCTTTAATTTCTACATTCATATTATTTTATGTAATCATCATATTCGCATAATAGCTGATCTAGTGCTTGTTCACTATGAACCAATCTCAAATTACAACCATGGTGATATTTCAACCAAATAGCCAAATTTTTATTTGAATCTTCTAAAGAACAATCATGATTTTCTATCATTAAAGCTTTACACATATGTTTATGTTCGTCACAAACTACTCTATAAAAAGTTTTCATAAATGATCTCCCTGTGAGACTTGCGCTCACCTATCTGGGTTACAAAGCCAGAGCATCGCTATCTATGCTTAGAGAGAATTGGTGCGCCAATAGGAACTCGAATCCTAAAGAATAGAGTGGAAGTCTATTATGTTACCAATTACATCATTGGCGCAGTTTGTCTCAATCAGTTTGATCAGAACCTTTTAGCTAGAGACTGAGCCGTTTCGGATTGCCCTTCACATTGGCGCAACAGTAACGGATTTAATGAAGTAATCATACCGTATAGCCTACCACCCGACCAGTAGGAAGTGAAATTATTCAATTATTATTTCTAAAATAGTCTGCGTATAAATCAGCACCATCCATAATCAAAGATTGAGCATCTGATTCATCCCAGTTTTCGTCTTGAGCCATGTCATACATGGATTTTAAGATGCTGATGATTTGTTTCATTAGTTGTTGATCAATTTCCATAAATACATTCTAATAGTTGTGGTTTTTTCGCGTGTCTTTTTATTATCATTCGATCCCTGAGATTATCCTCAACCAACAAAAATAAAAAGGCATAGGCTATTCCGAAATTACCATCAGCTTGATCTAAGAGATCTTTGAAATCATCAGGGTCTTCTTTTCTACGTCTCTCCATTTCAGTGAAGATTAATCCCATAGCTTCGATGTGTTGGGTCAGTTCAGATGACATACGATAATCATACCTTAGTGTTTTATAAAGTCAAGTTATTTAATATCACATGAAAATTAATTCAAAGTTTCCATGTTCATAAATTTTAATATACGAACATTTTACTTCACAGAAAGATCCACTGTTTACATAAACACAGGCACCACAATCAACGATTTCAGCATGGTGTGTGTGACCTGCCATTAAGACATCATATTTTTTACCACGCTTTTCTACAAACTTAGTTCTAACAATATCCTTAGCTTGAATCCAAGATTTGCTTAATTTTTTTGTCAGTCTGGAAATTCGATGTGATTTATCGATTCTCTGTAACCAGTAATATATCCCAGTAAAGAACCATGTAATAAATGGTTTATGTTTGATCCAATGATCATATTTATCACCATGTTCCAAAAAGAATTTAGAATTGTTGAGTTCAAATTCGTAGTATTCGACAAATTCCATACCCATAATAGCACTCATAAATTCTCCATTCGAATCATGGTTGCCATGGATAAAGATGATATTATGTGTTTTACTTAATTTTCTAAGTTTACTTAGAATATCCCAGTCTTTTTTATTAAATCTTTTAAATGAATAATTATCGAATAAATCACCATTTATAATAAGTCTTTTAAAGTCTAAAGAAAGAACCTTCAACACTTTTTCTCTATTACACACAGGACTACCTAGATGAATATCACTGATTACTACGGTATCGCAAGTCATATACTTATTTATGGTCCGCGCATCTGGACTTGAACCAGAACAGTCCGATTCACAGTCGGAGGCTTCTACATTAAAGCTATACTCGGATAAATTGGTGAGTGTGACAGGACTCGAACCTGTAGCTTACTCCTTAAAAGGGAGTTATTCTACCATTGAATTACACACCCGTCTAGGTGGAGGGATTCGAACCCCCGATAGACAGACTCTTTCTGCCCACAACCGATTCCAAGTCGGCCCGATTACCAAGCTATCGCAACACCTAGTTATTATCCGATCATATCGCCTCGGATCACAGCCAATTCAACAGTTTTTTCATACTTCGTCGTCGTTAGAATTATACATCAACCTCGCTCCCAAGGTAGGTTCTGCCCCTACAACCTTTCGATTAACAGTCGAACGCACTGCTGTTGTGCTACATGGGATTTGTGCGCGTTTTATTTTTGGTTCTCTTTGGACTTATCACGCTTTTGTTATCCAAATCAGTTGGGTGCTATCCAACATCGGTGTGAAGGGTGGAATTCGAATCCACATTGTTTACCCGTAGGGATTGGTTTTACAGACCAATGCAACACCACCATCGTTGCCGCCCGCACATTAGTCTTCAAACTCAAACACATCATCCACTTTAATTTTTCTATCATTCAATTTAACAGAACCTTGTTCCAGATCTCTTTTAATTTGTGATTTTGATTTCTCTGTGTTGAATGTATTCTTCCATATCCACTGAATAAAGTCAATAGCTTTGATGTATTTCATGGTGCGGCTGAAGGTAATCGAAACCTTCATGATTCGCATTACGAGCAAATCATAATCCCATCGTTAACACGCATATGTAGGAATAGACAAAATCGAATTGTCGTTCTCGCCGTATGAAAGCGTTGTCTTACCATTAGACGATATTCCAGTTTGAATTGTGAGCACACGGAGGAGTTGAACCTCTAGCTAATCTTATCGTCACAACCTGTGATACACTTAGCTCTATTTCATTTTCGCGCATTAGCCTATGTACCCATTATGTTGCGGGTGAGGAAATCGAATCCTCCTCTCCGGGATATGAACCCGGAATGGTCAACCAGACCACCTACCTGCGATTTAAATTTTTATTCTTTTTTTCGGATCTATACCAAAACCTAAACATCTTTTTCTAACTGCGTTATCAGATGCCCCTTGCTTAGGAGGTCCATACTTTATTCTAGTGTTTAATCAATAAAGTTCCTCCGTCAACAATCGGCGCGATTGTCTTTCCCTTCAAACATCGGTTGGTAATTGGAGTGCATTTAGTTGTAAAGTTATTTAGTTTTTTGGTTATTATTTTTCAAGTTATTTTTTAATAATTCGAAAATTTCTTCTCTCGCTGTTTCATTTTATTAATTTTTTGAGTTTACCAAGAACCATTACAGCAGTTCTATCGGTGATCTTAGATGAATCCAAATCCTTTGATAGATGATCAATTATATCAAATACTCTTTGTTTGTCAATAGCTCCAGATTCTTCTTGCTCATAAGGATTCTGTCCACTAGATTGAGATTGGTTGAATAAACTACCCTGCTCTATACCGATCTTAGAACTAGCACTAGATAGGGTGTTCTTAGCGTCCTGTGGTGCCTGTGCGCCCCCTTTAATAGGTGGGCGATTCATTGCTAATCCACCCCAAGATTCCTCTAGAATGTTCTCATACGCATCAAATAAACCTTTGTCCATAATCTTATTTAAGTATTCTAATGGATGAGTATATATTGAAGAATTCTTCAAACGATTCAGCTAAATTTCCACTTACGTCACTAGCCGTAATGGAATTGATATCATCATCTATCTTTATCAATTCTTTCTGCAAATCAACTATTTTAGAAACCCACTCTGCACCATTTTCTGATTCCAAATAATTCTGTCTATATGTTTGAATAATTTCAGCTATCTTTTTCTTCAATTCCACTTTTTCAAAAAGTTCTTGATCTTTCCCATCAGCTAACATATACTTGATATTGACATTTTGCACAGTATTGATTCTAAAAATTCTACCCTCACTTTGTTCTATCGATTCTGGGGTCCAATCAAAATCATTGATTAACATATTAGCAAAAGTATTCGGAAATGAAATACCAGTCCCACCCATTTTCATACTCATTATCAGAACCTTCGAATCCTTATGTTCCATATTTTTCTTAACATTAATTATTTGATCTTTTGGTGTTCCGCTCAAATATGTGTAAACTTTCCATTTTGGATTTATATTTTGCAATTTTTCCGATAATTGTGTATATAATGACTTCCCTGACTGAGCAAAATTTGTAAATATTAGAACTTTAGATTTTGCATAGTTGTGTGTTGAATCGTTTTGGTTTTCTGTTATAATTTTGATTGTTTCATTCACGGTATCCTGCACCTTGAGTTGAGCAATACTCTCTCTAAATGCTATAAGTTTAGATATTTCCAAATCTTCGTCTTTGTACGATTTTAATTTGTGGTCTACCATGATTTTTAAAAGGTCTTTATTTATAGGATTTGATTTTTTTTCGATATTGGCATCAGGCATTTTTTCTCCTTTGGCCGCTCTCATATCCTTTTTACTATGTCTGATATAAACACCCGTTAAGGATAACCACCGATGTAAATTTTCGGCTGCTTCCAACTGTTGCTCTATGGTTCCGTTCACATACGCCTTTGTCGCGCCACCATAATTTTGTCCGTAATCATTGTCTAAATCATCCTCGTCGTTATAAACCTTTTTAGATGGTTTTCGTCTTATATCTTTAAGAACCATACCACAAAATTCTTTTTTGAATTTTCCAATCGATATATTACCCAATGGATGACCCAATAATCTTAGTTGATTTCTAACATTTATAGGTTCGTTAGATGATAATGTTGCTGTAGCTCCCCACCTTATGGGTATATTTTTGGATATCTTTTCTATGTTTGCCGATGTTATAACTACTTTACTTCCTCGTTTTTCGTGTTTGACTCTGTGCAATTCGTCTAGAATAAGAACTTTAAATTTTGTAAATAATAATTTATCTATGACATTTTCTAAATTATTTCCACTTGAAAAATTGGGATATCTAAGAATCGTCCATCGTTTTGGGTTCATTGGATCTGTCGATATTTCTGATCTCGCCTCTTCTCCCAAAACATCTATTATTTCTTGCACTATTTGTTTTTGAACAGCTTTCAAAGTGACGATCAATACATTTTCTTTCTTTTCTCTGGTCAATAAATCAGCAGCATATATAAATTGTATAGTTTTCCCGGCTCCTGTTTCGGAGCCTAGAATAGCATACTTTCTAGATGTTAAAAATTTAACACCTTCTTTTTGTAAATCGTATAGTTCAAATTTACTATTGGGATAATTCTCATTTAATTTATTATCTATAATATTTTTAAATTGGGGATTCAATTCTCCTTCAGCCTTTTCTGAATCATCTATTACACCAATCTTAATCTTTTCCTTTATTATTTTTTCTAATTCCTTTATATCAAATTCAAATCTTTCCATTATATCTTTAAACATCATTAACTGCTTATAATCCGCTGATACTTCGTATCGATATAATGTAGAATTCCAAGAATAATCATAAAATATATACTGTATTAAATTTTTCAAAAATTCCTTCGATTCAATTGGTTGATTTCTTACATACGATAATCCAATTTTATCGGACTCTAAATTCGTAAATATTAATCCTTTTTCGGATTCATTTTTTATCGGTTCTTCAACATCGGAATATAATGAATCTAATTCAGATGTGTTTAAACCGTATTTATCAAATAAAGATTTGAGTATTTTATACTCACTTGGGCTGCTGGATATTAAATGATTTTTGGTATTGAAATCGAAAGCCATCAATTTTGGTGTATATCCCCTAGACTTAGCATCTTGATACACACCATAAGATTTTGATTGTGGTAATTCTATTTGATGCTTTTTACCATATGGGGTGTTTATAGTTTTTACAAATTTGATTGATAATTCTGATGATTTAGTTTCTTTGTTATTTGTTATAGGATTTTCTTCACTCGATGTTGTATTTCCAATCTCTTCGACTGTTACATTAGGAAAAACTAAAGCATTTATCAACTTAGCCAATTCTAATTTCACATAGAATTGTTTATCTCCTAAAGATTCTTTGTTTTTACTGAAAAATTTAAATCTTGGGTAATCGTAATTACCGTAATTATCTGATTCCTTCGGTGTATTATTTTGAGAAAAGTATATATTTTGGGCTTGTTTTATTTGTTTAGATAAATTAGATCTTGGTGATATATCATCTGGATAAGTAACTAAAACCTTTCCGTATGATGTCTTGGTATGATCAATTATGATTTTCCTAGTTTCAGACTCAACCTCCTTCACTCTATCCTTCAACAAATCTTTCACAGATATCTCCAGTTGGTCATAATTTCTAACTTGTGTGTTTTTATAATTTCTGAGTATTCTCATCATTCTGTACAATATTTGTACAGTTACGGCATCGTCTTCTTGATCAAAATAAGGTAAAATATATGTTCTCGAATTGATTTTATCTGTCTGATTCATACCGATATCGTTCTTTTCTGTCACATCATCGGTATAATATAGATTCGTGAATATATCCTTGACTCTTTTAACTATATTACCAGAAACGATATCAGATGCATTGTTTTCGGTTAACAACATTAGTATCTTTTTAACTATCATAATCTTATTTAGTCCTTTATTTATCATATCGGATATATTTCTACGCTCTTGATTTGAGCCATTTTGGAGACTAAATAATCGAACGAAACGAGTTGACTTTGAGAGGAAGATGGTTTAGAATCAAGCAAAGTTTACACGAACATTTATATAAAATTATGAGCATTAAAGCACTATCAGATTATACATTTTATTCTCGTTATGCGAGATACAACAAAGACAAAAAAAGAAGAGAAACATGGGAAGAAGCAGTGGGTAGGGTCTTTGAAATGCATAGGAAAAAATATGCGAAACAAATAGAAGAACATCCAGAATTGGAAGAATTACTACAATTCGCACAATCCATGCAAAACAAAAAGAGGGTGTTGGCGGCACAGAGAACTCTACAATTTGCTGGCGATCCTATTGTTAAACATGAATTGAAAGTTTATAATTGTCTATTTACACACATTGATAGAAGTAGAGTATTTCAAGAAATTATGTATTCTCTCCTATGTGGTTGCGGAGTCGGGTTTTCGGTTCAAAAGCAACATGTATCACAATTACCTAAATTTAATTACCGTAGAGAAGGTGCTGTAAAGACAAAATATATTATTGAAGATTCTATCGAAGGTTGGGCTGATGCTGTAGGAGTATTGATCGAATCTTATTTAGAAACTCCAAATAGTGAATATAGTGGTGCTTGGATAGATTTCGATTTTTCAAAAATTAGAGAAGAGGGGGCGTTGATTGCTGGACAATTTAAAGCTCCGGGTCCAGAAGGATTAAAAGCATCTTTGATTAAAGTAGAACGAGTATTAAAGGAGAGATTACACAATTCGGGAACAGGAGAATTTGTAGGAAAACTTCGCCCCATTGATGCTTATGATATCATCATGCATATCTCTGATGCTGTTTTATCAGGAGGTGTTCGACGTTCTGCTACTCTTTGCTTATTTTCACACGATGATGACGAAATGCTAAACGCCAAGATTGGTGATTGGTTTATTACTAATCCTCAACGTGGACGTTCCAATAACAGTGCTGCACTTTTAAAGGGTCATGTAACTCGCGCAGAATTTGCTAAACTAATGAAATCTACAAAAGAATTCGGAGAACCCGGATTTATTTGGATGGATGATTTAGATATTGGTTACAACCCATGTGTTGAAATTGGTATGTATCCTAAAACTAGAGATGGTCGTAGTGGATTTCAAGGATGTAATCTAACTGAGATTAATGGTAAATGGTGTGATAGTAAAGAAAACTTTTTAAAGGCTTGTGAAGCATCAGCGATTATAGGAACTCTCCAAGCTGGTTATACTAATTTCAAGTATCTTTCTAAAGAATCGCAAGAAATTTTCGAAGAAGAAGCATTACTCGGATGCTCCATTACTGGTATGATGGACAATCCAGATATTCTTTTTAATGAAGAAATACAACAAGCTGGGGTTAAGTTCATTCTAGAAACAAATGAGAAGGTCGCTAAACTACTCGGTATTAAACCTTGCGCTAGATCTGGGTGCATTAAACCTGCGGGTAGCACTAGTTGTGTTCTTGGAACTGCGTCTGGTATTCATCCACATCACGCTAAAAGATATATTCGTAGAGTCCAAGCAAACAAGACAGAATTTTCTTTACAAGAAACCGAAAAAAGAAATCCTGCTGCTGTCGAGGAATCTGTATGGTCTTCTAACAAAACAGATAAAGTTATTTCATTTTTATGCGAAGTTCCTCCGGGAGCTATTGTAAAAAACCAACTAAAAGCTGTGGATCTTTTAGAAAAGGTTAAGTTGACTCAGCAAAATTGGGTAGATTATGGAACAGTTGTCGAGCGTTGTGTCAATCCTAAAACTAGACATAATGTATCTAATACCATTACAGTAAAATCAGATGAATGGGATGATGTTGAGAATTTCATATTTGATAATCAGCAATGGTTTGCTGGTATTTCGTTGTTATCCTCTTCGGGTGATCTGGACTATGCTCAAGCACCATTCGCTACGGTATTAACTCCATTAGAACTTGTTAAGGAGTATGGTGATGCGTCTGTATTTGCATCAGGATTAATTGTAGATGGTCTTGCCGCTTTTAATAATAATTTATGGAGAGCTTGTGACACTGTATTGGGATATGGTGAGAATTTAACACTTAGCCCCGGAGAACCAATTTATCCATCTACTAGAAATTATTCAGATTTAGCTTCGTATTTCATTAGAAAAGAAGCATATGAGAAATATAACAATAAAATTGATTGGATTCGTAGAGTTAAACAATTCGGTGATAGATATTTTGACGGTGACATCAAACGAGCAACATATTGCATGAAGCATGTATCATTATGGAAAACGTGGTGTGATCTTAAACGTGAATATGTAGAATTAGATTGGACTCAGGTTGTTGAGGATCACGAAACACATATTAATGCTGATACAATGGGAGCACAAGCCTGTAGTGGTGGCTCATGTGAGCTTGTATGATCACAAAATGTATATGTTATAATATAACATTCAGGGATATATTGATTGATAATATGTCTCTGAATAACATATGCAATAAATGTAGGATGTGTAATCCTTATATACAAGAAGCTATAAAAACCGGAATCACCGAATTCCCTATTGACTATTTTAAAAATTATGATAAATCTAAAAGAGATGAGATGGAAAGCTAAGAGACATCGTATGTCGGATGAAGAGGAAGAAGAAAAGGATTCGAAGACAATTACTGGATTTCCCTTATTTATAAATTCGCAGGAAGCTCAACAACCATCTTGTGGTATAAGAGTCGTAGAAAATAAACTATTTTTCTATGGTGAAATAGATGAACAATCTTGCCTAGAATTAAACCGTGTCTTGGTGGAATTGGATACAAAATTACAAAACCTAAAAAACACTCTAGGTGATGAGTATCTACCAGTCATTCATTTACATATCAATACACCGGGAGGTGAGATTTATGCAGCATTCTCTACAGTTGACACAATTCTAAATCTAAAATCAGATGTATATACTTATGCTGATGGTTTAGTAGCATCCGCTGGAACTCTAATATCATCGGTGGGCAAAAAAAGATATTGTGGAAGACACGCACATATGCTAATTCATCAATTATCAAGTGAAATTTATGGAACCTTTGCAGAGCTGCAAGCAGGTATGGATTCAGCAACAATGCTAATGAGGCTCCTAAAAGACTTCTATAAGAAGAATACAAAAATTCCCATGAAGAAATTGGATGAGTTGATGACTAAAGATATCTATCTTACTTCAGAAGAATGCGTTTCTTACGGTATTGTGGATTCTATTAAATAGTTTACACTAACTTTTGAGCTAACTTTCTCTCGTGTATTTGAGGTAAAGATTGAACCGTTGTTCCATGAGAATTCATACCCTCTTTATGAGCGAATTCTCTCACCATTTCATTACTGGTAGTTAACCTCATAGGTATACCGTGATGATGGTGACTGTGGGGATAATTCAAAATAAGATCGTCGTCAGCTAAGGCATATGATGGATACCATTGACCACCTATCAATGTCTCACTGATTACTAATCTTCTATTAGCATCTGTAGCGAATTTACCCAATACAGTTGTGTCTTGGGTCTGATGAACCTCTAAAGGTGCTGTTATATGCTGACAATACAATTCTCCTTCTACATATTGACCACCACCAACGATCAAATTTTTATTAATTCCTAATGATGACTCAACATATACCTGACGGTTTGTTCTCAACACAATCGTTTTTAAGGATTGTAATTCCAATCCATTCTCAGAAGATATCTGAACTCCATGAGAAGCGTTTATATTTATTTTTTTGAATCCTGCCTTTAAAGTAGCACCACCCAATTCCATAGGTCCAGTAGTTTTTAAATTGATACCACCAGAGCCAACCGTTCTAGCGATTCTATTCCCTACTACTTTATCGTCATTCCCACATGGAAAATTAGAACTGTTATCTATCTCCTCTACATGAGGAACATAATCGTGATTTTTATAAGCACCAATTGTAGATATTAACATCTCTAGTGGTTGACTCCTACCCTTTTCATCTATTCTTATAGATGGATAATCGTTTATGGTCGCTCCGATTTGTTCATATCTATGACGTTTAATAAAATTAATATCATCTCCACCATTACCCATTTTAGATTCTATTGGAGTTAATTTATCTTGAATATCTAAAATATCCTTATCAAGACTAATAGAATTCAATGTCCATGTTCCACCTTCAGTCGATGAAGATACAGAACCACCAAACTCGACAACACCGGGAGCATTTGATCCAGATATACCAGCGGATTTTTCTATAAGTTTAGAATCTAACTTTCTATTTGTAGCTGGTTTGGTTTTTTTATAATCTAAGACTCTGGAGAATTCAACCACTTCATCCTTATCACTTTTCCTTATAGGAATACCCTTATATCCAGTGAATGTGTTAGAAACCGATAGAATATCATTACCAAGGGTTGGATTTTTTGATTTTTCTCCATTTAGATTTGTAGTTGTTCCATTAGGAATACTATATCCACCTCTGGTGGTTTTAAATTCGGAATTCTTTAGTGCTATTTCTCTATAAGTATTTTTCCAATCTTCAAATGCTTGAATTTGAGACTCATTAGTAAATCCTTTTAAAGTATAAGAATTTTCTCCAACTCTATTTGTCGAAACCTTATTGGTATAAACTGTTTTATCACCACCAGAAGTTTCAAAAATATCATTTACTACATTAGTCTGTTTATTATTTGTAGCTAATTCCGAGTTTACGACATTGGTAAAATTTATATTAGATCCAGATCTATGAGATAATTTTATCTTCTCTTGTTCAGTGGTGTTATCGATATCTAAAGATCCACCACGTTGATTCAAGATTGTTTTGTTCCTATATATAAGAGACATATTAGTATTTAAGATATCAACTGTCAAAGTCTATGGATTTCTTGACTCCTAGGATATTCATATTATCTGTATCATCGATAAGAGATAATTCTCTATAATCATGATATTTACCGAAATAAACAGGATAATTAGAATCTCCTTCGTAATGAAATACCCAAACCTTTGACCCAACTTCTGGGATTCCAAACAATCCTTTGCCTTTGTTAACATGTTTAGAGGGTGCATACGAAAACGAATATGGATTACATTTACCAGATAAATTTGAAATTGGGTTCGAGAAAGCATCACCTAATCGGGTTCCAAAATTTTCATACAGAAAAGCTGGAGAAAATGAACCACTGGATAAAGTTGGTATTTCTGTAGTAGAAAATCCTTCCCCATAATTACAATCCGATATAACACATAGTTTACCGTCTTTATAAAATCTGAAATTATTAGATTCTCCAACTATAGGTGAGCATTGTTCAGCCCATGGTATAGCTTGAGCTATCTTTTCAAAAATATCAACATCTGTCCAATCACCATTAGTCTCTTTATCATTCCATAATGTTTTTAAATTTTCACCAACACCTTTAACATGGATTTGATCATATTGCTCAAACCAAGAATCAAATGGTTGATTAGATAACTCGGGTATATAAACTTTGACACGATTCAACCCTAGAGGATCGTTTGTTTTTACTACAATTCCCCTATATGGTTTAATATCAACCCTTTTATACTCTTGACCACTACCACTACCTCTCACAAACACGGGTTTGGTGTTTCTATTGTTGAAGATTTATTAATGCGTCTTTTTAGTCTAGCTTGTCTCATTTTTCTTTAATTTCTTCTGATAATAGTATTTAATAAGAAAAACCTTTCAGAATTCCTCCCGAAAGGTTTTTAGCTATGATAACAAACATCTATATCCTTATTTATAAGGAATGGTATTTTTTGGGAATCTTTTAGGAACGTAATCATCTTTATCCTTTTTTTTGAAGAATGGGAGGTACTGTAAATAGTAATTAAAAATGTTTGTATTTTTAAAATAATAAATCTGATACCACGATTCCTTGTGTGGGGAATCGGTATAATTATCATCATATTTCAATCGTTCGATTTGTTGAATAATGGCTCTATTTTTTCTAGCGAATTTTTTCAAATCCGATAGATTTTTAAAATAAAGACCGTATACATAATCTTCTACTTTCAAATGTTGTTTAAGTTTTCTATAATTTCTACAAAGCAACATAGACGTATCGATCTTGTGTCGAATTGGCAATGATAAATTCTTTTTAAATTCATCCAGTTTTTTTAGGCCCGCCACATTTTGTGTAAATAAATTGATCACATTCTGTTTATGTGACTCGGGAATTTTTTGTAATTCTGCTTCGAATTTTTCAATTTCTTCTTTATACATATCACTCATATTTAATTTTATGACGTTCATTGTCAACAAAAAAACCTTTCAGAATTTCACCTGAAAGGTTTTAGCTATGATAACAAACAACGAGAATTAATAACCCAATAGACGCTTACGACGAGAATCTTGTGTAGATACTTCATGAGTGGCTGATAGAGCAGATGTTGGAACAGTTGTGGTTGTAGATAACCAAGGAAATACTGTGTAATCACCGGGAGTCGTTTTAACCACAGCGAAATTTGATGTTGTTAAATTAGCTGGGATATTAAAGACAGATCCAGCAACATTGACTGTGACCGATGGATAAGCTGTAAGATTGAATGTTGGTAGAGAACTGGTTGCAATAGTGAGAGTAACTGGATTAAATGCAATACCAACGTCATCAGTCGATAGAGAAACAATACCCACATTTCTGGATGCAAATACTACACCAGCACCAGAAAGAAAAGATACGCCAGTAGCTGATAATGATGTTCCCACTAATGGTGGGAATCCTGTTTTAGCGGCAGATAAAAGATTTGTCTGAAAAATATAATTAGCCATATTATTATTTAGTCAAATTGGGAATATTTCACAATATATTAAATAGTTAAAAATTTCTGCTTAGGTGGAGTTCGGTTTCATCTCCATTATTTTGTTCATGTGATATATCAAATCCTTCTATTTTGGGAATTAAATATTTTTTATATAAAGAGGTTCGATTATTCCCCTTAGATGATATAGTTAATACTCTAACATCATAATTATCACCATCATAATCTATGAAAGAATTTGTTATATCTATAATTGTTGCAAAGATTCTAAATGCATTCCCGGTTCCAGTCTTTTCAATATCCAATTGATATTCACCATTTTCTCTTTGACCTTTGATCATTCCAAAAGCTATTTCCCAGTATGTATCATTATATCTATTTTGCCTAGCATACCACATATACGGTGTTCCATTTTCAGTCTTAAAATGAATCATTTGAACAGGGTCTAATACATCTTTGGGATATTCTTCTCCATCATCATCCCAATCATCGATCACTTGCGATGTTTTAAATGTATTCTTCCATGGGTATGGGTTATCCAAACTTTCAAATATAGTAAATAACTGATCAAACTTCATATTAAATATTTAGTAATTATTCAATTCGTATAATTTACTACCACAATCCCAAATCTTAAAATATTTTTCATTTTTCATTGGATATATGGGGGAGGTTAAAATTTAGTCCACTCATAAAGTTTTGACCCACAATCCCAAATCTTAAAATATTTTTCTCTTTTCATTATTTCTTCTTCTGTCAGAGACTCATCGTAAGAAGGCATATCAACTAGCTTATGCTTTTGAAATTTGACTCTGTGTTCTCTAGTTTTGAACGTTTTAGTATACCAATAGTTTGGTGTAGTATTTTTAACAAAAGTGAAGCCTATTTTATTATACATATCACCATTACTCCATCTTCGATCAGCATATGAATAGATTTTAGTGGGGTTTATATTTTTTATAAAATGAGCTAATAATTTACTCGCACCACCAACTACATTAAAATTAAAGATCGTACAATATCTACCAAGTTCCCATTCCCCCTCTACGGGTTTGTGTCCAGTTGAAGTTCTTCCTTTATTAAATGTCATTACTGCAACGAGCCTATTTTTATATGTTAAACCGTATTTATAAGAGGAACCTATAGCACCTTGAATGTGATATTTTTCCAAAAATTTACTACATATATTCGAATCCAATTCAATTATTTTACATTTTCTGGCGTGTATTTTTCTCTTGTTTTGTCCAACTGAATTTTTAATTTTATTTAAAACTATTCGTTTCTTTACTGGATTATACATTTCATCATCAAATATTGTAAATAATTTTATTCCATTCTCTTCGCATTCGTTTAGTTTATTAACATGATTTGGTTTTGCGTAACTAGGACCAGCGGTAGAGTGCCAATATAACCCACATAGTTCTATTCCAAACATTTTATCTGGAACAAATAGATCTATTTCTTTACCAGATGGTAGCTTTCTGTATCGATATTTGTAATCCACCTCTAATGATTCTAGCAATTCTTTACAAACAACTTCATGTTTAGATCCTGTAGGTTCGCAATAATTACATATAGGAGAACTTCCATTATCACATGAGGATATAAAACTAGATTTACATTTATTACATGACCAAGGATATTGTTTATATCCTCTCACTCCACCGAATTCTTCTAATGAGAAAAGAGGTTTACAGTGGGTAAATTTTTTAATAAGATTGGTATATGATCTTTTTAGATGCGCCTCTTTTGTTTTAAGGATTTGTTCAGGAGAATTCTTTTTCCCTCTAACACTCTCTTTATATTCATCAGTCTGTGTGTAGTTTGATACACCATATTTTTCAATATTAGAATCTTTTATTTTTCTCTTACCCTCTTCACTAGCAAGATAATTACTTGTTCCATATTTTTCTAAGTTTGATTGCTTTCTGACTTCCACCACCTCAGAGAAATTATCAAATCTACATTTATTACTACAATACTTCATAAACTCCTTCGTGGTAGTATTAAATTTTGTATCAAATCCACAGACACATTTAGGTGTTTCATAAATATCATTCAGATAACAATACAGCATTAATGTGTGTGATTTTTGTAGTTTAGTGTCTATTCTTTTTTTGATATGATCCAGAGCTTCCTTACCGATGATTAATTCAGTAAGCTTTGGTTTAAAAAATCTTAGAGATCCTTTGTATTGTTCCTTGGATACTTTTAGAAGTTTGTCTTTGATGTCGATATCTGTCATAAGAGTATTTAACCATATGCTCCTAAAATGTCAACAAATATCGTTCCAGACACGAAGAAACCAGAGGATCTTCGGTTCCTCTGGTTTCAATTTGATTCGTATTGTTACTAGGCTGTAACTAGTTGATTTGTAATGACTTACAAATACACGCTAGTACTTCCGGGTGTAAACGCAACGCCTAGTCCCTTGACTACAATAATATGGTAATAAAGATTTGCACCGAAGATGTTGTTAACGATACCGTAACGGGTCATTAGACCAACGCGAGGTGTGAAGTTAACAGGATCGATAGCTCTTTGAACCATGATTGGAATATATGGACAATAGATTATTCCCGTATCATAATACTCAGAACCTTTATAACCCATCAAGCAATACTCGACTGCATCAGTGCGAGTTGGACGATATCCATTGTCTCCGTATAGAGTTGAGTTCTGTGTCTCGGTACGAGTGTCACGATAAACGGTGAAACGAGATCCAACAGTACCAACTTTAGCGATACCAACACCAGCAGTAGAAACTGTGCCATTGATTTCGTATACCTTGAAGTCAGGAAGCATTTCGAGGATACTGCAAACGCGAGGAGTAGCGATAACAAAGTTAGCGGCACCTCTACGGTTACGAGCAGCCATACGACCAGCTTCGATTACAAGACGTTGATAGAATGTAAGATTACGTTCAGCAGTCCAACGACCATCAGCACTTACTGGACTCCAGATGGAGATACCAGCACCATAACCAGCGTTAAACGCGGCTTGGATCATACGCATAACAACTTCACGGTCGATTTCGGCTTGAATTTCATAAGACATAGCATTAGTAAGCTCGCCATCGATGTCGATGCCTTGCATATTTTTGATATCTTGTTCAAGTTCGATAGACCAACGGGTAGCAAGTCTGCGAGTTCCAGCTTCGACTGAGGTTTTTTCAAACTTCATTTCGATTTGTGGAATACGACCAGTGTTCTCGTAGTTTTCGAGTAGTTGTGCGACACCTGTATCTTGTAGACTGAAGCCCCATTCTGCGTGACCACTTAAGGCAGCAGAGCTAACACCAGTAAAACGAGTATCAAGAAGTTGATAGCCAAGTTCCGAGGACGGGACAGTGGATAGAGACGGACTTGTAGGACCGTTTCCACCATATCCAAGACCTGGGTTTGTGCCACGAGTTCCAACACTTGTTTGACCAACGTGATCGGTTTCATTTAGGAAGTTTGATTGATATGCATAACGCAGAGCGAAAGCTAGACCAACCGGACCACCCATAGGTTGAACACCGCAAATCTCGTTGGAGATAAGTTCAGGGAAAGTACGACGAATCATAGGAATGAGAATCTTAGGAAGGCGGGAGTCTCCAGTAGCATATCCGTCAGCTTTGACAAGACCTTGTGTTGCATTGGCCCCAGCAGTAGCTCCGAAAATACCAGCAGAAGAGTTTCCAGCTTCTTCGATACACCATCTTTCTTGGTTTTCTAATAGCATCGCAGTTGTCTTATAGACATGCTCGTTTTGAATGGCTGGGATAGAATTACTTTCGTAATCTAGAACCTTAGCCCATTTTCTAACAAGCCCTTGAATTTTGCTTTCATTACCAGTTTGTGGAATTTCTTTCATATAATTTTATTTCTTTCTATATTTGTTCAGGTCATTGTGACCTCATAAGCGTTGTGAGATTTTTAGACTTAGGATACTTTTTTGGTCCCCCAAGTTTTGGAAAGCTCTGAGATATACATGTCACCATGGCTATCATCATTATTATTTAGTGATTCTTCTACAATTTTTTGTCTAGGAACCACATCGGGCTTGACAGACCGATTATTGATTGCTTCTTCTTTAAGAGTTACAAGTTTTTCTTTCTCTTGTTTCTCAAATAGACGAAGCGTATAATCAAAGTTTTCATTAATAAACTTAACAGATTTACCATCTAGAGCTTTACGGATAAAGTTCTTTTTGGTTTCTGGTAGTTTAGCAGTTTTCTCTTCTAGAAGAGACTTAACCTGAACCTTTTCATAAGATTCGGTTAACTTATTAAGTTTACCTTTGAGTGAGTTGTTTTCTTCTTCTAACTTATCGATTCTATTTTTACCATCTAGAACAGCACCTTTAATAGAATTATTGACCATAGCAACATCAACACCCAGAACTGCTCTCATGTTCTCAAGAACATTATAAGCGGATTTGTTTTTAACAGCTTGGGCAATATCTTGAGCATCGACTGCTTCAGCGATGTATGCGTCAATGAATTGTCCAACAGTTTCAACGATTTGTTTTTTGAAATTTTTAGCACCTTTATCTAAGTCCTTATTGATCTTACGCTCATAAAGTTTAACTACCTTAACGAGTTTAGATGCATTGTTCTTATCAACGGCTTCAACCAGACGCTTCATTTTCTTAGTGCGATCTTTATCAAGCACAGTGATAAGTGATTTTAGTTTATCAGCATATTGATCATCCTGTTCGATCAATGCAGCTTCTACTGCAAGTTCAACTTTGGAATCAAAAGCTTCTTGAATGGCATTCAAAGATTCTTCGGTTAGAATCTTTTGAACATCTTCTGAAAACAGATTTTTAAGGCTCATAGATATATTTAGTCTTTTGTATTAAAATAATGGTGTATTTAACTCAGCTTTAATTTTTTTAGCTAGTTTTTGTTCTACTATCCTTTTAAGATAGTCATCAGCTTTAGAATAATTTTTAGAAAGAACGGAATTAACAAATCTATGTATAGTTGCGTTTTCCTCATAGGACTCCTTTACACAGTTAGGGACTTTTCTATCACCTTTCTTTTTCATTCCTTTTTTCACGTAACCCTTCCAACAGGATTTAGATTCTTCATCTTCATCATTCTTGTTTTTTCTATTATAAGAACCTTTACCTTTTTTGGGTGTTTCTACTTTAGTCGCTGGAGCGAATTTTTTACGATCCTTCACGTTGGGTCCTTTGAATGTGACCTTTCCTGATTTCTTCATTTGTTTAGAAAGTGATTGTTCGTCTTCTTCTCCTTTTCGAATAGTATCTCTGGAAGGCTTTTTGGATTTATTTTGTTTTTTGATATTGCTACCAATTTCTTTATCGTCATACAAATTTCCTAAATTAGCTGGTTTGCGTTTTCCTCTTACTGGGACACCCTCTTCCTTGGCTTTACCAAACTCCTTTTTCTCTTGTTGAGATTTAGGATGTCTAAGCCACTTGGGTTGTTCTTTTTTCTTAGAATTGCTCATAATAGTATTTAATTAAGAGAGTTGATAAATTTTATAACTTGTTCACGTAGATAAGAATCAGCATCTTTTCTTGGAATTTTTGAGATACCCTTATCAAATCGAGAATAAAATTCTTCATATTTTCCATTATCGCCGATAACAAACTCACGAGATTCCAAAATTCCGTTAACAAATGCTGTTGGGAAACTTGGGTCGGCTACCATATCCCAAGCAACAATATGTAAATTCCTGACGATATTATGATCGGTTGACTCTTCTAAGGTTCCCAAAGATCTAGTAGAAACTCCAAGCGATACACCTTGATTAATCAAACCTTTAACCAAATTACCAATTGGTAAACCTTCTCCTGATAAAATTTTAGATTTACCATACCAAGTCCCATTGTCTTCATATAACTTAGTTACCATATGACAGGCACGTTCTGGATTTACCTCACTGGTGCTACTGTGATTCAATTCACCCATCGATCTATTGGTATTAACCATTTCATTAATGTATCTCGAAATATCTCTATCTAATTCTTCTTTAGGATATACACGTTTGTTTTTATTTTTCGCAACACCTGTGTATGGTCCTTGAATATATAGAGTGCTCCCTGTTCCAAGTTTGTTTTGTTCTTCTACAATTTCCATACCATCGAAGATGTTTTGGTCTGGATACATCAATTTTAATCGTAACATACTATTATTTACACATTTAAATTAAGAAATCTAATTTTACAGGGTAAAATCCATCCTTTTTAGTATAAGCCAACAATAAAAACTCCATATCATTCTTTTCACAGAACTTTATAGCGTATTTCCACTTAGCGTTGTTTGTTACCCAAGTTGATTGTTCAACCAATAAAGCTGATTTTTTCTTCTTGGATCGGGGATCTGGTTTAACAGTTTCTCTTTCAGACTTAAGTTCTATCAGATATTTTTTAATCTTGTCACCTTCTCTGATTTCAACATAATTATCTGTAAAATATGTTCGATCTTTCCTTTTAACAGGATCGTAGTATTTTACAGTTACACCCTCACTACTCCATCTTAGAACATTATCATTCGAATCTAACCATCTCATGAATTCTAATTCAATACCAGATCTATACATCGGAACATCTTGACCGATTAATTTACTCTCATTTTTTGGATGAAAATATCCTTGTTTGAATTTACAATTTCTTGGAGATGGATTTATCATTCGTTAATTAAGGGTTCTCCTCTGGTAAAACAATATGTTCTTCTTCAGGATATACAATTTTAAATAACCCATCCTCACCCAAAACAACGGGTTTTCTCATACCTATTGAAGCAATGGAATCAACTCCTCTTTGATTGAGAATAAAATTAATCCCATTGGCTGTCTCTGCATGTTTTTGGAATATATTATTCATTTCGACAGGACCTTTCTGGTTCATCATCTCGATCAATAGATTGTCTTCAGTTTCCCAAAATATATCCATTGCTTTATTGAGATTAAATGCAGCAGATTTGATATTGTTGATAAGAAGTTCTAATTGATCATTGATTTCAATAAGACGTTTTTCTGTTTCGGTTTTATCAGGTAATATAGTTATCATGATTAGTTATTGCATCTTGTTATGGATAAAAAGCTCCCGATATCCAATGTAGTATTAGCAGCGGCAACAGCATTTGTTTGGGCGATTTGAACTGATATCGTTCCCGCTGACGTAACTACCAGTTTACCCTTTCTCCAAGTTACTTGTGATCTATTCGATGGTGCTGATTCAACTAATACATTTCTTGATACTAAAGCATTCACAACAGAACCTGCCGTTGTAGCATTATCCAAGATTCTATAAGTGGTTCCTGTGGCTGTCGCGGTGCCAGTAAAGTTAATACGATCTTTAACACCAGAGGTTGCGTAAGAGGCGTTGCCGTTGTGGATTAAAATACAATCAATGTAATAAGTGCCTACAGGAAGATCAAATGTTAGATCAGGGACGTTTTTATACGTTGTTGTATTAACATCTGAATCGAATTGTGCGGATAATGCTCCAATATAAGATGTTGCATAAGCTGTGTCTCCTAATTGTTTTGTCAGAACATCATTAGGTGATAATGCGCTTAACAGTCCTTGACCATTAGCGGTTATCTTACCTGTAGCTGTAGTAGTTCCAAGCAAAGTGGTGTTACCCGATACATTAAATGTCCCATTAACGTCTAGTCTAGTTGATGGGGATGAAGTTCCTATGCCTACGTTACCCTGTATAATAGCTCCATTTGTAGGTGCTGTAAGAAGAGTGTAGCTTGTTCCGACAACCATGTTCCCATTTACTACAAATTTCGAAGTTATATTGCCAACATAAGGTCCCACAGCTAGCCCACCGCCACCCCTGCCGACATACAGTGTTTGAGAACTATTTAAATTAATGTTAGGAATAGAAAAATGAGTTCCATAGAAAAGTGTGCTTCCAAATGGTCCATCCAAAGTTAGCAAAACTGATTCCTCAGTTTTATCGTCTCTTATGTAAAGCCCGCCTCGGTTATTAAACTGTGAGTAGGTTGTTGCATCAAAATTGAATTCAGCAAGATTCGCAGTTTGGGACGCTGCACCCTGAACAATTAAACCCTTAGTTGCGGCAGAAATGGATAACACATCAAGCCTAGCAGTAGGTGATATAGTGCCTATACCAACTCTATTATTAACACTATCAACAAATAATGTGTTAGAATCTACTGTAAGATTATTAGTTACAGATAAACCACCTGTGACAGTTCCACCAGACAATGGTAGATAATCCATCGGTGGATTAATCCAAGAAGCACTATTAGATTGAACTGTGGTGTAAGTATTTTGCCAATTTCCTGATAATGTGGATACATCTGAACCCCCACCTCCAACAGTAATACCCAAATAATTAGATGCTGATATTGTTCCTACTACGGTCAAGTCTCCATTCATCATCCCACCATCAGCAAATTGTTGAGCGACTGAACCACCACCAGAATAAACAGCGATATATTTTCTTAAATCTGTTTTATAATTTTCGAATTTATTATGGATGATAGAATCATATTCCTTTTTGAGTTTATCTAGATTGACTTTTTCTGGATCTTTTTTCTTAGATTCTAAAATATATTCGACTGGTTTTTCTTTAGGAATTTTTTTGATTTCCTCCAACAAATCCATTTTAGATTTATTGACCAAATCAATAATATATTTTCTAGATTCCTCTGTTACATCGAATGTTTTTTCTTGAATGTTTACGATTCGTTCATCAAAATATTTTTCGATATCAGATAATTGACTCTCAATTTTTTCATTGATTTCCTTATCAATTTTTTCAACTAAAGTTTTGACATTGCCAGCACGGCTGAGTGCTTTGTTTACCCCTTTATTTATATTATCATTGAGTTCAATATTAGCCTTTTGAATAACTGATAATTCTTTAGAAACACTTTCCACTAAAGTTTTTTCAGCTTTGCTTCCCAATTTTCCTTCCAAATTTGATTCTATAGAAGAAACTTTCTCGACTATTTGTAAGGCAATTTCATTTAAATCCTTTTCCAATTTCGGATAAACGCTTTCGTTGTATAGCCTTTTGATGAGAGATTTGATTTTTGTGTCAAAAATCAATGAAGCATTTTTGAAGTCCTTTTTTAATTCAAGCTTCAAATCTTCCTTAATATCAGAAGCTCTATTATCAAACCCGTCTTTTAGTTCATAATAATTGTTGCTATATTCCTTTAATATCTCACCCTTCAGTTTATCAGAAATATTAGTAAATTCACTGACCAAACTCTCTCTAGCTTTCTCTAAGACATTTTTAAGAAGCTTATTGTTTTTCTTGGATTCGGATGAAAGTTCATTAGCTTCCAAGATCTTGGCTCTTTTTATAGCCTTTCTAGCTTCCTCTTTAGCTCTCTCTATTTGCTCCAAAATTTCCTGTTTAGATTCAGATAGTGTATCTTCATCTATATTATCAGTTTCCAAAACAAAATCTTCGTGGTCTATAGGTAATTCAATATTTGACTCGTTGAACAGAATCTCGGATTGTCCTTTGATGAGGACAAATGGATATAATACTTCCTCTCCTTCAACAATGATAGGAATTTGAACCACTGGATGTCCCTTATAATCAGAGATTTTTTCTAGTGGATATTTCTGTTCATTTAGTTCAACCTCAAAAACACCAAAGAAAATTTCTTCAAAATTTTCAACCTGTATGATGTTTAGTGGAGAATTTGTTGAAGTATGGTTAACTTCTTCGCCAAATAATTTCATTCGAGATTATTTAGTCAAATGGAATATTTTGTCAATTATCCAACAAACATCATCGGAGGTGCGCTAGTGTGACCACCCTCAATGAGAAATTCTTCCAATGCTTGTTTTTCAGAAACACCTTCTTGTAAAACAGATTCACCATTTAAAGTCCCACCACCCAATAAAGTCACCCCTGTTATGTGTGTTAGTATACGACCCCACATAATTTTAGACAATGCTGTGGCATAATCGAGAACCCATTTTTCTTTTACAATATCTTTCAGTGGGCGTTCAACATAACATTCCAAGACTCCATAAAATCTATTTGATTTTGGTTGTGGCATAAGTCTCAAGTATTGTGTTCTTGGATCGAAATGTATATCTCTTTTTATAGCTAAGAGTTTTTCTCTAGTATCTTGCCAGTCTTTTACAGTATGCCATGATAATAAATCAAATCCGAAATTACCCATAGCGTAAGAATAGTATGTTTGTTGTGCCATTGTTTGTTCCATAGAAAACAATGTATTGACACCACTAGAGCTTCCTTCCACGAAATCAATTACATCAATGACTTTTCGATAATCCATAACATCGTAATCAAACATGTTGTTATATTTTACAACATTTTCAACTTCTTCACATTGAACCGTGAAAGGTTTTTTTGGTGATACAATGAATAATGAACTTAAAGATGAATTAAATGCTGTCAATTGTGAATATGTAGATTCCTCCATTACCTGCATTGCTGGTAAACCATCAGATGGGATAGAAGAACTTAAGGTAGAACTTGACACGAAATATGAACTGGGTATGGCTGATGTGAGAATGTATAAATTTTCTCTTAAGGTAACATTATAATCTGGATTGGATTTTTTGACCTCATTTAATTTTTCTGATAAAGTAAATCCTGTATTAGCGACTGTGAAAAGATGGTCCAATCTAAGACCTTTATTTTTATCATATAGATTGCTATCAAATATCAAATACTCCTTTGTATACCCAGCATATTGTGTATAAAATTCACAAGCCATGCTAATAGAATCGTATAATTGGTCAGGGTGAAGTTCAACATTGATCATTGGATGACCCAACATTCTCAAAATTCTAGCACCCAAAGCTTGAAAACACTCTATCTTAGACGATAGATTTGTGCTCATAAAGGCTGATATTGGTTGAACATTACACAATTCTGACATAAAACTATTTAATCAATTAAATATTTTCATGGCTCTGACTGATAATAATGGAACACAATATTATGCGATTTCTTGTGGAATTCCCTCAACTACAACAAATCTCAGTTCTAATAATTCAACCGGGTATTATCGAAATTCTGCAAATGAATTTATTTTATGGGGTCAATCAACACAATATGCGTCTGTAACATCCAATAATGGATCTCAAAATTATTTTTATAAGTGTAATACACCATCCACAACAATTAATTTGACAGCTAATAATTATACTGGGTATTATTATAGTTCAGCGTTTAACTGTGTGAGTTTCTGTGATTAAGCTTGTGGTTCTTCACCAACTATAGGTAATTCTGGTGGATTTCCCGCATTTGGGGGTGGTTCTTCACCACCACCGATATCCATTCCTCCACCCATATCTGGTGGCATTCCACCTCCACCCATAGGTGGTGCTCCTCCACCCATATTACCACCTTCGGCTGGAGCACCAGCTTGGGCTTGTTGTAATAGTTGATTCTTGAAGTCTGGACCCATCGTTAACAACATATTCAATTCCCATTCCAGAGCCATTTGCAAACGAAGAAATTCGTTATTAGCTAAGATTTCTTTATCAGTAAATCCAAGAGCCTTTTTCATAGCGAAAGCAGTGGCTATTTTTCCACTAGAAATCATATTACTGAAAGAGTTGATCTTTAATTCCATCTTTTGGTTATTTCTAAGTTCATAGAAATTAGATGGAGGATTGAAAATAACATTTATATTTTGCTCAGTTAAATCATACTCCTTAAACATTTTACGTAGTTTAAGATGCGTGATGAATCCTCTTTTTAGACCAGAGGCGAATTTTTGCTGTTGGCGCATGATCATCCTTGCAAATTTCAATTCTTCACGTAGAATGTCTGCACCATCTCGAAACGAGTCGTCTGGATCTAAACGAGAGGTTGGTGTTTTCAAAGAACGATAAAGTTTCTTGATGAAGAAATACAACCCTTCCATTTGATCATCACCTGATTGTCCACCGATTTCTTGAACAGTTGTAGGTTCTGTCCCTTGTCTTTTAGCAAACCAATAAGAATCTAGGGTTGATTGAGGACTATATTTCTTAACAATATCTCCCTGATCGGCATCAAATGTTTTGGTGGACCAATATTGAGCTTGTAGTTTTCTAAGATACGCTTCAGCTTGTGGAACAGGTAATCTACCAACGTCTACGTTAAAAACAAATCGTAAAGGAGCATGGACCATTCTATGGATGACAATAGCATCCTCCATCATGGATAACTGACGATATGCTCGTCTAGCGTTTTCAATAAATGGAACAATAAACTCCTTAGTGTCATTATATGAAGAGTTATTGATATAAACTACTTGATTTTCCTCATAAGGAATTGGTTCATATTTTTCTACTTTTCTAGGATCATTTTTATCGAAAATAGGCTTTTGGTAAAGAAATCCTTTAACCAACATATTCTGTATATTTCCATAAACTGGATCGATCAAATCAGAAGGGATATTGATAACCCCAAGCACACCTTCATTCACATAATCCTCATGAATAATCTGTTCAAAATATAATTCCCCTTCAATTAAAAATTGTCTAAAATATTGCCAACCATTATTATGGAGATCATAATGCTCCATATATTTTTCAAATTCTTTCATAATCTCTTCCTTTTTATCGGATTCAATTTCTGAATTTTTGAATTTTAATTTTACAATGTCATCGTTTTCATCAGGATTTATCGTCTCATCGCAAATTTCATCCAAAGCATCGGCAATTTCTGAGAACGCAGCCATGGTTCGATAATCGCGCATACGTCCCGGTTTATCCTCAGACGCCGTAGCATACATGATATTCGAGAAACTCTTATCTTGCTCAATAGCAGAGAAAGCTGTATTATTATAATCATTGCTTAGAGTTACAGAATTTTTCGCAATCGCCTCTGGACGGCGCATCCCGACATGTTGGAAATACTTATATTTTGGATTTTTAGACTCATCAGAATCTAAAACATTATAATTATATGGTAATCGATTCTTCAAATATGAAGTCATCGATCTATCATATGTCGATGATTTTCCATCTCTAGAAATATTTGTGCGATTATTTGGATTGTTCATCAAACCTGCCATATGAGTATTTAATGTCAATCAATTAAATAACAACGATTTCGTAATTATTAGAAATCCATCCAGCACTATTAGACGTAACTAATGTAAATAATCCACTACTCAAAAATTCTGATGTGAGAGAGATTGAAGCTATGTTGTCATTTACCACTTCAATTAAACTATCCGGTAATTTGTAAGCAGATATTGTCGGATGTTTGAATGTAGTTATTTTTTTGTATTCTAACCCACTAATAACATTATTGGAACTCAAAAACCATTCGTTATCGAAATTAAACCTTTTACCGTATAAAGTTATGATATTGTCATTCAGTGAATTTATCGTTATCGATGATCTATAAGACTTACCGTTTATGAATTCGTTTGTGATTTCTGGATAAGCTGAGATAGATATGACATCTACTGGATAGGAAGACAACCCATTGAGTGTGAAGTCTGAACCAGTTCCAAGAGTATAAAAACTATTATTAACAACATAAATCGGAGCAACTGTTGTCTCCAATGCTGGGAAAATCCATCCCTTTATAGTAAAGGATGTATTAGCAATAATCCTATGCTTTTCTGCTTTATCAACTTCAATAGGTTCTTCGTAATCAAAAGAACCAGACCAAGATACTTCTGATCTCAATTCATCATCAAAATCCATCCCAAATTCTTCTGGAACTTTCCAAGAGATTATAAAATATGGATTACAATAGGGTATAATATTCGATACGATTTGATCTATATCCTCTTTGTAATGAGCTATTACTGAAACGTCTATATCACAAGATACAGGTATTGGCATAGGAATCTTTGCAACATTTTTAGAATTAACATGATGACGATACATATGTTGATCCTTATGCTGAACTCTGTCTGGATCGCGCTTTAGATTCTTTCTATTGATCGAAATCGCAGGTAAAGTTATATTCTTAGCTGGATTTACTATATCGAAAAGGGCTCTTTGTTTAGAACCATTGATATATCTAACATTTATTTTTTCTTTCGGAATACCGTTTTTATCATATCTATATAAAAACATTCCATCAAATGCCGCTACAAATTGCGACATCATGTTATAAGCCTCTCGAAAATAAGAATAGTTATGCACTAATCATATTTAGTTACTGAAATCTATCTATGAAAAACTTCGGCAACTTCTTCTTATTTCTATGAACAGCGTCAAAAATACTTCCATCTAAAATATACGTCACACATTCATCATCCAAAGATCGAACCCCACGACCACAAGCTTGGATTAATGTTTTCAACATAGCATTGGAATACCAATCTCTATCAATCTTCATTAACTTTTCAACTCGGATATCTTTGGTAGGTAGCCAAGGTGCTTTCAAAAGAATTTGAAATTTTCCAAGATCACCCTTCAAATCAACCCCATAAGTCATGCTAGGACTCACTAGGACAGTGGGTTCCTTACTTCGCTCATGAATGTCCAGAAGTTCCTCATTACGCACTCCACCTTCTCTACATAGCAAACGAGAAGACTTTACGTTGTTTCTAATATAGTCGGTTATAAACTGAGTGTGGGTATGAATAATTCCCTTTTCGTCCTTATGCTCTTCCAACAATTCCGAAACCTGTTTAGCGATTTTTGGAAGCATTTGATCCATATTTTTGAAATTTAATTTCTGCGAAGCTAAGATATAAATTGGTGCTTTCTCGGAATCAAAAGCAGAATCAACCTCAATATATTCGTAATCTGTTATCCCTAAATTTTTACAGAAATTATGTGGATCAATGATTGTAGCAGACATAATAACAACACGATCAGCGTGGTCAAACAAAAAGCTAGAAAGTTTATCAACCTTTAAAGGTATGAATCTAATTTTTTTGTCAACTCTTTCAATTAGATATTCTGAATCGTAATAAGTCCCAATGAGAATTTCTAAACTAGATTGTAGATTCAATAATTTAGAATATTCACCCTTCTTTTTATTGAATTCCATTGGATCATTCTTACCTTCTTTAAAGTATTCCTTATATGATTCCACATTAGTTGAAACATTTCTAAGAAGTTCAGATAACCAATTGACAACTTTAGCAGGCTTTTCTTCTACTGGAAATGAAGAAACAGAGGTGTTAGTCTTCATAAGAAAAGGGATATCTACTTCGCATGTGAATTGCGAGACGAGTTGTTCCTCCAACTCCGATCCCTCATCACAAACCAAAATTTCTCTCTTCTTCAAGTGCTCTGGTAAAGAGAAGAACATACTGTAATTTAATGCTGCAAATCTACTCTTCAACATCTTATTCCTCTGATTGTAATACGGACATTTGTTAGCTTTCCAACAATCGTTTTTCATTCCCTTAACGTAGATACAAGGAGCAACATCTACTGTCATTTCATCATCCACTTTACACTGATAGTTGCTTTGACCTTTTAATACTCCTGTTTCTGAGAAAGTATTTTTATATTGATCTTGAAGAGATTTAGTGATTGTTAATGCATAGCAACCAAAGGTTTCATCACCCATAACACTCAACCCATCCTCCCCAAATATAGAATAATTATCTACATTTTCTTTAAATTTCTCCGATGGCTCATTGGTAGAATTCGATAAAGTTAGAGGAAGGTGGCCTTTCCCCGATCCGGTGGGAGCATTCACAATAACATATTTTTTACCATCCGAAAAAGCCTTCTCTATCTTTTTTAGAATGGTTGTCTGGGATTTGTTTGGAGAATATCCCTCTGGAAAATTTAAAATTAAGTTGGTCATCTACTGAAATTATACTCACAAAGATACCAAAAGTCAAGCAGATAAAGTGATTACATGGAGATAATTGTCGTGCAGTCTGGAAGCTTCTGATTTATTCATAAGTTTCATCTTCCAGTATAATTCTTCTGTTCTTGGGCAAAATGCTGACAATGAATAATCAAACAAATAACCTTTGGGATTTTTAACAACTCTAAACGGATAAGGCAAATCATACTCTATAGTTTTTTCTTCATTCTCCAATTTAAATCGTATGAAAAATTGTTTTGTATTAAAAACCTTAACCTTACCTTTTTTAATCGATTTCCCGTCTATTTGAAAATCTACATTTTTTAACACGATATCTTTAAGATCATTCTCCAGTTTAATCATGATGTTACTTACAACAATTTAAAAATTAATCAAGTGATAGAGTCTATCCATTGTGATTTTTGCCCAAAGGACATTGGCGCAAATACCTTATCATAATATTTCCAAAAAGTTTCATCTCCGGGTATTGTCTGTCTTAGATAGCATGTGTCCATACTCACATTGCGATATTTGCATTGTATTATATCCCAAACCACTACGATGTTGTGTTTTACTTCGTCCAACCTCCTGCTTGTCTTTGGTTCTTCAAAAGAAAGAGATCGTTTTCCTCTTTCAGATACTTGGATGTTTCTACATAATGTGCATAGCATTCTCCTAACCTCCGGTCTTCCCGGTGCTCTCTCGGGTCTTCTACGCACAAAAACAATCTCACAGACATTATTAGTGAGTATATTTTTTAACTCACCTCTTTGAATTTGTCTATCAGATTGTTTAATTTGAGATTGATAATTCTCTTCTTCTTTGTAACCATCGATCTCTTGCCAACTTTTTAAGAATCGACCCCAAGCATCACGAAGATTTCCTTTAGAGTCCTGCCAAATTCTTTCATATCTGTCTTTGGTAGAACGCTTCGCCATTCAATTATTTAGTTGCCATGATGGATACAAACGGAGAATCAGAATTATAATCCATAATAATATGTGGGTAAGTATCCGCTAAATATTTCTCCATTAATTTTTTAAAAAGACTTACTCTTGAAGGATCTTTCCCATTTGCCTTTATACAAATAGCCTTTAGATTTATATGATTCTGGGAATCACCCCAAAGGCTATCCAACATAGCACCCTTCAATCCAGAAAATAACCCCTTTGCAGCTAAACCAACTTCTCCTGTGGTATGTTGACGACCTCTTTCATCTTTGAAAGATATATAACACATTCTGTCGGTAGGTTTTAGATCTGAAAAATGTTTATTATATAAGCGAAACGCTTCGGTGGGTGAATCATTTTTATTATTTGCTAAAGTATTGTTGATTATGGTATCGTTTGTTTTCTTAGGATTTAAGAAACTGAAAAAAACATAAAACGATTGACCATTGTTCAATACAACCTCATACACATCCTCGGTCCCATTCGCGGATTCACCAGAGGATATTTTTTTCAAACTTTCCCATAACAAAACTGAATCTGATCCCATTCCAGATTCGAATAAATAATCCCAATCGAAATTACCACGACTTATATCTTCGTATAATTCACCCAGAGTTGTCTTGTCGTAGTCTTTCATAATCACTTAGCTTTACAAATACCAAACAATCTTTGCTCATTAAGGAATAGACCGTTCTTCATAGTCCCATGACCCTCTACTTCTAGATTAGTAATTGGGATTCCCATATTGTTCGGGAAAACTACAATGTCACCAACATTAACCCAACGAACTTGAGGACCAGTCAAAACAACCTTACCCTTTCTCCAAGCATTGTGAATTTGATTGACTGGAATGGCAATACCCTTTCTTAGAATGTAATCACCAGCAGCTTCGTCCATAACAATATCAGCATATTCAACTAAAATAATATCATCGAGAAGTTGAGAGAAGATGTAATCATCTAATCCAAAATCACTCGGTAAAGATCGATCAGAGAGATCAATATGTGATTTTTGAACAGGTGCGTGGTCAATTGAAATTGGATCTCGTTCGATGTGAATTGCTCTTTGCATAGGACTTTATTTATTTTGTCTTTTCACATTGTCAACTTCGTCGTGTGGAACGAAAATGCGTTTATGACAATATTTACACAACATTGATTCATGTGTGTATTTCCTATCATCAAAACTCCCCCAATTATAGTAACATATTTGAAAATAGTGACCACTTTCCTCACATTCATCTTGTAATTTTTTCTCTAATGTGTGATATTTTTCAATATGAGGGTGCAATATTTTAGATCTTTCCTCCGATTCTAGTGTCCTCAATTCGATTCTCTTAGCTTTAATTTCTTCCTTGTTCATAATATTCCAATTCTCTCTTAGACATGAATTCTGGTATATGCTGAATTTCTGACTTTTCTTCTTCCTTATATTTTCTCTTGATATATTCTGATTTTCTCCTCTTCAATTTTGGAATGATAGAATCGAAGAATTTGAATTGTTCGTCCTTTTCCTTGAATAGATTGGAGTATACATTCAAAGTATCATTAATATAATCACAATACTTACCAGAATCGTAGAATGAAAAGGTTTTCGTAGTTATATGTGGATTAAATTCCTGAATCAGATCAGCATCCAATTCGGTTTTATTCTTTTCGTGTAGTAGATAATTTACAGCGTCGAACATATTATAATAAATGTGATATATCTATTTTTCCATCGGAAATATGCTTTATTGTAATCTCTTCTTCCCCAAAGTCAAACATTTTCTTCAATTTCATACATTTATCATATTCTTCGTCATCTGGGATGATCGAATATTTTCTATAAAGTAAATTCATTTTTTCCAACTGTTTATAAGCAATTTCTCCTGTTTTAGCCTCGTGTTCATCCGGTGTAAAACAACATGAATGATAATTAACTCCACCGAAATGATATATAAAATCTTTATTTTTTGAATCTCTTTCAACCTTCAACTTAGTGATACTATCATGTAATTCAATATCTTGATATATTCTGATATCATTTTTGTAACCACCAACCCGGAACCACTCACTCTTCTTAAAAGACATCGCGTTGTGTGGACAAGAATTCGATTTTTTAAAAACATCACCGTAAATTATATAAGATTCTAAATTTCTATATCCGTTAATATCTTCTTTATCATACTGATTCATATGATTAGATATTCTATCTGGAGTAAATATATCATCATCATCTAAAGGAAATATTATATCAGCATCTTTGGCTAAGATTGCTATATTTCTTTTATCGGATATCGTCATCCTCTTGTTACAATTTATGACTGTAACATCCGATCTATCACAACAGATTTGAATATGTTTGTCATCATTAACTACGACCAAATGTTTATCATCGTAAGTTTGATTCGTGAAAGATGATAGCATTCTGTTTAGGTAAGGAACCCTACCTATGGTTGGACATATTACCAATGCTTTCATTTTACAAATTCTAGAAATTTTTGACAATTGAATATTTTATCAAATAAAAAATTATCAGTATGTGCATCCCAATTATCATCTATATCAGTCCAACAATTTTTAGAATATATATCAATCGATAATATCAATTCTTCAAACATTTTAATATCATAATGTGATTCACCTATCAAATTATTAAAATTAACTATTTTGATTGTTTTATTGTATTTTTTATTTATAAAATTAGAAAAATTTATTATTTTGTTTTCATGTTTCTGTGTATTATATTTATCGGATCTTCTATAATAGTAGAACATCACAACATCATTAGAATCTTCTAACCAAGATTTGGTTCTGTTCAATTTTCTACACAAACTATCTAAATTATTTATATTATCTAAATGAAAAAATGACATAACATTCCAAGAATATATATTATCTCGATCTATTGAATACTTTTTGTTAATCCATTTACTATAAATTATATTATGTTTAGGATAATAATTATACGATTCGTTTATTAAAAAATTCCGATCTAAAATATAACTGAAATCATTTTCTATTATATATTTCACACCATCCAAATTAATCAATACGTTATCGAATAATCCGTGTGGTCCATTTATTATACCACATCTTCTCAACTGTTTATCTAAAAGACACGTTTCACCTATTATTATTTTATTTTTCATTGTGTGCTTCTATTATATCCAATATGGTAACAAACTGTGGGATTCAACAACACAGCTTTATAATTAAAATTTTTAACATATAAGGAACACTCCAATTCATCAACATGTTTCTTTATTCCGCTTGGAAACATTTTCAAATAATCACTTTTTCGACGCAATCCCGGATTCCAAGAATATCCACACCAGCAATCTCTAAAATTTGGATCGACGTATCTATAAGAGAAATCTTCTAATATCTCATTTTCACCAATTGTTTTGTGTGGGTTATCGTGTTCATGACGCAACCAAACTTGGTGTATATCTGGATTGTTTTCTAATATTTTGATAGAATTTAAAATATACGGGCTTTTATTATCGAAATACCAATCATCTTCCAAATGAAAAATATATTCATTTTTAGCATTGGAGAATAAAATATCTAAAGATTTTTTTTGTCCTATATTTTTTGAGTTGCAAATCACTTCAAAATCTTTACCATACTCTCTAAATACTGAATTATTCGACTCTGGATCATCGCAAATAATCGTAAAATCATCAATAGCATATGAATTAGTATCAAGAAAAGAATCTATGGTGGATTTTAATAAATCTAAACGGCCACAAGTGGTTAGTGTTACTGATATAGGTTTCATATAATTTTTTTTATTTTTTTAGATATATTTTCAAATTCTTCATACTGTTGTTTCTCAGAAAAGGTGTAATGTATCCCAGAACCAGTGTCAATATTGAATTTACTCAATCTTTTTAGATATTCCTGATGCTTGTTGTATCTATAATCAAATGATATATTTTTATAGTGTAGTAATTTTAAATCATCATATATCGTTATATCAACCCCCCCACCATAATTTAAAATAGGATTCGCTTGATGACAACCCAATGAGTAGTTAATTTGTTTTATTTCATTAGGATTAAAAATACATATTTTATCGTAGTTGATTGAGCGAATCCCCATATTGATTTCATTTAATATATCTTTCTGTGGAAATTTTTCTGACCACATATCATATCCCAATGGCCTATAGAGATATTCATCGGTATTTTTTAAAAAATCTATAATATTAGGATGATATAAAAATTCGTCGGCATCAACTATTATAGTATAATCGGCTGATGAGTTTTTCCAACAATTATTTTTAATATCTAAATATACAGAATCGTCTAGTTTGGAGTTAGTGTCATATGGTATGATATTAATTTTACATCTATCGAAATTATTCAATATTTCTAATGTTTTATCTGTTGACATGTTATCGTAAACATTGATAATATCACAAAAATTTGAATAATGATCGAGAAAAAAAGGTAGAATTTTTTCCTCATTGTAAGTTATAGTGTATAATTCAATATTCATAATATTAATTGTGTATGTATAAAGTTTGAGGTATTTTAACTATTTTACTATTTCTCTCGGGTATTTTCCTCTTCAACTCTTCGACCAACGACCAATCTGCTGCGAAGTTTCGCCATTTAAACCCGACATTTTTTAATAAAGATGTCTTTGTCGCAAAATTGCCAATGTCGATAAAATTAACTTCTAATTTAGATTCAATATAACCATTGTATGGTATGTTATCTCGTAAATGATTTAGAACAAAATCACAAAATACCATATCAACATTTTCAAAAATTTTTGTTGCTTTGTCAAATTCTTCAATAAACGTTGGGACGTAATAATTATCGAATCCGGTCATTATAGTGTATTCGCAATCGCTTTGATATATTCCATATTCCCTCGGAGTATGTCCCCAATCATTATATCGTTTTTTTAAAGTGTGAAAGGAGATGTTATCGTGTTCGTATCTATCGACAAATTTATATAAATTTGAATCAAACCCATCGGATACTATCGTGATATTCCAATTATTAGAAGTCTGAGATAAAAAGCAGTTTATAATGACATCCAACATAGTATTACAATTGTAAGTTGGTATAACAATGTTAAACTTATTAACAATCTTATGATTTCTTATACAAGATCCTAAATTATCCATAATTAAAATTTGAAGTAAATGGTTGTGAATGGGTTCGAAAGTATGTGTGGTATTATTTCAGAATGATCATCAATTTTATTGATCCATCTATCAAATCTCACATCTTTCATATCATTAAATATATTCGAAAATCTTTGAATATTTTTATCGACCCACCATTCGTAGTGGAAAGATATTAACAATTCAAGATTATATTTTTTTCCATACTCAAATAGAGAATTTAAGATATTTTCTTCTCCACCTTCAATATCAACTTTGACAAACGATACATCCGAAAATGGGAACATATCATCTATTTTTTGCATTGGAATACCCTTCACCTCTCTGTCGGTGACAAATAACGATTCGTTTTTTATTTGACTAGTCGAAGAACCAAGTCCTTCTTTTTGGAAATTTTCATTAAATTGATTGACTCCAAAAATAATATCTGATTCTGATGAATACACTGGACGATTTAAAGGAATAACATTTTCACAATTCGATGATTTTAAATTTTTTAGTAAAGTATCATATGCCACTGGATCAGCATCTATAGATAACACATTTTTAAATTTTTTAGATAACCAAATAGAGGTCGCTCCGATCCAAGCACCCATGTCAATTGCATTTTTTTTTGAATCCTGTACATTTTCAAAAAATTCAAATGTTTCAGGTTCCCATGATTCTGATACAAATCTTTCAATGAACCAATTAAAACATGCAATGTTTTTGTTTGACTCTTTCTCAAAGTTATATTCAACTCCTCTAATATTACAAATTACTTTATCCATTTATTCAAAAATTTTTGTTGTTGATTATGTGTTAATTCTTGATATCTATCATTCAGTAAATCATGTGATCCACTTACCATATGATAAACCTTGCTATTATTCATCAAAGCGTGCTTAATATTAAAAGATTCTAGTGTCATTGCGTAATCATTATCTTGATACCAAAAATCAAATTGTTCGTCAAACAACCCACATTCACCAATAATATCTCTATGTAATAAAATACACCACCCACAAATTTCCTTCGAGACTGTATATCCTTCTACAATATCACCACTAGGATTTTGATGCAAATGCCAATTGGGACATCTAGGAGAAAATGATCTAATGTTGGGATATTTTTCAATGATTTTCTTCGCTTCAGATAACCAATCTTTGGTAAAGAATAAGTCATTATTACAAATAAGAATCCATTCAGAATCAGGATCAGTTTGATCGATCCCTATATTTAGGAATCTATTATACCCAAAAGAATCTTTTGGGTGGATGATTTTACATCCGGGATATAAAAACCCATTTGTCTGAAAATCTAATATTGATTGAGATTCTACTACAATTATGTCTACATCATTACAATGATCTGATACCCTGAGACTATTTATTGTCCGACTCGTCAAGCCGTAATGAGACAAATCGAAAGTATTACTTAATATTATAGCATCAATCATCATGGTTTAATTGTCTTTAAAAATTTTAAAACGTTATCTTCAGTTTGATCAGGAACCCCATCATATCCAAAAGGTGTGACCCCAAATTTTGATTTAAAATAATCATACGATTTATACATATTAGTTCTCCACTCTTCCATCTTTTCTTTCGTCTTAATCGTGGATGATTCTTCAGAACATGCTTGTTCTTCAATATAATCACACGAATTGGCCAGATCAGCCCACCACCAATAAGGTGTTGAATAACCTTTCAAAGCTAATTCATAACTATGCGAAACATGATCAAAAGCATTTTTAAAATTCTCATCAATCAACCCTACATCTTCTAAAGATTTTCGCGTGTAATAACAAAACGCTCCGACACAATGTTGATTCAGAGCAATGGAAACGTTATCGGAGTATTTCACAACTAATCTTGGATGTGGTTCTCCTTTCGAGATTCCATTTTTATTGGCTGGACCATGGTACCCAAACATCATATGTTGAATTCCTGTAGCTTTGGATGCTTTGATGTATGCTTCAAAAATTTGATCATTTTTAATCAGCATATCATCTTCAATTAAGAAGATGTGATCACAATCTTTATTCAATAAATGTTTCAATGCTAAATTTTTGGATTTTGCGACCCCTAAATTTTCCATATTATTTCTAACGTAGAAATTGTATCCCTCTACTTCCAAATCATCTCCATCATTTATAATGATAAACTCACAATCATTTCTATACTTGATAGAATCTAATAATTTATTAAGCATAGATTTCCTGTTACATGTCAGGATTCCTATTCCGATCTTTTCAACCTTTGACATATCACATCCACTCAACATATTATCTTTGTGTTTTGATTTGATTCATTAAGGATTTGATCTGAGCATCTTTACCCATCTCAGCTTGTTGTTCACCCAACATCTGTTCAAGAAGATCAACATTACTTGGATCTAAGATACTATTAGTAGTCTCGATTAGATCTCCTTTATAGTCAATAAATTCTCCAATAAACCAAATTCTATCATCTACACTCTTACCATCTACTTGAATAATGGCTGGGCAATCTTCTTTCGGGAAGAAAATATCAGATTCCAAATTCTCACAATATTGATGATATAAATCACCGAAAATTTGATCAGTATCTTTAATAAATTGTAGATCGGTATCACGCATTCCATCATCTACGATTTTGATTTCTGGATCATAACGTAGCATGAAAATGATATCTAAATTTTTCAAGGATTCTCTAACTAGAGAGATTGAAGCCGCGCACACCTCATCAGATATCAAATTTTTACTATTTGCGTATAGTGTATATACTAGATTATCAAGAGGGCAACGATCGTAAATGACTTTAGATTTCTCTCCATATTTTTCTTGCTCCTTCATCATCCAATCCAAAATCAATAATTGAGTTTCTTCAGATGTATTAGAAGAATGTGATAAATTAGATTCAGTGATCACATCTCTATATGTTTTTGTTGGACTCACGAACATGGGCCATTTATCACGAAATAATTTGACTAATGTTGACTTCCCGGTGTTTGCTGCACCAACCATGGCAATTCTCATATCCATAATTTACCATATTTAACTAAAAAGTCAATCACTTGATTTTATAAAATATGTATTAAATAATGGAGGATGACACCTAAAAAAGCACCTCGCAAGAGGAAAGAGTCGGTTGATGTTACAGAAGAATTCACTAAACAATACAAAAAGAATTTCGACTGTTCTAATATAGTAATCAAAAAACCATTCCCATTCACAGATAATCACACTGCTTTTTATTACCTGACACAAAATGATAAAACTAATATGGTTTTCTTGGATGGACCCGCTGGTTCAATGAAGAGCTACATCTCTGTTTATTCTGCAATGGAAATGCTTAGGGATAGAAAAGTAGATAAAATCATTTATATAAGAACTGTTGTTGAGAGTGCATCAAAATCTTTGGGATATCTTAAAGGTGACGAGAACGAAAAATTCGCAGCTTACACGCTACCTTTAATTGAAAAAATCTCAGAAATCACTGACAAACCAACTGTCAGTGCATTACTTGAACAAGAGTATGTCAAAGCTATGCCTGTAAACTTCGTCAGGGGTCTTACATTCAATAATGCTGTGGTCATCATCGATGAAGCTCAGAACGCTACTAGAAGCGAATTAACAACCATTATGACTCGTTTTGGTAGAGGATCGAAATATATCATTTGTGGAGACGCCAAACAAAGTGATATTAAAGACTCAGGGTTTACTAAAGTCTTCGAATTATTCGATACTGAATTTTCAAGAAAGAATCATATTCATTGTATGAAGTTTGACATACACGATATTTCGAGATCTGCTATACTCAAACATATAACTCAAGTTCTCTCGGTGTAGCATCAAATAAAAAAACCCTCTCAGTAATTTGAGAGGGTTTTTTATGCAAGAAGTTTTTTTATAAACTGTGCTGTTGTGAGCTTATCGTTTTTACACAGATTATAACCAACGTTTACATGTTAAACTCATTCCATTAACATCGGTTGTAGATTCTTCTAGATTAATCAATCCATGACTCTTTACGTGATTTTCATATAGTTCAGCCAACGCTTTCCCGTCTCTGGTGTTCAAAATTCCTTCAAGAAATCCCAAAGATACGTTACATTCGCTGCTATTTAAAACTGGTCTACCTCCAACCATGTTTACCTGATCAGGTTCTTTATAGTGATTCATTTTCTTTATTTATATGGTTTTGAACACATTCTTTGAAAATTTGTATACATTCTTCAGAGAAACCTTTCTGTAAATCAAAAATTTTCATATTATCTTGAAATAAAACAAATGGTGAGTGTGTTGCAATTATAATCTGATACTCCTTTGTTAGGTCAGCTAAAAGCTTATATAATTCTACTTGTTTTGGAAGAGACAAAGCTCTCTCAGGCTCATCCAAAATCAACGTAGGTTTTCCATCTCTGGGTAGAGATCTTATGTAATCGGACTCCGCTCTTTGTGTAGGATGCGCGGAAACATATTGGGTCAAATCTGGTGGATTCTTAGCCATATTTAGAAGTTTATTCAACTTAATCATCCGATATTGTCCAGAAGAAGGCTTATCCATCAGATATTGAAATTGTTCTTGCTCAGTGGTCATTCCATCTTCTGAAAGAGAGATGTTATTAGAGAACCAAGCCCATTCATCGATTTTAATATCTCCATCATTATAAAATGATGCAATTCCATCCCATTCTACGACACAATCAGTTGAGGCTGGACAATAGGCTCTATAAACCCAAGGAAAATGTTCTTTACATTGTGCTCCTAGAGCTAATTCTGAGCTAATTTTAGACCATCCACCCTTTTCAATTCCACAATAAGACTTGATCATCTTCAGAATACATGACTTACCAAATCCATTCGGAGCTAGTAAAACATTCACTTTATCTGCTTCAAAATCAAACTTAATGCCCGGATAAAATCCCGGCATTTGTGTTAGAAATCCATTTAAAATTTTAATTGATTTAACCATATTATCGATTGTTAGTTGACCACGGTGTTCCCTCAAACCATCCAGTTCCACTATAAACTTTATTATTGATAGGTGCTCCTCTTGGTCCTTGTGGGATTGGTTTAATAGGCTGTGGAGTTGATTGTTCCTCGACCTTTTGAATAGCTTCTTCTGGTGTTGGTGCAATGGCTACGGTTTCTCCTGTAGTAGCCATAAACTGTTCTCCAAATTTCTTAACTTGGATCTTGAAATTATCATCTTCTATTGCTTGAATTTCTATATTCACAACAATATTAAAGCATATGATATCAATATGTCAAGGAGTTGATTGTGGATTATTTGCCGAAGTAGACAAAACCCTTTTTCTTTTCTTCTTTTTGGGTTTCCTGCCACCTGTTACTGCGTCTTTTGCGCTCAAATCTCGAACAATATTTCCATCTTTATCAACTAAGAATATTTTTTGAGGATTTGATTCTCCAACTGAAATAAATTCTGGTCGAATTTTGACCAAAACTTTATATAATTGTTTCTCATCTCCCGGTTGCATTTTTACTTTATACACGTTATTATCCACTAAAGAATATCCTTGATTCTTTAATTTGTTTTCAATATATGTAGCTTCAGGAGTAGTTGCTTTAATCAATCGTTTATTTAAATCTTTGATAGAATCCACTACACCTTTAATCGGATTATATAATTCAGGAGCCATTTTTTCAGAGGCAAATTTTCCAATTGCTAATGCCCCTTTTGCAGTTCTACCTGCTAAACTAGCGGTATTTTTAACACCTTGGACAGATTTTTGTGCTAGGTTGCTCCAAAATCCTTCAGCTAAAAGTTCTCTCTGTGTGTATTTTCTAATATCCTTTTTCATAAATCAACCTCCATATTTTTTCCAGCTACATCAACCAGTGATACGTCTAAGAGTGTAATATTAGATAATCTTTTTTGTGTTTAGCCGCTCTCAGTTTTTCTTTAGTTTCATCGGAATGTTTAAATCCTAGAGCGTATCTATTTCCCCTCCTAAACATACTCATCTTAGCCTTAGCTTCTTCAGAATGTTTTGACCCTAATCTAATTTGTCTAAGTTTTTCTTTAGATTCGATGGACATTTTTTTACCTAGATTGAGTTGTCTCATTTTTTCTTTATGTTCCTCAGTGTGAGGTTTTCCACGTTTACCCAATTTCGACTGTCTAATTTTTTCCTTGGTTTCTTCTGAATGTTTTCTACCCATTTGTCCTAAACTTATATTTCTTTTAGTTTCCTCGGAACTTTTAACCCCTGTTCTATCATTAGAAGATTTACATATATTATAACCATTTTTAGGATTTGTAGAATCAAATAATTCTATGTAATACTTCTCCTTTTCTAAAAGGATATCATTATCTTTCAATTTATTGAAATCTTGAATGATTTCTAATATTTCAATATTAAACGAATCCCACCCATGTTTTATTATAGCATTTTCAAAATAATAACGACCATTAGATTTTTTTTCACAACTTTTATGACAACTCAATCTGTAATATAAATTGACAGATTTACCTATATAAATTTTTCCGTTATTGATACACGTCAATTTATATACACCAGCTTCTTTGGGATATTTAATATTATTTTTCATATATCTACTTGTAAATTTTTTCCGGCTACATCCACTAGCGAAACATCGATTAGTGCATTTAGGTTTTGACTTATGAAATTCTTCCCTACTAATATTTTATGAGCATTCTCAGACCTATTACCAATAGAAAATGGAACATCTTTAAAGACCTTGTTTCCAAATTTCACATCAAATAAAACCACAGGACGTTCTTCTTTATTACCTGCACCTAGATTAATCGTAATTGTGTCCTTTAATTCTTTCTCAACGCTTATACCACCTTCAGTAGTGAATCTGACTAGTTTTCCATCACTTTCAATATCCTCACCATGAAGAACATTGAATGCACCATTTCCAGAATCAAGCTTAGATTTTATGGGTCCAATGCCATCCAAAGTAAGAATCTCTTCGAGTCCTACTATGAGTTTTTCCATAAAAAATTGCTTAAAACTGATCATTAAATTTTCACATCTTCAAATCCATCATTAGCAAAATCCGCAACGTCATCCAATTCATTCCAGACATCTGAAATATAATCTTCAGCCTTGATGATTTTAGCAACCATCCAAGTATCTAGTTTATCACTTTCACAATGATTTAGAAGAATATCAGCGCGTTTGATCAATTTACGTAGAGCTTTAACAATGATCTCATTATCTAGATCATCATCCTCGTCTTCAAAAATATCATCATCCTCGAAAATATCATCATCCTCGAAAATATCATCATCTCCCATCTCTGGTTCAACCATTAAAGGTTTTTCCATTGTAATGATAGCTTCTGCATCTTCATCTTCGAATGTATTGTAGTCATTATAATAATCAGCATATTTCTGATCATTCGGAGTTGTATAGCTTTCCCAGATTACATCATTTTCTTCTCTCTTAAATTTCTTACCCATTATATTATTTAGTTGATTTTGTTAAGTTGTTTTCTGAGATCTCCACCAGATGTTGAAGATGATATAATTCCTAGAACACTTGGTAAAATTTCTTCTCTAGAATTCTTATATTTTTTCATTTGCATTTGACTCTGGAGATTGAGTAAAGTATTAGCTTGCTCTGGAGAAGGCTCGAATAAAGCAGCATCAATCATATCAGCAATATACTTATCTTCCCCAGCAGATGACAGAGGCATTATCTCCTCTTGAGGTTGTGGTGCAGCTTGAGCATCTCCAGATGGCTGTTCTTGACTCATATCAGGCATTTCACCCTCTTCTTTGATGATTTTTAGACAGGTATCAATCAACCTTAAAGTTTTTGATTTCATAAATTAATAGTTAACTTGGATTGGTCCAGCTCTTCTAGCTTGTTGTAATGATCGCTCTAGTTCTCTAGTAGAATCTTCGTAAGTTTTAACAGCTTGACCAGCTAATTGTTGACGTTTTTTCATCGCTTGTTTAGCTCTCTGAGCAGATGTTCCAAGCATTCTACCAGCTACACCTTTCAATCCAGATGCAGCAGTATTACCCAACTTTTCAACTTCTTGATCAACCTTGTATGTTCCTACTCCAGCCTCGATACTTTCAGCTTCTTCTTCATTATCCATGCCTGATACTTGTAGGGGTATTTCCTTACTCCCAGTATCTACAAAAATCATACCAGACAACCTATCTAATCTTACGTTAACATCTTTAGATTTTAAAAAATCAATGAGATCCCATTTAGGATCTTCTGTATTTTCTGGATTATATTCTTCTAGGATTGAAAGAAAACGACTCATACATATATTTATGACATCAGGCTCATTTTATTGGCGACATCATAAAAATGCGTTCCCATATCTTTCAATCCAGTTTTTTCTAGATATTTTTTAATATGTTTAAAACTCTTCGGTTTGGTGTCTTTTTGAAAGAATATTTCTAATCTCGGAGTCAATCCAGCATCGTTTGTTTCGACTTTTTCAATAACTTCAGAAAAATCCATAACATCTTCTAAGATTTTGAATCCAAAGATTGATTTTAATTTTCTTAATAGGGAATTTCTGAATTTATCCTTAGTTAGAGAATTGCTATAAAAACATAATCTGTAATTAGATTCTTGACTTATAATATGTTCGCAAACTATTTTTAGGAAAGCATGTGAGTATATTGTTTTATTATAGCTTTTAGAAAAATCGAATGTAACATCAATAAACATTGCTCTTAATATTTTAGCGAAAAATATATTAGTCTCTCTAAAAACTGTATCGATATCAGTAAAAATTATACGTTCGTCATGAAAAATGATTTTTGTATAATTTTCCTCAGTTTTGATCTCGTAATGGTTCATATAAATTTAGGTAAAAGGCTTGACCAATTGGATCATCCATGGGCTGTATTCCCACAATTTCCGAGCAAAGTCCAACATTTGGTGTTTTATAAAATAATGTTTTGTATAGTGCTATTTTCCATTTCCATCGAAATTGTTGAGATGGTTGAGATCCACCAAATCTTTTCCTATAAATTTGTTTATGGAGTCGTTTCCTATATACCCTATTTGTATTTTTCATTGTAAATTCAGAATATCAGGGTTTCTCTCAATGTCAAGTTTATAATTTTCATTTGACATTTTTCAAATATATTGATTATTTGTTATCATCTGAAAATATTAACATGTTTGATTAAATATATTTATGACAGATTGGATCTTTAATGACGTTGAGCTTAAAACCTTGGAAGACTTTCCTATAAATTGTTTTGGTTTTGTTTATAAAATAACAAATATTACAAAAAATAAAACATATGTTGGGAAAAAATTTTTATACCACATTATCAAAAAAAAGATAGGGAGTAAAACAAAAAGAATCAAGAGAGAAAGCGATTGGAAAAAATATTGTGGTTCAAATGAAGAATTAAAGATTGATATATCAACCGGGGATATTATAAAGAGGGAAATATTACATTTATGTAATTTTGAAAAACAATTGACATATTATGAATTAAAATATTTATTCATAAACGAGGTTTTGGAGAAAGATAATTATTATAATAATAATATAAACGGAAAATTTTATAGAAAAGATATATGAATTTAGAAGAAGCCAACATCAAATTGAAACCATTTGGGTGGGGAATACATTCAAATTATGAAAAGTTTTACAAATCATGCCTATTAATGTGTGATAATGGACACATTTATAAAAATGTCCCGTATTCCGTTGTTAATAGAAAAAGAAGTTGTAAATTCTGTAGTGGTGATTGTTTGAACACAGAAACGATGAATAAAAAATTGAATAGTTATGGATTTCAATTGGTTGGGAATTATAATCCAACTTTAAAAAAACACAAACTTAAATGTTTACATTGTGAAACTGAAACATTTAAAAGAATATATGATATTTTTAAAATAGAATCCACAATAGGGTGTAAAATATGTAGAACCAATAAACATAAAGAGAAAATAAATTCTAAACAAGTCAATAAAAATATAAAAAAGCTTAAGAATCTAAACTTTTATAATTTTTCAATTGATGAATCATTCATATCATCAAATTGTCAGAAAGGTCATAAAAACCTATTCCAGTCTGATAAATTTTTGAAAAATATTTTTTGTGAACAATGTGTATCCGATCATTGTTTGACCAATCATATTAATATCGTGAATAAAAATTGTGAAAAATGGAACGTTTCCTGTAGTTCTTGTGGATATAGTTGGGAAACTGCTCCAACCAAATTGCTGAGTTCTAATGGATGCATACTATGCAATTTTACAGATAAAAGTTTGGGCAACAGATGGAGGCCAACAGACGAGCAATATAAATATTTCTTAAAACTTCGCGGGTTTTCTGTAGATTCCACTGAAATTATAAAAAACTCAACAAAAAAAATTAAAATGACCTGTCCAAATGGACATCATATATGTATCACCCCTTCTATAATTTTAAGAAATCCATCATATCAATGTGGAAAATGTATAGGTAAGGCGAAGTTGACATATGGAGATATATGCGAAAGATTGAAAGGAAAAGAAATAACATTATTGGATCATAATCCACCCGGAGTTAAACAAAAAGCAAAGTTTAGATGTGATGTTTGTGAAAACACATGGTTCACTAAAATTGATTGTGTTATAAACAGTAAATCTGGATGTCCATTCTGTTGTACAAAGGGATTCAATCAAAGCAAAGATGGATTTTTCTATATACACAAAATCACTCATTTTAGTGGAAAAGAAGGTCTAAAAATTGGAATAACAAATAATATACATAAGAGAAAATTGGCGCAATGTAGATTATCAAATTCAAAGTTTGATACGGTTTATAATGTTAAGGCTTCTGGGGTTGATATATTGAGATTAGAAAGATTTATAAAGAAAAAATATAAAAACAATTTTAAATTTTTTACTAAGGATGAATTAAGTGATGGTTATACGGAATCTATTGATGTTTCTTTTTATGAAAATATAATAAATGATGTTAATGATGAATTATTTAATATATAATTTCTTTGTACTATCGGGATGATTATTTCTAATTAAGTATATAATCCCCATATAATCACTAATATTCTCAGGTAATCCTATCCAATCTGACATGTAATTACTTAATAAGCTGTCAAATTGAAATTATTTTAAACTTTTTCTATTTTCCCCATTGACTTTTACTTTTTCGTAAATTAGTTATGGGTGTAGTGGGCGGGCTCTGGTACAATTATTAATAAAAATAAATCATAATCTATTAGTATTAATCTTAATCAATGTACAATAATAAAGATTTACAGTTTTGTCGCTCCGCGACTATTATTGTACTTATAGTGTGCCCAAAAATCTAAAAGTCAAGCTTTTCTTTTCGATTTTTTCTTCTTTTTCTTCACCAAACCATTTCTGGATAAAATATCACCTTCGAAAATCGATTTAGGAATGCGTGTATCGCCCGCTGCATAATTGTCCCCATTAGGTTCACCAAGATCATCCACAGAGTCTTGTGGAGTGCCAAACATGCCACCCTCACCAGCACTCATGTCTTCAAGAATCTGATCATAAAGATCGGCAATCTTTTTCTCTTCTAAACTTGACAATCTTAGGCTCATATGTTATTATTTAATGATATGAATTCTAGAGAATTTAAATTTAGATTGTGGAATGAAACATATCGAGAAATGTTTTACAATTCTTTATCGAAAAATAAAGATTATGACGAAAAATTGTATTTGACTCTTTATGGTAAAGTTAGAGGAGATTTTAAACATTGTGGTGATGTGGATTGTTCTGAAAATTATGTGATTCAACAATACACCGGATTAAAGGATAAAAACGAAAAAGAAATTTATGAAGGTGATATTTTAAAGATTTATGGTGTGAAACAACCCACCCCAATTTTTAATACTGGAGAACTTTCTAAAGAATCTCCACACGATATATACGAGGTTATTTGGTTTAGAGTATCCCCCGGATTTGGATTAAAACGAGACAACATGATTTCTTATATGGATTATTCTTACCGTGCTCTTAGTGAAGTCATTGGAAATATTTATGAAAACCCAGAATTATTGAATTTATGAAAGATTACGAAAAAGAATACGAGCGTCTCAAAAAAGACACAGCAGAATGGTGTTCGATTAACTTGACGAACATTGGAGATAAAACTAAACAAGCCATTGGAAGAAAGCAGTGGGTAGTTGCTAGGCTCTTTGATTACAAGAGAGATTTATTGAAACTTAAAAAGGAGAAAGAGAATCTTAAGAAGATAATTACAGAAAAGCTTATAGAAAAATCCCCAGTCAACTTAGATAAGTCAACCATGGCAGCGATTGATAATTCTCCCCAATTAGAGGAGATCAATGAACAGATCAAGGATTGTGAATTTTTAATCACATACCTCGAATACAGCGTAAAGATGTATGCTTACATTGCACAAGATATCAAAAACCTTTTGGATGCTCATCGATTAGAGACATCTGAATAGCGGTTTCGATGGTTATAAATCTATTTTTAATTATAGATTTCATTTTGCCATTCATTAAGGAGTTTGCGTGAGTCTTATCAAAATTAAAATGTTTAGCAAATTGAACACGAGAATCGAATTTCAATACTTTCTTTTCTTTTGTGTCATATACTTCAACAGACTTTGTGAATGTCCCCTTAGATGGTGCCATTGTATATCTGCCGTATTTCAACGTTTTAGCTTTTCCACTTACTAATAAGCAAACATCTGCAATGGCGATTTTTATAAACTTCCCACATTCGGATAATGAATTGAATGATAAATATTTTTCTTCTTTATTATCGAAAATTGTGACTGGGTGCCGTAAACCGGGTTTTGGGTGATTTCTGCTGATGGGTCGATTATCTAGAATGTATTGGGTAGTAGGCTCAAGAACCCATGTTAATTTATAATGCAAATATTTACCAGAAGATATTTTTCCAATATAACTATTAGAACACCCAATATATCTAGCAGCTAATAAGTTGGATTTAAAAGTTTTTATTTCTCCCGTTTTTAAATTTTTTAAAGTTATCATATTTCCATCACCATCTTTAGTTGGACCTCCCTCACCACCACGACTCTCGTTGTAAAGTGTTATTTTATGTTCTTTGATGAGTTTTATCTCCTCATTTAATACGGATTTTTCGTCAGAGTTTCGATAAACTATATCAGAAGACCAATTATCGTTTATGAATTGTCTAACCCGAGGATTACTGGATCTTTTAAAATGTCTTTGTATTCTATTATAAGAATCATTAGCCTTTCCTATATATCTAATCGTTTTATTCTCATCATACAACATATAAACATAAAATGTTTTAATCATGTGTGTATTTAACATAGTAGTAGAATTTTTATAAATTACAGATAGAGGATTTAAAAATTTCATTGACAATTAATGATCGTGTGATACAGTTATATTCAAACAGAAGAATATTGATTATGCCTACAAAGGAAAGAATTAAAAAATCGATACCCGAGTCATTCGATGCTAGGGATTGGGCTGAAGAATTTGTATCAATGGTTAAAAATAAACCAGAAATAGCTACAGATGAAGAAACTATGATAGGGTGGTTTTCGAACTCTATTATGAGAGGATGGGATGAACATGGTTCAAGAACAGCCAAAGAAGAAAAATGGATTTATATTTTAACCAATTGGCAAACAGGACAAACAGTGGCAGTCTATTCCAAGGAACCGACCATGGATCAATGTCATCGAGATTATTCGCACCATCTTGGTAAAGATTTAATTTGGGCGTTTCCACATTGGTTGCCAGAATCAGGTCAAGGTGCTGATTGGAATTGTTCATTAATTAAATGGAAACTCGATTCGGTTAATAGATTTAGGGATGTTGTTGATTTTAAAAGTTTAAAATACGAAAAGATAGATTGATTATGGAATTTAAAACTAAAGAAGAATTTGAAAAGTATACAGGATCAAATCTTAGATGTATTGATGCTGTTTATTCCAAACCAGATAAACATTACATTTACCCAACTTGTGAAATCTTTGATAAGGAATTAGTTCCAGAGTCATCTCATACAAAATTTATCCATGATACATTGAATAATTTCGTTCTAGATGCTGTGGTAGCACAATCTATGGGTGAATCAGTAGAAGATTTAACATCTAACCAGAAATTGGGTATTTTTATCGGAGCAGGTATTCCATTAAAGTATGAACATGGAAAATTTTCAACTTTATACGATGTTGAAATTTCTATGGTAGATGGAAAATATAAGGTATCATATACCATACCAAAATTTAATAATACATATTGTTAATATGATACCTACAGATAATTTTTTTAAAGGTATGGAGGTTGTCATGGTTTATGGAGATTGCGATATACCATACGAAGGTGCATTGGTAGTGGATGTTATATATCCTAATAGTGTATATGTATCTGACATGGATGGAAACAATATCGGAAATAGGGGTTGTGCCGAATTACAACCTAAATGTGGAAGGAAGGGTTGTAATAATGCAGCATATTACTGGTCCGATGCATCTAACGGAAATAAAAGATTCAGATGTCTGAAATGTTCAGATTCTTTTTTATATCCTGATCTTTGGAAACCCATAAAATGGGAGCGTGATGAGATGGATACAATCAGATTCTATTTGAAATGATTACTGTAGATTACAACAAATCATATAGAAAGGGTAAGATCAAATGCGATCTTAATACCTTTAATATGATTCGTGAACATTTCTCACAGAAGGTTGAAGATATAGACTTTGTTAGAAAAAAGGCTAACAATTATAAAATACCAGACACAACATACGCGATTCAGGAATCTGGTATGTTTGATTTTGGATTGTATGATGAGCTTCTATCTTTTCTGAAACAAAATGATATCGAGTATGAGTTAACTAATGAATTTCGTTCTAGATTGGAATGCGATTTCGAAATTCCAGAAATATATGATGGTCTAAATTACAAGCATAGATATTATGGATTAGAGACTTTAGACTCTGCCTTGAAACAAGGCTATGGAACCGTTTTGTGGGCTACAGGAGCAGGTAAGTCTCTATGTCAGGCGTCTCTTATCGAAAACGTGTGGAGATGCTCAGGAAAGAGCTTTAAATGCCTTTTAATTGTTCCCGGATTAAACTTAGTATCACAGTTATTGGAAAACTTTGAAGAGTATGGTGTAAATTTTACATATTCTGGTTGGACTGGTGGAGTAAAGGGAATGAAGCTTCAAAATACGGATGTTGTTATTTGTAATACAGAGAATTTCTGTAAAAAGTTTTCTGAAAATTTGAAGTGGATAAAAAAGGTAGATCTATTATTAGTTGATGAATGTCACAAGATAAATGCTTCTTCAACGGTATCCAAATTAATACAAAAAATAAACACTCCACATAAATTCGGTTTTACTGGAACTCTACCAAAGGATAAAATCGACTACTGGAAGGTTATTGGAACATTCGGACCTATAATTTACGAAAAAAATAGTAAAGAATTGAGAGAAGAAGGTTTTCTTTCAAATGTGGAGATACGAATAGTTAAGATAAATCATCTCGATTCTCGTAATATGAATTATCGTCAAGAGTTGAGATACATTTACACATCTCCTAGGAGACACACTTTAGTTAGAAATCTTGTCAGAAAATTGAATGGTAATGTTTTGATTATCGTGAATCATACCGAACATGGATTGGATACTCTTGATATGATGTCTTCAATATCTGATAAGAAATGTTTTTTTATCAATGGGGAAGTTCCTGTCGAAGAAAGAATGAAGATAATAAATGAGATGGAGGAGAATAGTAATATTGTTACAGTAGCTAACTCGACTTGCTTCTCCACAGGTATTAATATCAAAAATCTTCCATATATTATATTTTTATCTGGTGGTAGAAGTTTCATCAGAATCGTTCAGTCAATTGGTCGAGGACTTAGGTTACACCCATCAAAAAATAAGTTGACTTTATTTGATATCTGTGATAATCTTAAGTATTCGATGGAACATGTCGAGGAAAGAAAGATTTTTTATGATGGAGAAAGTATTGAATGGAAGGAGACAGAACTATGAAGGACGAAAATAAAGAAAATTATTATGTCTCACCGAAAGTTTTCAAGGATCAGATTCAAAAATATTACGAGAGTGATATTATGACAGATGAGCTTGCAATTAACCTCGTTAAAATAGCTGAAGGGCTTAGTTACAAATATAACTTCATCAATTACACATGGAAGGATGAGATGGTTGGTGATGCATTGGTGAAAATGTATGCTGCTTTACAATCTAAAAAATTCCGAATTGATTCAGAGTTTTCTCCATTCGGATACTTCAACCAAATAGCTTGGCACGCTTTTTGTAATAGAATTAAAAAGGAAAAAAGGCAACACGATGGTTTGGAAGAATACAAACAAAGAGTATATGAAGATGCGATGCATGATCCATCTTTTCAAGGCCATATTTATGTTAAACCACATCTAGAATCAGATGAGAACGATGGAGATTACGAATAATTATGTTTAATACTTATAAAATAGATAACTCATATAGAGGACCATCTAAGATAGATGTAACTGAGAAAAGAGCACCAACCGATGAATCTGTTCGACTTTTGAATGAGATGCAACAGAAGGCTTTTGATAATGTTTTATCATGTGTTCAATTAGACAATAACGAGTTGAAGGATATTACTTGGTGGATATATTATGATCCATATACTTTCTCAGAAAAGGCTAGAGTTAGATTTATGTTGAATGGTCGTCTTTTCGATAAAGACATTATTCTACCGTGCCAATACACCAAATCAGAAGAAATACCAAAATTGATAATGAATAAAGTTTTGGAATACATTGCTATAGAGGTTACTGTAAAATTGTTCGAGAATAATACAAATATAAGACAGTTTAAGGAAATTTATAAAAGATAATGTTAAAAAAATCTAAAGTGGCTATATTCTCAGATCTACATCTCGGAATTCATAATAATTCCGAAGATTGGCATAAAATTGCTCTGTGGTGGGCGGATTGGATTGTGAAAGAGTTGACAGAAAAGAAAATTAAAGATATTTTCTTCCTTGGAGACTTTTTCGATAATAGATCAGAAATATCTGTTCAAACTCTCCACTTAGCATCAGAGATTCTTAATAAATTTAAGGATTTTAATATGCTTATGATCATTGGTAATCATGATGCATTCTATAAGAATAGATCTGATATTCATAGTATGGGATTGGCATCTGGTCATCCAAACATAACAATCGTTGATAAGAATTTTGAGTTTGAAGACTACGGTAAGAAATTTGCTTTTGTGCCATGGAATAATGAACTCCCAGATGGAAAATTTGATTATATTTTCGGACATTTTGAAATTGTAAGTTTCAAAATGAACAATTTCAAGGTATGCGATCATGGATTATCTCCAATTGATTTTCTTGGATCGAAAACAGATAGTGTATTTTCAGGACATTTTCATCGTAGAAGTATGGGATCATATAACGAAGGTAGAATCTTATATGTCGGGAATACTTTCCCAATGGACTTTGCTGATGTTGATAACACTAAGGGTTATCATATTCTCGATGTTGAAACCGGAGGATTTGAGTTTTTTGAAAATACAATATCTCCAAAATTTAAAAAATTCAATTTATCTAAAATTAAATCGATAACTGAAGATTATATTAAAAACAATATAGTCAAGATGGTTGTTGATATGGAAGTGGACGATAAAAAACTAGATAAGTTCCGTGTATATCTGAACAAATTCAGACCGTATCGCTTGATTATTGAACACAATGTTGTAAAATCGACAATCGATAGCGTTGAAGAAATCGATGCGATCAATATCCCAGATATGATGGATGAGTTTGTTGTCCAATTAAAACTGGAGGAAGAGCAAGAGGGACGAGTGGATGACATAATTAAGGAACTGTATGAAAGAAATAAGTGAAGAAAATTATATTGGTAAATGTTTTAGAGTTATTTTACCAAATGGTATCCTAACAGCATTTAAATGTAATTACCATAAAGGAGATTTTATAGGGAATGATACGTTTGGTGCTATATGGCACAAAAGATATTGCAAATCTTATGAAGAAATTTACCGAGAAATGAATGAATGAATGAAAGAAATAAGGAAAGGTCAAAATTGGAGAGTAAAAAAATCTGAAACAACTTGGGGAGGTATTCGTATTGTTGATGTGTTGAGTGATGGGAGATTTTTGGTGGATATAGCAACAGAACCTTATACGAGGGATGTAGTGAAAACTAAGGAAGAAATTTTGAATGGTTATAATCTAGATAATTGTAGATATATCTATAGAAAAGATGGAAGCATCGCCGCTATACAAGGATGAAAAATGTAAAATATAAAAATTTAAAAATCAAAAATTTCCTAAGTGTTGGAAATGAATTAATCGAGATTGATTTTCAAAAGGGATTACACCAAATAGATGGTATAAATTCTGATATCCCAGACCGTAAAAACGGTGTCGGTAAAACTGTCGTGACTAATGCTCATTTCTTTGCTTTGTTTGGAGAAACGATCAACAAAATCAAATCAGAATTTGTGATCAATAATGTCACAAAATCGAATGGTTTGGTCGAACTTGAATTTGACGTTGAAACATCTCAAGGAACTAAATCATACACCATTAAAAGACACGTTAAAAAAGCATCTAAGGTGGAACTTTGGGAAGGTGATGAGGATATAACAAAATCCACTATTAAAGAAACTGACAAATATATTTGTGATCTATTATCCACAAATCCAGATATTTATCGTTGCTGTGATGTTATAACAGTTCGAGATACTGTTCCATTTATGCAGATGGAAGCTAAAGATAAACGTGCATTCACAGAAACCATTTTTTCTATTGATGTTTTTGGGGTTATGTTGAAAGATCTAAAGAAAATGATCACAGAAACCAAAAAAGATAAAGATGTTTCATCTGCTAAAGTTTCTGAAATTGAAAGAAGTCTAAAATCTTTAATTGATCAGAAAGAGATTATCAAAAAACAAATCGAAGAACGAGACGAAATTCTACGGAAGAGGAGAGATGATCTAGATGTTAGAATACAATGCGCCACAGATGAAATTCAAAAATATCAATTAGTGGAACTAACTAAGTTCCAGTCCAATTTGAAAAAGTTGGAATCAGCAATCTACGACATAGATTCTAAAATAGGTGAATGTCATATGACTATAACAACCAATGAGCATTTTATTGCTGGTATTAAAGATAAATTGAAGAAAATGTCGGATATTAAATCAGGTGTCAGATGCGAAAAATGTCTTCAGGATATTGATCATACCCATACTGAGCTGATCGAAGTGGAAAAGGAATCTGCGAATATTTTGTTGAAAAATTATGAAGATGCTCTTGTAGAATTACATAAAGAGTTAGTAAAAAATAGAGAAACCAAAAATAAATTGGTTAGCAAACAGACACAAATCCAAAGATCCCTAGAAGAAGCTAAGACAGATATTCTCAAAAAGCAAAATTTGGAGAAAAATTTGGAACAATTATTAGAGTCTAAAAAAGATTTGGATGATGATATGAATATATCTAATTTGTCAATTGCGTCCTTTGATGCGAATATTGACTCTACGAGTGAAAGACTCGATGAGGAAAGTAAAAATCTTACTGAATTACAGCAAAAATTATCAGATTATGATATCTGTAAGTTTATCTTAGGAGAAGAAGGTGTAAAAAGTTTTGTAGTTAAAAAACTACTAGATCTTTTAAACAACACAATCGAAAAATATTTAATCGATCTTGGACTAAGTGTTAGAGTTAAGTTTGATGAGTATTTTGAAGAGATTGTTACTTCTGGAGGTAAACAATTTTCTTATAAAAACGCTTCTGGAGCAGAAAAGAAGTCTCTGGATTTTGCGTGTTGTTTTGCTTTCTCTGATATGAGAAAGAAGATCAATCAAGTCACATCAAATGTTGAGTGGATGGACGAATGTTTGGATTCTGCGGTAGATACAGTTGGTCTTGAGAAAATTATCAATATTATCAAGGACAGAATCGATAAAAATGATACATGTGTTTATTTGATATCTCACCGTAAGGAAGTTAAGGATAAAATTGATGGTGAAATCATCATGCTTGAAAAATCTGGTAATGTCACTAGGAGAATAAATTGACAATATAAAATCGATATTTAAATATAGGTATGTTTCTAAATTCTAGTCCATTTGTAAGCCCATTCCCAGCATCACCTTTTCAGAATACTAATAAAACAGTTGTTCAAGAAGAACAGCCAAAAGAGAATAGGTATTTAAATTTTAATGCTGGTAATGATGGATGCATGGCTTATCGAAGAGGCTTTTTATCCAATCACATCAGATTAGCTGGGATTGGTGATGTGACGGATATGACGAAAATGATTTTAGATAAATCGTTTTATAGAGATATTAAAACAATTACCCTACAGAGGCAAGCTACCGATCATCATAAAGAATTCATGAAATTCTTGAAATCCATTCAACCAGAAATGGGATTCAAGTTAATTTATGAAGTTGATGATGTAGTTTTCAGAGAAGAAATTCCTGATTATAATGCTTCGAAATTTGGATTTGATGATGACAATATTCGCCAAAATTGCATCGATATGATCAATATGGTGGACGAGGTTACAGTTACGTGTAAGTTCATGCGTGATCTATATATAGAAAAGACTGGTAAAAAGGAGATCACTGCGATTCCAAATTTCATGCCTTATTGGTGGATTGGTCATCAGTATGATTATCGAAAAATTTGCGACAATTTCGAAAAATATAAAAGAAAACCAAGAATAGTATATGCTGGATCTGGTGCTCATTTTGATATGAAAAACAAAGTGGGTCAACAGGATGACTTTTCACATGTTCTAAAATTCATTATCGATAATCGACATAAGTATCAGTTTGTCTTTATTGGTGCCTATCCACCTCCTTTACAGCCTTACGTTGTGGCGCGTGAGATTGAGTTCCATCCATGGAAAAGTCTTTTAGAATATCCCACATTCTTAGCTTCTCTAAATGCTCAATTGTTCATCGCTCCCCTACAAGATAATAATTTCAATAAGGCTAAATCTGATATCAAATTTATCGAAGCTGCTCAATTAGGAATTCCTTGTCTGTGTCAGGATTTGGTGACTTATTCGAGTGCTCCAGATTTCTTGAGATTCACAACTGCTGAAGATTTAGAGGATAAAATTCAAAAACTTCTCAAGAATAAAGCAGGATATTATCGTCTGGTTGATGATTTGAGAAAAGTTGGATCAACTAGATTCCTAGAGCTTGAACCGAATGTTGGTAGTTTCATGGATGTTTTGAATACTGAATACGGGTCAAGGGATCGAAAATTTCTGAAAATGTGGAATTGACTTTGGTTTTTCGGATGCTAGAATCTCTTTCATGAGAAAAAGCTCTAAAATTTGGAAAATTGAAAAATTTGGACACGAATTTTACTCGGGACAATGCATCACAATCACTAGGACGAAATCACCGATAGATGTCCAACTGATATACGAATCAGAGTTAGATTGCTTATTGGACATAGTAACCGAACCCGAAAATCGAGGGTTGAAGGTTTATAAACATCAAAGTAAAGAGATATGTGATGTAGATCTTAAAACTAAGAAACAATTTGTCCTACTTAGACAAAAGGATAATGATTATTATTGTTCATATTCTAGATATTATGAATTAGAAAAGGCGAATGATCTAATTTCCGCTGGAACACACGAATTAGCTTTCAAATTTTTAGAGGATAGTGAATACGATTCTTATGAAAGAACTGTTTATCATTGGGTTGAAGCTTTTTTACAATAAAATATGTATAGAAACTGCGTATATTCAAACAGAGATCGAATGATCCACCTTTTTACTTGGGATGCCTATGGAAATAGGGTAAAACAAGAAATACCATACAAGCCATATATCATGCTTGAGGATAAGAGTGGTCCTTTCAGAAGCATCTATGGAACGACCCTCAAAAAGAGGGAGTTCGAAACTCAATACGATAGGGGAAAATTTACCAAAGAATCTGGTGTTAAAAGGATATTTGAAAACATCACACCATATCAGCAATTTTTAATCGATGAATATTATAGAGATTCTGAAAAAGAGGAATTTTCACAATATCCCCTCAAGGTTTGTTATATCGACATCGAAAATCCAGCATCAGATCGTCAGCCAAATGTCGAATTAGCTGATACAGTTATAAATTTGCTGACATGCTATGATACAGAGACTAAGAGATATACCGTTTTTGGGTTGAAAGCATATAAACCAAAGAAAGATAATGTTGATTATTATCACTGTAAATCAGAGCACGATCTCTTAAAGAGATTCATCGGACACTTCTCAAGTGATTATCCTGATGTATTGTGTGGATGGAACAGTAATGGTTACGATGTTCCTTATTTGATAAATCGAATAACGTTTGAATTGGGTAAAGATTGGGCAGATGAATTGTCTCCTATAGGTAGAATATACGAGAAGGTTAACAAGGCTGGAAAATTCGGAAAAACCTCAAAAGAATATGTCATTGAAGGTGTATCATGTCTCGACTATCTTGTAATGTATCAAAAATTTAAGATATTCAACAAACCAGAAGATTATAAATTGGATACTGTTGGAGAACATGAGGTTGGAGTTAATAAGATTGATTATGATGGAACCCTTTGGGATCTATCTGTCAACGATTGGGAAACTTATGTTGATTATAACCTACGAGATGTAGAACTATTAATTATACTTGATGAGAAATTGCAGTATATCAACCTTATACGATTTCTATCACATGCGGGGTTGTGTGGGCTATCGCAAGCGATTGATACCGTTCCGGTAATTAATGGTGCTGTAGCCATCAAAGCTAGACAGCATAACAAATATATTTCTACATTTTATAGGACTCTTAAAGATGGAAAGAATCCGGGTGGTGCTGTTCAAGACCCAAAGGTTGGTCACGTTCGAAATGTTGTATCTTTCGATGCTAATTCGCTTTACCCAAGTATTATGATATCTTTGAATATCTCTCCAGAGACTAAATTAGGTAGTCTTGAGACTATTGGAGACGACTATAATATACATCATGTTTCAGGTAGAACATTTACACTCAACAAAGACGCCTTTGCCAAATATTTAAAGGAGGAGAAGGTTGCAATATCAAAATCTAAACATTTATTCACACAAAAAGAGAAGGGATTGATGCCAGAATTCTTAGAGAACCTTTACACAAAAAGGAAGAACATGAAGAATCTTGGTAAAGAGAAGGAAGGTTATTTAAACGATAATAAGGATAAGTTATCTCCAGAAGAAATAAAAAACCTAGAATCTGAGATCCAAAAATGCGACACATTCCAAAACGCTTATAAGATTTGTCTAAATTCTATGTATGGTTACATGGGAAATGCTTATGCTCCTTTAGGTGATGATGATATTGCGGCATCAATTACATTGACTGGACAAGCAATCAATGGAAAAAACAGAGATTTGTTTGTGGAATATATGCAGAATACATATGGAATTTCTGATGAGGAAGCAGAGAATTGTTGTATTGGGGCTGATACAGACTCAGGATATTTCTCTCTTCATATTTTAGAAGATAAGTATGGATTGAATCTTTTAGAGGGAGATAAAATATCAGATAAATTCTATGAAGAGTGTGATAAAATATCTGATTATATCAACACACATATATCCGAATGGGTTTCTAAAAAATTTAGATCCTTGGATTCTAGGATTGTGTATAAAAGGGAATCTGTTTGTGATGCTGGAATTTTCTTAGAAAAGAAACAATACGTTTTGCATGTATTAGATGATGAAGGTCTTAAAGTCAACAAATTCAAATACAAGGGTGTTGCTGTGGTTACTGGAAAAATGCCAAAGGTGGTTAAACCATACATCAAGACTGTAATAGAATGTCTAATCTTAGAAAAGAATAGAGAAAAGTGTAATTCTTATTTTAATGACGCATATGAAAAGTTTAAATCTTTGCCGTATCATAACATATGCAATATTAGTGGAATGAATAATTATGAAGAATATTCTAGAAAGTGTGATGCGTTGAAAACTGCTAAGGGAATGCCTGTCGCTTTGAAGGCAGCATATAGACACGATTACATAATCAAAGAATTTAAACTTAATAACAAATACCCGAAGTTTAAAAGTGGGGATAAAGTTAGATTTGTTAGTTTAAAAACACCGAATAGATATGGTTTGGAGACAATCGCTTTCCATAACAAATATCCAAAAGAATTTGAAGACCTTTTTGAGGTCGACTATGAGAAACAGTTTGATAAAATTGTATTCGCATCAGTTAAAGCGTTTTACAACGCAGTAAATTGGACATTACGAAAACCAAACGAAAATGTTAGAGTAGAATTAGAGGATTTTCTCAGTTAAAAAATTATGACAATAAATCAAGCTTACTGTAAAGGACTGGACGATAGCGAGGCTATTACTATCAAAATACTAACTCAGTTGATATACGATCAACCACTAGACTCTTACAACAATCCAGAATTAGAGAAATTAAAAAACGCTCTCAGGATTCAACTAGATTACATCAATGGATTGGCTAACAATAAAAAGAGTAATGTAGGTAAATACGCTAAAAAAGAACTTGATAATTCAAGAGCATTACTTGACTCTCAGTAATAATATGATAAATTTAGGTGTATGACAAATAAGCACGTAGCAATTATCGACCATGTGGGTCGAAATATTATCGGAAAATTGGTCGAAGAAACTGATTCTGTAATCACTATTCAGAATCCAGTTATTCTACACGTTCAACCTCAACAAAACGGACAATTGGAGGTTCAGACATTCCCAACATTTTTCTTCGAGTTCATTGATAAGAGTAATAGAGATAAGAATGCTTGGACTTACACGAAGTCAAATGTTGTGACTAGTAATGTAGTTCTGGATGAACGCATTCTCTCTCAATATGAGAAGATCAATACTCCACCAGAAGAACCAAAACAAACCCAACCTAAAGTTATTAGTATTGATGACATCTGATAACTTTTGCTATTGGTTACAGGGATGGTTTGAGTTAAACGATACCATAGATCATAGTTCAGGAGCAACACCCGAAACAATGAATATGATTCGTTCACATCTTGAATTAGTCTTTAGAAAAGAAACTTTAGGGTATGAATTAATCAATACAAGATTCACAGGACTTTCAACCAACCCACTTTGTTAAAATTATGGATAGAGATATTAAAAAAGCACTCGATTCTCTTAACGAGATTGATATCAGTGCAAAGTATTTAAATGAATCGTTTTTAGGAGACGATGATTGGATTGATACCGGGAGTTTAATGCTTAATGCATTGATTTCTGGATCAACAAAGAGGGGAATTCCCAAAGGACGTATTACACAGTTTGTAGGTGCTTCCCAGACTTTCAAGAGTGGTTTCCTTTTACAAATCTTAGCAAATGCTCAAAGACAAGGAATGGGTGTTGTATTATTCGATACAGAAGGTGGTATCGATGCTGTAGGTGCTAAGAGATTTGGTTTGGATGTTAATAAAGTCAAATATTCCAATCCTAAATCCATCGAACAATGTCGAAATGGTGTGATGAAAATTTTAACCCATGTAGAAGAAAACAATCTACATGGTAAGATCATTATCGCTATCGATTCAGTTGCTAATATGCTTTCAGCAATGGAGAAAACTAGAATGGAAAAGGATAGTGAATCTGCTGATATGGGAACATTCGCTAAATCTGTTAAAAGTCTTCTTAAGACTTGCAACATCTACTCAACTATCACAAAATGTCCGATTATTATGACTAACCATATTTATGATAATCCAGCACAGATGTTTCCAACAATTGAGAAAGATATTGCTGGTGGAAAAGCTGCTGTATATCTTCCAACTACAACAGTTCAACTTGCTAGAAAATTAGTTGCTGATGATGGTGGAAAAACACTCGAATCTAAACTTGCTGCTGGTCAGAAGAAGTATTCAGGTGTTGTAATCAGAGCATTAACCGTAAAGAATCGCTTGATTAAGCAATATCTTGAAGGTGAAATGTATCTATCATTCTCAACAGGTCTTAACAGATATTATGGATTAGCTGAGTTGATGAAAGGTCTAGAGATTATTGATAATAAGGGATCTACTTACTATGATTGGAACGGTAATAAGCTAGGATATCTCAAATCTTGGTCTAAAGATAAGGATCTTTGGGAAAATACCTTAATTCCAGAGTTTGAAAAGAGAATTCAAAAGGAGTGGACATACGGTGTTGATTATGTGGAAGAAATACCAACAGAATTTGATGATGACGAGGAAGAATTGGTGGAAGAATCATCGAATCCACTAGATACTTTGAAAAAGCTGAAACAAAAGGTTTCAGATAAGTTAGATCACATTGAAGAAACATCATCTAATGACCAAGGAGATAATCCTGATTGATTAGCTGCACCCTTAGCCCTATTACCTCTACCGTTTAGAGGTCTATTGACATACGATCTAATTTTAGATTCATTTGTCAAATCTTCAACAAGCTGAACTCTAATTTGGGGGTTCAGCTTGTTTTTTAATAGATCACACATAAAATGTTTTAATGTTGGAGAACTATGTTTTTTTCTTTCTTCTCCGTAAACGTCTTTGACCTCGGATGGTAAACATCTCCAAATATAATCCCAAATAGCAAAAGTTGGAGCGTTTGTTTCTCCATACATTCTCATAATTTTCAAACATTGAGCATAAGCATTGTTTAATTGTTGATCGAATGCTAGAAAAGTTGCTGGTCTAGCCATTTCTATCATTAATTCTCTATATAATGTATCAAATTCACTCATTTACGATCATCCAATGGTTGTAATTTTTGACTTTCTTAAATCCTCTATCTACAAATTGACCCTTTTGTTTAGAGAATTTATTATCCCTATTTACTTGCTCGGTCATATAACTTAATACTGATTCTTGAACAGGTTGCCAATCTGATGCCTGTTGATAAGCTGATTCTAAGGCGGCGTTCATACGAGCAATACTTTGTTTTAATTGTGTTGCATATTCAGGTTCAGCATATTTCAATTGCTCTTCAGCATTTTGAATCTTGATTTGTAAATCATCAATTGTTTTTTGATAAGGATTCTTTTGTTGCTTTGGTTCGGGAGATTGCTCTTTACCCAAACTAGCTTCCATTTTTTGTAGACGAAGTTCTTCCTTTGTTGTGTCTTGACCAGCATCTTGCATATTAGCGATAACTGCCTTTTGTCTAATAATAGCCTTTGTTAAACCGGAATCGGGAGATTTAGAAATATTTTCACCAGAAGCAAATGCTCTCAATTTCTCCTTAGCATCCATTAAATTATTAGATTTTCTAAAGTCTAATCTTTCTAAATTAAATTCTTGTAAAGCCTTACGAAATTCGTACCAAGCTTTAAATAGTTCCCCCCCATCCCCTTGAAATATTTTTCTTAAAACTCTTAGATCAAAGCCAGCATAAGGCTGTTCATCGGTTTCAGTATAATCTTCAGGTGCTTCGGTTTCATATAATTCTTTAAACTCTCTTCCAAGAGCCATGAATAAAGCGGATGCGGATTTATTCCCAGAATCAGCCATTTTATCAGATAAACTAACCATTTTCTCCATGAATTTTTCTGGAGATGGTTTATTTTGAAGACTGGCGAATGATGTGACGATATCGTTTAGTGACTTTTCAAAATTCTCTCGTTTCCACATCACCAAAATCTGAGCTAATTTATCTGGACGACCAGAATTATCGACAATTTCATCCATTTCAATTTCACCAGAATCATATAATTCCTTATATGATAAAATTCCTTCTTTTAATGTTTCTGCGGCATCCTCGATCCATCCCTGAACATCACCATAAGGATTTTCCAGATCGGATTTGGATGCTTCTGTTTGAGATTCTGGATTGTTTGTTTTTTTAAGTTTTCTAGATTCATATAATGCTTTACGAAGTCTAGGTTCAAGATAAGATGTCAATTTAGTATATTGAAGATATGACATCGGGTATGTACCAGAACTAGTCAATTCTTTCATCCTACGATTGACACCTATACGAAGATTGGAGTTTAATCTTTCTACCTCGTCACTATCATCTGATGATATATAATCAAGCATCTTCGAATCTAAATCACTTCCATCTTCTGTGGTTGATTCCTCCGCTTTATCCTCAAAAATAGAGTTCCAGAAAGATATTAATTCTTTAGAATCAATTTTACCTTCGTTTAAAAGTGTATCCATGATCTTTGCCCAATTCGCAAAACGAGCATTGCTATTCGTGGCTATAGATTTATAATAATTCATAACACTTTCATCTTGTCTATTTAAAAATGTTTCGGTGAAATTATACAATCGGTTTCTTATTTGACTGGTTTGTGATGGATTAACGTCTCCACTATTTTTAATATTTGCGTATAATGAAACATATGCATCTCTAACTTCTGGAAAATTTCCAAAAATAGATGTTGCGCGAGCCATCTCGGTAAAAATATCCGCACGTTCTACGAAATAATCAAAATTCATGATACTATTTAGTCGTTTCGTGTCCAAATAACTTCAGTAGAACGCTTTCTACCTTTACCAACACCTTTCAATTCGCATAGATCAGAAAAATCTAGCCAAGATGCTCCATTACTCTCACAAACAATCGTTTGTCCCGGTCTGGTTTTACACCATTCACCCAATTTTTCGTAATCTATGTGTTTATTCGATTTCCTATACCATTTTCCTTCTTTGATATAGGGTGGATCAATGAACCAAGTTGCAGGTTCAGTATGTCTTTCAGAATTCTCCCAAGATTCATGATAAACTTTCCAATGCCCAATCTTAGAAACTGTTTTCGCTAGTCTTTCCCTACAGCCAGTTCCCCAAAAATTAAGAGTCAAATCAGGCCAAATTCTTTTTTCTGTAGCCCATTTAGATAATCTTTTATTGGGATTTTGTTTTGCAGATGCTAACCAGTAACCAATAGCCCACTTCGCCTCCTGACAAATATTATAATCATCCACACTTTCACCCGGAGCAATCAGGGGCAAATTCATGATATCTTCTGGTTCTGATTTTATAAGAAAATCTAAAACACCAGCAATAATTTCATCCTTTTCATATAAAATAACATTTTTTTCTGGATATAAACATGAATATCCAGCCGCTCCCGCGAAAGGTTCAATGATTGTGTCGTAAATTGGTTTTGGGTATTTATATGCTATTCTAGTCTTGGACCCAAAATATCCAAAGAGAACTGTTTCTGCTGTCATTGAAGGTATTTAGGGTCTTGACTCAGGAAGTCACCCGTGCTAGGATTGGTCCATGGAGATTAAAAGAGTTCGGTATATATCCGCCACATCTAAGGATAATTCAGAAAAAACAACCATCCACCAATCGACTAGGAAATTGTGTGTAGATTTTGTTGGTCATGCTGCACATTGGTATCTATTAAACAATAAAGAAAAGCTATCTAAAAGATATAATGAAGCCATTGAAGATGCTATTTCTGACGATATAGATTGTTTGATTTTAGTTCATGACGATGTGATTCTAGAAGAAGACCCAATCCCCAAATTAGAGAAATTATTTGATGAATATGATGTAGTTGGGGTTGCTGGAGCATCTAAAATAGAATTGAAGTTACCCGCATTGTGGCATTTGATGGGTGGAGGATTTCAAGGAGGGAATCTACATGGATGTGTTCAACATGCTTATAGGGGAGAGATAGGACATTTACAAAAATACCCTTCAAACTTTGGACCATATCCACACCGAGCAGTAATGATTGATGGTGTTTTTATGGCTTTAAATAGAGAAGCTATGGAGACGTTAAGATTTGACGAAAATAATCCTTGTAAATTTCACTTCTATGATTTAGACTTTAGCCTCAATGCACACTTAGCTGGATTGAAAGTTGGAGTTGGTGATATTTTAATTACTCATGAATCTCCGGGATTGAGAGAATTTACAGAGGATTTTTTGAACGGTGAACGATGGTTCTTAAACAAATATGCTGGATCAAACTGAATTAATTGCGGAATTGGTTTCATTCCACCAAAAATTAATAATCTTAGCCTTGAGATCAGATGATAATTATAGAAATTATCGCGGAGTATCAACAGAAGAGATTTTTGAGTTAGAAAAGAAATTGAATTATAGATATTTGGATTTACCAAAGGATTTACAGGATAAAATAATAGAGGTTAGAAAAGAGAAATACGGAATAATATGACAGATGAAGAAATAAAAGATGCTTGTTCTTTGGGTAAGATTAAAGATATGCAAGTTAATGTGGATCAGATAAGAGAAAATAGGAAAAAAATCTGTAATGATGAGGAAAAAAATAAACACGATGCTGTAGAGAAAGCATTGTCTCTATTATCACAAGCGGGTGTGATGGCATACATATATGCGGATCTTCCTAATATGTTGCATCCATCGACTATACCTAGCATATACCAATTTAATACAATTTTATCTCTGTGTAAATTTGATGAGGATGGTAATCAAACTAAAGAATCAATGGAAAGATTGTCGATTTATAACAGTTTCTTATGGTTGACATTATTCGAGACGATAACAAATCAATCAAATATCGCTCAACATCTAGGTTTAGATAAACTAGATAGATCTGACCCAAAAACGATAGTCAAGAAAATGGATTTCTTTACAAAATTTATGTGGGAATGTTTATATACAGCAAACGAATACGGTAAAAAACATAAAGATGACCCTTGACTTGGATTTTTTTGAAACTGTGATAGCATATAAAGCGATCACTGACCCTGTATACTTAAACACTATTGCAGATTATGTAAAACCAGAATACTTTGAAAACCAAAACATAGCCGAATACTTCAAAATCGTAAATGACTTTTACGAAAAGAGAAAAAAGCTTCCAACCTTCACAGAGGTTAAGACATATCTAACCAATGATATTCTCAAAAACAACTTTAGAAAGCTTTTAGAATCTTTTAAAAAGTTAGATAAAGAATTTGACAATGCTGAATTGTATGATAATACAGAAAGGTTTTTAAAGGAAAGAGCCACTTGGGTCCAAATGCTGGACATCGCTGAGAATGCGGAGGATAAAGTAAAAAATCCTCAGAAAGTTCTTGAAGCGTTTGACGATATTTGTAAGATTAATCTGAATATTGATAGAGGTATTGAGATTTACAAAGATGTCGATTTAATCATTGATGATATCCTCAACGTCGAAAATTATATTTCTTCGGGGTGGGAATGGTTAGACGAGGCTACCGGAGGTGGGTATTTAGAGTCTGGTAAGGCACTCTATATGTTCGCTGGGCAGGCAAATATAGGTAAGAGTATTTTTCTGGGCAATGTAGCCGCGAACATCGCTAAACAAGGCAAGAGTGTGCTTGTAATTTCTCTGGAGATGTCCGAAATGGTGTATGCCAAACGTATATCAGCCAATATCACTAAAATCCCGATGAAGGATTTTAAATTTAACACTCACCCATTGCGAAACGCTTTAATGGATGAAAAGAAGAATAACCCAGATGGAAAAATAATGATCAAAGAATTTCCACCATCTAGTATAACACCGAAGCAAATAGAAGCATTTATAAAAAAAATTAAAGACTCTGGAGAAAATATAGATGCCGTGGTTATTGATTATATAAGTTTGCTAACGACCGAAACTGGTTCTAATTCATATGAAAGAGTGAAGCATATTTGTGAAAAGATCAGAGCGTTATCTTATATTTTCAAATGCCCGTTTTTTTCAGCGTGTCAGTTATCAAAACCCGGATACGGTAAGGAAAATCCGGGTTTGGAAGGTATTGGAGAATGTATAGAAGTCAATCAGTTGGTCACATTAAGAAGTGGAGAATATAAAAAAATAGGAGATTTGAAATTCGGAGATCAAATCAAATCAAACGATGAATACAAAACAGTAACTCAGATACATCATAAAAAAATAAAACCATGCTTTAAAATCAGATTGAAGTCTGGGAAGGAAATAATAGTGAGCGAGGATCACAAATTCCCAAGTAACCGTGGTAGACTTTCGATTCGAGAAGGATTAAATGTTGGCGATAAATTGAATAGCATTTGAGATAAACGTAACGCCGATACTAAATATAGTTATGAGCGATAAGCCGAAAAGAAGACAATGCAAAGATCCGAGTGAATTTGATGAATATTTTGATAGATGGATACACACAGGAACAAATCTTAAAGAATTCTATAGAATTTATTTAAATGATTATAATTTATACCCAATGGGTAGAGAGGTTTTTTATAAAAGACACAAAACTATTGAAGAGATTAATAAAATCAACAACAACCCCAAAAATCTTAAAGAATTGGTTTATGAATACTATGATTCCAAATCAACAAAAAGACGAATGGATATCAGGTATGGTGAGGGATCTGGTGAAAAACACAGCAATAACCTTAAGCTTTTGTGCGTCGATAAGATAACTCCCCACGTTACACAATATTGGATAAACAAAGGATTTAGTGAAGCGGAATCAATACAAAAGGTTTATGACTATAAAAACAAAAATGTGGTTAAGGCTATAGAAGCGAATAAAAATTTGTTTTTAAATAATCCAAAAAAATTTAGAACACGTTACGTTAATAGAAAAGCACCGAACAGTAGAAAACACTGGGAAGATTTGGGGTATTCTAAAGAAGATGTTGAAGAGATCATGAAAACGATCACTCGACCATATTTGAATTCACTTGAGGGATTCGTGGAGAGATATGGTGAAGTGTTGGGGGTTGAAAAATATCGCCAAGCAAATTTAAAAAGATTAGAAAGTAGAATGAAAAATAATGGGACGCTGTTTATTAGTAGTCACGTATCAAAAGCGTCTTTGAAATATTTCATACCACTGTATAAATTATTGAGAAAAAGTGGAATATCTAAAGATGATATTGTTTGGGGTATAGCTAAGAAAAAGGAATTCGTGACGAAAGATTCTGTAAGTGGTAAAAATTTCGCATACGATTTCGTAATAAAATCAAAAAGAATTATTATAGAATATAATGACTCCTTTTGGCACGCTAGGAGGAAAGATGAGTGGAAAAACAATTTCACAACGTATGAAAAATCTTTAGAATTTGACCAGTATAAACAGAAGGTAGCTGAAAATATAGGATTTAAGATAATATATGTGTGGGCTGATGAATTACCGACACATAAAGAACTCTTCAATAGGATAAGAAATGAATAACGATAAATTTGTGAGAGAGAGGGTGGAATTGATGAAAAATATTGGATTAATCAATCCAGATATTGACACCGAGCAATGTGTTGAGGTGGTTAATCTAGTATTAAGTGAACAAGAAGACAAAAATAATAAAAGTGATTTATTATTAGAATATAATGATGAAATTTTAGACATTGTGGCGTTGGGTGATATGGAAACAGTCGATATTAGTGTTACTGGAGATCAATTATTTTATTGTAATGGAATATTAACCAAAAACTCCATGGGGATCGCGCACGTATCAGATGTTATATTATCCATATTCCAAACAGAAGAAGATATGGAGTTGGGGTTAGTTAAGCTGGGGATGATCAAGAATCGATATGGTCCCAGAGGAATGGTTCAACCTATGTGTATAGATTATGAAACTTTGAGTATATCTCAGAGCGAGGAATCGGAGGAATTGATGGATGATGAAGAACTGAGCGTGTTGGAGAGACTTTCCAAGAATTAAATACTAATATGAAATATTTAAAAGATATTAAACTTATATATGAAAATATGTATATAAACTTACCGGATTATTTATATCACGCTACTTATAAACCGTTATTAAGTAAGATCAAACAATCTGGCTTGCGAGGTGGGATCAATAAATTTTGGGATGACTCTTCTCCAGATGTCGTGTATTTGTCGGATGATCCAAATGTGGCAGAATCTTATGCTGAAACATCAGATATAGTTGATGAAGATTGGTTAGATTTAATTGTAATATTGAAAATAGACATCAGTAAATTAGACCCGGCTCTCTTGGAAATAGATGATAATAATTTGAGTGGTGATACCTATCAATATGCTGGAACTATTTCTCCCGATGTGATAGTTGACATATATGAATGAAATCGTAAATAGGGAGGTTCATCATTATAGAGTGGAACCCCATGAGGACGTTTTTCATGAATGTGTGAGAATGGTTAAGATGTTTGGTTCAATTGACAACGCTTTTGTGCTAGATCTTGGATTGGTTGGAGATTGGTGGAAAATCGTAGAACTCAATAATGTGAATTCTTCTGGAATTTACGAATGTGATACGGATGCGATTGTAAGAGCGTTTAAACAACTGGACTAATATTTGTAACTAAATAATATCATGGAAAAAATCGATAGAATAAATTTGGAGACGGTATACGGTTCTATATTAGAAAATAATGATGTATCAATTGTTGGGCATGGTGGAATCATTTCTGCTCCAGATGGCAGTGGACTTAATCAAGTAGAGGATGGGATTGAAATTCCTTTTTCTGATTTACAAGAAGCGTGGAAATCATTACATAGATTAAAACTTATGGTTTACGGTGGCAGTATAAATGTCGAAGACTTAAAAAAGGAAGTAGACTTGGCTTATAATGCAGTATATCCTAACTTTAGGAGAGAAAAAAGTAAAAGGGAAGCGATGGGATTGAGAAACAGGTTAAGTAAAAAATTAGATTGACATATATGAATAACGATGTAAATATCGACGTGCGTAGTCGTATATTTATTTGGTCGAATTCAGACCTTGATGGTGCCTGTTCAGTAATCTTACTTGGACAAGTTTTTCAAGAATTTGAATATCAATCATGCTTCTTTGGTAAATTTGAGGAAAATTATACTACTTGGGCCAAGACTAATCTAGAAAATTATGATAAAGTCTTTGTTGTGGGTATGGTTATTGATCAAAAACTACTCAATAAGATCGATGATCCTCGTTTGGTCATCATTTCAGACCGTGGAGAGAAGCTTACAGCCTATGACTCTACTTTAATTACAGAAGAATGTTCATCTTGTTCCAAATTAATCTACAAAAAGTTTAAAAAGATCAGAGAATTCTCGGTAAATGTTAAAAAACTACTGGTTTATGTTGATGATTACAATGAATATCTTTTAAAACACGAAGAATCCAAGTATTTAAATGCAATTTATCGTAGATCTGGTTACAGAAGCTTTTATAAGTTTGTGGATAGATTCTTTGATGGATTTGATGGTTTCACTGATACGGAGATTAATATAGCTGAAGGATTTTTTAAAGAAATCGAGAAAGAAGTCTCGACAATAGACCTATATTCTGGTGAATTCAAGGGTTGGAAGGTGCTGGCAGCGTTCTCCAAGCTCTCAGTGAACGAAATAGCGAAGGAATTGATTGACAATCACAAAGCTGATGTTATCATCGTGGTCAATCCCGACACGAAGTTCATCTCTTTCCGAAAACCTCTAGGATCACCTGCTGATATTGTTTATATGGCAGAAAATTTATGTGATGGTGGAGGGGGTGAGTATGCATCGGGTGGTCAAATGACTGAAAAGTTTTTAGGATTCACTACGAATCTTTCGAGTTTATGAGTAGATTGGGAAATCTTGGTGACTATCATGGACAACATGGTAAAATAAACTGGTATTGTCCATCTTGTAAATGTTTTGGGTATAAAACTGCCCATACTGAAGGATGTATGGGAGAAAAGGTAGAAATAAGTGCAACAGCGAGAGTCCCTAGAAAGAATGCTTTTAAAAAAGAGTGGGATAATTTTTACAATAAGTTTGTCTTACAAGAAGACTTAAAACAATTTTTATCAAAACCTAAAAAAGAATCCAATGAAATGAAAACTTGGAGAATACAGAGAAAATTAAAAAAATGAGAAGAAGAAATTTTATAGGAGGAGTATTATCATCTATTGCTTTAATTGGAACATCTATCAAAGCAAAATCAGATGAAGTTAAAGTCATCAGAACGGATGAAGAAGATTTTTATGAATTTTTTCATAAATTTAATGGCTTTCCGATAAGCGAAGACCAAAAGATGTTTTATGATTGGTATAATAAAGATTATAAGAAAATGACAATGGGTAGACAGACTGGAACAACTACTTTTTCAATTACGTTAGCTGCATATAAATCACTTAAGAATGAAACCGTATCATATTTTACATTTTCAGAATATCATAGAAAATATTGTGTGGGTATATATAAAAGAAATATGATCAATTTTAGAGAAAAGTTTCCGAGAAAGGTCTGGACACAGATGGAACCGTTTTTCTTAATACACTCTGATGGAATTAGAGGTAAGAACCCATCAATATCCTTGTTCGATAATTGGTCATATACTAGATATCCACACACCATTTTCAATTATTTGAAGGGTAGAGACACTAAGGTATTTTGGATGGACACCAAAGAATATAACACAATATGAGCGACCCATCATCAAACTTAATAAGCGAAGAATCAGATCATATTTTCCTTTCATTCTGCACATTTGTAATGAATCTAAAGGGGAAGAAATTATCTGTCCAGAATGTTTTTGTTCAAACTCTCCAAGACGAGAAATTAAAGAACGTAGCTAAGACTATGCTATCTTTAGATAGTGATTTTGAATTGGTGAAGGTATTCTTAGCATTCGACAATTCTATCAGCAAATCTAAGTATGTCACAAAATTTGTCAATGGACAAAACAAAAAGAAATGATTCAAAAATTTGATTTAATAGCTGGATCGATTGACGAGATTAAAGAATATATTGAGGGGTTGGATACATTTGATTCGTGGCAACTAGGTAAAGGTTTATATTCTCAAGTTGAGAATCTATTGAGTAGAGATTGTTTGTTTAAACATATCGGACCAGTTACATACCAAGGAAGAAATTCAGATAGATCAGTCATAATACACGCAGCGTTTATAGCAGTCGAGAGAAATCCTTATAAATTCGCATGAAGATATTTAAAAAATACCCAAACATTAACCGAGAATACTTTATTGCAGCAATACCACCTTGGGATATAGAAGAGAAGGAAGCTATCAAGTTATATGTCGAGTATGTAAAATCACTTGTCCTAGATGACCCAGATAAAGATGAATCGATTGAGCGTTTAAAATCTGGACTCAAGTATGTGTTTAAATTTTGTAAAGATAAGGGGTTGACATTCTCGGATTACCTGACATACTCAGAACATACCTTACCTTGTTGGGTGACACATTTAAAAAATCACCAAATCGATTTTCACACTCTTCACACCTTGCAAATATCAAAACCTATGCTAGACTCTGAATTGTTGAACTTCGTGATTCCGAATTTCTTTGTCAACTTTCAAAAAACAAGACAAAAGTTTTATAATTCAAAAAGGATGAAAGATTTTGGAAAGAAAGCTAAGGAAAAATTAGAAACAGTATTATGCTAAAATTAGGAACAAACGTAAAAGATAAATCAACAAATCAAGAGGGTATGCTTACTCTCATGCAAGTTGAACAGAACGAAAATATTTATTATTATTTTCAACCAAGAGGAACAAGCCCAAAAACTGGAGAACCTTTAGAAGCTCGGTGGATTGTCGATTCCTCAATTGAGGGTGGTGTGACAGTGGTTCCACCGTATCTTCCAGTTGACATTCTCGGATCTTATGCTAAAGATAATGCAAGCGGATATGAAGGAGTTATTACTTCCTTAAGACTCCATATCAATGGATGTGTTCATGTATCTTTACAGTCTCAACAGATCTTAGAAGAAACTGGAACAGTTCCCCTTAGCGTAGATTTTGATATTCGTAGATTGTCTGGAGAAAAGATTGACACAATGACAGAAGAAGAAAAGGAAGAGAGTCAAATTAAGAATCCAAGTCCAGTGGGTGTAGCTGCATACAAACCAAGATTGTAAATTTTCATCTGAAGACTAAATATAGTTCTCCTAGCGAGCAATAAAACAAAATAAACAAAAAAAGATAAAAACAAAAAATATGGCAAAAAATAAATTCAATGCGTCAATGTTCGATTCTCTTAAGGATCAGTTGAAAAAGACAGACGGTGGTGGTTCATTCGCAAATATCATGAAGTTCCCAGAAGGACACACCTATACAATTCGACTAATTCCAAATGTCGATAATATCGATGACACATTCTTCCACCACTATATCAATAGCTGGAAGAGTCGTTCAACAGGGAAATATACTTCAGCAATTTCTCTCCAAACATTCGGAGATGAAGATCCAGTTACTAACCAATACTGGAAAGAGTATCAAGAGTGGAAAAAGGCTAACCCAGTTCCACCAGTTGATAAAGATGGTAAGAAGGTTCCATTTGATAATCCAATTTCAAATAAGGAACAATGGTTGGTTAATGCCTTATGGGTAGATAATCCAGCTAATCCAGAATTGAATGGAACTATCCAAATCCTTCGCATGGGATATCAGATTAAATCTTTGGTAGATGATGCGATGACAGGTGATCGTGCTGAAGAGTTTGGTCCAGCAATCTTTGATCTATCAAAGGATGGAGCGGATCTAAAAATCAAGGCTGAGAAACAAGGTGAGTTTACAACCTTTAAGAGTTCATTCTTCACAACCAAGTCAAAGCTTGATCTCGATGACGATGAAATTGAAAAGGTTTATGAACAAGTTCACGATCTAAAGTCAATCTATACTGTGAAGACTAAGGAAGAACTTGAAAAACTTCTTGAGGATCATTTCTTCTGCGAATCCACAGAAAAGAAATCCGAAGTCAAGAAACAATTATCTGAACGTAAATCTGCACCAGTAGATGAAGATCTAGATGATGAAATTCCTATGGATTTTACCCCAAAGGAAGAACCGAAAAAAGGTAAGGGTAAAAAAGCTGAACCAGCACCAGCAGAAGACGATGTAGATGAGCTACTTGCTGGACTTGATCTAGAAGATTAATATGAATGACCCATACGAAGCACTAAACCCAGAAGATATTGGTCTTCTGGTAGGTCTAGCTGGACCTCTATATGCCGAATCTAAAGAGATTGACAGAATGACGGGGACCAGACCACAAGACAGCATTGGGGCTATTGTATCGGGGACGGATCAACTGAAGCGGGGGTTTGAGAACATTGTACAAAATGCAGTGAGGACTCCAACCCCACCTCCTTTTCAACCTCCTCCTCAATATATACAACCTCCCCAAGTAACTAATATACCTTTACCTACTAATTATTATGAACCATCTACAACCGGAGGTCAAATTCCGGGACCTAGTGGATCAATGTTTCCTAAACAAGAAGATCCACAACTAGAATTTGATTTTAGTTTAACGGAGCAGAAGAAGACGAATGAATTGTTGGAAAAGAATAATAAGTTGTTGCAAAAGTTAATCTCTTTGCTAGAATCAAAGAACAAAAATGAACAACCAGTCAAACTTGAACCTAAAGTCAAAGGAATTCAAAATATTCCTACGCAGTCTTGGAAAGATTAGTGATACATCGATTCTAGAAGTTAAGTCTGACGAAATATACTCCATCGCCGCTTCTGACGATAGGAGTATGTTTCTTTGGTCCTCTATGGAAGGAGACTTTGATGTTGAAACGACTCTGAATTTACCATCCTTATCAAAGTTATCTAAACTTTTAGATATGGTTGGATCTACTGACATTCAATTTAAATTGAATAGAAATAATCTGGAATATAAATCTAAACTAGTAAAATTTAATTATCATTTGTATGATGAGGGTATCCTAGCTAAAGCGAAAATAACCTTAGCTAAGATTAAATCTCTTACATTCGATTACGAATTCGAAATATCTAAACAGTTTCTTAAAACACTACTATCTAATAGTAGCATATTCAAGGATACCAATAAACTATACATTTATACAGAGGATGATCATCTCACTTGGTCCCTAGCTGATAGAACCATGAAGAATACCGATACACTAACAGTTGTTGGCGAAGAGGTTGATTTTGAGATGGATGAATTCATTCTCAATTTAGATAATGTCAGACTTATTGATTTTGGAGACGGTGACGTAGCCAAATTTGAAGTATCCAAGAATGGTATCGGGAAGATTAGTGTGGAATCTGGAAACATACAATTGAATTATATTGTATCAAGTTTGACCCGATAGGTTAAATACATTAATGGAAACTTATCCGAAGGAAGCAGGAATTTATAAACTAACATGTAAAAACAATGGTAAGATTTATATAGGTAAATCTATAAACTTACATAAAAGACTTAATCAACATAGGTATCGAGAGAATAATACCAAGGGAAGATGGTATTTAGAAAATGCTATCATAAAACATGGTTGGAATTCTTTTGATGTTGAAATATTGGAAATTTTTGAGAATTTTGACAAATCAAAAAATAATATAGAACTTTTGGAATTGGAGACTTTTTATATAAAAAAATACAACTCCGCCAACAAAGATATAGGTTATAATATCCAAAAACATTCGGGTGATGGTGCGGGGGTTCCTAAAAAACCATTTTCTGAAGAACATAGAGCTAAATTGAGGATAGCGAGAGCTAAACAAATTCGGGGACCACTCTCAAAAGAACGTATAGATAAGATGAGAGTCCCTCGACCCAAGCACATACAGGATATGTTGAGAACACTTAGAGTCGGAAAGACCATATCAGAGGAACATAAACAAAAAATTAGCCAGTGTGGGTTAGGTAGAAAAAATTCACCAGAAACTATAGAAAAAATGAGAAACGCTAAATTAGGAAAGAAGCACACGGAAGAAGCAAAGATGAAAATGAGTGAAGCGAAAAAAGGAAAGTCTAATAATCTCAAAGGTCGCAAACATTCAGAAGAAACAAAGATGAAAATGAGTGAATCCAGAAGAGGAAAACCTAGCCCTAGACTTGGTGTAATTCTTTCAGAAGAAACCAAAGAAAAGATAAGACAATCCAAATTAAAAGGATCGAATAAATAATGAGAGAAGACCCTACAAATTACGTTGAACGCATTTTTAAAGATGCCAAAGAAAAAGGAAAACCATCAATATTAACAGTTCATTTGGATACATTACCGATACCGGAATTTTGGATCGAACATTTTTCAGATATAGAAAATAATTATGTGTGGAAGTTGGACAGTCAAAATATATCGGGTGGGGATATGCATGTGGGTGTTTGGTGTAATGAAAAATTGCCTTTTGTTTGGATGATAGCAGTTTCTCCAGAAGTTATGGAATATATTAAATTAGAAATATATAAGTATGACAAATAAAAATAAAATTACTACAGGAAGTTACTTTATTAAAAGATTGAGAGATTCTGGATTCGTTACCATCAGACTCTTTAAAGATTATGGGATTCTAGATCCAAGAAGATGGACTGTTATGGTCGATCCGGGTGGGGTATCATTGATCATTACTTGTTACGAAAATAAAGATGATAAGGGAGAAGTAGCCTTTGAGTTTAATGATGGTGGAAATAAATTCATCAAGAACTTCAATCTCAAAACTAAGTCTATGGAGGTTATTATAACTAATTTGATCGAGAGAGGAATCCCGCAAAAGGCAGAGGGTTGTTCTTTTGAGAAAAAGAGTTAAATAATTGAATGAAGGATGAAGAAATTCCCGAAGAGTTCACAGATGAAGAAATAACTAATATTCTTCGAGAAGCACTCACAACTAGATTGAAGGAAAAAAGAAAAGTTCCAAGTAAAGTCCAGATAAACAAAGCTATGATATCCACTCTAGGAGAGTTTTTAACATGTTTTAAATTGATGGGTTATGATCTAGATGGAAATCCGATCAATATGACTATCTATAAGGAAAAAATGGAAAAAGCTGCACTCGATGATTTATTCATGCAGAGTGTTAGTAAGTTTATGAACGAACGAATGGAATGATTCAATTTTTTAAAAAGGATTTAGAGTTTGGTAAAACTTATGGCGTCTTAGATGGTCAATACAAAGGCCATACTATAATTTTTGTTAAAAAACATGGAGACACATATGGTTTCTGTGATATTTTTGATGGAAAAATGGACATTCGATGGATTTCTAAAAAGGATTTTGACTTTGGAGTTAAGAATGGTATACTCGATTTAGTAGACCCACAACCATCAAAAGCGGAAAAAGATGAGATTAAAAAAATTACCAACGCTCGATTCAAAAAAGAAAGCAAGCTTTGATTTTAATCTCCCTGTTGACTATGTTGTATCTAAATTTTATGAACTGGGTTACAAAGTAGTCTATAATAAGGCGTCTGGAAAATACAACTCATGTTGTCCTATATGTCGAGAAGGAACCTCTTGGGGAAGAAAGAAAAGATGTTGGTATGATCCAGACGGGGGCAATATATCATGTTTCAATTGTGGAAGTAATCTATCCACATACAACTGGATCAGAGAAGTATCTGGTATAACACATAAAGAACTATGTGATGAATTAGATAAAGGAGATTTTGGATATAGTGATACATTCTTTGAAGATGATATTCCTAAATTAAAAGTTGAGACTCTTCCAGTAGATTCTATCAATCTTTTTGATCCGAATCAGGTTAATTTTTACAAAACCAATAGCAGAGTGCAGTTTGCTCTGGACTATATCAAAGAGAGGCGACTAGACACCGCTATAAACCGTCCAGATGCCCTCTATATCAGCTTGAAAGACAAGTTTCAGCCTGAGCGTCTAGTGATACCATTCAAGGACGAGAAAGGGGATATCGTCTTCTACCAGACACGCAAACTATTTGATTGGGATGATAACCCATCCTACCTTTCTAAGCTTAATGCAGATAAAACATTATACGGTATAGATAAGGTTGATCCTAATCTGGATACAGTTTTTCTATTTGAGGGTCCAATTGATTCTTTCTTCGTTAAGAATGGTCTTGGTGTAGCTGGGATCAATAAGGGTAAGGGATTCACTCTAACAAAGACTCAGAAGGATCAGATGGAATCTCTGAAATTGTTTGATAAGATATGGGTTTTGGACTCGCAGTGGATAGATGAGACATCCAGAGAGAAAACATTATCATTATTACAGGCTGGGGAATGTGTATTCATTTGGCCTGAGATTTGGGGAAAGAAATACAAAGACTTAAATGAGGTTTGTGTCGCGTGTGGGTTGGATCAAGTGTCTCCAGCTTGGATAAAAAAGAATTCAGAGTGTGGAAAGTCGGCTATTATGAAAATAAAAATTCTTCTCTCGAAGGGTTGACTTTACCGAGAGGTGTGTTACTATAATTTCGATATGAAAACAGATAGAAATACACCGATGTTCACCCTAGAACATCTTAAACAAAGATTTGTGTTAGATACAACAGTAAAGGGTGGTCTTCGTTTACAGACTAAGCCTTACAATTCAGGTAGATATACTCTACCAAGAAAGGTTCTCTTCGATAGTGGCATGTGTAATAATACATGCGGTAAAGTTGTCATCGACAATAAAACATACGATATCAGAGCATTGATCAAATGTTTGCGAGACGGACATCCATATTACTCAACAAAGTTATCCACCATAACTCCTGATTTGAAAGATATTACCGATAATGGTAAATTGGTATTTGATCCAAATCAGATTGAATGTGTAATGAACGTTGGTAGAGTTGCTTGGGGAGATATAAAGCAAACAGAGGCTCAATTACCACTAGACTTCTCTGATAAAGACCACAACTTAGTTGATACTAGATATACTTCTAATGATCTGGGTTTATCCAGACAAGAAGTAGCAGATATTGCTTCCAATCCATACAAATATCTAGTTAAGATAACTGGAAGTGACGGATTTGTTTACGAGGCTACGCTATCGGCAACAGATCAAAGAAAAATGATGTATAAACTCACCAATGGCTTGAGTGCAGTCTTATAAGAATTAATTTAATCGGGTTTGATATTTTGAGATATCAACAGAAATAATTCATACCCATTTGCATTAAACTTAATCCGAATGCTAGAGGGATAGCTACGTATTTGTAACGTGAATTGGCGGTCTGACTCATAAACCCTAAGAAGTTTTGATGTAAGGAAGCTAAGTCAGCAGCAACACGAGAAATCTTGGTTTGTTGAGACTGCTTCATCTTATCCATGACTGTATCGGGTTCAGCAGCAGCTAGACGAGATTGAATTGAATTTGGGTCTTCGCTATTGATTCTTTTCAAGAAGGATTCGATATCATCGATCCAACTTTGTAGTTCATCAATCATTTGTTGATTCTTCTGAGACATGGCATCAGCAGCTTGTTTAGAAACTTGGTCAACTACCTGATTGGTATCAGGTGTCATATCAACCTCAAAGTCCTCTGGATTAGTTCCATCATCTAGAACTCCTTCCATAGCTTTGCGTTCAAGTTCCCTTGCATCTTCTCTAAGAACTTGGAAGAAACGTTTTGCGAATAGATTACTATTACTCATAGGTATATTTAGTATTTTGAGAGATTAATATTGGTCATCATCGTAATATTGTGGAGATTTCCCACCTAATTCGCTATCCACAATATAACGAACCTCTTCTAAGTTTTTGGGATCTGTTACTATCATCATTATGGATTTGATGTCTTCTCTTCGCATGGTTCGTTCCAAAGTATTTAAAATAGCATTAACTGCGTCATCTACCGCATAATCCTCTGGCCCATCTGACGCTCCATCGAATCCTTCTATATATAACTTAGCAATAGCATCCTGATCTTTTTTTTTAAGACTCATATCTATATTTAGTCATTTATATTAAATAATTCTATGGCAGCTAAAGGAGAGTCCCCTTATTCAACAAAATTTGCAAGTCCCGACATCGACCACGACCTCGATCCATCGGCGCAAATGAAAAAATACAAGAAAGAGGAAAGAGAAACACACAATGGACCTAATGCATTACCCTATGAGATGCAAAATCTCCCAACATATTATGGAGAAATGGTCGATAATGGGATGCAAGCTGCAAAAACCATTGAAGATATCCTAAAAACCAAGGATGTTAAGAACAAAAAAGAGCTTCTGAAGCTTAAAAAGAACACAGAGAAGATGGTTTTGTATCTTATGCAGAATGTTGATTACATTTTAGAGAAATACACCATTGGTGCGAAGCATGTGATGGATGATATTGAGGACGAAAGAATGGAAGAAGAGCTTTATTAAGCTTGACTTCATCAAAAACTCTGCTAGAATTCAGTTTATGACAGCAATTTGGAAGAAAAGATCAATAATTCTCGGTGTTTGGGTGTGGTTAATCATTTTATTGACAATATCGGGATATTTTCTAATAGCCCCATGGTTTTTAGTTGCCTTTCCTATTCTAATGAGTATCCCAGCAGGAATATTCACGTTTTTGATCCTAAAAGAGCCTAATCCAGAGGAAGATGAAGAAACACAGAAGCTTTTAACGAGTATTTTTGATCTGGAGTCTGTAAATGAGGAGCAAAGTAAGGTAATCAAAGATTATGAGGAGATTTTTGATGCTCAATTAGTAGAATTACCTTGTGTATGTGGTGGAAACACCTTTAAGGGGTTATTTTCTCCTAATACTGATAATGAAGTCCAGTGTGAGAAGTGTAAGAACAATTATCGAGTGACAATTAACTATGATACTGTGCTTTTGTCTGAGCCCATGGATCAAAGTGTCTGATAAAACACTAGAATATAGTTATATCGTATGAAAAAATATACAAAAGTTTCCAAAATGGAAATTATCAAGGAATATAATAGATTAGATCTCACTCTATGCGATATTTGCGGTGATTCCACAGAGGATGGTTGGAAAGAGAACTGTTACGATGCACATGAATCAGAAATTTGGATGAAAACTGGATCAAATTATCCAGAAGGAGGATCTGGAGAAACTATAACATTCGATATTTGTCCAAAATGTTTCACCGATAAACTAATTCCTTGGGTTAAGTCATTTGGTGGTGAACCGACAGTCAAAGAGTGGGATTGGTGATAAAACACTAAGATAAACTAATACAAATTATGACAGTGTGTATAGAACGTGGTGATGGGTCTATTGAGGAAATGAGTTCTACAGAATTTACGAGATGGGCATGTTTAGTGGAAGCTTTTGAATTTATTAAGGAAAAGGCTGAACAATTGGGTGTTGATAATATGGAATTATTAATAAAACCAGCAGCAATTGAGAAATATATGGAGGAAAGAGCGGTTTCAATGCTCCATGATGTGGAATATGAGATAAAAAATGGATTATTGTGATCAAATTATATCTTTGAAATGTTCATTCAATTCCTTGGTATCTAATCCAAGCTCAGTGAACCCAATTAAGTAGTTTTTGTATCTTTCTTTGAGATCGTTAGGGTAAGTCACACCATTTGGTCGATCAAAACGATGAGTCCAACGTAAAAATGGTAGACATAAGGTTTTTTTACCTTTTTGTCTGAATTTTTCGTGAATATATCCTTCTTCTCCACCAAATCCTCGAAATTCTTTGTTGAATCCAACCCAAGAATCCTTTCTACAGGTGAATAATCCACAACCTTGGGACGGTATTTCAAAAGGTTCACCATTTTTATCCTTTCCACGATTATCTGTTTGCCATTGGCCCCACATATAGTTGGACCAAACATTATCGAAGTGAGTGGATATGGATATTAGATCGTCATACACTAAAGGACCCTGTAAAAGATTACCGAAATCTTTACCAAAGTCATAAAAATCTATAAGTTTCTTTATAGATCCGGGTTCTAGAAGAACATGACTATCGATACACATTACATAGGGTGTATCAGCTAGTTCGAATACTTTATTTTTGATGGTTGTAGATTTATATTTGGTGAATGGAAGATACTGAACAGGTTCTTTAACCCATTCGATAAATTTTCTTACGCAAGCACCATGAGGTCCCGAAGGATTGTTGTCGATAATAACAAATTCAATATCATCCATAACTTCTGGATGACATAATCTAATATTTTGTATTGTGAAATACACCCCATCGTAATCATCGTGGGTAGCCATACCAATGGTTAATTTTCTCATTGAGAATAATTATCAAAATCCTAATTTATTGCAACCATCGACACAATTTTTTCGAGTCACATCTAGAGTTGTTGAGGAAGATGTAAATGTTGTCGAAGGTGTTGTCGATGTTGTAGTGGTCGGTCTTACAGTTGTTAAGATAATATTTGTAAGAGGATTGATAGGTTTTGGTGTTGTTATAGTGATAACAATAGGGTTAACCGTCCTAGTAGTTAACTCAGGTATGGGTGGCGGATCTGGTATTCCATCGGGGGGTGGTAAACAAGGCACACAAGGACCTTCTGTGGTCGTCGTAGTAGTTGTAGACGTAGTTGTGCTACTCGTAGTTGATGATGGGCTAGGAGTGGTTGTGCTAGTTGTATAAGGAGGATCAGGTGGTAGCGTAGTGCTACCATTAGGATCGGGTGTTGTGCTACCACCCGGATCAGGGGTTGTTGTGGGGGTTGTCGTAGACGTAGTTGTACTAGTCGATGATGGACTAGGAGTAGTCGTTGAAGTCTCCGTAGTAGTTGTTGAAGTTTCTTCAGGCATTTGATCAGATAGGTATAGCTGTTATTCCAGATATAGTGGTATAATCAGTCTTATTTGATTTGATGATTGGTGTGTAGTCTAATATTTCATGAGACGCTTCCTCTAAACTACCTTGAGTGTGGAAATTCTTCAATTTTAGAGTTGATGGGGTCTGTGATCCAGAAAGTGGTGAACAAAAAGAGAAACTTGGATAAAGAGCATCATGATCGTAAGGATCGAAGAACGATAAATTTATACTTTTTAGAGTTTTATAATCAGATGATAACGATTTATAATCGACTGATAACTTTCTACCACCATTAGCCCATCTTATACGAATTGTTTGGGGTAGTTGCGTGGTTAATTGAAAATTAGAATCTAAAGACGATAAAGATTCATTCACCAACACTTTAGAACTAGAATCTCTGATGATTAAGCTATTAGGTTTAACACTTTGTATACCAACACCGGGATTGGTTTCATTTGAAAGCGCAAAATATCCAGTTGAATCAAGAGCTATCCCAATGACACCACTCATATCATATCCTGTTAGAGCTTCATTCTCAGCAAAAAGCTCATCACCTAATTCAGATAATAGTATATTACTATTTTCGTCTCTTAGATAATTATAAGAACCTTGAAAACCAAGGTAATGTCCGGGAATACCAGCAGATAAATTGGGATTATTCGTTAAGAATGTGCAGATTGCATGATTAGATCCAGATAAAGTAAAGGTAAAACTCCAAGTTATGTCCCAATGTGGATTATAGGGATTTTTTCTATCTATAAACCCAAAATATTTCGCATTTATAGGAATATTTACATCGGCTGGATACATATTAATAATTAATCAAGAGAGTGAAGATTGCATCACTTGGAACACTCCCACCACTTAATATCTTGACATCACAAGAAGACAAATTGATACTAATAGTTCTAATTTGATAATCCCAGTAACTATTTCCAAATAATTGGACTGTTGGAATCATAAAGGACGTAGGTTTATTCAAATAAAAAAACCTATAATGACCAGCACTTAGTCTAGATACACTAGTAATGTTCTTAGAATATTCAGCGGATAGAGCTATGCCATTATACTTAGCATATATCTGATTAGATTCGATGTATATATTGGTAGATAATGGATTCACCGCTGTTCCTGTAGCAGGAACTCCATTAGCAACCATCGTAAGACCACTACTAACCGTTAATGTGTTGGTAGATACATCATTGATAGCAACATTACCGAATTTGATCCTACCATCTTCGACATATAGAGGAGATTCGACTAAATCTGATGACACATAACCAGCAGATAGAGGATTTAGGGTTATTTTTCCACCACTAAGTCCTAAAGGAGAATTTAAAAGATTTGTTGATACGGAACCAGCAGATAGAGGATTTAATGTTAATTTATTGTCTGTGGATATTAGGATGTAATTATCTCCAGATGTATATACACCACCGATAAGTTCCCAATCAGATAAATTACTACCATTGTTGATTTTTAGTCTATATAATTTGTTTTTATCACTATCGAAAGCAAAATCCCCAACTTCACATGGAGATAATGTGGTTATATCAGTTGATATACCCTTAAACAGATTACCAACAACCTGACCACCACTCAAAGAGCCATTACCGATGAAAAGACGTTCAGTATCGGTAGTATATCCCAATTCACCAGACTTTAAGACTATTTTCTTTCTATCGGAGTTTAATCCTTGTCTGATTATCAATTGTAATAGTGTATTTTGAAAAATTTCCATATATTAGTATCTAAAAATTGGGATTGCGAATCGTCCTACAGTTGAACCGTTTCTCGTTGTTGTATTTCCTTCAAAAGTTATAAATCCAGCAGATGAAAGATTGATAATGGTAGTTCCATCGGAAGATAAAGCAGTAAACTTAGTTATTTGTAGTCCAGATAGACCCATTGAATCACCATTGAATATAGCTGATAGACTATTTGAATTGTTATAAGAACTTAAAGCAGCATTCCCGGTCAAAACATCCAAAATGGATGATTTATTGTTTGTAACCCTACCATATGGATCTACAGTGATTTGTGGCCAATTATTTGTTCCCGATAAAGCGTTTCTTGGGATAGAAATTACTCCATTATTAGTAGCTGTTAATGATACATTATCTACATTTGTCAAAACGGTAGATAATGATGTGGTCACTGAGTCATATACCAATCCACTACCAAACATAGCCGTATTGAGAGCTACACCTCCACTGAAATTTCTAGTTAGAGTGTTATTACTGACACCTGTTATGTTGGATGAGAGGGTTCCGCTGTTTAGAACCAATCCAGAACCAATAAGGGACGATTTCAGAGATACACCACCAGTTAAACTCTTAGTTAGAGTTACTTCATCAACACTAACTAAAGTTGTTTTTATTACATTTCCACCGAAATCATAAATTAATCCATCACCGAACCAAGATGAACTTAAATCTGTGAAGTATACTTGGTTGCTTGGTGTAGCAGACAAACTGAGAACATTACCATTAAAATAGAAGTAATTTGGATCAACATTTAGACCAATTTTATCGTATCCACCACCACTAATACCTTTATAAAATGTGTTTGGGTGTATTTGTAGAGCACTAAGACCTTGAATCTTTGGAATTAAGGAATTTCCTGATAAAGTGAAGAAGGTTGGACTATAATCCAATTGTAAAAGATTACTTTCAACTTTTAATCCATTGGTTATAGTCGATGGAGTTAAGAAATTAACAGGAATCGAACTTTGTTTTAGAGTTAAGGTGTTATTATTTCCATAATCGAAATATGAGGAGTTGACCTTAGTATTAACCAAGGACCAATTCGAGATATTGTTATACCCGTAAGCTGTTAGTTGGTAAAATGTATTATTACAATACACTAAATCTCCCGGTTCAGCAATTACATTAGACAGAGATGTGAAATTTGTAATTGATGAATGAATTTTGTTACCGACCACAACACCACCACTTAGAACACCTGTTCCTAAGAAAACTCTCTTAGTATCTACGGTAGATACAATTTCCCCTTGATCAAAGATTATGTTTTTTCTTTGATTATCTGTTCCCCTGCGGGTTTTTATTTTTGAAATGTCGATATCTGGCATATTATACGTGTTGTGCTATGATTGTTAAAACCCAACTGGTTGCGTTTAGGGTAGATGAACCATCTCCTCTATTTCTCAAGTAAATAACGTTTCTCTCGACACCACCAGATGTTTCTTTAGAAACTGGACAATAAAACATACCACCCAATCCTCGTTGATCACTTGAATTTGTCGGAATATCATATAAAACAGGATACATATAAGGATTAGTTCCATTTAATAAATTAGGACTTGGTGTAGCTTGAATGAATGTTTGTTTCCCACCGTGATCAACAACACCAGAAGATCTCAAGAATCCTGTAATCGCTTTAGTTGAATTTATAACAGATGCGGTCGGTAAATCTGGATTTGTTGATCCCAATCCATCATTTGTTAGGTCAATTCTAACCCAAGAACTTACAGCAGAAAGACTAGCAGGTATGATAATAGCTGTCGATGTCACACTAACATGTGGCGCATGATGAGCGATGATGTTTTTACTAGCCTTAAAATCATCAATCTCTACAACATCCGTTACTTGACCTTTACTATTAACAGTTATCGATGTAATTGGATTACTATAAGTCTTAGCTGGAGACGGTGATAGTGTTTCTAATAAAGAAGAAGGAATTTGTCCCAAGTATCCCCATTGTGTAGCTGTTTGTTGATATACAATATGACCGATTGTTCCATTTAATGTTGGATAATTTACACTTCCGACAGTTAAAGTATCTGCTGTAACCTTACCAGCAACCTTAATACCTGAAGTATCTCTTCCAATAGATAGAGAGCTTTTATTACCGCTACCATCATACAAATCGATCAATCCACTGACAGGTAATACATTACCATTAGCGTGTATCAGGGAATCGAATGTATCAGAAATTAAAGTGTCATTAAGAGAACTCATTTTATTTATTTAACGACTCAAATTATATTTCAAGAATTAGGAAGTAATTTTTTCTGAATATCTATGATTGATGATAAAATTCTTCTCAATGTCAAAACATTAATCGTTTCGTTTCCATTAATATATAGGTTCTCTGTCGCTATAGTCAACTCTTTAAGCTTATTGTATATCACTTTTGACTGCTCAAATTTAAAAGTATGTGAAGTTTTGTTGTATATATTCAAAATATCCTTCACGATATTGGTTATCATCGAATTAAAATATAATCCGAAGGAGGATTGAGAACATTGAGTCTCGATGAACTTCTTTTCTAAGTTTAAGGGTGCTGCTGCGATATATCTGTCATTCACAGGTTGTTTAATCGAATATATTCTACCATTATTATGCAACAACATATACATATAATTATTCTTAATCATATGTGAGTTGAGTTGATTATTATAAGAATTAGAATCACTATTATTAGAATTCCACTTCACATCAACATAGTTGTATGCTTGTTTAGTGCTACCCCAACGATATTCGAAATTATGGTATAACAAATTCTCAGTTTCTAGTCTTCCGTTTGGATATTCTGGGAATGTAAGTGACCTAGTTTGGTATTCTTTTTTGTTGTGAATATGAAATATATTAGAATCTATTCTAGAAAATTCTATTTTACTATTAACATCACTCAACTCATATATTTTTTTGTTGAAGAATGTATTTTGAATGTTATTTGGATCAAAGAAGCAAACATAGAATCCAGTATTCAACTTATAGAGTATGATAATATTATCATCGATATCTCTAATAGATATATCTAAGATATTTTTTATACCGAATTGTTTCAAATCGAAATCATAATACTTTTGATTTGAGTATTTGTTGTAGAATCCAATGTATGAACCACTTAAAGCTGATCTTATGTTTTTTCCAAATTTTATACTTTCAACATTAGTTGTATTTGTCTCTAGTCTATCTAAAATAATCAAATTATTACAATTCAAGAATGCTGTTGAATCGTAGATTTCTATACCGTTATTTTTAACCAAAAATATTTTGTTGTTTTCTTGGTCATTGTATATATCGATAATTTCTTCGGTTTGTTTTTCTGAAGATATCAATTTTAGAGGATTTGTATTGGAGAAATTGCCCTCTAGAATATATGTGTCGTATCCATTGGAACAAAAGTATTTAAAACCGTCATATTCATCTAACACAAAAGAACCGATTTTAACATTAGCTAAAAATTCCCAGTTTTTATTGTCACTAAATGGTTGAATGTAAGCGTAATTGTTTTTAGCTGGTAATCCAGATTCTATAGGTTCAAATTTTGTAGAATTTATGAAAGTGAAGTTGAAATTGTTCCACTTTTCATCCGTAGTATTCCATTTATATCGAGTCTCTTGCTCAAATGTTGATAAACCATAGAAATGGTTATTGTTATCTAAAAAGTTATAAACAGTTGGATTTTGAATAATTAAATTTCTGTAACATTTGATATTATTGCTATTGATTTTATCAATTAAGTTATTCAGACCTTGGAGATTTAATAATTCAAATGCGTCTATTTGAGCATCATTAGATATATCAGAGAAATTACCAAAACATGTATCGAAATGATACTGTCTTAGAAAGATATCAGCAATTAGAGTATCTTGTCTGGTTAGTTTTGTCTGAGATTCTAAATGTGTTCTTCCTACATAAGCTTCCCCATTCAAAATATGGAAAAATCCATAATATGGAAGTCCATTTAAAGTAAATGCTTCACCATTGGTATGCTTAAAGTAAGCAACCTCGTTGAACTTGTATGTTGTTGGTATGGGAACCTCATCCTCTTCGGGGATTATAGGGGGATCTACAGGATCAGTTGGTTCTTCCGGTGGATTGGGTTCGGTAGGTTCAGTAGGCTCTTCAGGAACATCTGTGATTATGTCTGAAACGTCAATGAAGAATACGTTACTCGTGGCTACAGCAACATCACGATCATATTTGTTTATATATACCCTATAAGTTCCGAGTTCTTTGAATAACTCCCTTGGTGTATTTAAACCAAATGCTTCTAATGCTAAAAATTCACCTTTACCTGCATTGTAAAAATTCTCTTGCATTTTTCCGGTCCATTGAACCAAATCATTTGAGTCTAACTCCATCACAGCGTTATGTTCAAATGATTTTACTTTAGCGAAGTTGGAAAAGGTGTCTTCGGAGATTGTTATCTCGTTATATACGTTAACCCAATTAGTTGAATCCTTTTTATAATCAACAAATATCTTATATGATATCGTATCAGGCCAATTATAAACAATCTTCGGATTAGTTCCACGAACACTGTAATAATTGTAAGGTATTTCAGATATTGTATGAAAAAATGTATCAGCACCACCAACAAAATAACCACCAGTTACATCATTGCTTCTCTTATATCTCCAAGGACCGAATGACAACCCAATTGTTGGTGAAGTCTTTAGCACGAGATCTATAGAAACTGGAAGATTGGATGTTGTTTCAGTGGTTGCCCCAATATATTTCGCAGCATAATAACGAATATATTGACCACATGCCCCTGTGGTAACTTGAATATTTGCAATTACTGTAAGGTTTTGGGATTTATTTGTTGTATAAGTTACAGAATAATCGTTTTTACCCTTGATATAAGGTATAGAAAATTGTTTCAATAACAAACCATCAACATCTAAAACAGAAATACTTATGATTGCAGAAAAACTGCCAGTGATTCCTAGATTACTTTGTTGGGTGAGAAGAGCATCAGAAGCACAATATGTATTGGTGTAATATTTTTCAAAATCTAAAAGAGCGGTTTCCTTTAGATTAATTGATACGACTCCACCTGATTGGGATAAAGACAATCCCGGCCATTGATATTCATCATCCATATATTTTATTTATAATCCTCGAATGTTATGTTGTTTATTTGTGTATTTATAGGGAGGATTCTCGATAAATCGTTCTCTAATGATTCCTTAATCTTAGTCTTACTTTGTTCATCCACACCAGTATTGTTGATCTTGATATTTACGAAATTCGATTTGAATTGTGATGAACACGCTAAGTTGATGGACTGTATATTATCGATACCATTCCTCATACCAGATGGTAAAGATATCGTTATCTCATCTATATCACTTTGAGTATTCAGTATGTGTGTAGTAAAGGCTAATTCAGGATCTATATAATATGGATTTATTATCAAATCTTTGAATAATTCACTATTGTAGTAAACATCCAATATATCTCTCTTGGTTTTACCATCATAATAGAATATATCACCATGGAGTAATTGTTTAGTGAAATATTCATATGGAGATAATCTGATCTCTAAAACAATTTCGTTATTTAGAAAAACATAACCATAACCTAGTTTACTATCCAAACTAAAACTAAAAATATTAATATCATCGGTTTTTATTTGTTTTTGAACATTGAACGTATTCAGGATTTCAGTAGATGGATTGTATATTTTATAAGTAAAATTGAATAAATTATTACTTTTTGATATGCTCATACCGCAATCTATAGAATTTCTATCACTAGAAATATTCCAATCTTCTCCAGATGCAAGAAAACCGAAACTTATACTAAAAGACCCAGCTTCGTTAATAGATCTATAATAATTACTAGGATAAGTTTTAGAATAACTGTTACAGTAATTAAATTGTGAAGATAATTTAGGGAAATCTGTTTTTTGTATTCTATCGTATCTGTATGTCTCATTGGCTATGAAAACTAAATCACTTTTTTTATCAAAGAATTTCAGATTATCTACAGAATCTCTATAAGATTGATTATTCAATACCAATTGTTCAATATAATCATTATATGTATCATTGAACATGGGTTTACTCATTAATGCTTCTTGTTTTTCGATTCTATCTGGATAATAGTATCTATCTACCCAAACCTTAGTTTCACTCATCGGAGATCCTGACAACCATGTGCATAGAAGATGTTGGTTATTATCTTTATTGTTTGAATTTTTTGATATATGATAAACTTTATCAGCATATTCAGGAGTTAAGTAAGAAAATGAACCATTTTCCACAAATTTGGTGTCATTTATATTCAAAGATTTAAATGGATACAAACTCTCGGATGTCGTAATGTAATTAGATCCGGGTTTTATGGAATATGTTTGATTATAGAAGACATAATTTAATGAAATATCATCGCTATATTCCTCATCGACATCGTTGGATATAGTAGTATATTCTCGTAGTCTATCCGAATATGATAGTGCGTAACCAGATAGTAAATTATTATTGTTGGTGAATACATCATCCAGTGATAATTGATTTTTTAGGACCAAAACATCTAGATTGTCATCTAAAAGAGGTTTATGCAATATAAAATTATTAGATGAATCGAAAAAACTAACTCCTTTATCTACAGTGTTATCTAAGTTGTATTTTACAAACGATGTATCCAGATTCAAATTTGGATTTATATACAAATTTTTACTTAGAGCAAAAGGAGACGAAATATAGGTTGCGATATTATCATCTATAACTTTCTTTAAAGATATTTGGTTGTCTTTTTTGAATAAAATATAATTAGAGTCAAAATTAGTTTTGAATAATAGAATATTATTAGTTTTTTCAGAAAAAAGATAAAAAAAGTCCTGTGGATTGATTTTGTTCTCATCAAATATTAATTTATTCTTTTTAACGAACAAAAGATTATTGTTTTCGTCGCTACATAAGTAATAAGGATCGTTATTTTTGAAGAAAATAATGTGACACATATTATCCTCCAGAACAATAAAAGAGAATTGTGTATTTTCGTTTTCTGTAGAAGAAATAGTCAGTGCGCCATAATTAAAATGTTCAAAATATTTACCTGTTTTTGAAAATGGAGATGGATCAACATCGGAATATTGTAAATAATCAGATCCACACATAATTGGTCCAAATACTGTTGATGTTTTTAAGCCAACATCATCTATATTAGTGAAGTCTGATAGTTTTTTTAAGTTGGTTAATAAAAAATTTGAGTAATTTTTCACTTTCGAACCTCTAAATGATGATAAAGCCTGATTAAAGGTTAAGTTATACCCACCCGGATAACTTCGACTAAAATTCTTAAAACTCAAACCCTTTAAATTACTACTGAGGGTTTTTGATTTGAGACTAGACAGTGAGTTGATTAACATTAAGAATATTTAATACTACTGCATAGTAACAAGATAATTATTTTTTTTCTCGACAATAGAATACTCTATTTTTTGTGGATAAGTGGGTATTACATTCACAGAATGTAGATCCATATCGTAAATTGATTCAAAATAGTCGTGTGTTCTGATTTTTATAGGAATTATAAACCAATTATAATCACCATTTGAATAACTTACGAGAATTTGAGCAGATAGTGATTTGTATAAGAAATTATCAGATGGGTAATACTCATGACTATATGTTTTATTCAAAACAGGGTTGTAAGTGAGAGCATTTACATCATTTTTATCAACCACATAAACATCATTTTCATAAACCTCCGAATTAAGATCACCCCAATCAATTTTCAAATACAATGGAAGCACACCACCGTATACATTAGACAAATTGAAAGATAATTCACTATGATCATCTAAAATTACCTCAGATAAGATACTATTATACGATGTTGTGGATGAATCCAACGAAATTGTTTGTTTGTTCATATTATTAAAGTATTATCTTCGAATGTTGGAGTGTAACCAGAGAGATAAATAGAAACAGTCGATAACGATGACATGTCATTGGTGTATCTTAGAATATTACTATTATACATCTCAGTGCTGAGAATGTTGACATTTGATAATATATCAAATTTATAAGTAAAGATATCAGACATGTAGTTTTGATCCTTTAGTATAAATGATAATGCGAATGTATCAGATGACGATGAATATGTAAGTCTAGGTTTTTTTAGTTCAAAGTAATTATAATTGTTTGTAGGTATTCTGAATGTATCAGTTGATGTCAACGACAATGTATTAGTTGGATACAATTTAGTATTTTTGAAATTCGCTGTGTCGAATTCGTAAATTTCTGGATATATATACATAGATTCATCGTCCAATGTTATATTTTTTGTTCTTATGTAAAAAACTTTATTCTTTATTCTGAATCTGTTTGATATTCTTTCGAAATTATTTAAATTCTTTGATATAATCAATGAAGGAACTCTAGGTTCTTTGAATATGTTACCGGATGGTTCAATTTTATCCACTATTAGGTAAGATGTTGTTTCGATAAACAACACATCCAAGATTATTTCGAAGGATATAACACTATCCACAATCTCTTGAAATACATCAGGACTATATTTGGTCGATAAGTATCCGAGTGCTACAGTTAAAGGTAAAACCTCACGGGTTTTAGAATTTTTTATGTATATTCTCCCACAATCAGGTTCATACTCACCGAAGTATTCGGACGCAGATAACAATACAGTTTTGTTTGACGACTCTTCATCGACATAAACATAATCAATTCTTTTTAAATCTATTCCAAAATCACCAGAATTAAAATTTCCACCATCTACTGTCACTAGACCAGATAGCCTAGAATATTCAGTGAAATTAGCTGTGAGTGTAGGCTGAGTGGCATCTAACAACGCTCTTTGTGTTGAGGTGTGGATACCACCCTCGATTAAAGTATTAAAATAGAATGGATCGGTTGATGTGGAGAATGCTGATAAATCCGAAGATACAGAGTCTATATAAGGAATATCTCGACTATCAGCCATATAAGCTCCCTCAATTATTCTGTATTTTCCGACAAGATTAGATTCAGTTGGTTCTTTTAATGAGAAAAATGGAGAGAATTTGCCGAAATTTATTTCCAGATCTGCTTTGGTGCTTATGAAAGTTCCCGTATTACTCGATAATCCAGATCTTTTGGTTTCGTTGAAGGTATAATCATCAATTATAGTATAATTATAATTCAAACCTTCAAGATATAGATCATCGAAGAACTTATGACCATTGATAACTTGACTATATAGATTATTGGTATCTATATTTTGGATATATTGAATGAAAGATTTATCATTTTTGAATAAACCTAATAAATTCCCATTTATGTCATATTTTATATCCTCTACATACCCTTCATTGAATATATCAGACAAGTATTTTTTCTTATTCTGATCAATTTTAGATACGTAACCATAATATTTCGTGTCTTTTTGATCTGATTTTGGAATATTTCTGGAATTACCAGACGAAAAGTTTCTTTTTAAGAAAGATGAGTCTACGACAAACGTTAATATGTCGCTACTCTTAGGTAAGATAGTTGGATTTGGGAAATAATATAGTGAATTTGGTTGTAGATTATTCACATTTATAGTGAATGAATCATTTTGACCATCTACTAACACGATAGATACCTTTGATGGCTTAAAGAATCCCAATTCTTTATCAGTTTGAAAATAATCAATTCTATCTTTTGATACAGATGTTGGATAGTCTCTATTAGAGAAATTTATAGCATTATTAGAGCTTTCAAATAATTTACCTGATACGAAATTGGATGTGGTATCCCCAGTTGAAAGATAATAGAAATCTGTCAGTAGATATTTTTTCGTAAGATCTCTTTTATTATCCAATAAAGAATCTATCTCCTTTAGTTGTAATAATTCGTCCGATAGTGTAGAAAAAACGTCATCGATAATCTCTTGATTCGATTTTAAGAAAATATCATAACCATAATCTAAATCTTTGTGATCATATGTCCCATCTGGAGTTTGATTGTAATATAAGGAGTATGTATTATATAATTCTTCGATTTGGATATCTAACTTAGGTATTATTTCATCTATATTAAAAAGTGTAGAAGAGTTTTCTAAGTTTTTTAAATACGAAATAGTTAAATCTTTTAGAGATTTTTCTATACCATAATTGGTCCCCCTTAGTTTATTTTTTACAATATTAAATTTTAAATTTTCTCTTTTCTCGTTGTAATATAATGATATCTCTCTGAGTTTTTTACTATAAAAACTTAAAGCGATATCTAAGTCGTGTGGATCATTGAAATTTATATTAGATAAAAATTTTCTTTCATCCGATGTCGTGTAATGTATATTGATGTCTTTTAAAAAATCTCTATATTTTTCAATAATTAAAGATTTTTCATTGTCAACCTTCAGATTATTGCTACTATTCCATTTTTTCAGGTAAAAATTGTAGTAAGACTGTAATGACTCGGGAGAATAAGAATCACTGATAATTTTAATGAATGTCAAAAATGACATAGGACCCCCTACATCCAACGCATCCTTTTTTAGGATATTAGGATTTGTTATTGATTTTGGGACATTTGGAAATCCGAACTGTGAGGATATTGCCATCCTTTATATTTATGTATATAATGGTATTTTCAAATTTTGTCCATTGAGTCTGATGACTAAGTAATTTCCCGTAGATACTCCACTTCCTGATGTTAAAAAAGGAGTTATTGTAGAACCCAGAGCTATGGTATTGTTCTGGGTTGCTTGGGCTTCATTACCAATAACTAAACAACCACTCAAAGTTGTAGGATTGGTTCGCGCTAATTTACCAAAAAATTGATTATGATCCCCGTTATTACTTTCACCAGCTTCTTGTCCCATACAATTAACATGATTTCCTGTATTTGATGAACCAGCAGAAAGCCCCATAAAATTAACGTAGCTTCCGTAATTATCATACCCCGCTGCCTGACCAAGGGCATTTACATGATTTGCATCATTATTATAAGCAGCTTGATTTCCGAGAGCATTTAGGTGATTTCCGTAATTATCATACCCCGCTGCCTGACCAAGGGCATTTACATCACTACCCTCATTACTTCCACCCAAGGCATTGTTTCCAAATGCATTGATATTTTCCACACCAATGTTACCATTTAGAGCATCTTGACCGAATGCATTTACATTACTGGCCATGTTTCTTGATGCTGCCCCAGAACCCAACGCATTCACATAATCCCCCATGTTTCCATAAGCAGCCTCGAATCCCATAGCGTTAACAGATTCACCCGTGTTAGCTGATCCAGCATTGGAACCGATAAAGTTACATATTGAGCCAGAGCTTTGAACTCCAGCACTACTTCCTATTGAAACTATAGAATCACCATTCGCGCTTAACGAACAGTATGAACCAATTGCTATATTATCGAATCTGTTTAGACCATTACCACTTAATGCATTAAAACCAATAGCTATATTACTTGAACCACTTCCACTCAAGGTATAATTCAATAATCCAACACCATTTGAACCTATAGATCTCAACATTATAGAAGTTCCAGATAAAGAAATATTATTAGCTGTTAAATTTCCATATACAGTTTGACCAACAGTGAAATTATTATTCAAATTTTTTAAAGCGTATTCACTACCAGATGCACTCAAAGATAGTCCACTTAAAACGTAAGTTTTAACACTACTAAGAGTTGATGTAACGGTCACACCGTTTTGGTTCATTAAAACACTCTCACCACCAGACAACGGTTGTGCAGCAGATGTTAATTGGGAAATTTTAGGCATATTATTATTTAGTCGATGTGAAAAATCTTTCAATGTATTCTTGCTTTTGAAACATTTCGGATAAATAGGAACAAATGAGTAAAAAACTACTTAAAAAACTAAAGGATAAAGAAGAGAAACTTATCGATGCGATCTATGAATTACAAGAATTCTTAGATTCGACTGAAGATGAAGAATTGAGTTCTATGGGTGATTCGTTTTCCGAAGCCATTCAAAATTTCATTAATGACAATGATACAATCACTCTAGATTCTATCAAAGAATACATTGAAAACGAAATGGATGCTTGACATCTGATCATTTCATGATAATCTAGCTCCATGAGTGATTTCTCTGGGTTATGGGTTGAAAAGTATCGTCCACATACATTGGATGATTTGTGTATTTCTGAAGAAACGAAGGATATCATAAAATCTTTCGGTGAAGAAATACCAAATTTGCTATTAACGGGTAATGCTGGGGTCGGAAAAACATCCTTAGCCAGAATTATTGTATTGGATATTCTAAAATGTGATTATCTTTATATCAATGCATCTGATGAGAACGGTATCGATACCGTAAGAAACAAAATCAATGGATTTGTTCAAACTAAAAGTTTCGATGGTAATATAAAGGTCGTTATTTTAGACGAAATCGACAATTTTAGTAAAAATGGGCAAGACGCCCTAAGAAACATGATGGAATCTTATGCTGATAACGCTAGATTCATACTCACAGGTAATTACAAACACAAAATATCAACACCTTTACAATCAAGGTGTCAGTTTTTGGATATTAGACCATCTTTACCACAAGCACTAAAGAGATGCTTACAAATACTCATTGCAGAAGGTGTCGAAACTTCTCAGGATGAGAAGAAACAGCTAGCCACACTAGTAAAATCACATTTTCCTGATTTAAGAAAATGTATCAATGAGATGCAGAAGTATGTCGTCGGATCTGAATTAAAAATCACTCAAAAAGTCAATAATAATAAAGTTTGTGAGAAAATATGCTCAAATATCGAAGATGGTAATACACTATCTTTGAGGAAATACCTAATACAGAACGATGAGATCTTCAATTCTGATTGGGATCAATTATTAGTTGATTTATTGAATTATATCTATACAAAAAGCATAGAAGATTCAAAGAAAAAGGCAATGATATTAACCATTGCCGATCATCTTGAGAAAGCTACCAGAGTTAATGATAAAGAGATTAACTTCTTTGCTTGTGTATTGAATTTGGAACAGATTTAGCGTCCCATGCCTTGTCTAAAGGCTTTACCGACTCCACCCAGAGGACCTTTATCCCTAGCTTGTTGGGCAAAGTCCCCAGTGCTTCGTTTTACAGCATCAAGAGTGTCGATAATTTCACTCAGGGACATATCAGCAACATTTCCACGAACATTTCCTAAAATTCCTGACTGTTGGGCTTGTGTAATCAAATCAATCAATTGTTGAGTTGATTCCCTAGCTTGTAATAGAGCATCTTGTGATTGTTTATCAGCTACACCAGTTTGATACATATCTGATACATTAGATCCGATTTGTTTGGCACCAGAAGCGACACCAGAACCTACTTTTCTAGCACCAGAAGCGATATTAGACCCAAATTGTTTAGCAGCTTGAACACCTTGCCCAACTTTATTACCAACAGCTTGGGATGCGCTTTGGGCAGCACTAGAAGCAGCACTACCAACACCTTTTCCAAGATTTCCTAGACCCGCTTTGAGATTACCGAAGAAACCTTCTAAAATTCTTTCTGATACAGTAGAAACATATCTTAATTCTGATTCTGTCATCAGATCTAGATTGTTGTGAACTTGATTTAGTGTCATTCCGGGAATAGACTCCTTGAGTAGTTGTAGAGTGTATGCCTCAGTTAGCATTACTTGATCGCGTTGGGAATATGATGCCATGATATTATTTAGTTTGTTGTGATTATTATTTTACAACTTGGGAGATATAGTCCAGAATATATTTGTATAGAGCTTGAGCGTGTTGATTATAATCTCCACCAAAGGATTTGCTGATGTCTTTTCCGATATCTAATGCCGCTGATTGGGCAAATTGATGATTCTGTCCCTGTTTTTGAAGTGGATTAGACTTAAAACCACCCGCGAATTTGGTGGCTAGTCTACGAAGCATACCCTCTTCAATCAAAACCTTTTGATAAATGGGATAATAATCGGTAGGTGAATACATTTCTTCAAGTATATCTCCAAGTTTATTATTATCCTTAGTTAACATGGTGGATTCACCAGCTAGTCTCAAGTTAGTTGGAGTGTTTTTACCATTACCTTTATCAGTAAGACGAGTGATATTTTTCATATCAGAAACATACTCCTCGGCTTTACCTGACATATACTTACTATCGTCTCTATAAAATTTATCAGGGATTGTCGGGCTAGGATCATTCATTGTTACTGGCTCGATCATATCTGTACCAACAGTAACAGTGCTATAATATCTACCACCTCCTTGATCACAAGCAAGTGTAACCACTACATCATCAGCTTTTTTATGTTGATTCCCAGCAGAAACACCAGAAAGACGATCACCGACTTGAACAACACGAATATTAAGCCCACATTTAGTCATTTGATCAACTTCATCGCGCATATTACTAGGCATGGCTTTGTATGTGACATTTTTCTTATAGTCTGATCTAAATTCTACTATATCACCGGGAAGGTAGCCGCCTCCAGCACTATTTCGTGTAGTAACTGACTCCAAGATTGAATCATAAATTTGGTTAAATTTTATTCCCATGTTCATATTTAGTAATATCATATGATAAATAACAATATGAAGTTTGATAAATTGGTTCAAATAGTTACCGAAGCTGGGTTTAGACCATCAGCACCTAAAAATATGGGAGGTGCTAGGCTTAATAGAACAAAAGAATCGGAAGGCCCATCGGGATATTCGTCTAGTTCAGTCGGTAAGTCTGATAATTTCGAATTAAGCACACCAATAGATCGTTGGGAGTATGATCCATCTCAAAATACAGGTAAATCTGGATTTGCTACAGAATCAAAGCTGTGGAAGAGTATGCTAACATCGTTTAGACTCCTATTCAATGATCCATTTTTTGATAAACAGGTTCAAAAAATAACAAAACGATTTAATGATTCAAGAGATTCGTATAAGAATATTCGAGGAGTTGATGAAAACGGGAAAGTTGAGAAGTATGATGAAGAAAATCAACTAGAAAAGCTTGAAAGAAATCAAACAAAATATCGAAGTGATTTGACTGGTATGAGAGATGATCTAGATAAGAAGAATAAAATCATTAATCGAACAAAATTACCCCCATCTGAAAAGGATAATATGGAAGTGGAGATTTCTAAGATAGAAGCGAACATAGAAACTTTAAATACCCAAAAAGGTAGAGCTAAGAGCGAAAAACAGAAAGGCAAAATTGAACAGACTGTTAGTGAATTAGCGACCATTTTAAATAAAAAAAGAGATCGTTTTGATCAAGCGACTATGAAGCCTGTTGATATAGAAAAATTAAAGGCTAATATTTATGATATTGAGGAAAAGATGGCTAAATGGGAAGATAAATTAGAAAAAACCACTGAGGAACTTGAGGATTTATATGATCGTATCAATCAAATTAATCAAACGAATGAAGCAGTTAACGAAGCAGCTATATCTGGATTTTTAGACTTGATTAAATTTACCGCATCCGGTTTAGTTAAAGAATATCAAGAAAAGGCTGGGACTGAGATTAAATCTTTAGATCAACTAAACTGGGATCAGATGCCATCGAATTTAAACGATGCAATTGATCGTTTAAAAGCTCTAGAATCTGATGATGAAAATGTTAACCCGATTTTAGGATATCTTGCTAGATTTGAAAGAGACTACGAGAATAAAGATTTCGATACTGGTAGAGCATTGGATAAAAATGTTAATATTACAACCATGCGAGACTTCAATAAACTACCATTCATGGTTTTATCGAGAGTTTATAGTTCCCTTAGAAGTTCAGATAAAAATCCAATTGCTCTAGATAAGCTTAATACAACTGTGACAGATGCATCTAAAGGAGAATTATCAACATTGCTAACAAAACTATCAACCAATACTTCAGAGAGTAAAGCAGAGTGGAGTGATCCTAACACCAAAACTTACATAAAAGGTTTAATAGATCAGTTACCGATCCCAACCTTCTCAAAGGAACAGATGAAAAAAAGAGTAGATCGTCCATGGATGATAGATCGTGGAAAAACTCCACCTGCATTCTTAAAAATGAATATCGAAGACGAAACTAAAATAAAAAATGAATCATTTGATGATTTTTTTGATCGAGTATTAAACGAAATGTCTTTTGATGAAGATGACTACAAATGTGACTTGCTAGAGATTTTAGAAAAATGCACTGGACCAACTAAAAAAACCAGCAGCGACCGAAAAGGTAAAAAATGGATGAAATGTGCAAAGCAACCAGATGGTTCCTATAAGAAAATACATTTTGGACAAAAGGGTGTTCGGGTTGGAGGTGGAAATTCTAAAAGAGCTAAAGCATTTAGGTCTAGACATTCCTGCTCGAATGCTAAACCCGGATCAGCTAAAAAATTGTCATGTGATAACTGGGACTGATATGTCGATAAATTTGAGTAAAGAATTATGTGATCAAACTGGGGTTTATAAAATAACAAATCCAGCAAACGATAATTTTTATATTGGAAGTTCATCAGTGAGTTTGGGAAGAAGATTTTCGGCTCATAATAGACTTTTAAAGTTGAACAAGAATCCTTGTGTGTTTTTACAAAATGCTTATAACGCAAGGACTACTGATTTCGTATTTGAAATTGTGGAGGTGTGTGAAAGAGATCAATGTATTGATCGAGAGCAATATTATTTAGACATTTTAAATCCTAGGTATAATATATGTAAAAATGCTAGGAGTAGTTTAGGGAGAAAATCATCCGAGCAATCAATCAAAAATCTATTCGAGGCACTGCGTAATTTTACAGACGAGGATGTGATTTTGATGTTTGATTTATATAATAAAAATATGAAGGTTACTGAAATAGCTAAGATTGTAAAATGTAAACCGAATAATGTAAGTTCAATTTTAAACAAACCCAAAAAGTATATATCGGTTAAAGAAAAGTATGGATTAAAAATCTTGAATAAAAAAACAAAGTATAATGGACGTTTTTTGATAACTGACCCAAATGGAAAAGAAATAATTGTCGATAACTTGGCTAAGTATGCTAGAGAAAATAATTTAGAATCATCTAATCTAAATAGATGTTCTAATAATATTATTAAAATGTGCAAAGGGCATAAAGTTGAAAAATTAACGATATAACGTGTATGGCAATTAAAATCAATTCCCTAAAAATAGATAAACTTTCAGATAAATCTCTGAAAAGTGATTATCTATATAAAGATTTAGCGTTAGATTTATCTCAAGACGTATCGTATAACAATCAATTAAATAAAACAGAAACTCTGAAAGATGTCAGAGCAATATATGACATAGAATCGGTTAAAAATAGCATCACAACAGCGTTTTTAACGTCACCGGGAGATAAAATACTAAATCCCACCTATGGGGTCGATTTGAGACAATTTGTATTCGAACCAATCGATGATTTTACTTCAGAAATCATCCAAGACCTGATCGAAACACAACTACCTATAATGGAACCAAGGGTTGTTGTGCGGGATGTATCTGTTATAGGGGATGAAGACATCAATCAATACAATATATCATTGACTATCGATGTCCCGTCTTTGAATATATACGGCGTTTCTATCAAATCAGAGTTGAATAATGTTGGATACACTATTTTGTGAGCTAAATAGTAATAATGGCAACGCCCGATTACAATTTACCTCAAAATGCATACGTTAATTTTGATGCTACATCATTGAAATCATTCATGATCAGTAGGCTGAACGAAGAGGGTCAGTTTACAGATCAAAATTATGAGGGTTCTAATATATCATCATTGTTAGATATACTGGGCTATTTTACCCACGTATTGTTATTTTATTTGAACCAAACATCATCTGAGTCGTCATTTTCACAGGCTTCAATCTATGAGAACATGAATAAAATCGTAAAAATGATAGGTTATAAGCCTACAGGTAAACAGACCTCTCTTGTTTCAGTTGATTGTAACGCATCTGGTAGTTTAAATGTTGGTAACTACCGTATACGTAAATATAGCTATTTTTTAATCGATAATATTCAATACACTTTCCCTAACGACGAATATTTTGAAAAATTGATAAGTGGAGACGAGAAAATTGATTCTATTGGAGAAAATTCTATCCTATATCAAGGAACTGTCGGGGAATATCCGATATATACAGCGGAAGGATTAAACTACGAAACTTTTCCGATTGTTGTGGATAATATCGTAGATAGTAAAGATACTAGATTTATCTCACACAATTCGATTAGCGTATATGTTAAAGAATTAGATAATGACACATGGTTTGAATATACTGAGTCAGATAGTTTGTATTTAACAGAGTCTAATAAACGTGTATATGAGTTGAGGCTCAATGAAAATGGACATTACGAAATTAAATTTGGTAATTCAGTTTTTGGGAGAAAATTAAATCCCGGAGACGAAGTTGCTGTTTTTTATATTCTCAGCGATGGTCAAAAAGGACAGATAAGTAAAAATGCCATAAACGGTAATAAATTGTTCACCTACAATAGCTCTAGGTTTAATACAATATACGATGGACTTACTCAAGAATTGGACTCTACTTTAATTTCAGACTCGAATAGAAATTTCTTAACTTTCACGAATCCATCCAATTCAACTATAATTCAAGATGCTGAAACTGTCGAGGAGATAAGAGAAAATGCACCCACATTTTTATCATCTCAACTTAGACTAGTAACCGAGAATGATTTTGAAAGATATCTCAAAAAGTCTATACCAAATATCTTACAAGATGTTAAAGTTGTGAATAACAAAACATTCGTAGATGAATATATCGATTATTTTTACAAAATATGTATAGATCCAAACAAATCTAATCGGGTTATATTGAATCAAGTAAATTTCGCAGACTCTTGTGATTTTAATAACGTTAATGTGTTCCTAGTTCCAAAATTTCAAATATTAGAAGATGCTCAATACCCAGATTTCTTAACTAATAGTTTCAAAAATCTTGTTAAGGATTTGACCGATGATAAGAAGATGATATCCAATGAAATAGTTCCAAGAGATCCGGTATACATAGCTTTGGATATCGGATTTGCTAATGTCGGAATAACAAAGGATATTTCGAAAGATACACAACTGATAATTGTTAGAGAAAAGAATAACAATATAAATAAAGAAAGCATAAAAAATAAAGTAGTTGATATCATTCTAAATTATTTCAAACCAACAAATGTTACACTCGGACAAACTATAAATATGTCCGATATAACATCATCAATTTTATCAATAGACGGTGTGAAGTCTTTAAAGACTTTTAATAACAAAGAGAATATATATTATAATGGATTATCGTTCATTTCATGGAACCCAGTATATGATGGTGTTGATGAAAGTCTAATAAATCAGACAACGACTTTACAGTTTTTTAAATTTCCTTACATATATAATCCAAAATCACTAATAACCAAAATTGTTGTAGTAGATGAGTAATACAACCACATATATAAATTTTAGTTCTATAGACTACAAGAATGAGAATTCTTTATCTTCTTATGCTTTAGAATTAACCCCCTTAATATTTTATCCTGATCTAGATAAAAAAACAACTAGCAGACTTGTATGGGATTTTGGAGATGGGACCACAACAACAGCATATTCGGCTAGTAAGCATTACACATTTCCCGGAACATATAATGTGAACTTGATCATATATGATTGTGATACGAATGCTAAAATTTCAACATTCGAAAAGAGTATTGTAATAAAAGATTATATACCTTTCACGCATAAAATTAATATAAATGGTAGGGTTATTACAGAGGATGGCAATCCGATGATATCTGAAGATGGTGATCAGATAATTTTCGACATTATAGATGATTTGAAATTTAAGGTTGGATCTATAGAAGGACCAATCATATTCACTGGTTACTTCCCACCGTATCAATCAGTATCTAACATATTTTATAGTGTATCTGGTAGTAATTCAATTAATTATTGGAATCTTAGTTCTGATAAATTTAATCATTTACAGAAATACAATACTTTCTATAAAAAGAATTATAATTATTTGTTATCTTCTTACGAATATGAGGAGATACCTTATATTACTCTCAGTGGATCAGATGTATATGCTAGAGTAAAAAATAGTTCCATAGAACGATGTTCAAAAGATGACCCAAATGCTAAAGTCGTAGGAAAAATTTGTGAGGGTGAAGCGTATTTCAAAGATGATAGTATATCAGATAAAATACTAATCCAAACTTGGTTCGATAAAACAAATAATGACGTAAAGTTTTACAATAAATCAAAGGTTAATTATTTGAATAATTTAGGAATAACGTTAAGTGCTAAAATCACAGATAATCCTGCATACAAACTATCAATTACATCAAATGGGTTGGATGGTGAAAAATACATCAGTCAATCATTTAATATTTCACCTATAAAATTTTCCAACACGGAAATACCATTCGTGGTAAAGATTAAAGATGTCGATAATACGACTGTGAAGAATTTTAATAATATTCAATTATCATCTTTAAATATAACATTATCCGCTATTGGAGATGTTGTCTTGTTAAATGAAGGTGGTCAAGAATTGTTAGATGAAAGTGGTTCCATTATATACGGAAGTGGTTTACATTATTTAATACCATCAGAGAATTATAACATATACAAATTAAATGATCCTAGTGGTGATGGATTTTTTAGAGGATTTGTTAAGTTTACTGATCTATCTGATCCTATATACAATGTGACTATTAATATAACCACGACACTCTCAAGCGATCAACTATCAACATATACTTTAACTGGACAATCTAATAAATTTAATGTGTATAACAAAAATTTTTACGATCTGTATAAGAAAGATGAAGATTTTTCATCCTCAAAAACTATACAAGATTTAATATTTCAAGAATCGATGATGAATAAACCTAGATTATTCGAAGATTTTATTGGTGGTGTGTTGGGTAATGAAAATCTTAATCACGAGGATATAGGTGTCAAAATATATGAAAAAATCAGCAATTTTATAAATAATACACAGAATTTAGACACATGTGAAGTGGATTATCTGAATTCGATCTCCGATTATTTGTATTATAATGATACAGGAGAAGAAAAGTATACATATCCTGAAAAATTGAAGAGAATTATCAATTTAGCATCCTTAAACAAACATTCTTTGGTCGGTGAATTGAATAAATTTAATGAGAATTTTGATATTCAAGGAAGAACATCAAAACTAGAATATGGAAAAAATATTGGGGATAAAATTGATGTTTTTACATACACAGTAGATAAGAACACACCTATAGTCGCACTCGAAAAATTTAGCAATACATATCTCAAACTAAACACATATCAGCCGAGTATATCTCTAAGTTCTAATACATATCCATTATCAAGCTATAATAGTAACTGGGGTTGGCCTTTAGTATTACCAACAGATTTTAATATAGCCGATATCGGTAAGTATTATATGTTTTTTGATTATGTCGATAATACTGATGACACACCGATAGGTGGTGTAATTGATTACAAAAATACCAAAACAAACATAGATAGATATGTTTCGAACGATTTATTGTATGAAAAATCTGGAGTATTTGATCATATGATCCTTGATACCTTATATCAAGCATTGTCTATCGTTAAATAATAATATGGATATAAAAATTTCACAATTTCCAACTTTATCTACTGCTCCTTACGGTGGATTCACTCCAATCGTTCAAGATAATAAGAATTATCTCGTGCAGAATTCCAATATGTATAGTTTCATCGATTATGTTGAAATTGATGGGTCAACATATACATTATCATTATCCGACACTGGATATATCATTAAAAAAATACACACAGAGGATCATATTTTATATGTTCCATCTAACGTATTCCCAGACAAGGTTTTGATCTTTATTAGGAATTCAGGTGTTGGAAATTTAAGGATTATACCTTCTAACTTAAGTGTATCCTTGAATTATAATACAACTCTCAGTGGGAATATAATCTCTTCACAAACATCAACTCAAATATATCATTTGGGTAATAATACTTGGGATATTTTATGAGAAGTTTTTTTAGATCTAATAACTTGGTGATTGATAGATTTAATAGAGCTAAACCTATTGATACCAGTGGACCGATACTATTATCCGCTTCTACATTGAGCGGTTTCCTTTATTTTAATTCAACAATTTTCGTGTGGGAGTCTTATGCTGGGTATACGTTATCGGCTACCCCAGCCGTATGGTCCGCAGGGACAACAATATTATCTGCTGGATGGTATATATATTCACCAACATTATATAGAGGATTTATGGCAGATATAAATACTACAACTTACACCGTCACTGAAAACGATGCTCTTTCTGGTTATAGGTTCGGTTGGAGGGAGGTTGTTCAGAAAAACAGTATAACAAAATTTTCAAATGGGAGAATAACAAAGGCTACAAAACTCCCAAATACACCACCGAGCACTAATTTAGTAGGACCACCATATGGTAATCCTACACCCGGTGGAGTATTAATCAAACCAATCAGATCATGGTATACACCACCCAATTTACCGATAACTTCTATATCGGGAATTTGGTATAAAAATGGACAATCTACTGGGGTGACTTTATCGACTTACTCGAATACTTCAAATGGCGATTTGATACAATATCGAGAAACAGCAGTCAATTCAATGAGTTCTTCGATTAGATTTTCACAAGCCGCGTATATCAATTCACAAATACCTATAGTAATGGATAGTTTAAGTTCCAATGTAATATCAAGAGTTGTTGGTTTATCTGGAGGTGCTAAGTATATGAATATGTTTAGTGTTAAAAATCATAATACTAAAACATATGTCAGAAACCCTAATTTTTGGGCCAATGATATAAAACAGGAGTTTACTGGATGTGCTGTTCATAAAACATTTGGGTATGAATCGTATGGTGGTGTTTTGATAACACCAAGACATGTGTTATACTGCGCCCACGCTTTCCCACACGCTTTGGGGACATGGCCAATTGATTTACGTGTTGGAAATAATATAACGTTCGTGAGATCTGATAATACGAGTCTTACAGCTATGCAATTGCATCAACAACCGAACATTGATGTGGATCTATGTGTTGCTGTTCTTGATAGAAACATGGAGAATGAGGGGTTGAATATCGTTAAAATTGGAGATATAATGGGAAATTATATAAGTTATTATTCTGATGATGTGATTGATGATGGTAGTCTTGATCCGAATTATATATTCAATACACTCAGATATAATTATAATGTTATTGATGGATGTGATCCACTATCCGCTAAACCTTTAATAGAAGTTGGAGTTTCTCAAGGATTTGGAAATATCCCTAATGCTATCCCACCTACACCAATAATAGATTATCCAGCTCAAAACGATATAATGGGTCATGTGAATGATGTCTTTAGTGGTGCGACTAATAATAATTCTATATCTGGATTTAAATATCAAGTTTGGGGTGGTGATTCTGGAACACCTGTATTTTTACTGCACCAAAACGAACTGTATCTACACGGTATAATGGTTATGTCACCTTGGGGTAGAAGATTTGTATCTACTTATATAGATGAAATTAACGAACTAATACATCAAGCTGATTTAAACGCTATATCTATGGGTAGATTAACAGAAACGACTGGATACACAGTATCAGCTACACCGTTGATTCAATAATACTCGCCGTATAAAGTATTATCGTTTTTATTCATATCATATATTTCATTCTTAGAAATATCATCAGCATTTGATGAATAAACTTTATCATCAGCAGTTAAGGACGGGAACAATACAGACGATACTTTACCACTGAATTCGTTGTCGTATACTTGATCATTACCAATTTCTTCAGGTGCGTTAGTGGACCCATCGTGCTCATAACGTTTTGCAGTTATTTTCCACACATAATGCCCAAGCATTGGATTTAACCCACCACTAACGTCTTGATCTAATACCTCTGTTATTCTGAATATTTTAGACCCTCTATTACCCGGACGATCACAACCCAAAGCTGTAACTTCCATTAAATCATCAGATTTTGGCTCTATTCTTTGACCATTTTCAATATAAAATGAGGATGCTAGAGGTGTCATGACATCAGTAAATTTTCGTATTGATATATACGCTGTGAGATCATCACTTGATTCCATTCCCCATCTCGATAAAGATATAGACTCTTCCAATTCTAAGTAAGCCTTAATTATAATAGGTTCAGAATATTCCTGAGTTGGATGTTCCCCATACAACATATTCATAGCTGATAGATTGAATCCATTTACATAATAATTGAATTCCACCCCATAGTTATTGATCATTTCATCAAAGCCACTTTTAAATATAGCTCTCTCAGCTTGAAAATTACTAGGATCTGCAAACCCTCCACATCGAGGATTGTATACGCCAGCAAATATGTTCGATGGTTCTAAACAAGATAAAGGTGTTGGAGGGCATCCCATACACTTATTTAGCTGTTGCTGGAGAAGCTTTAATGACTCTACCCACGATCATACCTTTTTGATTCTTGTATACCTCGATATCAGCACCAGAATTTTTAACGTTTCTAAATACTGTCGGTAATCTCATATTCATAGCATCCTTGATCCCAGCCTGTTCCAATTCTGGATAGGTTAGAATACTACCACCAATATTAAGCTTTTCGTTTTGTTTTTTATATGGACCTACGGTATGAAGATTCTTCTTATCTAAAATATTTGGATTTTTACCATTATGAGCTTGAAGTGAAGGAGTAGGAGTCCCATCAGCTAGATTATGACGATATTCATTTAGAATATAATCATTGAAGAATTCTTTAAAGAGTTTCATTATTGTATCTTCTGCCCTGTTAAAACATCTGAGAGTTCCGACTGAATATTAGAGTTTTCCAGTTTGTGTACTGCCGAAGTCAAATTACTTTTAGCGTCTAGTATATAACCTATAAAATCCCGTCTCTCTACCCTCGAATCTTCCGTATATGCTTCAAACATTTGCTCTAAATTTTTCCACTCCTCAGTATAGAATAAATTATCAATCTCATGGGTTAAATTATCAAGCTTAACCGCTATTTCATGACAGTGTTCCGAAAATGGCTTAATCACTTCTATTATGGTCTGATAATATTGGTTTTTCATGTCATGATCCATATCATGGTAGAAGTGTCCTTCATATATCATCCCCAATTTTTTCATATCGGAATTATTCATAATAATATTTAACAAAAAAGCCTGCGATTAAGCAGGCTCTATTGTTTGTTGATTTTTATAATTTAAGATTAGCGGAAGTAATCTTGTTTAGCCTTTAGGGTTGATTTAGGAACCTGATTGTTGTGACCCATAAGGGCTGTGATTGGAGGAGCACTATGAGTAGTCTTAGTGTCATCAGTTACATCTGTCTTGGCTTTATTACCACCCTTTGGGTTAGCTTTTCCACCAACCTTATTAGATTTAGCTTGGAATGCTGCTTTCTTATCTGGAGCAGGCTTAGTGCCTTGGGTTTCTTCGTCTTCTTCGAAATCCATATCATCATCTTCACCACCGAAATCCATATCATCATCTTCACCACCGAAGTCAAGATCATCATCTTCACCACCGAATTCATCACCACCTTCTTCATCTCCAAGAGCACCTTGAAGAACATCGATTAGGCTTTGTGCCATTGCGCGATCTAATGTAAAGGTAACAGAATCTTCTTCACCACCAAAGTCGTCTTCTTCACCACCAAAGTCATCTTCCATATCGGAATCTGGTGTTGCATCATCAAGACCAAGGGCATCGAGATCATCTCCTTCGTTAGGTTGACCGAAATTTTCTTTAAGAACCTTATTAAACAATTTATCAAAAGCTGATTTGCTCATATGCTTATTTAGCCTGTCGGTTGCAATTTTTTTAGATTCTTGAATTTCTTCTGATTCAGCGGCTTCTAATCCACTTTCTATATTCTTTAAAGATTTTTTTATTGACGATTTATCTTTAGCTGAAATATTGGGATTCTTTAATTTTTCTTTCAATTTATCCGCACTCTTCGAGATCTTAGATTTGGGTAGATATTTGGACACATCATCGTTTTCCTCATCCTCCTCAGCTGCTTTATTCTCTGCTTTATTGTATCCATCAGCAGATTCGGGACCATCTTTTTGTTTCTTATTACGGAATTCACCATCGAAGGTTTTCGGAGTCTTGGATTCCTTGATTGTGTGAACAGAATTCAACATTTTTCCATAAATATCACCTAAAGATACAGAGTCTTTTTGTTTCATATAGTTATTTAGTCTTAAATATGTAATATGCCTAGACTATCTAAAATTAAAGAACCCAAATTATCCAAGAAGGAGATGTATTTAGGTAATCCAAATTTACCATCCCAAGATGCTAAGTTTGAATACACTCCAGAGATGGCTTTGGAGATTGAGAAGTGTAAGAACGATCTTGTTTATTTTGCACAGAATTACTTTTACATAATTGAACCGGATTTGGGTAAAGTGTTGATTCCTTTATTACCCTATCAGTTAAGGTTATTAAAAGCTTTTAAAGACCATCGATTCAATATCGTATTGTCAAGTCGTCAAAGTGGAAAAGCATTAGCCTTGGATACTCCAATTAATACCCCAAATGGATGGACAACCATAGGTGAATTAAAGGATGGGGATGAATTGTATGGTATAGATGGAAAAATTTGTCGTGTCGTAAAGGCTCATGAAATTCTCTATGATAGGAAATGTTATTCTGTTATATTTGATAATGGGGAAGAAATTGTGGCGGATGCTGATCATAATTGGTTCGTTCAATCGAAAAATGACAGAAATCGAAAAAATAAAGAAGGTAGTGTAAAAACTACTAAGGAGATGTTGGGTGATCACACGACAAAAGCAGGAGAACCTTTTTATAGAATTCCTTCTTGCGTGCAAGGGTTGGAAAATAGTGAAAAGGATTACATTATAGATCCGTATATTCTTGGAATGTGGTTGGGTGACGGGGCAACAGACGGGTCGAGAATCACATCAGGGACTAGAGATCTAAAGGAAACTGTTAATAATTTGCAAAAATATAAAGATCGATACGGTATCAATATCCAATATCACAAAAATCGAAATATTTATTCTATTAATCTAGGAAAAAATGATCGGAATGAGAAATATAAGACTTCTTTACATAAAGAACTCAGACAGTCTAATTTGATTGGAAATAAACATATACCACCAGAATACCTATTGGGGTCTAGAGATCAAAGATTGGAATTATTGATGGGTTTGATAGATTCTGATGGTTATGTTGATAAATCAGGAAATTGTAATTTTTACAACACCAATATTCAATTATGCCATCAAGTTAAAGAATTGATTGAGAGTTTGGGGTATAAAACAACATTCAAAACTAAAATACCGACATTATATGGTATAGAGTGTAAAGAATGTGGAGTATTAGAGTTTAAACCAAGAGAATATGTTTGTAAACTACCTTTCAAAAAGGATAGAATTATAATTAATGAAATATCAACTCCAGAATCAAATAAAAGGAATCAATGGCATTATATCAAAGAGATAAAAGAAGTTGAGTCGGTTCCAGTGAGGTGCATTACCGTAGATTCACCTGATAGTCTATTTTTATGTGGAAGGACAAATATTCCAACCCACAATACCACGGTGTTAACGATCTTGGCACTATGGTATACGTGTTTCCATGATTATAAAAATACTGTAATCGTGGCAAACAAAGAAGATACTGCGAAGATGATCTTTAAACGGGTCAAATTAGCTTATCAAGAACTTCCCATATGGTTAAAACCCGCTGTTGTAACTTGGGGGCAAGAAAGTTCAGAATTTGCTAACGGTAGTCTTATAGGTATTTCCACCACGACTGGTTCAGCAGCGCGGGGACAAACTATCAATTGCGTTAACGCTAACACAAATGTCACAGTCAGACTAAATAATGCTATATATGAAACGACGATTGAGCAACTCTATAGATCTGGACTTTGTGTTTGACCGATACAAGGATAGCAAAAAATCAAATAGTATATATACATTATTTAAAAAATATCCACATTTGTATGATGAATTGAAAGAAAAGACATCATATTTAGATGATCATTTTTTGAGAAAAGAGATGGGTCAACGGGCATATCACTATTTCAATGATATTCGAGAAATACCCAGCAACTCTGAAAAGGGGAGAAATTATAGATATCTATCATTTGAACTCGGATATAGTGATACTTTATATGAACAGTTTGATTTGAGTAAGTTGAATGATGAGCAGCTAAGAACATTTTTTAAATCGGCATCAGCCATAAGCAATGTCAAAAAACATCCATATATTTTAGAATATTTGATGAACGATACAAAGTATCTCGATGAATTCAATCCATCTATCAGAACGAGAATATTTTATTTAAATTTTTCAAAAACAAAACAAGCAATAATAAACAAAAACGGAAAATTATTTCAGCCGAAGTTCGCATATGTGCAATGTTTGGATAGGTTTAATATAATTGAGGAATTCATTCTTATGTCAGACATTGATAAATGTAGATTGATACGAGACAATATTCTAATGTTTGAAATAAGACTTAATAAGGAAGAGCAGACCCGTCAAACATTGAATAGTTTTCGAAATTATACTGATCACATAGGTTGGGATGGAAAAGAATCCAAATTAGCTGCCGCATATAGGTTCGTGAATAATTTACAAGAATCTCCTCACTGTGTAGTTTGTAATACGAAAAAAGTGGTATTTAATGATTATTTATTAAAGTATCCCGAAACCTGTGGGACTCGATGTTCAAATAGATATTTCGAACATATAGACAGAAGGTTGTCGAACAATTCCAATAATACATATAAAACAAATATTGGTAAAAATGAGTTAAAAATATTAGAGCTTTTAAAGGTTCGATTCGAAATACTGGATGAAGACATAGAATATTCTAAAAGAATCGGCCCATTTGTCTGTGATGCTTTGGTGGGGGAGAAACTTATAGTCGAAATAAATGAAAAACATCACCTGTTTCAAAAACATATCGATAAAGATATAGTAAAATATGATTATTTGACAGATAAGGGATATAAATTGCTTATAATTTGGGATACCGTGGCGCAGAAAAAGAAAAGGGCCAAGGAAAAGCTTCTGAATTTAAAGAAGATGTATACGGAGTCATATCCAGAAATAATGCATATCGATTACAGCCCGATTCATAATAATAAGGTTGAAATATTGACCGATGATGGGTTCAAAAAGTTTAAAAATGTAATCAGTAACGGAGTTCGAGAATGTGTGGAAGTTTTTACTACTAAAAGATCCGTCAGCATAACCAAAGATCATATTTTTTTCACATATAACGATGTACAAATACCAGTATCGGGGTTACAAGTTGGAGATCAGTTAAAAACTGAGAGTGGATACGAAGAAGTTGTGAAAATTGAGGATGGGGGGATGACAGAAGTGTATGATATTGTAGCATCTGAAAATTTTAAATATATCACCAATGGTTTTGTCAGTCATCAATGTTTATTATTGGATGAATTTTCGTATTTGGAACCTCAGAGTATTGTGGAAGACTTTGTTCGTTCGGTTATACCAACGATTTCCAGAGCCAAAACATCAAAAATCCTAATAACATCAACCCCGAAGGGTAAAAATAATATATTTCATACTTTTTATTCGGCGGCATTAAAAGAGGGAACTCCTGAGTGGAATGAGTTTCACCCAGAAGAAGTTCAGTGGACAGAAATTCCCGGTCGTGATGAGGAGTGGAAGCGCAAAGAAATAGCCAAACTGGGTTCATATGAAGCATTCGCCCAAGAATATGAATGTCACTTCGCAGATGATGGAACTTCAGCTATCGATGTTGAATTATTCGATGAATTGAAGAAAAACTGTTCGGAACCCAAGCATTTACTAGATGATGGTCATTATAAAATTTGGGAAGATCCAGATCCATCAAGATTATACGTGGCGGGTGTCGATGTATCTGAAGGAGTTGGTGGAGATGCCTCTGTAATTCAAATGCTAGACATTACTGATCTCAAAGATATCAGACAAGTTGCTGAATATCATAGTAATACTATAGCCCCAGCAGAATTCTCTAATAAATTACATGATATTCTCCTAAATTGGGGAAGTCCATTAGTTTTAATTGAAAGAAATAACCAAGGTGGTCAAGTTTGTGATAGATTAGCAATGGATTTTGCCTATGAGAAGGTTGTGTCATGGGGTGCGAAACAAGCACACAAAAATCAACAGTTTGGAGTATTATCTCATACCAATACTAAACATGCTGCTATTTTAAATCAGAGATATTTCATTAATGAAATCAGAAACGTAACATTCAGATCAATTCATACCTTGAATGAATTCAAAACATTTATTAGATATCCAAACGCTACATGGAAAGCTAAAGGTGGTGAACATGATGACCGTGTTATGGCATTTGTTTGGGCTTTGATGATTTTACATCGAGAAATCACACAAATGTATTTCGAAATCGATGAAGAAGATGATTATGGTAAACCCGCTAAGATAACTCCATATAATTACGGTATAAAGATGTTTGAAAATCCAACATCTATCTATACAAATGAACAAGTTGATAAAATCGAGAATTCTAATCTATCTCCAATGGCTTTTGGTGCATTTGGAGAAGCTGATGATGAAATGGCTGGATTATTTGCTGAAGGCTGGATGCCTCTGAATGGAGCAATGCCTTATGTGGACCCATCTAGATCTTATAGTCAGGATAGATATGATGCTATGGAGAGAGTGATGCAATGGTAAATATTACAATGGGACGCAAATTAAATTTATTTCGTAGTCTTATCAACTGGATTCGTAGTTTATTTGAAGAAAAAATAAATTGGGATTCTATAGATAAAAGTGGAGTAGTTCTATCAGATTATCCTGTTGTTGACAAAGGATGGATAAAAGGATGGGTATCTGGGGAAGATGAGATTATTGTATGCAAGCACTCAAATCCAGTTGTTGGTAATTCGGTTTATGTTATTAAAGATGGGGTAAAAATCTTCAGAAAAATCGAATCCGTTGACAATACATACGCTTCCGATGATGTGTCCATATGCAAATTAACACAAAAATGGCCAGCGGGTGTAAAAATTTATAAGATAAGTAAAACTATCAAAAAAATGCAATTGATGGGAACTTTACATCAAGACAATACAATATCTCTCCGTAGAGCCCTGTTGGATGATAGAATTGTGTTTGGGACTTATTATAATAGAGATATAATAGCTGGTGATAGTGGATTGCCTTGGTTTGTTTGGGAAGATGGAGAATTTAAAGTTTGTAGTCATTCGCATCGTGGAATGTGGGGTATCGGACCAAATTATTTTTCAATTTTTTGATTAAATACAAGAAATGATAACCTTTGATATAACAGTCACATATAATTTGTTGATGAATTTTCGATATGAAATAATGTCAGGTAAATTAAAAATAGGATCGGATATTCCTATGTTTTTGGTGGATGTATTGAAAAAAGATAAATATTATAACTCGTTTGTATATGATATATTGACGACCTACCAGATTTCTAAATAAATGTATGAGTGATATCACAAAACAATCATACTTAAACAGAGCAAGGGAGGATAAATTCCTCTTAGTTTTTGATGTTCCACCAATTCTAAAACCAATAGTATCCAGATATCAAAGAGATGATAATCATATAAATCCTGATTCTGTCCAATTCTCAATCTTCGGAACAATGGTTCCAGAGATTACTGTAAAAGGTGTAGAAACTAGGTATTCTGGATCTACCTTATATATATCATCATTCAGTAAAGATTCTTACCCACCTCTGAATGTTGAATTCAAGGTAGATTCTGAATACAATAACTATTGGGTGATCTACTCTTGGTTGAATCTATTACACGATCAAGAAACTGGTATATATAACCAAAACAATATCCCTGTTGATGGTGATTTTAATGATTACATGACAGATATCACAGTATATGGATTGGATGAGTTTGGTAAGAAGCGTATTAAGTTCACATATAAGAAAGCTTTTCCTACTAGCATTAACGAAATCAAATACAATCAACAAAATTCTGAAGGAACTGAGATCACTAGCGGTTTCACATTTTTATACTCACAACTTCATACTGAATTGGTAAGAGATTACTGATCGAAAAAATCTACGAGAAAATAACTAAATAGTGATATGTCAACTCGTGTAATTCAGAGCCCCGGTGTCGAAATTAGGGAGCGTTCTATAGATTTAGTGGCTAGTCCAAATGTCGGGACTAATGTTTTTATTGCTGGATATTCTAATTCTGGAGTAACAGATGAAGTTATTAAGATCACCAGTAGAGATGAGCTATTAGCTATTTATGGTGCTCCAACAAATGCTGCTGAGAGATATTTTTATCATGGTGTTAAGGAATTACTAAATTCTCCAGCCAATATCTACACATTCCGACTTCCTTATGGTGAAGGTTCTGGTTCTGGATTCGGTTCTGAGTATTCTGCTCTAGCATATCCTGTCAATTTTGTAAAAGCTGATGCTGGTGGTGTATTATCCGCTGTTGAAACCAATTTAAATCAATTATCTGGAACATATGTTCTCGGTAATCCTGTTCATGTTACTCTATCAGAAGATGAGTATCGACAAGCTCAAGACGGTTCATTATTTACATGGGCTCAAAGCGGATCTACCCGTGCAGCCCTATCGTCTGTTTCTCAACTAGGTAAAGCAGGTATTGTTATCTTAAATAAGGCTCAAACCACAATCAATAGCCAATTTGAGGGTTATTATGTTGGTATTGGTGATAACACAAACATCAACCCAGCTTCCGACTTCAATGCGATTGTTGGAGCTAAAACTGTTAGTGTATCTTCTAAATTTACTGGAATCGGAGCATATGACTTTACAACTATTCCAAATGGAACTCTAGAGTTTACTCTATCTTCTACTAACATCGGTGGAGTTCAAAACAGCATCTCACAAATCCTTGAAGGTCTTACAGATTATAACATTGATGGTCGTGACGATGATGACTTACTTAACATCGGCGTATTCAAACTTCGTAAGAGCCTGTATGCTACAGAATCTTATAAACTAGACTATGTTCTAGATGGTAAGATCACTGGATCTATCGATTCTTACAGAAAACGCATCAACCCTACTGGTGGACCACAAACATCATTCTTCTTAGAGAATGTTGATGCAAATGATAGAAATGTCGAAATCTTAGTTAATCCATATCTATCAAATAAATTTGGTGGAACTGCTTTGAATGCGTCTGGTATCCCACAAAAGAAAATTCGCGTTCTAACACGCAATTTAGCGGGTTCTTCTTCAACTGTATCTGGTATTGCTGCTGGAGCATTCACATCTCTTGTAACCAATCTTGGTTATGCTGATAACTTATATCCAGTTGGTGCTTATTCCGATTCTCAAGTTATTTCTAAAGTTCTTGGATCAATCCCAAGCAAACTTGAACGTGCTCTAGAAGCTGTTAAGAATGATGAGATTTATGATATTGATGTAGTTGTAGAAGCTGGTCTTGGAACCATCTACGCGATGACAAAATCACAAAATCTATCATATTATGATGATACCGTGACTTACAATGCAGTCAGTGCTCTCAGAACATCCAATGCTCTCGATTCTGCTGGAACTGATCTTCGTGGAGATTATAGCACAATCTTCAATGTATTTGAAAACTTCTGCAACCTTCCATCTAATACAGGTGGTCGTGGTGACTGTATCTTTATCGCTGACCCAATTCGTCAGATTGTGGTTCAAGGTAAGAATACCAAAGTTCTATCAGATAGAACTAAAAACTTCCAAACTGATATCTACTGGGCTATCAGACATCAATTTGAACTAGAAAATACTTCATATGCTGCAACCTACGCAAACTGGGCTCAAGTTTATGACGAATTCTTAGGTGATAAGATCTGGGTTCCATTCTCTTCTGTAGCTGGGGCTACTTATGCTCGTAATGATGCTGCTGAATTCCCATGGTCTGCACCTGCTGGATATACCAGAGGACTTGTTAGTGGAAATGTTGTTGATATCGCAATCACACCAAACCAAAAACAACGTGATGAGCTTTATAAGAGCAATCTAAATCCTGTTCTATTCAATCCATCACAAGGAATGGCAATCTTCGGTCAAAAGACTCTGAGTAAGAAACCCGGAGCAGTTGATAGAATCAATGCTCGTAGATGCTTATTCGCTCTAGAAAGACCTACCAAGAAAGCTAGTATTTTCTTCGTCTTCGAACCAAATACCGAATTCACAAGAACCCGTTTCGTTAATACCCTAACTCCAATCTTCGAATACGCTAAACGTAATGGTGGTCTATATGATTATCTTATCGTAGCAGATGAAAGAGTTAATACACCAGAGGTTATCGATAATAATGAGCTAAGAGCTACAATTCTGGTTAAGTTGGTGAGAACAGCAGAATTTATCGTTGTTGAATTCGTTTCAACAAGATCTGATGCTAACTTCAATGAATTGATCTAATAACTAAAATCCGATAAGATAAAAACTAAAATCCAATAAGATAAAAACTTATTGGATTTTTTCTTATTGGTATGTTAATTATAATTAGAAGCCAAGTTAACAAATCTATGAATTTAAAAGAAGAATTAAAAAAATACCAGAAAATGCAGATTTTCGGAAGTTTCAAGCCGAGAAGGTAATAAGTTTCTGGATATTAATCATATACAAGGACATTGTTCTTATTCTGAGTCATATGGCTTATATTATAATGATGAGTTAGTTTCTTTAATGTGCTTCGGTAAAAGAAAATTGACGAGGGGTAAATGTGAATATGAGTTGATAAGATTCTGTAATAAATTGAACACCTCGGTTATTGGTGGTGCGAGTAAAATTTTAAAAAATTCTAATGTCGATAATTTTATCTCTTATTGCGATCTTAGATATAGTAATGGGAATTTGTATAAATCTCTTGGGATGGATTTGTTGAGAACCACCACTCCGAATTACTATTACGTAAAGCATTTGACATTATATCATAGGATGAATTTTCAAAAACATAAAATATCTTTTGATAGTGATACTAGGACAGAAAGGGAAATAATGTATTCAAATGGGTATAGGAGGATTTATGATTGTGGAAATTTAGTTTTTAGTTATCGAAAGACTAAATAATTATATGGCAGTAGATATTCAAACTTTCTATAATATAGCAGCTCAAAAGCAATTCCAAAGGGATTTCTTTCTTAGGGTTAAACAAATTCGCGCTGTAGGACTTGATCTCGACGGCGAAAATGAACTTGTTTTTGCTAAAACAGCTAAAATTCCCGGTAGAGATATTGAGGATAAAACAGTTAGCTATAGTGGACAAATCTTTCACCTTAATGGTAGAGCAGTATATCCCGGATCAGAATCTTATGCAATTGAATTTTTCGCAGACCAAGAATTGGATCTTAGAACAAAACTAGAGAAAATGTCTAGGGCTACTTTCAATAATGAAACCACAACTGGTCAAATGTGTATGCCGGGACCAGAATCCTATATGATTCTTGATGTTCTTAAAGTTCCATGTGGTCAAGGTAATCAGGGTGGACAAGGTATGGAGGTTGTAAAAACAATTAAGCTTGTTGGAGTCAATCTTAGAACTATTGGTGAAATGAATTACTCTATTGCTGATGGAACTGGTGAGGTTGTTACTCTAGGTACGACTTGGAGTTATCATTGGTATGAAGATTTTAGCAACTGATCTAAAATTGTAAATTCTCAAATCACAATAGTCCTCGGATTATTGTGATTTTTTATTTATGTATTAAATATTCTCATGGGTGGACCTAATATTGAGGAATTTTATTCAGCATTCTCAGGAGATAGACGATTTTTCTTAAATCTTCCCGTCTTATGGACTGTAACCATCGATGGCGTGTCCACAGGTGCCATAAATAGCGTTTTAAGCGATGCTGGTGAGTCTTGGCAAGCGAAGGGCAGTCCGGGGTTATATACTCGATCTGGATCGATTCTAGTGGCTCAAGAGGTTGGTTTACCAGCAGAGACATCTACATTCGATCCAATTCAAATTAATGGAAGCACTGGTGGATTTTTACCGGGTTATGGTTTAACTAAAAGATCAAATTTTTTAAACGATAGACAATTAACTGTTAATTTCCTAGAAACTGAAATCGATATAGAACACACATTTTTTAGACCATGGATGATTGCTTTAGGTATTAAAGGTCTGGTAGAAAACGGTCCATCATTGAAAGGTAATATGGTAGTTAAGCAATATACCAATGGAGGTAAATTTATTAAAGGATTTCAATTTAAAAAACTATTTCCTACAGCAGTAGAGGGATACACTCTAAATTACGACAACACCGATATAAAAATCAAATCAGTAACATTCGCTTGTGAAAACTACGTTCAACTTTAATGAATATTTGTTTTAGAGATTTGAAAAAAATCTCTCAATCACTTGAGAGAAAAAATACTGAAGTTTTGTTGGATTATTTCAATTCATACGAAGGATCTAATGTTTTTGAAAAATTTAGAAATATTCTTAAATCTTGGGAGTATGATGTTTCTCCAAGTTTAAGTTTGAATTTAACTGATAAGCCTGTAAACATATCATTATCCTATATACTTTCAGAATTACCCGAGAATTTGGGTAAAGAAATCGAAATAGTGAAGGATGATTTGAAAATAATTCTTGACATTCCAAAAACCTTTGATACGATCGTACAAGAAGAAACAATACCAATATACTCATTAATACAACAGATTAATATATCTGGTATTTCTATTAATTTAATAGATTTAAGTGTACAGGAGAAAAGATCTATTATAGACTCTTTACCAGCTAGAGTGTACAATACGATATTAAACAAAATATTGAATAATAAAGATAAAATTGTGGGATTTAATAATCCAGTATTATCCTTATTAAAATTTAATTTTTTGACAAATGAACCATGTTTCTTTTTAAAGGGGTTATTTAATAACTTCAGCGAAGATTATTTCAGAGATGTTATATTTCATTTATCAAAAAGAATTGATGGTAATATACTGATGGATAGTACACCCTTGGATATTGAATATTATATTCAAAAATATTCAGACGAAGTTAGAACTCAAAATGATGGGTTGACAATCTAAGATTCTGTGCTTAAATACAAGGTATGGATGACAATGTTAAAAACTTTCTTGACAAAATTCAAGAGATTAAAGAGAAGAAAATCAAAGTTGAGGTTCTTTCCACAGGTAAAGAAATCGATAGCACACCTTTAAGTTTTAAACAACAAAAAGATTTGATTTCTACTATTGCTGATGGAACTATTGGAACTTTAAGATTTCAAAAAATTATCAATCAAATCATTATCGATAATACTGGCGATAGCTTACTGAGAGTTACTGATAAATTACCGATTATTCTAAAACTAAGAGCAGAATCTATCGGAAAAGATGCGAAAATTGGTGATGATAAAGTTGATTTAAATAAAATTGTTGCAAAAATTGTTAAGAGTAAAAAAATCAAACAATCTGAGACAATATCAGGAGATATCAAAGTTAATCTGGAGGTTCCACTTCTTACGCAGGAAAACACAATAATTCAAGCAACTATTGATGCTATCAAGAAAGATGGTGATGATATGGGTAAAAATATCGGATCTGCTTATACATACGAAATTGTAAAATATATTAGAGAAATTGAATTCGATGGAGGATCGATTATTTTTATCGATATTCCTATTAAGGATAGAGTAAAGATTGTGGATAATTTACCAATTTCTATCAATCAAAAAGTT